CCCTCCGGGTGTTTTCTCGTGTCTTCTTCCCCCCGGGGGTGTGTTTGAGGGGGGGGCTTTGTGGTAGGGTTGTGTGGTTGTGGGTGGTGTGGGAGGTGTGGGTGGTGGTGTGGGTGAGGGTCGGCGTGTTGGCGGGCAGGGTGGGTGTGAGGCCGGAGGCTGTCGGGGGGAGAGCTTGGCCGAGTGCCAGGTGTGCGGGCGTTGCGGGTGGAGCCGTGAGTTGGCCGGCAGCCAGAGCGGCGTGGGCAGCGGTGTGGGCGGCCGGAGCGTGCGCGGCGAGTTCGGCGTCGGCGGGCGGAGGGTCGAGGACGACGGCGGCGCGGGCGACGTGGCCGGCGGCGAGGCTGGCGCCGTTGGCGCCGTTGGCGGCGGGGGGAATGAGCTGCACGAGCTTGATGAGCGTGGGCGCGGCGGGCGCGGGGAGCTGCGGGAGCTGCGGGAGCTGCTGCGGGAGCTGCTGCGGGAGCTGCTGCGGGAGCTGGGGCAGCGGCTGCGAGATGTGGGCGAGCGGCGGCGGGGCGGCGTTGAGGCCGGGCGCGGCGGCGTCGCTGGGCTTGAGGCCCAGCCAGGAGCACCAGGCGGCGGCGTTGGCGGCGGTGGCGGGGGCCGCGGCGAGGCCCGGCGCCGGCAGGCCCGGCGGGAGCCCCAGGGGGGGGCCGCTTTCGGGCCCGGGGGTGTCGGCGCGAGGCGGCGCCGGCGGCGCTGGCGGCGCTGACGCCCCCGAGGCCCCTGAGGCCGGCGAGCCGGGGGCCGCGTCGCCCATGCTCCCCGGGCGGCTGTCCGGGCGGCTGTCCGGGCGGCTGTCGACGGCGCCTCGGGCTCGCCTCGGCCTCCGGCGGCGTCTCGCGGCCGTCTCGAGAGCGGCGGCGGCGGCGCGCGCGAGCTCCCGAGCGCCGAAAGGCCCGCCGCGCCGCCTCACACGCACAAAACGCCAGGCGAGGCGGCGCCACGCGCTTCCGGGGGGGAGCGGCGAGCGCCCGGGGCGTTAAAGCGGCCCGCGCGGCCCTGCGCTCGCACCGCCAGCCCCGACGCGCGCTGCGAAACCGCGGCCGGGCCCCGCCGGCCGCCCCGGCGCGGCTCGCTCGCCCGGCCCGGCCGCCACCACACAGCGCGCTCGCCCGGCCCGGCCGCCACCACACAGCGCGCTCGGCCGCCCGGCCGTCACCACACACCTCGCTCGCCCGCCCGGCCGCCACCACACACCTCGCTCGCCCGCCCAACCGCCACCACACACCTCGCTCGCCCGCCCAACCGCCACCACACACCTCGCTCGGCCGGTCCGACCGACAAAGTCCGCCTCCGTTTTCACCCCCGCACAAGGCCCGCTGAGAGCCGGCCCGAAACCGGAAGTCGGGCCCGAAAGCGCGCCCGAAAGCGGGCCCGAAAGCGGGAATCGGGCCCGAAAGCGCGCCCGACAGCGGGCCTCGGGCCCGAAAGCGAGCGCGAAGCCGCCCGAAAGCGAGGCCGACAGCGGGCCTCGGGCCCGAAAGCGGGCCAGACCCCGGAAAGCGGGCCCGACACCGAGAGAGCGAGAGAGAGAGCGAGAGAGAGAGCGAGAGAGAGAGCGAGAGAGAGAGCGGCTAGGGAGGGAGCGGGGAGGGAGCGGGGAGGGAGCGGGGAGGGAGCGGGGAGGGAGCGGGGAGGGAGCCGGGAGGGGGGTGTGAGGAGCGGGAGTGTGAGGAGCGCTGAGGGGAGCGGTCAGGGGAGCGCGGAGGAGGGGAGCGCGGAGGGGACCTCTGACGAGAGGAGTGCTGTTTGGAGAGCGGAGGGGAGGGGAGCGCGGAGGAGAGGGCATGGCCACGTGGGGGGGGGGCGATGGCACCTACTGCCTGCTCCCGGGGCTCCTGCTGCTCTTCCGCGTGGGCCCAGGCGGTCCCGTCTCCCAAACCAGCTCCACCCCGCTGATCGTGAATGGGGTGCTCGGGGAGTCCGTAACACTGCCCCTGGAATTTCCCGCGGGCGAGAAGATCAAGTCCATCACCTGGCACTACAACGGCACCTCCATCGCCTTTATTGCCCCCTCGGAGGCCAAGAGCCCCCAGATCCACCTAACCAATCCGAAACTGGGCAAGCGACTCAACTTCACGCAGTCCTACTCCCTACAACTGAGCAACCTAGAGATGGAAGACACCGGGTCCTACAGTGCCCTGATGTCCTCCGAGACCACAGTTAACGTTTCCAGCTACACGCTGAGGATCTTCCGGAAACTGAAGAACATTCAGGTGAGCAATCACAGTCAACTGTCTCAGAATCGGATCTGCGAGATCCATCTGACCTGTTCTGTCGAGGATCCCAATGACAACATCTCCTTCAAATGGGAGGCCTTGGGCAAGACGCTTCTACGCGAGCCCAACCTCACGACCTCCTGGGACCCCAGGAACAGCAGTGAGCAGAACTACACGTGCATCGCCGAAAACGCTGTGAGCAATCTCTCTTTCACGGTCTCGGCCCAGAAGCTGTGTGAGGTGGCCTATATGTCTACAGAGGCCAGAATGTTGGTTGCGGCACTGATGACCTGCCTCGTCATCATCTGCCTCCTCGGGCTGTTCCTTGTGTGGAAGCGAAGAAGAGCAGGTTCCCTTTTGTGTATTCAGCTATGCTTCAGTCACTTGTTCAGCAGAGAACATCAAGCAGAAACCTTGATTTTCTGAGAAGATTATCACCTCAGACCAAAACATGCTAAACATAACACACCAGCAGACTGACTCTTTGATAAATAAGCTAATGGAATTATGGTTGACCCAGGCGCGGCGACACGACACGCTGCCGGGGGGAGGGACAGCAACGCCAGGGCGTTAAATCGGGCCGCGCCTCCCTGCGCTCACACCGCTCGCCCCGACTCACGCTCGGAAAGCACTAGCGGAGACCGCCGCCGGGAGCGGTTTCGGCAGGACTAAGCGGAGCTGAGCAGCACTGAGCGAGGCTGAGCGGCGAAGATCCATGCAGTCCCCAGGGTCCCGAGGAGGAGAAGAGCCGGCGCCTCGCTTCCCTGGCTTTCAGGTGCGAGGTGCGGAGGCCGAGCTGCGGCTGTCCGGGCTGACGGGGCGGCTGGCGGGACTGCAGTTTCGGGGAGCTTCGCTGGCGCTGCGGCTGTGGGACTGGAGCGTGCAGGAGGGCGGCGAGGAGGGCGGGGGGAGCGGCTGGCAGGGTGCCACCGGCGAGGAGGAGTGGCAAAGAGCCCGGGAAAGTCCGGTGAGAAACCCGGGCGGAGTATCCCGGGGGAGCCCCGCAGGCCCGCCGTCCGCGACGAACCCCGTCTGCCACCGCGGGTGCCGCCTGAGTTGCGCCACCTGCCAGGCCGCCTGCCCGGCTGTTCGCCAAGAACCGAAGCTGTGGGTCCCTGAGGTATCTGCTACCTCGCCGCATCCCACCACGCCTCACGCCATTCGCAAAGGCCGCCGAGCCAACTCCCGCTTAGCCGCCGCCCGCCCCACGTCGTGTCGCAACGCCCAACAGACCCCGCGCTTACGCCTTGCGGTCCACCACACGCCACGTCGACCATCCGCACCGACGCAAACCTGCCCCCCGACTAGCTTTCCGTCACCACTTCGCACCGCGCCCAGCTGCCCATTTCCAGACACCAAGCCCACCGAGCTAAAATCAGGATCCTTAACCGACTGATTACCGCCCAACAGGCTCCACAAATACTCGCCAGCTGATGATGGCCACAACTGCATCAACAGCACCATTACCCACACCAACATGAACACCATTGCCCGCCACCACTTCCACCTCATCACCAGCCACACACCTCCACACACCCCAATTCCCGTCCGAAGCAACACCCACATAACACCAATAGATACCATAATCCACCTTTCCTCTATCTCCAGCCGCATTACATCTTCCATATTGAGCAACAACCAACTGTCCCACACAGACTCCTGCAGTACACAACCATGAGACTGCCACCGACACACATTACAGGTTGCTGTGCGAACCACAAACTCTCGAGCCCTTAACGGCACCGCTACATTGTTCTCTTCACAGACGTATTGCTTTGTATCCATCTTCTTGCAATCCACACCGTTACCGATCCTGACTGCGTCCCCATTATATAAATAAAACTCCACACTCTCCACCTTTAAACCATAACTAAAGTCGCCATTTAACTCCAACTTCAGATTTAAGCGTCCATTTTTTAACAGGCACTGCATCCTGCTCTCCACCACCACACACTTGTTTTTTTCATAGCACGCATGCTGGCAGTACATCAGGAGCTCCTTTCTCTCTTGGTCTGTTACCGTTTTTTCCAACTCACAATCCCGCATAATACGATCAGGTAACTTCGAAAACGGAACACTGCCTCCGTTTGGAAGCCTTAGCACATCACACATCCGCTTGTAATCTTCTACCGTTGGTCTTTCTGGCCCTGACACGTCGATACATAGACCTTTGTGAATTTCCTGATGACCGACTTGAACACACTCATATCTCTGCTCCCGGGGCTTCACGGCTCCGAAACACACAGTCCATATGACCACTCCGAGCGCAGCCAAATTTCCCATGTTTCTGTATAAAACCAAAGTTTTATCCTTGACAGCACACCTATTCACACACGCTCTCTTTTTACACCCAGAACACAACCCGAAGCTGCTCACCACGATGCCACCCAACACGGACGCTTCACAAATCCTTGATCTTGAAAATACAGCATCTATAGAACGACAGCCCGGTACTGACACCTTTCGTCGGACGAATCTCAGTGCCACCGCGCTTCGCCTCCTCACACTGCTCGTCAACACGACCTTTCCGTTCTCAGCCGCTAATCCCTTTAACCGATCCGCTTCGACGTGCGAACCACTACCCTCCGTACAGACAATCGACTTACGCTGTTTCATGCGTGGAGGCACGGCTTACGTCTCCGCAGCCGTGCACGGCAATTTTCTAGAAATACGAACTCCTTTAACACAGACGTATGTGTACACCTTTTTTGAAAACGACGCCAATCCCACGATTTCTAACCATTTGCCCATTTATACCGCTAATCATCTCTATGTTTACCACTTTTCGATACACATGCTGGACATTGAGCAGTTACAGTTTAATTTCCGTCCATGTACTTTTTGCCCAACTAAAACAGCCGTCTGTGATCTTCACGAACACGTCTCCTGGTCTCCGCTGGTTCTGTACAACGCTAAATCCATCACACATCTTCTTCTAGAACGCCGCTACGTTCCAGCGTTCGTCGTGTTTCTCCTCGTTGCCTCACGCTGCACTTTGATATTTTTGTGGCTTTTCGAATGTTCCAAACTCGCTGACTGGATCGTTGACCAGAACTGGCTCACTTTCTATTTGATTATTACCGTTCTTTTTCTTTCGGTACCATTGACTCTCTCTTTTTTGTCATGTTCCACTCTCCTCAGTTTTGATTACCTTATTCCAGTTGAGTACCCTCTAAGTACTGAAGAACTTCTGTCCTCATTCACCCTGACATAGCCATATCCCCTCCACCTACAAACCTGTCGAAACACCTGGTCGGTTGATTATTGTAACACACCCTTTCCACATCTGATGTACCTTCCCTTACTCATCCTAATCTCCTGTATTACCATGACGAGTACATACCGACGTAAACTAAAAACATGCCTCCCAAAGCCTTATGTTCCCAGCGTTTATCTTAAACCTACCACGTGTAGTCGCACATTCGGTCCAAACAGACCCACCACATCTGAATATTATAGCCTCTGCAACAAGCATTTAACTGTAAACAAAATAGTGGCTCTCAACTCTAGCATTCGCCGCCTTATCACAGCGGATCCCGCCCTAACGTCCAAACAACGTAAATCTCTAATCGCCTTCTGTTCACATATTTGTTACTCCAGGGGAAGATGTCGAATCACACGTATTTTTTCGAACTGTACTCTCAATCACCGAATCCACCTAAACGCGGACGTTTACGGAGATTTTACTTACAACCTAAGAATTATTCAAGCTTCTTTGGCCACAGGACGTGGAACTATTAACCACCCGACCAATATATTAAACCTTCACAGAATTTCTTTAGATCATTATCAAATTAATTTCACCACGAATCTATGGAACGCATATACTACCGGAATCGAGCTAAAACTATCTACATGTGCACACTGTGACGTTATTAAGCATACCTGTCGACTACCGCCCACAGACGTATCTCTGTCACGTTACACTCTGCTAACAATCGTAGATGTAGCCAGACTTGCATTAGAAAAGAGATACCTTGCTTTATGCTATGCAGGAACTCAACTTTTCATCCGAACCCTTATAATCATTCACACGTGTAGAAAAATCTGTAGTTACATTTTTAAACACCGTCTCAATTATCTGACATTTATAATCATCACGTATGTGACCATATTGACTACTTGCACGGCTTTTTTACTTCCTTATTCCAGATTGTCACGAAAAATTGCACAGCCTATATATACGCAGACTTGAAGATTAGCTTCACACGTAACTAGAAAGCCAGGAGAACTGCATCATGACGCTGCGAACGTCCATCTTCTTTGTGCTCTCTATCGTCGCTACGTCTCACAGGATAGAAAAACAAGTCTGTCAACCAAGATCCTACGTCCCCGAAGCCTACTTACAAAAACAGATGTCAACGTGCGCTCGGTTCCACGGTCAACAGACACTGGCCCCATCGGAATATAGAAGGTACTGTGACCAAATCCGACTACAAAACGGCCGTTTACCCTTTGATTTTGACATTGCTCTGCTTCTACGTATATCTACGTTGTCTTCCACAGAACACAGACAGGTATCCGAATATTGTCGCCACATCTGTTTACACCGAGGAAGATGCCAGATTACGCACATCTCATCGCAGTGTATTTTGAGGCGTAAACTCTATGTTAACGTGGACATCTATGGAGATTTTAGCCGAGGTTTATCACTCATCTCCGCTTACACGCTAATACATAATACTCATCTTTCTCTCACCAACCAACTTTCTTTGGACAAGATCTCGAACTCACATTACAGAATAAGATCAACCGTTCCTGACTGGCACTTAGAAATGAAGACACTTCGTTTTAAATTCAACACCTTCCATGATACACATCACATTTGTAACGTGACCACAGATGTGTCTTTATCGCGCTATACTCTGCTGACATACACCGATCTCTTAAGATTGCTAATGGAGCAAAGATATGGGGCTTTGGCATATGCTGCGATCCAAATCTTCCTACGGATTCTTCTGATCACATATCTACTGTCCGTTATGTTGGATTATGTCGTCAAAGAGGAATCGTACAACAAAGCACTCGTGATGACAGCTTATATCGTCACCATAATAATGTTATGTGCTCTTTACCTGCCTTTTTACAAAAAGATCATTCGAGAATACTAAGGAGAGATCTTCGGTCAGGCGTATTTTTTTAACATGATGGCAACCACGCCCCGAAAGTGCTCTTTTTCCAGATATATCTTTCCAGCCGCATTCAGAGTCAGCATTTCTGACAGTACTTAAGACCCCTCACAACTTCTAACGTGTAGGCTTTTTTCTGAATGACTGCTATCTCGCCAAAGTACAATGGCCTCGAACTGGAACACGGAGCACCCCGGTCTCGGGCCACTCCTAGACACTTTTGAATTGTCTGACATAGCTGTACAATGCGAGGACTCAACCCCGTCGATGCCAAAAACAGATGAGAACCAATCGGAAGATGAGACCGATGATGACTCCGACGATTCACAGAGTAAGAACGAAGAAGAGGAATCACGTATCAAATCGTGGGCCTGGGACGGCAGTTACATACCCAAACCTTCTGCACGTAACGCTGAGATAAGCGCTAGGCGCGCAGAACCTCTGTCTTCCTGTTGGTGTATCTGGACACCACGTTGGCCACTTCCCGGACGCGTTACTCGGAAACGTCGCGAAGAACGCGGAGCTGTGCACCTTCTCAACAGCCGCGCACGCGATGGTCGAGCCGACTGGACGTTTCTACGAGTCCGTTCCCTAGTGTTAGCAGACGATTCCTCTGTAGAACACGACGAGGAAGCCCTCTTTCTCCCCCCCTGGACTTCAGAGGCACCCCCTTGGGCCGAGGATTGGCCACGCTATCGCATAGCTCTCCTCTTCGGAGGACACGGTGCCCACTTGATGATCATCAGACCCACTTTTGACGAAGCAGCTTCACGCGGCCTGTTTCCCCGCATGGCATGTCAAGACAAAGACGCGCCCACCACGTTACCGAACGGTTTATGTATTCGACGCGGAACGTGGATCGCTTCGGAAACCTTTCCGACGCCGTTGCTACGACAAGATTTGAGTACTCCTTCTCTTCTAGGCTACCGTCCAAAACCCGTTCGCATCTGGCGCTCACCCACTGTGCCCCCGTTGGCTCCGCGAGAACCTCGACGCGGCGTCGATGTCGACATCACAGGCACAGAGACCGTGGCCGAAATCGTAGAATTAAAAACTTCATAAGACGATCGAATTTCACCATTACGTGGTTTAAAATAATTTATTCAAAAATCAAAATAGCGCTCCTCCCCCCTCAGCGAAGACAGTTGCACGGCGCTAACGGCGCGGCGCCAACTTACGGATTCCCGCCCGGAGAAATCCCGCGCAAAAAGAATTCGCGCCACACGTTTTAATCGCTGTGATTTTCTCCCGCCAAATCACGCAAACTCCCGCGCTTGTCGTGAATCGATCCGAACAGCGCCGGTCTGTCCCGCGTCGCTGCGCATGCCGGCAGCAGGACACAGACACAGACCGACGCCGTCCGACCGCACCCGAGTCACCGATCTCTCGACGGAATTCCCCGCCTCCTATTGAATAGACACCACCCACCGCCCACGCCCAAAGCTTTTTTTCCATAAAAACTGTAGACTATCCCAAAGCTCATTCGTGCCGCCTCAGGCATCGAAACATCACTATCAGCTAAAAAAAGAACCGCCGGGACCGGTTAATCTCTTGACCACAGACATCCAAGCGCATGCCACCACCGCATCCACTGAAACGCGCCCTGACGGTGCCCGAATTTTTCGCACCCAACGAAGATTCCAGCGGCCAGGACAAATGCCCAGATCCGGACAAGAACCCACCACCACGTCTAGACCAAACCAGCGAGGAGACGCCAAGACCCGAAAAACCACCGAAAGAAGGCATGGGACCGCCACTGCTTCGCGACCAGCTGCCGCCACCCACACGGCAGCCGGACCCGCAGCAGTCGCGGTCTCCAAAGTGCCAGCGTCCAACAACACCGCCACCCCCACCACCTCTACCGTCCCTACCGTTTCTTCCACCACCCCGCAGAACTCCGGCGTCCGAAGAGGAGGAATCCGACCCCGAACGAGACAGCCCGCCCCCACCCCCACTCCCACCCAAACGCCTGACGGGCCGCCTAAGAGAGTAACACGCGCTCCCAGAGTGGCCCGTGTGACACCCCAACCCCCCGCTAACCAACACGAAACCCCAACGCTCTCAGGGAAAGATCCTAAAAAGACCCCAAATCGACCTAAAGCTAAGACCGAACAAGTAGAAAATAAAGAAACCAAACCGGATAAAAGTAAGAGCAGGAAGGTCAAGGACGGCAACACTACCCCGACCGTTCCAACAGTTGCAATTCCTGCTATGGAACCGACCTGCACACTACTGTACTTTAGTGTTCAGTTACCACAGCCTAAACACTAGCGTGCAGTTGTGTACAGACGACTTCCAAGAACGGCACTCGGAGCTCGATCCGACGGAAAGCCAGCTTGTCTATCGGCAGATGTTTATGTTTGACCACCGTATAGACATTTGCCAATAGCATGCTCGCCAATCCGTACTATCATCGGTCTTCGTCACCACCCATTTCGGTGTAATAAAGCGTCGATCCGTTCCTCATCTTCTGCCTCTTTATTTTTCCTCCGCGCTATATTACACTCAGACATCACCGCACTTGACATCCGACTGAGACACTACCATGCTCGCTTTAATTGTTCTTCTCGGACTACCGTTATCTATATCGGGTGCGAAACAATTACATGTAAAAGATGTCTACTCCCTGGGACCGCTGTTAGCCGGTCACGGAGACCGCATTTCTATTCCATGCTTCTCTCCACGAAAACATGACTACCAAGGAATATATGTCCAATTCTGTAACGAATTCAAAGTATATTCGATCTATATTTACAACGAAACCGTTTTCCACGATACTCTAGCTTCCAAACTTCTAAACTATACGCTCAATTACAGAAGAGGGTTAACTGAGATTTCTTTCACTTTTACCGAAGACCTAGTAGGTTGGTACACCTGCTACCATGCTGACGACATTGACTGTTATCTCACCACTCACTATACCTTGATCGACAGAATCACGACACGACATCGAACACACGGCAAAAAACATTTGGGATTATCACGCCGTCCTGATGACTCTACCGCTTGGACCGTCTACCCGGAAAAAGTACGCCGTCGTTTATGTCTGTACGATCACGGTCTACAAGACGTTTTTTATGTACACACTCCAATGTCAACGGTATCTTGCAAAAAACCTTCGGTCAACAGGTGTCGAATCCACTCCAAACTTTCAAAACTGAGAAAAAGACCATCAACAACTCTCATTCCTCTGAGAGCTAATACCACCCAGAATGCTCAAGAATACGTTTGGCAGATGATGTATGAAGACACGCTACGCATACTAGCTAATGCGGAGCTTGCTCTCTGGTTAGCCATTCTAACATTCCTCGGAGGAATTATGATCTTGTTGAAGTCACTCTACACGTCACAATCTTTACTGAGATCACCTTACAAACCGCTACCGTCATTAAACTGAAGACAGTGACGGGATTGTACCCTTCAGATGTCGACATCAAAATCTACACTTCAGATGAGACAGATGTGTGCACCATGTTCATCGCCAACATCATGAATCTACTGAAGCTTTATATCATGATTAACAACGTCAATTCATTGTACACACTTCATGGTTTCATAACATGTCAATAAACGATTTAAAAAACAAAAACTCGTGTTATTACTTAATTTGTAAAACTTTATTTAACGCCATAAACGAATTCTAGGAATATTAACACGATCCCTCCATATTTTCCAAACAACTCCAAATATTACTGAACCACCCAATAAAAGAAGACCAAATATAAGTCCCGTATGAGTATTCACATCCCTGAACTGTGCCGACATCAATAATTCTAACGTTAGATTAACAGGATAACTGAATCCGTCATGATATATACTGCAGACATATTTATGTTCTTCTCCAGAAGGAACAACAATTGCAGACCATTTTTGAAAAGTGCCGGGTCCATCGGGTCTCGTATCCACAGATTGAGTTTCATTAATCTTGTCAACTTCATCTTTAGACCACGTTATGTTTATCCCAGCGGGATAAAAACTTGAAGCCCAACATCTTAATCGACTTTCATTCGTAGAAATAGCTTCTTTAATCAGTTTGGTGTGAGGTTTAGTCATCAAGAGTATCAAAACCTCAGATGAATGACGCCGAAGCCACTGTAAACACGTACTTTCAAAGTATGTTGTCGTATACTTTGCAGGATAACACTCATCCAAAATATGTTTCATCCATAGAGACTCATTACATGTTGAAACCCAACTCTTCCCTTCAGAACCTAAACGAAATATTTCGACGCCATCGTAGCCAAATCTCATAAATTTGTCGTCATAACCACAACCATATACCCATTGTAACGTATGCGATTCCAGATTTTTGCTCTGTTGTGTAGACAGAAACCTTAAAAGATGAATCATCATCTCCATACTTTCTTTAGACCTTTGTGTATTCGTCTCCAAATTACCATCCATCTCCAATTCTAAAACACTCTGTTTAAGATCACTCTTCATCACGGTCGAATTAAACGTCATAATTTGAACATCATCTACATACGCCACTTGAAAAAAATAATGTTTTCCACTACTGTTCGAGACCAGCGTATTCTGGTAAGTCAAAAAGTGAGAGAAGACACATGAGAGAGAGAGAGAGAGAGAGAGAGGGATCTTAGCGACATATTCACAGATCATTATAGTCTAAATCCAGCAAGCACCTAAATCTTAACCAGAATATATAAGACGACATCTGATTCAAAAACAACTGCAATCACACATTCTTATTTACATTATGGCTTTCCGATCTACATCATCATGTTGGCTGATTTATTTGTTCTTCGGCCTTCTGACTCACCTCACAATGGCACAACAATTTGATCCAAATTCATTGCGAAACTGCTTAAAAATTTCTCAATGAACACGCAGATAATCATCTACACATCAAAATTCGAGAAGAATCGACGTGGTAAAAAACTGTTGTTCCATCTCCTCCACACTAGATACGACGTCAATACCATTCCGATTATAACACCAAACGTGATTAAACCGAAATGAACATTGGAATCTGCAGCAGATTGTGCTAACGACAAAGGATCCACAGACAAGTTGACACGTTGCTGGAATCCAGCATGATCTACTTGACACACGTACTTTTCTTCATCTCCAGATGAGACGACAATAGCAGCCCACTTTTGAAAGGTACCGTCTCCATGAGGTCTCGTTTCGACATATTCAGTTTCATTTGTTCGGTTGACTCCGTCTTTAAACCACGTCATACGAATCTTGGCAGGATAAAAATATGAAGCCCAACATTTTAATAAAAGATATGTGCTGGAAAGTCTTTGTTTAACTACTTTGGTTTTAGGTTGACTAATTATAAAATGTCCTCCACTGTTACCAGTATAACGTGAAATCCATTCTACACATTCATCCTCAAAGTAATTATGTATCATTCCTGTACCGCATTCATCCTGAATTTTCACAGATACATTTAATACCATTATCCACTTTTGATCACTACCCAAATAAAAATAGTCCTTTCCATCGTAACCAAATTTAAAAAAGCTGTCAGATAACAGACCGTTAGACCCTTTCGTACAACCGTACATTAATTGTAACGTATGTGATTTTCCGCTCATTTTTGGTAATAACTGTGTCATTATAGCCATACTAGTCTTAGACCGTTCTGTTTCAGTACTCCAATACGTTGACTCCTCTTGTTCCATAAAACTTTGTTTCAACACGCTCTTCGATATACTCGAATTAAATCCCATTATTGGAGTATCATCCACATAACCAACTTGAATGAAAAAATGCGGGGTCCCGTTAACATGGCTGACTAATGTGTGATAATACTCTAATGAGTGACCTTCCGCTACATTATATACATATATATTTGTATATATATACATATATACAAATATATATGTATATATGTATAGCCCCACATCACTAACCATAATGTACTCAGTACGGCACCGACTACTATTAAATACAAAAATTGTGCCACTCGATTTTAAACCTGCGGTATGGATGACGTCATGTCACATGTATTGCTTAAAGCAACTGATCTAATCATCTAGAATCTTTATTCAAGATGACTTTTCGTCAATTCGCACCATTCTTTTTAGTCCTCTTGCTATTCAATCTAATAGATATCATCATGGCAAGCCAGTTCGACACACAATCTCTAAAACAGTGTCTCACAAACAACTAGAGCAAAAAATAACCTGACGTCTACATTATTACCGTTAACAACATCAATGCGGCCACAACAGCCCAGACGGCGAATTTGCCAGATACATCATCACCCGAAAAACTCATTATGACCGATACTCTATACTCCTTTTTCGAACGTCGTCTACCATATCCACCACGTAACGTTACGCTTTTTATCAGTGCTCGACTCCATCACGGGCCTAGCTGCTGGGAACATTTAACCTCGATGTCCGCGGATGAAAGAAGAACGTTGTTTGTCTTCGGACATGGACGCATTCGATTAGAACGATACAGAATTACAGAAGTACAATGTACGGACGTCTTGAAAATGAAACGAGTTCGATCACCAAGTTCATGGATTGCATCAGAATCTTATCCCGATCTGAATTTAAATTATCATCTAGACCAAAATTTCTAAATAAACGACACTGTGAAACTGTGAAACTGTGTACATTTGTACTTTATTAGAAATTATGAAAACACTTAATCTTCATCATCACGTAAAGTCACTGTAACAGAATCATCCACTGGAGGAGTTCCTCCCATCCTCTTTCTGCGCCACAGAAAAAACAACACAGCCAGCCCTAGCAGAGCTATCATAACTACTGACACACCTACAAAAGGTATCGAAGAATCCGATGATTCTAATCTTTCAATCACAGTAACACTTCCGGGTAAGCCTTCATGTTGAACGTCACATGTGTATCTAGTCTCTTCTCCAGAAGGGACGACGATAGCTACCCATTTTTGAAACGTCCCATCTCCAGCTGGACGTGTATCTATCTGCTCTGTATCTTGACTTTGATCTTCTCCGTCTCGATACCACGTAATTTTTATATCAGCCGGATAAAAACCCAAAGCCCAGCACCGTAAAGTAGTCTCGTGACTAGAAACACTCTCACTTTTGACGTCTGTCTTGGGAGGAATAGCTTTTAACATTTCTGTGCCATTAACTACGTATCTTAAAAGCCATTGCGAACACGCACCTTGCAAATACGTCTGAACTTTTTCAGCAGCGTTCGCAGCTTCCCACTTCCTTTTTGTTATTTGTGCGGCCATATCTGTCGCAGTCCAAGACCGTAGATCTTCATTTAGACTGAAATAATCTTTACCGTCGTAAGCGTACTGCTCATAACCACGAATGAAACTTCCATTTTCCCAGACATCACAGCCATACATTCGCTGAATCGTGTGAGACCTATTATAGGTTTGATTGTAGTACGTAGCCAAAGTCTCAAGATTTTTTTTGAACTGCGCTTGATCTATAGTACAGCCTAAAGTTTCATTACTCCAATACGTTTCGTTTTCAACTACCCATGAAACGCGCGACTCCATCTTCGGATTGCTCACATCACTATCGAATCTAACAAATTGAACATCATCGACATATCCAACTTCCAGATATCGAGGATCTCCACGACCAGGCCTGGAAACTGCAGTCACAAAGTATCTCATAGAATGTTTCGTTCCAATAACAATACTAGTAAGCAGAAACTCTAAAAGAAATGTAGAGAACATGTTAAAAAATAATCCTACAAAAAGACACGACGGGACTACTTATATAGCTAAATACGCGCCTCCACGATCTCATCCTCCACAGAATCGTTTTCGGACAATCGTTCCATTACACGTCGAGACTGCTCATTCCGGTTCCGTAGATATATGAGAACTTTAGATCCCAAACCCTTTTTCCAAAGCAAGAGAACTATACCAATTCCTACAATCAGAATGCACATTAAAACGCCGACCGTCGAAGCCTCAACTTCGACACCATGTAACTTCAACGTGGTAGGCAAAATCTGTCCAGCGTGATGGACTTCACAATGATATTGGCCTCTCTCACTCCACGGCACTAGTATGGAAGCCCATTTTTGATACGTTCCATCCCCCGAAGGTCGAGTTTCAATCATCTCCGTATCCTGAAGCTGAACCTCTCCATTTTTTTTCCATTCGATGGTTATTTCCGGAGGGTAGAAACTTAAAGCCCAGCAACGCAACACGACCTTACCAGAAAAAGGAAATTGAGCCACCAAAACTCGAGGAGGCTTCACTTCAAACGCTCCCTTCCCCCCCCCCCCCCATGTTCTATATATCTTAAAAGCCAGTTTACACAGTCGCCACGTGCATATTCAAGAACTGACTTTCCATAATCCGCTGCTTCCCATTTTCGTTTCGTGATCTGAGCCTCAGTAGTCATTGCAGTCCAAGATCCATCTTCGTTAAACACAATATAATCTTGACCATCATAAGAATGTTGATAATAACCACGGATAAAGGTACCGTTCGGCCAGACGTCACATCCCAACATTCCCTGAAAAGTATGACTTCCAGCCTCGCTCTGATTATAATAACCCAACAGAATTCTTAAATTTACCTTGTTCACCTGAACTGCCTGTTGATACAATTTTGTTTGATTATTCCAATAATCTGGACCCTCAGACTCCATCCACGATACTCGAGGCTGGAATCGGGGTATTGTAGCATCACTGTCAAATTCAGCAATTCTAATATCATTAACATTACAAACGCTTTGAAACCGAGGCCTTGGTCCTGAAGAGCAAGTATCCAAAATCCTTAAACTATACATTTGCTCACTGAAATTAAAAAACATTTGTAATAGCACTACGATTAAAAACATCTCGACATAGACTGAAAACTCTAACGCAATGATGTGGAGCGAAAGACAAACTGTATTTTATGCTTTGCTTATAACATTTTTTCACATAATTATTGGATATAGGCCAAAAGAAGCATTTATGGTCTAACTATGTGAAACGGAGAACTACCACAGTCAACATGCCACGAATCTGGAAGTCAATTATAACATGTACATCCTCCCAAATTACATATATAAAAGCGTTAATCTTAAGAAACACTCAGCTCTTCAAATACCAATGAATCATACCGTGCACATACTAATCTATATCGTAATGTATATTTCAATCGTATGTAGTAAAAGATTCAAAACGCCATCAGCATTATAAAACGATTCTAGTCCGATGATTGGTACTTATACACCAACCAATTCATTATGTTAACATTGGACGATGAAAAACAGAACTGATATCGCTACGATGACCTCGTCTCGACACGAAAATGATTAATATCAACTAAATTTTCCACAAGACGAATGCCACCCCTGATGTTAACAGAATCATTGCAATAACAATGACGGGACTAGTCACTGAAACGTTTGAATGTTCTTTAAACAAATACAACATGTAATCTTGTGAACAGTATGAGTTTCACTTTAATTATAATAACCGACAAGAGCCGTATAATTCATCTCACTTTGTATTTGCGAATATTCACATAACCTCGTTTCATCACTCCAATTGACATCAATCACGCTGTTTCCGAAACAGACTCCATGCGAACTCCAACATTCCGTCTGTACATGATAATTTTAGATCCCAACTTTTTTCTCCAAATCACGACAGATATACCGACCCCTAAAGCGACGGTAACAACGAATATACCAGTTAAAGATCCACCGTATCCAGAATCTGCAGACGATTGCAATTTTGACGTCACAGACGTTTTCTGTCCAACATGTTGAACTTCACACTGATAACGTTGACGTTCTTGAGGAGATACAACGATAGCCACCCATTTTTGATACGTTCCGTCACCAGAAGGCCGTGTTTCGATTGTCTCGATGTCTTGAGCCTGATCCTCTCCATCTTTCATCCACATCATATAAATATCAGCAGGGTAAAAATTCAAAGCCCAGCACTTTAAATTCACTTCATGATCGGAAAGATGATGTTCAGTCAGAAAAACCTGAGGAGCCTTGATTTGAAACGCTCCTGCCCTAGTTCCGTTTATCACATATTTTTGAACCCATTCCGGACAATCAATCTCAAGATATGCACGGACGACTTGAGCTCTATTTTGACCATCCCATTTATCCTTAGTCAATTTACTATACATATCAGTAACTTGCCAATCTTGTAAGTCATCTGTCAACATAATATAGTCTTTGCCATCGTAAGCATACTGATCATAACCATGAATTAACGTACCATTTGAACTTCCCTGACAACCACACATTCTTTGTATTATATGCTTACCGCTTTGATTGTAATATCTAAGAAGAACCTTTAGATTACTTTTAAAAATAGTCCGATCTCCTACACACCCCTCCGTTTCAGTATCCCAAAACGAAGAACTTTCTTGAATCCACGAAACTTTAGGTCGCATCTTTGGATCCGCATCACTACTATCAAACCTGACAATTTCGATATCGTCTACATAGCCAGCCTCCAGATATAATGGCTCCTGATTATCTCTCTCTATAGACACTGAAAAATACCTCAAAGAATAAGATAGACTAAAATTGCACAAAACTCGGAAATAAATGACTATAAAGATCCACATCGTAGAACTACCATCTGAAAATTATTTTATGACCGGCTATATACATAACCCATTCGCATCACACAGACGTCACCCTGGAACATAAATTACTATGTATTCCAAACCATCTTTACTAAGAACGCACAAAATGCATAGACTTACCAGGCTGAATAGCGTTTTCTACTATCCACTATTCTATCTACTTCTTTATCTCCCAACCATCCTTAGCAAAAGACCAAAAGACACAGCGTCGAATATGTAACTAATCATTTAGACACAAGAACAATAGTGTGTAACAAATCATCAGCGATATACTTTGCTAATCATCTCAAGACAATGATACTATATTGTATCTCAATGGCATTCTGGTCTTTTACCTCCGGGTACACATATACGTTGGAATTTCTATATACTACTGACAATTCAGCTATATATGCTGCTGGATTTTTTAACAACGTGCAATTTTTCAGCTACAACTCGAATACTCAAAATATCTCAACAATCGCGCCATGGACTGAAGACGTTCCAAATTATGAACATACTACAGAGCTGATCTCCATTTTAATCCAAAACTATTCCAACGTTGTTATGCATTTAAAATACGGTTGCCGGCTAAATGAGACGACGACTGAACTCTTCTCTCCAAACAAGATCAACCAAACACTAGAATTGAAAAACAGTATTGACTACTACCTTAACCACAGTTGTATCAACCAGCTAAATCGATATATAGACGTTAGTCATAACATCACGTTCGTTCGGTCACCAGTAACCTCCCTCGTGATGACATACAGACCTAATCAAAAACTATTATGCCGAGCGATAGATTTTTTTCCACCTATCAACATAAAAGCCTCTTGGTATAAAGATAACCAGTTAATTAGCACGACACACCAAATCAGACCTAGCGGTAATGGTTATTTTCAATCCTCGATCTCGACACCCTTCACATTCGGAGATGAACATCGCTATACATGCAAAATAACTCATCTGAGCGATATTTTTCAATTACATTTTTATTGGCCGAAAGATCTAGACTCTGAAGAGAATGACGAAAACCATGATTATCACTCTGTGTGGTTATATCGAATCTTATATCTCCTAATTGCTTTGTTTGTCATCACTTTCATATATTGTTGTAAAACCGGTATACAAGAACAGTTGAAACTACATGACAACACAAGATATCAGAGACTAGATTTATTAACCTAGACACAGATCATCTCATCACCAATAAAGAATCGCGGAGGTCCAGGCGGGGACAAAAACGCATGATCCGCTGGCCTCCGAGAATCCTCAAACCCATCGTCATTTACACTCTCATCGTCACGACCATCAAATTGCCATCTGGAACGAGGACGCCTAGATACATTTACACGAGGACGTATGGATAACCGTCTTTGAATCGGTGGAAAAACGATTCTAGCTCCCAAATAAACATTCCGTGTAGCTGGCTCTACAGTGGTGACCACCCCTGAACCCATACTGAAAGATGTTGATCTGGAGATCTTCAATAATTTTTAAAACGCTAAAATCTCAAAAGAATGTAAAGCACGTTTTAAAAACAGTCGCCGACTTCTTTTCACTAAGACCCCATCTGTCACAATGGCTGAAGAATCGAAGTGAGACTGAATTTTATCAACATAACCTTGATTTACAACTAACATCTCTGAACCCTGAGTGTAGTCCGGAACTATTCACGCTCTCTTATCGAACTCCACAATATTTAACTTCCTGGATTTTGCAATCATTATAATCAGCTAAGTATATAAGAGCCTGCCAGAGCACTTTGCCGTTCCCTTCCACACAAACGCTACCACCGCCATGTATGCCACACGCTTTGCATGCCTACTCCTAGTGATCACGCGTGTCTTGGCCAGCGAACAATCGACGACATCACTCAAAGAACAGACATCAACGTAAGTACCGATCATCTCGATATAATCCCAAACTTCACCAAATGTTCAATAACCAGCTTTATTCCAACCATAGTACTCAAGACCCACTGATGAGCGGAGGAATTCAATCCGGTAATGGACCGCTGACAAAGGAAGAACATACCTCAACAACTGTTTCGACTCAACCTGTATCGACTACGCTATCACCTTCAAAAACGCCTTGTGCCAACTAACGATCGCACCGTGATCACTGACTACCCTATTAATCACACTTGTACCCCCATCTAATCAATAAAATTGATTTATGACCAATCTCTTGTGAAATTTCATTTTTGCGATCATAAAAACGAACTCTGAAACGCTTCCTGAACACGTTTCCTTAACACGTTTCCTGAACTCACATCCGTTCAAAAGATGTTAAAACGACGGCGTTCAGAGCAACACTCAGTTCAGCCACTGCTAAACTGTCATCATGAGACTCCATTCAACGTGCATTGTCCTATCCATCTGGACTCTTCGAACGATCTTCGGAAGACCTACCCCGGATCTCTCATCACCCGCCAACGAGGTGGCCAAGACGGCTCCAGAGACATGGACCCGCTTCTACCAACATCTAACCGGTACGACGGAGACTGGTATAGAAGAACATGATAGTGACGGCGAAAACCACGATCATCACATAACTACGCCCGAAAAACCAGAAGTTCACACTACACCATCGGGCATGAAACACCCTCACGGGATGGATTCTTTTGCAATGTAAGTAAATCTTAATATCTAAAAAAAAATCAGACTAGACAGATCCTAGATTGCATTCACATAACTAAATCTGACCGTCGTTTTTTTTTATGGACAGAAGGTGCATCCTAGGCTACGACTGCGATAATACCAAACTCCCTCCTCAGACGTTTAAACCATCTATCATGGTAAGATAACAATTCTGAATTCTAGAATCTATGAAAAAAATTATCTAAAGAGGTACATTTTTCTAATCCGTCTTTATTTAATTCACAGACTCCAACCCATGAACGTCATAAGAGGAAATGGTGATAACACTCCGTCCCCTTACCCCCATGAGCTACTTTTGAATAAACTGTCGAAACCACTATCTGTATACGCTTTTTTTTATTCGCGATCACGAAAAATATGTTCAGGCAATATACATAGCGGGAAGCTCCGTAATATCAGAAGTAGATACATTAGAAAGTTGAGAAGAGACAGATGAACGACACATATGTCTCAAGCCGTTAGGACATAAGGGAGGTCTGGAGAGACGACGAATCTTCTCATTCCCATAAAAGATACCGTCATAACGATATCGGAACAGACCACGAAGCACAAATTCAAACATACTGCTGGCAATCAAAATCGTTCCGTCCAGCGTTTTCGCATAAACCCGAAGATATTCATCCGTGAACAAGATAATAGGTCGTCCTTCCTCTTCGATAGAAGACTCTCCGAACGGCTCCATCCGGAAACTTCCGGTATCCACCGTACAACGGCGACGTTCATGCCAATTCATCACCGAATCCGAAACCACCGAGAAAACGGTACCATCACCCAGTTTCATGGTCTGTCCAAGATGACTTTTCCGCCAGGCACAGAAAGCATCCAGATTAGCACATGCGGTCATGCTAACGCAATTAAAATCTGAAGGCATGTTAGCCGAGCCAACATTTATAAAAGCACATCCCTTTAAACCGTTTTTGAGAAAAGCAGCCAGGTCTTTAGCCACAACCAACAGAGCATCCGAATACAACATATCGATATACATATAGACACGTCCACTCAAACCGACGTAGATTTCACTCGGACATTCCGATTCTCCATGCTTCAGAAACGCTTTGGTGCACACACTACCCAAAAAACACAGTTCTTCCGGACAGCAGAGATATTCCGCTAAACGCATTTCTTCTGTTTTGTTGTCTTTGACGGACCGCCAGCGCTTGTTCAGCATGAGAAAACGGCCCCGAGGCCAAGCCAGACGAACACTCTTTCTGGGCTTCAGACGCCAACATCCACACCAGGCCATGTTGAAATATATGTCACCCGTGACCAGATTTTTGTAAGCAGCGGCCAGATCCGATAAGCGCATAACCTGAAGTTGTTGGACGACTGCCATTTATGTTCGACGGTGACGCCATAGTTACGCAGAAACTACGTGTTCACAATCCTTGGGACAATCTGGTACCCGATCGTGACAACCGACCTGTCGACAGCCAAATCGTCGGTTGGCATAATAGCGAGTTAGGCCAAGACACATGAAAGAAGTGATATCATCTGCCAACCGTACATACTCAGCTTGACCGGCATCACAAGCGAAAAGACGACCGTCATCAACCATAAACACCGGAACCACACGTTTAGGCCAGTCATAGTATGAGGGTTCACGACGACATGTAGGCTGCTGAATGTCTACCGTTCCGATGCCAATTAGGCGTAATCCAAAGAAAGCTCGAGCTAATCTCATCATGGTTCCACTGAAAGCAGAAGCTTCAAAACAACGAAGATTACATAACCGCAATTCTGCCGAATGAGGATAGGACAAAGGCAGCCGTTTACCATGATTCCGGATGACAAAGCGCGCTACGGCATCAAAACCCATGTTCCAAGATCTTCGAAGAGGCTGAAACATCTGTTTGACATACGGCATCTTGAGATACAGAGGACGATGTAAGCGTTCGATATGATGTAACCCAATGTGGGAGAATTCGATCATGTCTTCGGCCACATAATAAATGGCATCGTCAGTTTTCCCGCCATAGCAGAACACACGACCTTCGTTAGAAATTAGTATTGGCAAAGTTTCCCCCACGAGACCCATAATTGACATACAACCGACACGACCCAGAAATCTCCAGGTCACCTCACAACACAAATACCCGTTCCAGCGCTTGATATCTTGCGGCTCGTATTCAGGGTCATTCTCTAAACTTCCAATGACTAAGCTCCAATCAGCCGGCCACGGTAAAGCCAGCTGTCGACCTTGATGTAAGCGCATATAAGCAGCCAAGCAACCAGGTCCAATCTGAGCGGCAACTGCGACCGTATCCATCTTAGGAGACCACGCAAAGTAGACTGTGAACAGAAAACTTGACTATATAACAGATAACACTAAAAAAAATCTCTTCGTGTGACGATGTCACTCAGCCGAGATTGTCGCCCCACTCGCCCGTCTATCAGAGGATTCGAAGATGACACCGAAAGCATCGAAGAAGTTTTTCTCGTCAGATCGACACCGACCCCAAGCCGAGATATCGAGCAAGGTCTGGACGACGACTGGGAGTCATTTAATGGTCGCTCTTATCCTGCCTCCAGTCGGAACACTCCAGTTTCTTCCTTTGAGATTATCAACGAAGCGAATGTAGACCTAAGACCTTCTCGGCTTCACGTTTCATCGGAACACCGTCCCATCTGCGAGCCCTCGCGTCATTCTCGTCACCAACCGGTTAGCCAAGATCATAACCCAAGCAGCGATGAAGAAGATCTGGGTCACTTCACTTTTAGTACGAGCGATATTGAAGATTATGAAACCCCACCGATCAACCGATATCTTAATTTTGACCTCAACGTTTTATCTTTAGAAGACATAGCTCTGATCGAAAATTCTATCTACGAAGTCAGTCTCGAACAGTTATCCCGCATCAACGAATGCAAGCCGATGCCGACTTTCATCCTCACCAATCTGATCGAACCAATCTTTCGCCCTGCTGCTGCCGGAGAGAAAGACTTAGCACGTCCGATCCTCATTTACACCGTGTTACTCAATTATTATTACAAGGCAAAAATCAAATGCCGCAACATGAAACGCGTTCTGGATCACACGGTTAACGGGCCCACCTTGCGAGGCATCACCTCACATCTGCAAAGCAATCGTAATCCCTCTCGCACCGTCTCCCTAGCGCTACACTTTTTGTTAACGCGTCGACGAGTCACTGAACCTCAGCTGCTCAGTTGCCTGTCGCACCTCGACGATGAACTTCGCAAACGTCTCGTAAATGACACGCCACGAAAGAACGAGATTTATCGCACCGTCAGTGAACACAATGCTTTATTCCGAGTTTCTGTCTACACCACCCGTGAGGCTCTTTATCTCTACGAAAGTAATCTAAAAAAACTTAACACCGAATGCACGCACACTATGAAACTCCTCTGTGACCACACCATATCTCATTTGTCCATCTTAAACGATCTATCTTTTTTAATCAGCACTCGACTCATGATACTGACTTTTCAACGCAACATACGAATTCTCGCCGCGTATCTCAAACATCATCTTCATAACCTTTCTCTTCTCACGTACCTCGCTTACCTGCAATTTCCCGCCCAGCTTCGAGAACCCTATCTGCAAGTCGCAGAATCTCTCCACAAGAGTGTGATGTCTGACGACGATGCTTACATGTATCGAAGCGAGACTGATCTTTTCAATTTTTGGCGCGCACTCAAAAGATTAGACACTATCGTCTGTACCAACTTAGTGAGCTGCGCTCTCCGACAGGCAGCACTGGGCACCGACCACGGTCAAACCATGGCGGAGTATATTACCCGAAACCCCCTCTTTAGAGAACCCCATGACGTTCCTTTTCAGGTGCGAAAACTCGTGACCCGAAACCTCTGTATCCCCCAGTTCTGCCACCTCCCCACCTACCAACATACCCCGGTCGAGTTTTATTTCCCTCCCATGACAATGCTTCAGAAACTGTTTGGTATTACCCAGCGATCAGAAAATGATCTAGAATACACACACATGAGCAGCATGTTGAAAAACTTTATTGTAACTCAGTCGGTATATCTAGAAGATAGGAGCCCTAATCATGAAATTGTCCATCATTTTTAGCGCGGCAGATACGAAGGTAAGGACGATGGCATGTTTCCATCCACAAACATCTGCTCAGTCACCTCAGCGTCCTTGAGATCCAATCGTCTCACAACGCCCCTTTCCACACGTGTCACTTGCAAACCTTCTTCAGACGACTCCGCCGAACGTCGAGTTTGCCGGATATGCAGATCGTGTTCTCTCTGTCGAATGACTCGAGCAACATCTTGGAAGTAGTCTTTTCGAAGACCTTGCTGGAACAACACTTCCAAGCTCTCGGCCGCGAACACAACATAATTTTGTTCGCGGATTTCATACAGAAACACCTTGCCTTGAGCATTGATCCCGGCGATCTTTCGATCCCAGGCTAGATGATCCTTATGCCCCACCGTTCCAATAATCTGTAGATCACCTTCCATCTGCGGCAGACTTCGCCAAAACTGGTAATCCCGAGGGGTGAGAATAGTATCCTGTAAGTTACAAATCAATAAAGTATAACCGCTTGGCCACGGTAATTCGAATTCACGGTCACAGTTTTCATTTACGAAGTCTGGTATAGTCTGACCGCCGATCATCACCGCATACCCCGTCTCGTCCATGTTGCGCGTCGGGCTGGCAGCACACGCTCGCTGCTCATAATGTTTTACCCGAACGCTGATGACGTCTCACTTCACAAACTTCCTCCCACCTCACCGTCTTTAAAACGACGGATGTAAATGTTATGGTATTTTTTAAGCGTGATTTTACACTTAACGGGTACCGGCGTGATAGGCAGATGGAGCCAAGATTGTCGTCGACAACGGTTAGTCTCATTACACAGTTCATCCTCCGTTAATCGCGTGTTCAAACGGAGCAACATGTCACGACCCGAAACTTCGTTTCCTCGTTTTAGGTAGTACCAAATTAGATTCTCTCCTAGCTTGGTTTCCGATGAAGACTCGGTATAAAAACGCCGCAGCCTCAAATGATGTAATAAAAACATTTGCTGTTTTTCCCGCAGGGAGATCTGATAATCGGGTACGCGTTTCAGCACATCCTGAAGATCACAGACCGATTCCACAAAGCTCCGTTTTCCCGTATTCGAGAAATCCAAATCTCGAAGCTCCACGATCTGTTGAAGGCACTCTGACGCGACCTTCTGATGTCTCGGGTTCTTGACCAAAGCTTTCTCATGCATCACGTAACGTTGTCGCAACATACCGACTAAAAGATCCCTGTCTGACGATAGGAAACGCACCCCGTCCATAAATTCTCGCTGAATCACGCGGTGTAACATCCGAATCAGCTTGAGATTGAACACAATGTTTGAAGCCAAGTACATAACATAGTTCCGACGGACTTCCCCACACGAAAGGCCAGAAGGAAGCAGATATCGAGGCTCCGACGTTGTCTGATTCCACAAAGCGAAGGCCAAATCACAAGACACAGCATGACGGACACGCCTTTGTTCGGATTGTGTCAAATGCCTGAGCGCTGGAAGCCGAAACGATCCCAAGTCCCGATAATTCGCCAGGACCAAAGGTACACTTTCTAAACGACAAGGAACGTTTGGCTCCACAGTCTCGTTACAGTCCCCACAAATACATAGATGGGCATACAAGGCCGCCAAAGCTCGTTCGCAGGCCTGTTGAAACTCCGTCTTAAAAAACACCGCGTTCCTCAACACCCGATAATCTAAGCCGGCCTCCTGACACAAATCATCAATAAAAAACTTTCTGATCACATTTTTTGTCTCTGGGTCGTCAAAAAGAGGCAAAGTGCCTGCTAGACGGTCGTAGATCTCTCCCGTCATAGAGCATAACTGCCTCATGTAATGCGTTAAACTGCCGCATTCTTTGTAATTGATTAAAGTGCACATGAGATATTGAGCCGTAGCCATAGATATACACGCGGTCCGTGCGAAGCGCGAGGTGTGCGGCAAAAACTGAGCTTGTTGCAGAAAATAACGGAAGGTTCGAATGTTTTTATTCAAAAGAGGATTCGATATTGAAGCCAACGACACCGATCGAAGAACAGCCCAAACTGCCAAATCCCATTCTAATTTGAGACCGCGGATTTCGTATTTACCGTGCGCTGTGGTGTATTTCGAGTTTTTCAACACACTTCTTCGAAGAGTGATAATGGTGTGCCGCACCGTAGAAGTCACGAGACTCCCGTCGCGAAACGAAGGAACGATGCCTTCGTAGAGTCTCACCACAAAAAAACCAGCCTTTAGCGCCTGTTCTTTATTGGTAACCGGGACTAAATACGTCGAGACGAATTCTTCCACAAAACCGTCAGTGTCTTCACAATCTCGAACATAACGATACAGCACAAGAGGATCCTGAAATAAAGCCTCGTCCATCTCGTGGGGAATCAGCCTCGTAGAGGACGTCTCTGCCGCACACTTTGCAGAACGGGGTTCAAATGCCGAATGAGCTCCTCGTCTCCCGGCAGAGAATATCTGATGTCACAAGGAAAACGAACTCGTTTCCCCACAGGCACGAAGTGCGAACCGATTTCGGCAAAACAGCACCTCCGTCCTTTCAATAAGAACTTGAGACCGATCCGAAGGAAGGCGCGAAACGAATTTGCCAGAGTGAACAAGCAAGAGCCGGGGAGTAAGGCATAGACATTACAATGCACATCAACCACAATCAGTCTTTCATATAACTGTGAACGACCAATGACTTCATATCCGGCTTCGAGAAGACACCGTAACACAGCAGATGACACATTACGAACGGTGTCTGCATGTGTCACCGTGCCTACGGAAAAAGAACACCCATCACCGTGATTAAAAACGAAGCCCACATTCTGTGCCACATAAGATAACAAACACTGACTGTGGTTAAAATCCAGACGCAAAAAACCTCTTTCAACCCTGGTAGGCCTCAAACCATACAAAATCTCTTCGGAACTACGTTTAGCAAAACGTTTATCATAGAAACAGGACATATTGGAAAGATACAGTACGCCAGTCCGCCAACTATCAATCCTCCACAACACTCGGTCTATGGGATCGTATGTCATCATTTCTCTCGCACTAGTAAAAAGCACCCACACTTCTCGATGTTGATACCACGTCTCAGACATGCGAATAACACCCCCAAAAATGATCCATCGTCGCGACTGCAATATCTCAAAGCGGTTGAAAAAATTTTTCTGCTTCAGGTCGATTCCAAAAACATCTTCACGGCCCACCAGGTAAACCGCTTCCGGTGGCCAATAAACTGGTACGAAGCCATCACAACGACTATGAAGAAAGGTCATCAGAGTTTCTTGAAATTGTTCCCGCGAACTGCGATACACTTCATCCAACAGATCAGTGAGACAAGTCACAAAGCCAGATGCAGCCGCCAGATGCCTACACGCATTCACCATCATACTTCCACAATCGAAGACTCGCTGTTCACACTCGTCGACAGAACTTCTTCAGCTTTCTCCTGCACGTCAGACTCCTCAGGCCAGTCGCAAGACACGATAACACGACCGCTCACGGGCTTGATAGTAGATCCAACAGGTAAAAAACAAAATCTGCGAGGACACCTCAACCAAAAAGAACCGTGCCGAATGAAACCTCTCAAAGTTTCTCCAAGCTTAACTAGTACGGTTCCATGTAACGACACGTAGACAGCACCATCCGCATCCAGAAAGACAGCCTTGTTCACCGGCTCTAACCATCCAATGACGGTATAACCTGCTTTTTCCAACACCTGGGCAATGAACTGGTTAGGTTCGTCAAAGTCCGAAATGTGCCAAGAGCCAAAGGTAAACAAGCAGTATTGCGGTCCACCTAAACGAATCTTACATCCAGCATTCAAATGACAGTATCTAACTGTCTGACGTCGATCGTCCAGATGATCGGATAACTCACTCATACCCGTAAAATTATGTCGAAACCAGTTGTTCTCAGTCGTCTCGTCAACAAAAGGTCTTTCATAATAACTATACATCGCCGAAAGGCCATGCTCAAAAAACTCATTAAAACTCAGACCTAACAAATAGACCCGGTCTTCTCGTGGAGCATAAGCAAACACATGACCCTGTTCTGAAACGATCACCTGCGGTCCCACCTGAATATCCGGTAAACAGTCATAGCCACTGACAAAACCGATACAATACAGACGATTACAATCTCGTAGACACGAAAAGCGGCGATAGGTCTTTCTGTCGAAAATCGCTCCAAAATGGTACGAGTCTCCCATCATCACTCCAGTTAACGGAGGCCACGACAGTGGTAACCACCTTCCGGCGTGCATCCGAACGAAACGTTGCAGCTGCATGCCATCTTTCCACATCCTGGGCCGACGACATCGGAAAGTCCAAACATCACGAAGACCTCGCCAGGCGGCACTGAACTTTGGTTGTCCTCTGACATACAGACAATTCATAGATTCGAAATGTCCCACTAAGATCCTGCCAAGACCAAGAAAAAATGACTCAGACCTCAATCCCCATAGACCCATCCCGCCTCTAAATGTACCCACCTACCTTCTTTTTTTCAAAGGCAGCGTAGCATCCGGATACATCTCTTTCAAGCGACTAGCATCAAAGGTACCGATACTCTCATAACGATGATCACCAATGAGAGGGGCTAAACCGACCCGAACAAAATCTTTCAAACTCCGGGCCAGCTTGGTGAGCTTATCGTGTCCAGGTATGCCAGCATACACCGCGCCACCATCATCGTAGAACATCCGAATATGTCTAAAAAGTGTCTTGACAGTCGACGATGAAGCTTCCACAAATCCTAAAACATTGATAGGTTCCTTCAAGGCAGTGGATTTCTGTAACCGTCGTAAAAGCGACGGCGAAAGATCTAGCTGCTTCGCACTGCACAACACCAATACATGTTTCTCAGGCCACATCAAAGGAATAGTTACGTTTAAGTGGCTCTGAATATACGCATTCCTGGCTTCCACATCTTCACATCTCAGTAATTCTCCAAACCCCGTGAGAGCATACAGATACCTTTCCCTTTCGGAGGATCGACAATTTTCATTGACATCTCGCTTCTGTTCTGAAGACATTGGCAACACATTATCTACACACACCTTCTGATTGATAGTCTCGTGCACCGGATCACACCGAATCAGTCCTTTGCTCAGAAAACTCTCCATGTCACTAGCCAGATCGTACATACAATCATCTTTGACATCATAGCAATAGATCGTCCCGTAATCATCCAAAAAGAGTGGATAACGAGTAGTAGCATAACAGGCCACTCCCAAGAGCTGTAGACGACGAAACTCGCCAAAAAAACTCACTTGACAATGTTCTAGATCGAGATCAGTCAGATCGCAAAACTCCAATGATGAACACGCGGTATACACACTCTGTGGAGGCCAACCCAGAGACACACAAGAACCTTCAAAGCGTTCTAGAAAATAGCGAAGTTCACCGGCATGTCTCCCGTCACTCAACTCCAGTAATTCTTGAACCGAAAAAACTGTGGAAGGCGCAGAGACCCGTTTTCGTCGAACACGTCTCATGTTCAGTCGATAGAGCAGTTCCCGGCTTGCCTCTCCCCAGTAAATCTCCCTGATCTCTGAATTCAAAGATAGAACCCCAATGGCCTTTTAACATTGCTGCCGATACTGAAGGTTAGCCAAAACCTGAAGTCAGATCCGCTAGAAACTACTTCCGTTTTATAGACACCCCGAATTTAAACACGCACAAAGATACAAAGTACCAATTTACTTTATTAGTCTGTACCATCCATCTGCAGCTTGTGTTTTTCAATCCGTAGTTCGTCTTACATTCTTTTTTATTTTTTTCAACCGTCTTCAAGCACCCTGACACATTCGAGTTACCACACGTCGACGGTACGAAATCTTAAAACGTTGCAATTTCGTCTGACGCGTCACTCTATCGACTTCGGCTTCAAAAGCTTGCTGTCGTTCCGGTGTTAACATGTCGTAGAATTTCAAAAATTTCTTACAATCAGAAACCGCGATACTACATTTCAAATTCCATTCGACTCGAAGATGAATATAACGGGCCCATTCGATCAATTTTTCGACTTCTTCCTCCTCTTCATGACACTCAAGTGTCGACTGCTCAACATCAGAATCATTCTGTTCGGCCATCGAGCTGGAAAGATCAGATACTTGAACAGTCAGATTTTGCAGACTCTTATAGTCTACGGATGGAGCTATCACTCTACGCAGCCTTCGACACTGTATCCGAAGAAGAGTATCTGTTCACTCCAGATATGGAAATGAACGACGAATCACAACTGGTACCGGCGTCACCGGACACCAACGTTACGAATGACACCGCCCCTCAATTAGCTCAAACCACGTTAAATTTAACTGACCTCACTACAATCAATAGCGCATTCTATGTTAACGAATTCAACGTGACACCGACAGATATCGCTACCGGCTTCGAAACACCCAGAAACATCACCGCTGAAGCTAAGCCAGCTAAGAGAGCCAGACGTGTCCCAGATCAAATGTCTTTCGCAGCCGACTCACTAGAACAAGATTATCTACTCCCAGATGCTAACGTTATTCAGAATTGGATCTCGGAACTCCGAATCGCGGACAAAGAAAACATCGGACGCTGCGTTCGACACACCTATGTTCCACATACATCCTACTACCTCAGCGCTTACGAAACCTACCTTTTTACCGTCATCGAAGAATACAACAATAACTGCACGACACCGCATAAGGCCACTTTTGTCCACGGTTGTATATTTTTTTCCTGCTCTGTTATATTTTCCCTTCAAACCGAGCAGCCGTACAGCTGGACCAATCTCATAGTCCCCAAATCTGGTATACGAGAACTCTTCTTCCTCCTATGCTCGACTAACGGATCTAGCCTTACCTGTCAACCCCTGATCACTAAAGGTGGTCTTTGCTCTTCACTTTTAGTTCATCTTGAACCGCTACCCTCAGACCAGGGCTTTGGCTTAGCTCAAGTCCAGCTGGTTCTGATACCCATGGTACCCTACCGCTGGTCTAGGCACGCTATTCCATTTATCATCATTCAAGATGAAGAATCGAATCGACAAGAGACTCCCAATACTTCAGGACAACCCACTTTGCTAGACGAAAACGCATCCCCGTTCGGACAAGCCACTATCACCCGGCAGAACAACACCGTTTTATTCACCGTGAAACAACTCTCTTGGACCTCCAAAAGAATGCTATCAGGTCGTCGAAAGAGAGTTGTCCACTATGTATCGCAGTTCAAAGGCTCTTGGTATCACGAATTCGATCCGAATCACGATGCCTGGATATCTTCTAAGAATATAGAATATGAATTCATGAGTCTACCATTCACGATCAACGTAGACACACTCGTGATCGACATTTCCAACCACACCTTTATAGGAACTCTCTCCACCTCACACTGTCACCGAATCTTGGATAAACTCACAGCACGCAATATGCCCAGATCTTTAGCGTTTTATATTACGTTGATTCAGAGTAAACACGTGGATCTCCAGTTCAGCCGGAATCCTTGCATTTTCTTTAGCGGAGACGTTTTGAATCTTCCATTTACCAGCGAACCGAATCCTTTTTCAGCAGTGATACACGCTCCCTACGATATCCAATTAACCTCGCCAGCCACACAAACTGTAAAACTAGATATCATCTACACGGAATCGACAGGACGCTGCTTTCTAGTTGCTAACGTACCAAACAACGATTCTTTCTACACAGGTTTACGGTTATGGAAAAACGGTGAACTGAAAATCACTATATGGCCGTTAACCAAATGTCTCTTCATCCCACAAGGAGCCCCCATCGCCGTGTTATATCAAATCAACGACACCACAGGAGATATCGACCACAACGGCAGAATCGTATTCAAACATCAATTTGAAGATGAACAGATCTCTTTTTATTTAGGAGATTTGAAATTACCAGAAATAAATTTTCTAGCCTCATATTACTATTAATTAACCCGTTAAGACTCTTCATTGTCCTTGATAGCATCAACAATCTGTTTTACTTTATCTGCGACATCAATCGTCTCGATAGATTCCTCATCGTCCTCATCTTCTCCTTCCTCATTTTCCTTCTTCTCCTTCTCCACACTAGCCACTTCTTCGGTTTCCGGTGTCAACGACGTTTTCAAATCACCTTGTTCAGACACAGGAGCAAAAGGCTGACTAACAGTCTCAGTCGGTTTGAAAGGAGGCTCGAAAACAAACGCTTGTGTAGGCACGCCACCCACATCCAACTTTTCCAATTGTTTCTCAAGATCCAATAAACCTGAACTGTCCAGAGCACTGGCTTTCTTGGTAGAATCATCGGTCGAATCGACTTCCCACCAACTATCCCGATCACGCTTTTTCTGACTATAATCAGGTTTCTCATCGTCGTCGCTCAAAATCTCAAAAGCTTTATGACGTTCAGTAGGCTCCCGGATATCAAACACTTTATAACGCACAGCAGGATCCTTTAAGTCAGCGAGAAGCGACTCAGGCAGAGAGCTACGATACCAAGAACCGAAAGCGTTCTCCGTAGTTTCGGGTTCCGTCTGTTGAAATGAAAACTTCGACCTATCGAGCGGTAGAGGAAAAGCGGTCTCGTACAGGTGGAAATCTTCCGTCAATAAGTTTAAAAGGTCATCGCACGCCACACCGTCATTCACTCTCGTTTTTAGAATATTATTGATATATTGACAGTCGAAAGTGCCAATTTCTCGTAACTCAGACCGTAAAGACTGACACAGACCACTGATACTAGATAAACATTTTGTTTCCAACGCTTCCCAAGATTCTAAAACAGCAAGAATCAACCTACCGATATACATCATCTTATTACCAGAATTCACAATGTGAGGATTTCTCTTATTATCCAAATCTAGTCTCAACGGTTGAATCTGAAACATATTTCTTTCAGCATAGCCGATGTTCTCTTCCAATAGAGCCATATCCTTGCCTCGCATATTGACAAACTCAAAACTACATCCGCTCGACAGTTTTCCATAAACGATCATTCTACACAGACTAGTGATAGCCTCCATAATTAAAACTATGGCCCCTCGACTCAAATCTTGAAGAAGATTCTTCTGTTCATGCTCCAGCACCGACACCGTGGCTTTCACATCGACCCGGGTCATATCAAGTGCCGAATGACCCTTAACGTGCTGACAAATACTACAACATAACCGATGAAACTCCGTACGCAGCGGAGATACATCAGGACGATGATTTCGCAACTCGCGATAGTAACCCAACCAGAGAATTAGTTCATTATAAGCAGCTGTCCGTCGATTAAGAAACTTATACCCGCACTTTTTAAGAATCTTTTTATGATGTGTCAAATCCACGTCATCTCGCTTGATGACAGTTTTCACAAACTGGTTCAGCGTCACGACGTTGCGTCTTGGCAAGCCGATAAATACTAAGTTCGCCATTTTCCAACGCAATCCTGGCCACCGTGAGTTTAGAAGCACCTCTACGTCGCTCTGCAGTCCACTTTACCTCAAAATGGAAATTTTACTGGAAACTCCTAACAACACCGCGGTGAGTCATAAAAAGCACCCATGAACTAAAACCACCGTGAGCTGAAAACGCATTTTTAAATAACCCACTTTTTTATCCAGGTGTACACCGAAGATTACTTGCACATCAACGACTCATGCGGTACTACGGCTTCTTTACAGATGGCTCGTTACGCCGAAGCTCTCATCAACACCTTTATCATTCTCATCGGCGCACCACTCAACTGCATTGTCTTAATTACCCAGATGCTTTCCAATCGAGTCCACGGATACTCAACCCCCGCTCTTTACATGACGAATCTTTCTTCGGCCAACTTAATCACCCTCATGGTTCTACCTTTCATCGTGTTGGGAAATCGCGGATACTTACCCGGTACCGTCCAAACCTGCAAATTCATCTCTCTCGCTTACTACTCCAGTTGCACAGTCGGATTTGCAACTGTAGCCCTGATCGCCGCCGACCGATATCGCGTCCTCCACCGAAAAACCCACAGACGTTCATCATACACCAAAACCTATGTCATTCTAGCCACCACCTGGATGATCTCTCTGATCTGCGCCGCACCCGCCTCGCTTTACACTACCGTCGTGGTCCATGACGATAAAATAGGAATCGGAGAGCAGACATGCGTTCTTTTTTTCGAACAAGATCAGATCTACACCATCCTACTGTGTTTTAAAATCCTCATCACCCTAATCTGGGGAATCACCCCGATCGCTATGATGACATGGTTCTACACTTTTTTCTACACGACCCTGAAAAGAGCCTCCTACCACAAAAGAAACCGAACGGTCACTTTCATCAGCTTGCTGCTTCTATCCTTTCTCTTCATCCAGACTCCCTATGTGATCATCATGCTGTTCGACGGAATCGCCATGATGCATTGGCCTTTGGAATGTCAATATCTGAGCCACAGGAAAGTCATCGCTACCATGGCAAAGTTAGTTCCCAACTTTCATTGTCTCATCAACCCCATCCTCTACGCTTTTCTCGGCAATAACTTTCTCCAGAGGTTAAAACAATGCGTTCGAGGGGAACTGTTTGACCGCCGAGCTTTTTTGCGTTCTAGACAAAACTCGGCCGCCAGAGCTAGCAATCCAACCCGCAGACCATCGGCTTCGCCTCTCGTACCCACAGGCACACCACCATCCAACGGAACTGAGAACGCATCACCACGCGACACCGAAACTGTTCCAAACTTCTCCAGCCAGGCGGCAGCATTACTAAGTTCCCCACCACCGCCACCCAAACCCAGCACCAAGCCTAGAAATCTCATCAAGGAAACTCCTCCTGAAACCTAAGAATGCATCCACCACACCTCACGGCATAAGACACACGCAATTCCTATCAAGCCGCACACAACCAATCCGCGGAAGGTAGGAGTGGCATCAACCGTTATAATTGAAACACCGATGTCCTATGTTTCATATCTAACCATAGAAAAACTTCAGGCACCAGATCAACCCACGGTACGATAAACGACGATGAACATCACCATCACAACTAGAGACTTCTCTAACACCGAAGAGGATTCACAATCATCGTTTTCAGAAGACTTCAACCTCACCACCTCCGTCTCTCGAACGTATCGCAGCATTCTCCGTGCCGAAGGCAAGAAGAAGTATCTGCTCGAACAACTTCCTCCACAACCCGGCGGTCTACGACGAAACAGTAACCTGTTTCTCTATTGCACTGACAAAGACCACCGCAGACTGACACACGCTATCTCTCAGCTAAAATATCCAGAATTGATCACAGAAGCAGCAGAAATTCACACGATCGTGAATAATGTTCGATGTCGCCTGCGACGAATCAACGCGGATGAAGCCAACCACCTGCAAAACTTAATTTATGGTGTGTGTACATTCTTCAACCAGCTAGTGTTTGTGGCTCAAGTACGCCATTACTGTGACAAGAATGAGAGAGCACTATGGTTCTCCCGAGAAGAACTCAGCAAGAGATGTGGAGAGAAATCAGTTCTCGGTTCTTATATTCAACGCTTGGTGAATGTCATAGACAACGCTCAACACCGCGAGCTTTGCTGCGTCCTGATCGGACTGCTTTATCAAACCCCACACATGTGGGCCCGCTCCATTCGCCTTCTCGCTAAAATCAAAGCGTATCTAGAAAGATGTTTCCTCACCTTACTGTTAGACTCAGGGATAAGTATAGACACGGCTTTCGAGTCGGCATATCACAATGACGCGTATAAAACTTTATTCTACATGGACAAAACCGACCCGTGTAAACAAGTGACCACGGAAAACCTACAGACCTCAATCGAGTTAGATCCCTCGGTAATCACAACTTGAAGACCCCACGATTCTCACTTACTGTGTATTTAAAGAGTTAATAAAAAATGAAACCAAAAGTGAGTCTGAACTTTTATTTTCAGCATGGCAATGCCCAGACCCCCCCACCCCTATTCCTTTCCGTCACTTCCCGTAAATGAAAGCCTCAATTTCCGAGCAGACTTATTTTGTGACGAACACCGACATTTTTTGAAAGAATTGGTCACTGTCGGCTGTGGAGGCTACGTAGGTCTTTTATGCTACGGCATGCCCAGTCCGACGTACGTCTTGGAAACTATGATGGATTTCCAGATCCGACCGGAATTCACCCGAGTCAAACTCATCGCCGCTCCAATTCTGGCGATTGCCATCATGGCAAATCACTATCATAACAGCTACAATATCCTACAGGAGACCAAACAGAGATTGCATAATTTATATGTCGGGCCGATGAAAGAGAAGCTGACTCGCAGCTTCCGCAAACTCTGTCAACGCTTGCCGGTCGCTGTTAACGCCGAGGTAATTATCCAGTGCATGGAAACTGAAGACGTGACTTTCGGCACGTTAAAACAATGTCTGTCACAGTTGAATGAGCTTCGAGATGCCGCAGACCTCTCCCCGAGTGAAGACACTAGATCACATTATGGTCTACTCACATTGTATAACCTACTCTATGTCCCACCGAAATTTATCACGTCCCGAGGGGTCAACATCTACTCAGAAAATTTAGGAGACGTCACACGTCGTGTGCACGCACCGATGCGATCTCTGATCATGGAGCAAAGACCGCGAACAGCAGCTATCATTCTCGACGACGTCTCTTTCATCCTTTCCCTCCAACACCTCTGTGTGACCCACAAAATAGAACTACAAATGTTAAGATCCTGGATCTGGGCCAAATGTAACGAACTGATGAACGAGCTGTATTTTGTGTATCTGCAAGCCCCAGAACTAAAAAACGCGTTTCAAGACGTGATGTCTAGCATGCAGCTGACGCGGAACGATCCTCGGACTCTAGCCTTCCAAAACCTCTTGAGAGATTTGCTCACATTTCTCCGGAAAGTTCATTTGACAGACATTTACACCGTTCCGGGCTATATCCGCTTCTGTGCATTTAATTTAATTTCATATCTGAAACAGGCAGTGGCCTCAACATCCGAAGACGAACCACACTCTTCGGATTCGTCATCTTCCGAAGACATTACTTTCGACGTTGACCCCTCCCTTGCCCGTGGCGACACTATTTATATTACCAAAAATCCCTTCGGATGTTCAGCGCTCTTTAAGGTTCCATCCAACCTTTCCAGATTTATCAAAAAACGGCAGTTCATTCGTCGTACTCCAATGTACCATGTTTACGTCATGGACTCAGGACGAATGATTACGCGAAGCCAGCCGCTGAGAAACCTCTACAACCTCATGCTAGAAGGAGGTTCTCGACAAACGGGAACCACTGCCAAAGAACTCTCACAAGTGGCTGAAAGAACATCCAACGGTAGAGAGGTTGTGATTCAAGAGACTCTCGACCTCTTTGCCGACGTCGAACGCCGAGACGCGCCGTCCACATCGTCGAGTACCTCCGTTTCTTCCCGAGAAAGTCTGTTAGAGCGACCACCGCGACAGCGTCGCTATATATCAGTAGCCGCTTTTGCTCCTTACTCTGTGGCCAGACATCGTCGAACACAACGTAAAATTCGACTTCCCCGAGGACCGGCCCACAATTCACGCACAGGACCCGACACCGCACCAGAAAGCTCGGAAGCAGATCCAGATCCACGGGACGAATTAAGTGACCAAATGAGCCTCTTATAAAGTAGCAATAAACAGACTTGACACTTAACCACTCTGACTTTATTTGTTTGCGTAAAACGGTTAGAGTGACACCGATGACACACGACAGTACTGTCGCGACCTTTCCCCCTCAAAAAAAACACATCGTTTCAAAAAACATGTTTATTTAGGTTAGATAAGATACAAAGGTAAGTGACTACAATTTATGACTTGTTTCGATTACTCAGAATTGCGCCTCAGCCCCACTTCATTGGCACTACTCCATAAAGTTACAACTCTTTTCGGCCCGCCCTGAAAACACGCCACCTTTTTCGAAATACACATTTCAAACATGGTTTGTCAAAAATAAATTCAGCCAAAGTCTCGTCTTCCGATTCTTCGTTTTCCATCTTGGTGCACAAGAGTTCAAACGAAGGATCGGTGAGAGACAAAAAATACTGTCGCGCCGCCACATGATCTCTAACACATTTTACCAATACCGAAGATTCTGCCAACGCCATTAATTCTTGTGCCCAGAAATAACGCGACGTCGCGTTTTCATGTATGACACAATTGATCTTATAGATGGCTTCATACACATTATGACGCTCCACTACCTCTTTGAACGAGACAAAAGAAGCGAATCGATCAGCTTCACATAATTCACTCTCTTTCAGATCGAAGACTTTATCGACAGCATCTAGTAAAGACTCCGGCAGAATATTCTGAAGCAGATGAAAACAAATAGGTGGTTTCTCCAGCCGCATCACGGCGGACTTGCGACTAGAATATCTATAATTTCTTGTCGCTTTAGCCCCCAAGATTCTGATAAACATCTCAAAACTATCAGCCAGACGCGAGACACTGTTAAACACGTCGTTGTAACCATACACGACACCAAAACAATCTATGAGAATGAACAATCTGACTACAAAGACATTTTCCGTAGAGACAGAACCCAACACTCCGATGATGTCACAGATGCACGCGATTTGGGCTGCAGACTTGCTCATGACATACATGTACAACCTGTCACGATCAGAAGTCGAATCGGTCAACATTTGAATCGTCATACCCTCTGTACTATAAATTGCGAAGTGAGTGTCGATTACCGAATGCCCTGTAACCTTATACATCCGACACCCCACATCCTCCACCACACGAGAAAACGCTTGGAGATTATGCTGCACTTCAACTAAACGTGCAATATACTCATCACACTGGATAGCAGGCAATACTAAATCCGAAAAACCGTAGAATCCATCGACGTTTCGAAGACCCTCAGAGACCAACATTTCCACATCTCGAGCCACGAGAAACACACCGTCTTCGTCGTAGTCATAGCAATAGACACTGCCAGTCTCTCCCAGGAGAACGATGAAACGGTACCTCCACTGCTTAGTTCGGTGACACACGAAGCCGAAAGGATACAGTTTTTCACCGCAGCACACATACAAGCCTATACAAGACAAACGATTGTTACAAATCATGAACAAACTCGCTCCGACCCAAAATGCCCAATCTGGCCATGACACTCACCTTTGTTGCACACATCTTCGAACCTTGATTCGAAATATCCCAAGCCAGAAAGATTGCGAAGCTGTATGAAGCAGCCAGGAGGCCAAGACACCAGAATCCGAGAACCACTTTCTGTTTCCAAGTATCTTTGAAGCGCCTCAAAATCCCCACGAAAACTTGCAATGCGCCGATACTCCTCGGTCGCTGCAGCCATCCTCACACACAACATAATGACTACACTCAGAGTGCTAAGATCCGTGGTCAGTCTGTCGAGTTCTTAACTATCCCCGTCAGCATCCATCTGATATATACCCCAATCCGCGTGATGCAGGTATCACACGTCACCGGACGCTTTCGTGAAGAAGATTGGAGACTTAGTAACGGGCGGCTTCCGGAGGTCAGAAATCAGATCATGCCGCCTCCATAAGATCACCATGAAAAACATCCCTAACATTAGAAACATTCCGCTACCGAGAATACACATCCCTATGGTGGTCAAGATAACGCGGTTTCGTACAAGTTCGGTATCGACCAAGACCGTCCATCTCATCTTTGGAATGACCGTAAATTTAGTCCAATTAATCCACGGAACGTGCCAATCGACGGGAATCGACCTCATTCGACACACTTGCTCATTCTTCAGCCTGTTGACTCGACGACCAATCACCACGATATATTTCTTCATCCGTTTATTAACCAACCGGTGACAGACCTCCTTTAAAAACTCGAAATCGTTCTCCGCCTCTTGATTCAAAAAGGACACAATGGTATTGTGTGTTTTTTGACGATTTTTCGAAGGCGAGGTCCAAACATCCTTATTCGTATCGTAAGTCCGGTTGGTCACACTACTGAAATTATAAATCCCTTGCAATCCCCAGTTTAAGCTCATCGTACCGTTAACCATACCATCTTCGTCCTTCGTACACACCAGATGTTCGACAACGGACAACTTACTTGATTTCAAATGTAGATTAGCCGTTACGTGTGCCAGAACATGTCCCTCCAGATAATATCGTAACCCTAAATTCAATATAGTACTCTGTATATCCCGTGTATCTTTCCTAGGAAAGCTGATATTCCAACGCATAATCTGAAACACTTCATCACACGGACCTCTATAGACCAGGCTGTGATTAAACACGCAGTCCAGAACACAACCTGAAGTGGTCAGATATCCCGTCCGCTGTAGACAAGTCCGTAACTCACAGTCCAGCGTCACACACATAATCGGGATCAAAAGATGGAAAACGAACATGCCCTAGAATAAAATAAATAATTACAAAAACATTCCCCACATTCTATCGAGAATGTAAACAGAAACCACTTCCCCTTTTACCTGAAAACACCGAGAACACAGAAAGGTAGCCATATCGCGACACCGATTGAAAAAAAAGGCAAAGACCACGGTAACTAAGATCATCAACGTTTATTGAAAATTAATATAGGTCCGAAAGTGTAAGACGTCACAGCCCACGACGAGTCGTCATTTCCGCCTTCTCCTCCAGATATCTGAAAATACGAGAATTCGAACGTTAACAGATATCATGAGCACAAACTTTTTCCGCGTGTTCTGTAGAATTCGTTAGCACTTTAGAGTCAGTGAGAGGAGTCTGAAAAGCTTCGGTCGGAACTTCGTCTACTCTACGTTCACTCTCAGATTCTGCTGTCTCATTCTCTTCCAATCTACCTTTGCTCCTCAGGTAATAGCGAAAAAACAAAACGTTGGCATTGGCGTACAGAGCACTACGCTCAACAAATAAACAAGGTATCTTTCCAGACTCGATGTTTTTGTACGACTCGACAATCGATCTGATGATCCCGTTGACACTCTTCGCATACGTCTTCTTCCCCGTCTTCTCACATTTATCTTTTCTAGCCAGCAACACCTGCCTCTCGAGCTCGAAGACATGGTACATTTTAATCAACTCATCTACACTTCGACAATGCGGTTTCACGTGCACATACAGCGGTCGTGGAAACACCGCGTTCCAGTACTCCATCACAATGGCACAATGCCAAAAATCAGACATAGTCGGAGCCAGGTAAAACAAGAGCCCTCCATGGTAGACAAAGACATCCCACTTAGTCGTGATCATAAAGACCAGCTGTCCGCTGGGGTACTTTGAAGCTGAATTCCATTCTTCGGCCACCCCAAAAACAATGAGCTCTTGGCCAACAACAGAAAAACAACTCCGTTCCAACCAAGTTTTCTTAGCTTGGTTTATAATGAGTAATTCATACGTCAGATCACAGATCGAAATCTGCAAACCCGAATCGTGCAACAAAACAGTCTGTGATTTCATCAACCTTCTAATCTGGGCATTTAAAGCCGTCTTTCCGAGCACGGAGGCTTGAATCAAGCGTCCGATATCCGTGCTCGAGCTCTGCCAACTTTCTTGGGACTCACAATCCATATCTTACCTCAGCTCTGACCCTTTCCAGCTTCAAACTCTTCGGCCAAAGGCCCCAATGCTGACATTAAAGCTTCGGTCGCCTGCTGCGTCAGGAGCCGAAACCCCGGACTCTGGGTATTGATGTACGGTGCAGACTCTTCTTCCTCAGAATCCACAGCAAGAGTATAGCGATTCCTTCTTTCCACCTCTCGCTTAAATCTGGTCAGCCAAGGATAAGGGTCTCGCTTACTCTTCCAGTCGATCCACTTGTAGCTGGCGTAACAAAAAAGCGCAAGGCCAGCCACTCCGAGGCAATCTATGAGCTTCACGGGCAAGTTTCCCCGAGACATGACGGCCAACAGTTCGCTGTCAAATGCCTGGGTAGAAACAACGTAACGGACTACTTATATATGCTTTCAACGGATATTGCCCCACCAACAGAGTCACATGTTTTCAAACCACACCCATGGTATCTTTAACCCCTCAAAAATCACACAGAAGACGTTATAATAATAAGAAACGTTTAATACACAACATACGGAAAACTTTTCTCACACCGTAGACGGTCGATACAAAGTCTCACCAAAAATCAGAAAAGAAACCACAGCCATTAATATCAAATACATCCAATTGTTAGTTAACGTCTCTTGGAAAAACGGAGACTCTAAACAGTCCAGTATCAAGTTTCCAGCTGTATACTCGTAAGTCACGTTCCCGACCAGCCTCATGTCCTCTTGCCGAGCGCCCATCATGTACACAGTGTAATCTGAAGACGATCTAATCACCCGAGTATAATCAGCCATTTCGTCAACCCAAGGATTGGTGACATTCCCATACACCAAAACGTTCAGCATAGAGTGAGCACCCCCAAACAGGAGTCTTCTTCTGACACAATCAGCATCCAACGTGATGACACCAGTAAGATTTTCTCGGGAAGAATTCATCCTCTCGATATTCACCACGAACATACAGTCCGACGAATTGCCAGTGACATTCTCATAGCAACATTTGAAATCCAACACCACCGTCTCGTTCTTCTCCATGCCCACCGAATGCGTTTCCCTGTGATTGTAGGACCAGCAATACGTAAAGTTCACATTAGCCGGCCCCAAAGCTTTGAAGCATCTTTCCGACTGAACTACTACCAAGCCAAATATGATCGAACAGAGCAGGAGCAGCGTTCTCGGAGCCATGACGAGGACCAACAACATGATGATGCTGCTTCTAGCGAAGTGAAAATGCCCAGTGTGAACCTCTTGATTTTATATGCCAACGTCTGTCACGTCAACACAATTCAGAGAACGTCCCCTCATTAAAAAAAGAGGACAACACTATTTAGTCAGGAAGACTAGAATTTTCCCCCCAGCCATCGTATTTCTCACCGAGTTCTCCAAACTCCCCAAAACGGAAAGCCAGGATGTGGCTCACTGTAGCCATCATCGCCACCGCTTTCACCACCATCGCTAGCGCATTTTTCGGTTTCAACTCGATCTTTCAGATCCTCCTCTTTCTGATCGTCGTCATCAGCGTCGCCGTTTTCACCTTAAACCTCGTGGCTCTACTAATCTACGATTTCGTCATTGACACGATGAATGAACTCTTTCTGTTTAAAAATCAAGACGATATACAAAACGAAAAGACAGAAGTCTCGGACACCATGATCATCATCTTCATGGAAACCTGACTAGAAATCGGTGTCCGATTGTAAAGACAAACGCTCATAAACGACTTCTTCAGAACCCGTACGGACGAGATCCCTGTCCCGTCGACGTTTCCAAAGAATTTTGGTCAAAACCCCACAGGCTACCAGAAAGAGCCCCGCTAAAAATACACCCACTCCCACCAACCATCGACAATCATCGAACCTTCTTCCCGTCCACGTACTATTGCCACTCATCCCCACCCATCCAACCTTTTACAAACAGAGAGATCACACACCGTCTTGAACAAGACACTGGACACTCGAGTCAAGTATTCAAAGTAGATTTTTATAAAGCATGAAAAAAGCTTTCAATGTCTGCGACTGATAACCACAGCAAATATAATGGCAATAAAAATTAAACCGACAACAGCCATGATAAACAGAGCCAGAGTCCATTTCAATCCGCTGTAAAAGTTGTCTGATAACAGAAGATTTTCCATATTGCTGGTGGGACGGCCGGGACAGTTACTGTCTCGCTCAGAGATCGGATCCATTTCCAATGACGTTGACAGACATTGTTCTTCATATGGTGGGGGTAAAGCCATAGCCGACATGGGAAGCGCAGTTAACGTAACGTTGCCAGAACACATAGCTTCTTCATAACTCGGAGGCGGCAAATCTGGATCTTCCATTCCAACTAAAACCGGACACTGAAGCGGTGCAGCCATGATCTCTGCGACAGTTAAGACGAGCTATTTCTAGAAAACCACGAGCGTTTCACCGTCTTCTTGAGTCGACGACAGAACAGACCGCGCGGACATTCAGTGGGTGCCAAGGCTGAAAGACTTCTGACCGTTTTACCGAAACACCCGTTGGTGAATCGATACGTGTTTCTAAAGCGTAGGAAAGCAACCTTAAAAAAAGTAGCCAAATTAGGTGCCAAATAATAAGTACGAGAGTTTTCCACGTCGACTCCGAACACAACCCCCGATTCGTTGACCAGAATCGGAACGTGAAGCCAAGCGTGATTAATCCACGTCGTGGCTTCAAAGATGTTAATAACATTCACCGAGCCAGTCTCCTGCAACCATTCGTTGTGCAACACGCGATCTTCTGCCGCATGATCCCCACACACGGTGAGACTCACTGTCCGGCCTTCACAATTCCAAGCGTAGACGTGACCTTCATACTTACGACACAAACGCCAACAACTGACCAAGTCACTAGCCGTTAGGAATTCACTCAAAGAACTATCAGATAGAGTAATATCCGGACTCAACTCGTCTCGCAGCGGAGGATATTGGTAAAGACCGACCTCAATGAGATGGCAGAAACCCTGACGACTGACCAAATATATAGCATCCTCCTGATAACTGTACACGTAGAGACATCCTTTTTCTCCAATGATGACGACTAAAGATGCAGATTCCACGCCTTCATCCGGCCCGACAACACCCACCGGCACTGCGAACTTGTCACAGCACAAGTAATTCTTAAAAATTCCTTTAATACTTAGAGCACGATGACTTCCTTTCCGTTGAAAATCGTAATAGGTAAAGTACCATTGAACAGGCCAAGGTAGAGAAAGCTTCGTACCATGATGCATTCGCACCAGAGACAAAAGATTTCGGGGAGCTCCATTCTCCACCGATAACTGAAAAGTCAGCCTGATAAGATCACAGCTAGCTTCTTCAGGTTCCATGGCTTTAAAATCAGAGCGCCCAACGCATTGGTGGCCAACCGACAGTTGTCGCTCACAATCACCGTCGTGCTTTTATTGTCAACCGTTCACATCTGACGCATTGAACCGTCATAACGTGACGAAAGATGTTTCAAAAGACTTCTGTATCCCCCTAAACATAGCAATCTGACTGTCATTCGCTAACTAAAGCCTTCGATCGACCACTCGAAGGAGCGAAATCGAGTCAGATCAATAAAGAGTTCGCTGTAAGACTCCCTAAGTACACTTTTGTTTTTTGGCGTTCGGCACAAATTCGAAGGTCACTGATTCATCACTATCACTCTCCTCTTTCGCATCTCCAAAATACCCAGGACCACGATCACTCGATCCGGCACCGCCACTTTTAGACGTCATGTAATTCGTAATCTTATGTTGATCATATTTTTCTTTAGCGCTGTGGTCCGCCTCCACCGACTTTCTAGAAGCTCGATCATGTTTTTTAGAAGGCACCATCTCCGGAGGCGCTTCGGTTTCCATGCCATCTTCGTGCAGCGACACGTTATTGGCCATCTGTCTTTTGTAATTTTTCTCGAAAGTGTTCAAATCATTCCGCTGAAATGGCTCTTCGGTCAAAAAATTCTCCACACAAAAAAGACCGTTCTTGCTCGCCACATAGAGCATGGTATCGTGTTCGGTCATAATCCGCAACGTACACGGTAATTTAGTCACCGCACAATTCATCAAAGCCTGGTACAGATTCTTAATCTGCACATTCAGGCGGATATTTTTAACCCCATGAAAGCAGACACGATTATTAGCCGTAAACTCTAACTCATTCCCGCTACTCAAAACGAACTTAATCACCGGAGGGCTAGCATGCACTAAGATCTGCACGGTTCCCGCAGATGACGGGCTTTTTTTCACATTCCTTTTGACCCTGGTATGAGGCGCCAACCACTTCACTAAATCGGTCACGACACCAAAATCGAAATCCACGTGCACTGACGAATTCTCACTTTCCCGAATAATGTCTTGTCCATGAACACAAGCAGAACTGAATTCCATATTGAAATCTGGAGCGCACATACAAATCTTGGCGGATAAGTCCGACATGTCCTGAATGTAAAACTTGGTGAGATCTTTACTCGAAGTCAGATACATGAAATTACCCAAAAGCGGTGTCACATTATTAATCGTTTTCGGTTGAAAAGTTTTATCGGTAATGTATAGACAAGAGCTGTTGAACGTAATCTTGGCGACACAATAGTTGCGAACGGTCTGTAAGACCAAGGCCGGGGTTGGCAAGAAAGTCACCGTGGTATTTTCTTTCAGTGTGCGAATGATGGATCGCAGCTGCTGGATTGCGGTTTTATAAGGCTTTAATCTCAAAGCCAGGGTTGGCGGTTCGGGAGAGCGGACTTTTCGCTCCATCTCGAAGAAAAATAAAATCGGACACCGAGTTTCTTCTCAAGAACTGGCCGCTGACCGAACCTCTACCTCTGACGGTCTCTGCACAAATGACTCTGAGCTCCTACCACCGCGATCTTTATAAGCTGCTTAAAGGCGCACCAAAGAATACCACGTTAGAAAGACACGTTATTCAGTCGTCGGATCACACTCGAAGTTTAATATACAATCCAGGGAGTCAGACACCATCTTAACAATCACTTACAACACTTATATACTCCGACTTTCATTCCAAAATAATACAATTCAGTGAGCCTATCTAACGGAGCAGTGATGGAGAGAGCATAATTTCTCCTGATGGGCAAAGCGATGCACTGATCTACAAATTTACAAAGACCACGAGAACACATTCGATAAAGATGATGCTCCAGTTTCAGCGCCGAATACAAGAAGGGCTCGAACTGTTTCTTCTCCATCAAAATCGGATCATGTACGAGAATCTTCTCCACTTCCTCGTCGGAATACTTCAGCATCACACGATTAACGATCGGCATCCGCAAACAATACTTTTCCAACTTGGGAATGCGAAGAAACTCGTCCGCAGGTACATCGTGTAACACCGTTCTCACATCAGAGACGTTATTCGCAGCCGGCCACACTGACGGTGTGACATTCAACAGTTGCGCCACATCATCATCCGGTCCCAAAGCCCAAAAATGTGCGTTCCGCAGTCCATACTTGAGAATATCCTGCCTCAGAGAATCCCAATCTTGACTGGAGATCGTCAAACGACACTCCGGATACTTCTGGTAGACAAACTTGCCTTTGCTATAGATTGTCCGCTGAAACCATTCAAACCGCGAAAATCCCGCTATACACAGATTGACACTAGTACGCAGAGCGTTATAATAAAGATTTTCAAAAATCCGCTCCACGAAATCAAGATTCTCATGCAGGGTCATCCCCATCATAGTGAGAGTCGTCTGGAGACCGACGACCCCCAAACTAAGGCTGCGAAACTTTTCAATGGCGCTTTGGGTTTTCCCGTCACTCTTATCACATAGCGCATCCAAGCGGACGTTAGCTAGCAGGACAGCATCCCGCACCACCTCTCGCAAAATCTGAAAGTTAAAACATTGATCATTGTTCCCTAAAAACACCTCCCCGTAACATTTTCGAGAAACTGACTGCTGTCTACAAACATGAACACATTTAGATAAGTTTACAACCACACGCTGGACAGGAATATGGTAATTGGTAAAATTGCAAGAGGCCAAATCAGGTCCGAGACAAGGAGGAATAGGCACATTATAATCCATGATGGAGTACCGAACCACGTGATGACAGAATACTACCCCAGTATTGCCTAACAAAAGGCAGGTGTTCAGCTTCTCAAAGAACAGTGGTAGACACACCGTAACGTGGCGATTCGAATTCTCCAAACGACGATATTCTTTCTCAAAAATCTCTTCATTACCTAACCGGCTAAGCCTCCGAGACACGTTCCGACCCCAAATGCCAAATTCTTCTTCCCCAAGGACTCGCCGCTTCATAATGACGTCAGGGATATTCAGAACAAAATGAAGACCAACCGCATCGTCTTTAATGATGAAGTCCAAAATTTCAACACAGGCGAGATCCCAAGCATCAAAGTAGATACACACTGTCGGCTTGACCACATCCTTTTCACAGACTACGTCACGTTGAGCAGAAAGACAACGAATGAGACTGATGGCGTCGGAATCCATCCTCGTGACATTGACAGACACCGATGTGCGTCGAGCCAAGCTCTGACCTAGACGTTGAATCACCGACCAGTCGTTTTCATGCACCTGGTCAGAAATCAAAACGGCATCACAACCTGGAGAACCAAAAAAACCAGCATCTGAAGAAGCCAGCACGGAAAGAGAAACGACTCCATCTTGAAACCATCTGAGCAGCTTCTCGAACAAATCTAATTCTCCTTCCACGTGAAAAGCTCTTCGATACAAACCACTGTAAAAATTGGACTGGACCAAAGAGACCAGGTACACCACGATACGTAAAAAGATGCCGGCGACCATTTCCTCTTTTCCCTCCATAGGTCTCGAAATCTGATCCAGATAGATAATAGCAGACACCAATCCTTTACAGGTGATACCTTTGGTAATTTTTTGCACCAATTCTAAAACCGACGAGAGGTAATCTCGATGGCGACAAAAAAAATCTCGCACCATACCGTCTATCTCATCGCATCGGCAATAGATATCAAGTGAAGTGTGCTCGTGGTTACGGTTCGTTTCGTAATAATAACGTCCCAAGAGCAAGTCCAGACGCGGTTTAAGCTTGATCAATCCAGCAGCATACTTCACAATCAATTGATGTAACTCGGCAGGCTTAAAATCCGCGCTTTTCACCGCCTCTTCGATCTCACCCCAAGCGTTTTTCACACCATAGACATTGACAGATCCTGGACGCGACCGACAAAAACGCCGCGCACCAGATCTGCCGTGACAAAAACATTTTCGCAGATATTCGCGTCTCACTCCGTTAGAACTCGGCGCGTCAACACCACCAACATCAGACGTCTTGGTCCTTGAAAATTCAGACTTCTGTGATGTCTTTCCTTCAGAAGCATAGCGATTGCAAACCACAACGGTTCCCAATCCGTTACCGATTTGAATCACCGTAGGTTCCATTGTAGTCTCCCATAAAGCAAAATCCTCCCCTCGACTTCTGGCCCAACTATCTCGATGAAGCATATCCCACACCACGTTAGACAAATTCCTTGAAAGACCCGATCTCTACATTGAAATGTTCCAATCGCATCACCGAAAGCTTCACTTCTTTGCGAATCAAGACACCAGCATGAATATCTTCACGGAGACACCAACCCAGCTTTTGTACTACACCGGTACACGTCACAAAGTGACCAGGGCGCGTCACTCGCCGATTGAGAAACTCGAAACGCTCTCGCATGAATCTCTGTCTCAAAACATCAATCAAAGTCGGCAGATGAAAAATCGAAGTAGTCGCCACATACATAGCAGGTTTCGATTCCACCTCTCCCCAGTTATAAACGATAATTAAATATGCATATTGAATTCCGCTCTTAGAATCCTCATCCAGGGCCAAGTACAACTCTTTTGGGAAAACCAGAGCAAAAATATCCGTTTTCAACATGTTATACACGTAACCCTGCATCACACAAGTGACCAGAGAAGTCGTTCCCAAAGAAACCGATTGCACACAACCTAGAGTCTGAATGCGGCGATGTAACGTCTGTAAACAACCATCTAACCACGTCATCGCCATCGTGGCCATACTGGAAGAATACATGCCCACGATGAGACAACGTGTATTCGCAGACAGGTTAGAAGCCTTAGTCGCTAGTAGAAACAAACTGACATACACCGTTCTCGGAGACTCGACGCCCGTGTCGAGAACAAACATCAAAACCCCGGATTGAGACTCGAATTCGACCAAAGCCTCCGGGACAAAAAAACGACCCACGACCGCTTGGTGATCAGCTCCGTAGATATATCGCGGCCAGATACTATTTACATCTTTTTCGGGCCTGATCAGCTTTCGAAAATCAGTATCTCGATCATCATAAGTCCTTTTCACTGCTGTTTTCTTGACTTCCGAAGCCATGTCTCGACGACTCGTCGACTTAAACAAAATCACGGAAGAACTCCGAACGAAAAACCTCGACGCTCAAGGGGCTCTAACCACTATCAGCAAAATAGAAATCGCCGCAATCGACGTCCGAGAGATCACCGCATCTAAAATACGACAGTTTCTCCAATACATTCCAAACAAAGGTTATCATTTTAATTTTATCCAAAAAAATGTGGTCTACTATCTGCTGAGTCACGCCACTTTAAGCCGTAATTCAGACCCCTTGACTCTAGTGGCCGATCTCGTTTCCGAACTCGAAAAATATGTCCAACGCAATTCAGGAAACAGTCCTTATGAATGGTTGAATAATCAAAAAACCCTCGAACAATTTAAAACTTTTATTGCGGAGATTCTTAAGATACAGGAAAGTTTCTCCAGTAATAAGTTCTTGAAAGCCACCCTGGACGACAAAGCCTCGAAAAAAGACCTGAGTGACAACGGGACACAGTATCTGATCAGAAACGTGTTGACACAGGTCACCAAAACAGTGACTGAGATCCGCGCCTTGATTAACTGTCGCTTAGTAGCCGAACTTGTAGATTATCTCTATCGAACAACCACCAACTGGTTCCGAGAAACGCTGCAATATACTACGTTTCGAAAAAACAATGACCAAGATCTAGACACAGTTTTGAAAATGATTTATTTTTACACATATCACCGTCGAGCCAACAGTTTTCTCGAAACAGCTTTTAATGAATTCACCAACGAGGGTCGACAACGTTTCAAAATTTTTACGATCTCCAACTTGGACGGAGATCAACAAACCGGGGCAGAATACATTCGAGACACCAGCTTCAAAATGTTCAACGCTTGTCTCTCTGACAAAGATAGCTCCGGTTTGCTTTTCCCAATCATCTCGACCCAATTGTCAGTCTTGAATTTCATGTCCATCGAAAACCTCTTCTTTCACCCAGGTCTAGTCTACCGTCTCATCAACGGCGTGATAGCGACACGCATCGGTGATAAACTGGATGTTCTCTCGAAATTCTTGACAGCCACCACGGATCGCGTCTTCCGATCGACAGTCAGTACCAAATCGAACGGTCTGAAAGACATCACAGAAAACATTAGCAAACTGACCGAGCTGGGTCTGAATTACGAAACTTCCCGATTGTACATTCAAATGTGTTTAACGAAACAAACTCCCGAGAAGAACGATCAGATCACACCGTACCTTCTGGATCAAGTCAAGGAACTCTCGAACCAGATCTGCTTAATCGTCTATAACGCCTACTTGTTCTTTCTTTGTCTCAACGTGTATAGTCCGACCTTTCTGTTCAATCACCGTCGTCGAATTCTTTTGGAACAACAGAAATCCTTACTGGTAGGATCTCGAACCGACCTTGACTCCATCTGGAAAAATGTCGTAATGAACGTGAATTATTATTTTCCCGCCTGGTTTACTGAAGACGAATTTGATGTCTGTACTAAAGGATCCACCCCTATTGAGAAAGAATACCTGTATCGCGACTTGATCAATAAATGGGGAGATGTCTTATTCACCCTGAAATATCGCCACTCATCTGAGCCAGCACAGATTGAACAATCAACACAGACCATCACGATCACCGACATTATCGAACGATGTGCCATGGTCAACTTATCCGACGTTCCTTATGAATCTTTATTACCCCTGAGTAGTCACCCTAACTTCGCCGAAAAGTTTGTCAATCTCGTCATCGTCCCAGAATTTACACAAACATTGAACATTCCGTACGCGCAATTCAAAACGGTCGGAGCTCCCCGCTTGATGCAAATCATTCAAGCCTGCCGACTCCTCATGCCCGGACAAATGACGCTATACCACAAACTAGTCGCTCTCTATAACCTTACCAACTTTGTATCAAAGATCGACGGTGGAGTATTCCGAACCATTTACGACCTCATCGTGGAAATTACCGCGATTCTGGAGAACTTATGTCAAGAAAGCTTATCACTCAATGTTGATCTGATCGCCGAGCTGATGGCGGAATCGTTATCGAACAATCTACGGGACGATGTCAACCCGATCATCGACGAAGTCATCCGTAATAGCTCAAGCAGCATGCAACAATATGTTGAACATACCAGGCTATGCTACGCAATCGCTATGACTGACGGCCGCCTCGTGACCAAAGAGAATTCTCCAGATACGGTGTTAATTATCTTGGCCTCAAAAACCATTTTAACCATGTCCCTCCGAAACTTTGTCACCGCAGCTGACCACCTAGTCAAGCAAGCCAAAAACCTGAACGATAACTTAACGCTGACGCAAAATCGCATGAAACGAATATGGAGGCGAGTCAATCAGATCCTCGATGATATGACTTGTGCCGGACAATGCGCACAGACGCATCCGATTTACGGAGAGATGATAAAATCGTTGCGTAAGACCCTCAAAACGCTCAAAGGGATCGAACATCGGCTTTCACAAGCTCTCGAACAATCCGAGAAATCGAACAAGCTCGTGACTTCCTCCCTCAGTCGAATAATAAAAACATGCTCAGTCCTCGGTAACAATAACATATTCGAACACGGTCTTTCCAACTGCATCACGGAAGCCGTGGGAACCATCAAATCTCACCGCACTTTCTCCCGCCTTCCGATCTCATCTTACTCGGAACACTTACCGAACGCCGAAGAATTGCTACACAAGTTTTTTCAACCTTATCGAAACACGTCGTCAACCAGCCAGATAATCGACATGAGTTCAGTAACTGACGTTTCGAACGAATTTCAATATCAAGATGTTTTTGAAAACCGATACTCGCCACTCGATAACCTTGACAAGCTATTAAACTGGTATGTAAACACCAAAGAACAAGCCCAAGAAGACATCTGCGCTTCTCTCCGTCCCACGCTGACGAAATGCGTCGAGACCCCATCGTGAGACGCCATGCAGATCTACCAGGCCAGCTGCGACCAAGCCAGTCGACGATTCGGCCCTCGAGCGGGAAGCCAGTGTGTCTGTAACTGTCTATTGTATATCCATACTCTTCACATTAAAGGTGCACATTACACCCTGAACAAGGATGCCTTGGACTTAATTCTTCAAGAGGGATCTAGATTAGATACAATCACCGAGCAAGAACTACTTAAAAAAAACATAAAACCTCACGTCTACCGCTTAGGTGAAGAGGTTTCTCGCACCATCCAGACTAGTTTTGGCCGGACCGCGCACGCCCTTTCCCGTCCGTTTAACGGCACTGCCGAAACACGAAACCTAGACGGTTACGTTTGCTTGGGGATCTTTGATTTCCTCCTGTACGCGTACAACAAACCCAAACCCGTGTACATCTTAGTCACCGTCGACGCTCTAGCCCGAGCCATCGTCTTTACCGATCATGATATCTTTGTCTTTGATCCACACGCTTCAGATCGATGTCCCAACGCCGCCGTCTATCAATGCCGATCCCTTGACGACGTGGTTACGATCTTAACTTCTTTCGGCCTAATTCTAGGCTCTTTTTACTATGATGCCCTGATCATCTACATGATCGACCTATCTATCTTTCCCATTCCGGCCAGCGAAATCGATCGGACTATCATCTCGTTATACCGAGACCCAGACATCTCCCTACCCATCCCTATCCCACCAGGTTCTCCTACCACACCCATCAAACCCCCACCTACCTCAGTCCCAGCACTGGAACCTGTACCCTCACCATCCACACCGATTCCAACGTCGAAAAAGACCAAAGCTGAAAAGAGAAAGAGCGACACACCTCATAAGACCAGTAAAAAGAATCCTCGTAAAACCACCCACCAAACATACAACTGTACCGAAGCCCTTCCGTCCTTAACTCGATACGAACATTTAGTAGAACAAATAGAGAAAGAGTTGACGCTTCATACACTAAAAGCCCCACCGACCTCAGGATGGACCCTGTACTCACAAACTTCGGGTTTACCATTCGACGAGAGCTTCTTAACAGAACGTGTTCACCAGCTCACAGCCCAAACCATCGATAATTTGGCCATGATGAGATACTTCGTCAACCCGTCAGATGATACCGTAAGAGACAGAACTCGAGCCACTCTGCAAACACATTTGAGACAATTATGGGGATTTTCTCAGGCCACAGACACGTTTCTCGCCATCCTGGTCAAACAAGATCTCAACCTAGTAAGATTATACAACGTCTACCTAAGTCGTCGAAAAGCGCCCTGGACGACGCTAGAGAGACTTTTGGGTAGCAAAATTTACGTCGTCTTCACTCACTGGGGAGAAAACCACGGACCTCGCGTCAAACAATGGACTCAAAACCTGATCCGGCACATAGAAAAAACCGACATTCACGAACTCGAAGTCAAGATAAGAACTTACCTTTGGAGCAACCCTCTATCTGTCCAAGAACGATTCGTCTGTCTTAAGGGTGAAGACCGAGATACGGTATCCAGTTTGGTGGCCACACGACAATCCGTAAACTCGGAACAACTAGCTAAACAACAAAACAGTTATCGTCACATGTCAGAGTGCATTGCTCATATAGACATCAATAGACTAGATCAACTTTCCCCACAGATCTTGAATAAAAATCTATCTGAGATGTCCAAAGTCGATCACGTCACAAAATCACAGCTAAAAAAGCAAACCGAGAATCAACTCCGAGATCTTTACAACGATCTGAACACAAATTTCCAAAAAATTCTAGCAGACAAAAACAATCAAATTCTCTCTGGCTCCTTACCAGGACCCGAACTCACTCAACTGCAAAAACAAGTGAACCAAGCTTTAACTCTCTGTCAAACCTTGAAGAACCTGAATCTGTATGACACCAATATTGACGAGCAATTACATAAACTAACAGAATACATCACTTTTATTCTAACGGGAAATGCTTCAACATCGATAAGCTATCCCGAAAATCTGACCGCCCTCCGAAAAGAATTCTCTGAAGTCATTAAACAAAAAGAATATAACGAAACTAAAATCAATGAGCTGCTCAACAACATCGAATTCATACTGAAAGATCCAACCTCCCGAAGCTCTAACATCTCGATGTCAATGTTGCGAGCTCAATTACAGGAGCTCTCCAACCTAGACATTAAGAAAGTCTCTGGAGCCGAAACTCGCTTCCAGGCTATCTCTAAATTAATCAACTCTCTGAAGCAAGAAGAAGATCTGACCAGACAATTTGTGGCCTCGATCTCGTACTCTAACATGCCTAATAATCAAACTCTGAAAAGACAACTTCGTTTAAAAGATCTCCTCCGTGACGACGAAGACTTACGTAAACAGTACATTAGTCATCTAGCTGAAATCCTTAATACCGTAGTCGATAAACTAGTCACCCAAGAATTCTGGCCACCTGCCACCTTCGAACTACTGAAAGAGCTAATTAATCAATTACCGCCGAACAATCTTACCAGAGACCTTCGCGTCTCCACCTCGATATTCGCTCAATTGAGCAAGAAGATAGAAACGGTTTCTAAAGCCACAGACAAAAAAAACATTCCTCTTTTGGAAGACATGACACAGTTCTTTCTGAGCCACGGAGAATCCTTTAGCGCTCTCATGTCCTCCGGGATAGGCTTAAACCTGAAAACAATCTATGAAAAATACAAAGCCCAGCTAGAGGCGAAATACCTACAACAAGCTGAAGACACTTGGAAAACAAAAGCGCGAGAATTAAAAATTACCTCCCCTAACACTGTCGAAGCATTTCTTCGAACTGCACCCAGTCACACTGCAGCCTCCGCTGTGACACCACTTTTGGAAGAAAAACTCAAAGCTTACATTGAAGAAGAGTCCAAAAAGATTCAGCAAGAAAATCAACAGCGCTTGACCGAATCCCAAAACAGAATCGATCTGGAACTCACACGAGTAGTCGATGCTCTTCGTTCGGAAACCCCTTCCCTCGTCCTAGCTGTAGATCTAGAGAGCGTAAAAAACATATTAAGCGCACTAGGACCCAACACACAAGCTATCTTGGAGAAATTCAACCGCAATGTGCTTTCTGCACTATCGAAGATCGACAAACAAATCGATCGTTCGGCAGATAAGAAGATCTACGAGCTTTTGGCCGGAAAACCCGCAAAGATAACTGGCGCGTACTCAGGCGATCCCAACATCTTAAAGACAGCTCTGAGTCACTTACGCCACTTAGATGCCTACCTTACTCAGGAAACCAAAACAATTCTGAACCACATGTATCGTCAATTACTATTTATCACCACGGAACTCAGTGACCGTCCAGCCGCCACATTCACCGAAACAGAATATGAAAGCAGATTTCTACAGTATCAAGAATGTCAAAGAGAACTCTTGAGTAACTTCGAAACCGCGAAGAGCAGCATCATACGAGAAGCGAACGACCTACAGGGCGCAGTGAAAAAACAGCAATCCACAAAAGCCACCGAAAAACCACCGACACTGAATCGACAAGTCGTCAGCCAACTGTCCTATCCATTGACCCCAGATTTAAAAGACACCGCATTCCACCAGGTGCTCGAAGAACATCTAGATTCAGCACGCCAATCTTTGACCAAAGAAATTGATCTTTTAGACATTCAGCTAAAGTCCATTACTGAATTACAGCAAGCTAAAACTAGCTCTCTAATCGCTCGGTGGCAAGACCTAGTCACGCGTCACAAAGTAGACTCCCTAGAAATCCCCACACCAGAAGCTAAACTACTGCTCAGCGATCCTGTGACCGCGCTCACGGAAACTGTTCAAAAAGCAGCCACAGACCTTCCGTATCTCATCTCCGAAAAGACACTCAAATGGGTACTGATGTTCATCCAAGATGCCATTCAAGAAATCAGTCAATCTACCGATCATCCTCAAAATGGTCACCTCGTGTCTTACCACGCCCTTCAACAAAAAGCACAACAACATTTGACAACTGTCACGACGGACATTTCGAACAACGCATCTTGCGAAAACTTTGTCGCTCATCAGGACACTATCACGATTACCGAAGATATCATTCAGCAAGCCGAAGCCGCATGGCGGTCACTCCAACCCAAACGCGTGGCCGGTGGTGAAGCCCGTTACCGACAGATACAATCAGATCTCAACAAGATGCGGCATTCTTTGTCCGATCTAGCACTCAAAGAATCTTTAGCCACAGAATATTTTGAACTGTTGAACGGTCTTCACTCGTTCAGCTACGGTTTAGACTTCACCACTCAGTTGCAAAAAATACGCCAACTACAGATGCGCTTCACCGAATTATCTAAAAAAGAAAAAACCTCTTCGAACGATTCAAGTTTTCCCGTGTACCAAAAAAATCTAACCGCTTCCATTCCCACATCATCCTTTCTCAGAGGCCTAGTAGCTTTAGAAAAAAGAGTTTTAGATGGCTACAAATACCTAAGCGACCTGGTCAACAAGCAATTTCTCATCAATAAGCGGTTAGAAGATGTCCCTTCATTAATTTTACCCGCCAAGAGTGATCAGGCCAGTACAGACAGACTAAGCAGATTACAGTTCAGCAGAGACACTCAACTCTACGAGATCATCGACGTTTTCGGTGACCACCAGATAGTGACGCCAAACGGTACCCCCATCTCTCTGACCCCGACATATGGTAATGTGATTTTTAAATATCTAGCGCTACACCGTAGCCAGCACACCGCTTCGAAACGTCACGCGCGTCTCAAAAACATCGTCACTTCCAGATATAAAGCCATCATGGTCTCTGTAGCGATCGCTGGGACTCTGAAAAGCTTTTGGAAACCGATTTCGGATTACGATCTCAGGCCGCTTCTCACAAACGATGAGATCGAAACCTTTTCTCGGGAAACTAACACGTTGGTCAATTTGAAAATCTTCGCTTATGTAGTCACCACTGCTTGGACATTACAAAGTCAAGACATCACAGAAACCGGTTCTCGAACCAAGCTGTCCATCGCCGAGCTGTGTATGATTTTAACGACATTATACCCCGAATATATCTACACGATCTTAAAGCACTCGATCCAGTCTTCTGTCACATCTCTCCTCCACACTCTGAAACAGGACATTGTCAACGAGGCTTTAAACACCACGCAAAACCCACCCCCCTGGGAAATCGACGAATTAAAAGGTTTCTGCATCGAACAGAGTTTGTGGTCGACAGCCACCATCAGCCGCATCTTGTGGGATAACGACTTCATGCGACAACTCTGTCAAGATGTCGGTCCCTACAAAATGAAATCAGGCAAATTGTTACAATACATCTTAGCCGTCTCGATCTTACCACAGGACGTGCTACAATGTCTCTGGCTGGAACTTAAACCACAGTACGCTGAACAATACGTGTCTCTATACGACTTTGTCCAAGCCCTCTTTGACATTTTCAGTTACCCGTACGATGTCACAGTCGGTACACCAGCCAACGATCCTCAGTTAACCAGCGGTGAAAAGATACTCCAAAGCATCTCATTGAGAAAGAAGTGTACACAAGAAGAGGAGGAGATGTCAAAAATCTTTATTGAGACAGAAACAGTGCTAGATTATGCTTTAGGTTCGCTAGTCTTTGGTGTACCAGTCTGCTGCGCGATCCGTGTGGCTGACATCTCAGGTGGCAGGACTCTTCTGGCTCGACATTTAGAATACACCCCTAACGACCAGGATTTTAAACGAATCCTCAGGTCCCGGGACTTAAATTTTGGCTATCTGATCAGCCAGACTTGGACAAACACGCCGATAGAACAGTGCTGGTTCCAGAGTCAGGCTAAGAAAATACGGGATTATCTTCAACACCCGGTAAAACTTGACTTTACACCGTTAGTCATCTACGGTTCGCTGACCCGATATACTGAGTCAGTACTCAAACCTCCTCTGACAGATCACAAACCCAACTCCAGGATCGTCATTGATAACCCATTTCCCATAATTCCCTTAGAACAGACTCCCACTCCCGAACCCTTATCCTTTCAACGTGTACCGGTAAGTATTGATTTCTTACAGGACACACCTCCACGACTGGCAGAGACTCACAGCGAACATAGCGAGACGGTGGAACCCGCCACCGCAGGAGACTCTGTAGCTTCCAACTCATTCTCCGAACCTGTCTTCCGACAAAATGATACCGCAGATACCATTTTATCGAAAGATGATGTCACCACTGTTTCACCTTCCGCCGCCACGGCATCTTTCGGGCAGCAGCCCATCACGAACCTTACACACAACATTCAGAAAGCTTTACATATCATAAAAATGGTAAGGACAGACTTAAGAGCCCTCACCGAGTCCATTATCGAGACTACTCGCCGTCTAGATTTTCTTTATTTATGAACGCCGTGCACCCGCAGCCATGGCCATCATTCTCAATAAATCTAGTTTGAAAGCATTCTTGTCTGAAAACATACTAGACATTCTTGCGTATTTCGATAACATAGTGTTAATCACTGGTCGTTCTAAATATTCAGCCTTAAGTTCCAGGACTTGAATCCCAACGTGGCGCTTTTTATCTTCGTCTTTTTTACCGGCACCGCTGTTTGAACCAGACCCGCTAGACATATCGACGCTGACAAGGAAGTCTAGCCACAACGGCACACGCTAAACAGCGATTCTCGCAAGTCTCGTCGTCTAAACACGTATCCTTCGGCTCGACTGCCGCTTGACACCGTTGACAAAGAAAAGCGCTACCGTGCGTCACTAACTTCAATAACCTAGCCGCGGTACAGAGTCGCAGAATCGTAGTCGAGTCACACGTTCGTGAAGAACACGGCACAATGACGTCTAATACCGCTTCCCGATCATACACAGCACAAGCAGCGTTGAGACCTACTACAGCTTTCCACTGAACACGCAAACAACGGAATCCATAGACGTCTTCTAAAGACGCTTCATAGACACGCTCCTTGGTAAGACGTTGACTTCCACAAAGAGAACAATGAATGAGCTCTGCGTTAGTATCGTAGATAACACTCTTCTCCTGACGATCCCTATAATAGAACATCGAATTCAAAGGGAAATTCTGATCGCACTGCAACTTTTCTTTACCCAAATTCAAACAGTGACCACAGTAGCGACACACTACAGCCACCAAGGAATTCACACTCAAATAACGTTCGCATTTCAGGACACAGAAGCACCACACCGGAAGCTCGAGAACGCTTCCGATCAATCCGCGACGTAGTGCAATGGACAACCCGTGCATAACTATTTTTGAAGGTTCGGCGTGAGACTCCGAACGTTGCATTCGGGTGCCATCATCGTTCAGACTCAACCCGCGAAGCGGCACCAGATATCGAGGGCACCGGACACAAAAATTTTCCACGGCATACTTTGCCACCACATACACGGGATTACCACACGGTACTTGTCCAGCACGCCGACGTAAAGCACTGATTAGATCCTCCACCGATTGGGTGCGCGACTTCTGTCTGCGTTGCCACACGTTATCTTGATAAACGATAATGTCCAGACTGGTATCATACTTTTTGGAGCGCAAAAGCGACAGACACGGAGAACTTATCTGCGTGCTGATGGGAAGACGCAAATCAGTCCTGAACAAAAACCGATGTAGATCATTCAAAGACGTAAAATTTACATTTTCCAATAACGTATTCAGCTTATCACCAGGATACAAAGATAAATTCTGATGAATGTGAAAAGCGTCATACTGTTCAAACCGTAGGAAAGACACCACACCGGAGATCTCGTGTAAGCAATATAACAGATAGATGTAAGACAAAAAGAGAAAATACTGCTTCGTCATAACTATACGTTTGAATGTGAAATTCAATGCTTCCCGTTGCTGCAGTGAGCAAGATGACCACAGTACCAAAAATCGCTGATAGAATCGATCACTGAGCTCACGGGGTAAAAAACGTTTATCCGTGATAAACATAGTTAGAACACAGTCCATCAACTCTTCCCCACGCACAGTCCCTCCAACGGCCAACTGCAGATGAAACCTGTCATCGTGCACACATAGCGGAACAAAAAGTTCCATCAATAAATCACGGTACATAACCGCCATACCTAAGAAGTACGTACATTAATCCTAGACTACAAACTAATACGGCAATTACCGTTTCTACTCGGAGTTCTTTCAGACGAACTAAACAGCCGTATTTGGAAGAAGACTGAACCTCATTACTCGGTAAGTCGGGGGACGGACTACTTTTTTCAAATCTTTTTCGAAAGCTCTGACAACCACATCCTCGAAAGGGAGGAGGTGGAGGCGGGGGAGGAACAGTCTTCTTTGCCATTCGCGACGGACTCCGAACTCCCGCCACTTTTGAGGCCGTTTTTTCAGTTCCACTGATGACGGACTTCTTTTGATACAATTCACGTAGCAGAATCTCGTACTCCCTTTCGTTCTCGGGACCAAAGGCGATCAACTCTATGTTAAAAACCGACGCCGCATTTGACTTTCTGACCACACACTTAGTTAAAACACCGTAGGCTGACGGTTTCAGATCCTCGATGTCCTTCAGAGTAATGACGATCTGGTCATTCACTCGCAAGACATTAAATTCCCCCACGTGTCGTGACGACACAAGTTTCGTCGGAGCCCGAATAAAACAGCAGAGTGACACAGCACACCCAGTATTCTTAAAAACAAAGCAAGGAATGTGGTCGGTCCGACTTTCCCAGTAACTCAATAAATACTCGACGCAATAAACAGTATCCGTTCTTAACATGGCGTCACACACCGAGTAGTTAGGGTTTTTACAGATCAAACTAGAATCCGTCACGCGTAACTCGTTCGGACCTAGTTTCAGAATCCGCCGTGTCGCCGAAACCAAATCGTGGTGCAGAGCTTTATCGAGATCCATTTTATAAACAATTACGGCACGAAACTCTTATTATTTACTAGATGACTCCTCTTTCTCCTCTAGAATACCGTTGATATCCATAAGCTTCGTTACGATCGCCGTTAATAGTTTCGTCTTATCACATAAGATTTCCGCATGAGAACAACTTGGAGACTGTCCGTACACGTATTTAAAGAACGCCGCGTACTTCTGCCCAGCATTCACGAAGTTCAACCTAGCGTCCAACGAAGGCAATAGCAATTCGTACACCTTCGGTAACATCGGCTCAAACTTGATATACGAGTCTTCCAACTCTAAGTCCCCATCAACCGTCTCCGTCATCCCGAGACCCCGGAGACCTCCGCGATCCTGTCAACAACATGCATCGGATGTACTTTGGCTGGTCGGCGGAACACAACTCGCCTCACAGTCCTCTCATCAACGAGCTTTTATTACAAGCTCACCCGAGGAAACTTCCCAGCACACCTAGCGATCAAAGCGTCACCAACAGTACACACGGGAACAGCGAAAGAGAAAACGAAACCCAATCGACTGGAATTCCAGACCTCATCGGCACGGCCTGCGATCTCGACGCCGAACTGGCACAATTCGAGCTCGTAGATGCAGAACGTCTTAAAAAACTCTGTACACCACTGGACATCGATACCCGTTGTAACCTATGTGCGATTATCAGCATCTGCCTCAAGCGCGATCATGACCAGACCTGGTTGCTAAACTATAGTCTGCTCTGCTTTAAATGTAACTACGCACCCAGAACGTCGCTCAGCGTGATGATAGTTATGTCTGAGTTTCTACAATTACTCAACCACCATTTTCCAGATATCCAATTCGGACAGTTATTTCGTCAAAATGTGCTAACAGTGTTCGACTTCCACCTCCACTTTTTCATTAACCGGTGTTTTGAAAAACAGAACGGTGACGCCATGGAGAACGAGAACGTGACATTGAGTCATTTAGCCGTAGTCAAATCGCTAGTTCTAGGTGAAGAAACAGTACCCTACAGCAAACAACGTAGGTTCAGTCACCACAAACAGAAAATAGTCATCAAGATCCCCGAAGAAGCGAAAGAAACACTCGACACTTTTTTACAACACAGCACACCAGGACCCGACCGTTTCACGCATCTCCTCTGTTATATGTGGGCCGGTACTCAAGTCATGCCTAACACGCCACTCTCCAGTCTAACCGAAGCCAAACATCAGCAGCTCGACTCTTTGAATGACGCGGATGAGCCAGAATACGAGAAGACCACAGGCCCCATCTACCTCTCCCCAATTCCCGTCTTACAATGGAAAAATCAAACTAACACCGTCTGCCTCCTATGCGAACTAATGAGCTGCTCCCATTACGACAACGTCTTATTGAAATCGCTCCACCACCGAATCACATCATATTGCCAAAACAACGTCAAGATGATGGATCGGACTCAACTCGTGCTCGCAGAAGTCCTCCGAGAATGTGCCTTTGCCCCACCTGAAAGCCACGAAGATTTGTCCCAACATGCCATGCAGAGCGATTCAGCACCTTCACTAGAATTGACTCCAGATTTATTGTTCTGTACGATCCTAAAACAAGCTGGCGTCACCGGAATTTACAAACACTTTTTCTGCGATCCTCAATGCGCCGGTAATATGAGGATCGTCAACGAAAACGTCCTCTTCGCTCGAATTCATCCGAACCACTTTCAAGAAGTTAAGCTGTCCATCTGTCACGATAATAACTATATAAGTAGGCTACCTAGACGCGTTTGGCTCTATATCCATATTTTCAAAGCCTTCCAGATAGTAAAACGAAATTTTAAAGCCAAAACGCAGCTCTCAGACTTCTTAAGAGAATTTACACAGATCCTAGAAGCTTGTGAAATAAAACTAGTGGACCCGTCCTTCGTAGTTGACAAATATGTATAAGAACAAAATTCGCTCTACGGCTAGACGATCCACTCTGCGATCGCTGTCAAAACACCGTAAATCACTGTCACGCAGCGGCTCTTCACCATTGAGTGACACCCCTTTATCACACACGAAGCTCACACTTCACGATCTTCATGACGTTTTTCGAGAATATCCCGACCTAGAGCTAAAATATCTCAACATGATGAAAATGGCTATCACAGGTAAAGAATCCATCTGTCTTCCTTTCAACTTCCAGTCACACCGTCAACACACGTGTCTCGACATTTCACCGTACGGGAACGAACAAGTTTCCAGAATCGCCTGCACCAACTGTAACGATTCACAGGTGTCACCAACCGCCTCCGATGCAATGGTAGCTTTCATCAACCAGAGCTCTAATGTTATGAAGAACCGCCACTTTTATTACGGGTTTTGTAAAGATGCCGAGTTACTGAGAATGTCGACAAACCAACCAACGCTATTCCAGATCTACTACATCCTTCATTCTTCGAATCATGACATCGTGCCTTTTATGTACGCCAGGAACGGCCGTGTCCATATGCACGTCATTTTTGAGAACCAGGACGTCCACATCCCCTGCGAATGCATTTCTCAAATCCTCTCCGCCACCAAAGGAGACTACAGCATCACACTCGACATCGTCAGAGGACATGTCGTGATCAGTGCTACCTGCCACGCCATCACAGCACACAGCGTCAAGATCGACCTCGGAACCCTGCAACGCAAGATCGACGAAATGGACATTCCAAACGACATCAGCGAACTGTTCGAAAGGTATAAAAATTTATTGCAAGAACTATGCAATTTCCATCAGACATAAGATATATCTTTAACCGCATAAGACAGAAAAGGCTTAGCCAAATACATCCTGGCAGGCATCAGCGCGAGTAAAAACCTGTCTTTCTTATCCAAATCGTACGGAAAGACCGGAGACAGGACATTCGTGATCGCCTTTAACACCTGCTCGAAGTACTTGTCGGCATGAATAGGTACCTGATTCTCTTTGACAAAAATCGGATCCTCCGCCAGCTCGTAATTATTCATCTTTCGACGAGAATCAACCGGAGCAGCCGTCAGAACATAAAAGACACGGTCACCTACGGAAGGTAACTCTTCCGACCTGGCAGCCAACCGTTTTATGACCGACAGATGCGGAAGATTAGGCTGCTTATACAGAGAGATGTCCTTGGATAAGACCGAAGACAACACCAGTTCGTCCACACAAACGCGACCCGTTTGTAACTGGTCTCTCGCTTCATGCAAACGTTCGATAATTTTTAAAAACCCCGCCGGTGGACCCTGCTTCTTCAAAACTTCCATAGAATACCGATGCAAATTCACCGCAGCTTGCGAAACCTCGGGATCGTCAAACAACAAGGCCAAAACATCTTTGATCACCTTTTTCACAAATTCACACGAGGTTTTACGGACCAGATCCACACCCTTCATACTTAAACCCGTAGTACCTTCAATCTTTCCGATATACCGTTTCTTGCAGATCATCATCAAGGAAATGAAGACTTTCTCAAACTCCAGCTTCACCGGGTGAGTAAACAGACAAGAAGTGACATGACGAGCCACACGCTCCGCACTGGCCTTCAACGCACTGGCTTTCAGACCCCGATAGCACACAAAGACGCTATCCGTGTCACCATAAATGACTTTAGCCTCAACCCCACCCTCCACATAATCTTCTTCATTAAAGAAAGTTTTTAAAAAATCCGGTGATGCAAAGTTGTCATGAATAAAACGCGCGGTGTCTTGTAACATTCCTCGTCCGATTCGTGTAATACTGGCCGCCACAGGTAAGCAGGGCAGCATCCCATTCGCCACTCCGGTAAAACCATAGAAAGAATTGCACGTCACCTTAAGTGCGAGCTGTTCCTTATCGAGTAACGTTCTCTTTAAGGGGTCGGCACAATCTTTCATAGCCTCACGAACAGCTTTCCGCTGCGCCACCCACTTCGTTAGCAGCTCAGACAACACAGAGGGCCGAACCTCAGGTTTCACAAACCGGTAAACTGTACCATTCTCAAACTTGACTTCGTAAATCTTATCCGCTTCTGGACATTCACCGTTATCCATAATAAGCGTAGAGTAACACAAGTTATGGGCCATGATGATGGACGGATACAGACTAGCGAAATCAAAAACCAACACCGGGTCATTGTAGTAACCGACTTCAGGCTCAAACACCGTAGCTCCTTGATAGGTGACATCGTCCCCTAAGCCCGAGTTTTTGTAAGTAGGCAAAATCAGATTTCGACACGAACACTCGTCCAATAACGAAGTATAGATTCTGACTTGCTGTCCGTCAGAAACTACTCTTCGCATTGCGATCTTGGCTAACCTAGCCACAGCGCCGGCTTCGTAATGAAAATTAATGACATTGAAAAGATCCTTTACCAGTAAAGCGTCCTGAACACAATATTTGCCTACGACCGCTCGTCCCACCTCGTTAGCTAAAAATTTTACGGGAATGTCTTTATAGGAAAGATCGTCCTTCTGCTGTTTAAGGTACAACTCGGCCATCGTGTTGAGTTTATAATTCTGAGCACTGGTTTTAGCCATACACACAGGATACATATCGATAACTACTGTACCGGAAATCACCACCTTGGTCTGAGATGTAGAAATATAAGTCTTCCCTTGACTACTCTGAACAAAGAACTTGCCATCACGACTAAGCTTTCCGAAACGGCTCACGTTAACCTTGTAGACGTTTTCAAGTCTAGCCAATAAGTACCTGAAATCGAAAGAATTAATGTTATACCCTGTAACGATACAAGCGCCATAGCGCTTGAAGAACATGAAGAAACCCAACAACAATTCGTATTCAGAAGGGAATTCGTAAACATCGACATTATCGATAGGCGCACAACTTCCTATTGTAAACAGATGCTTTCCTGATCTCCCAAAAGATACATCAGCATCATCTTTGCCCGTAGCATAGCAGACACACGATATCTGAATAACGATATCATCTACATTTTCTGGCGTAGGAAATCCTCCTCCAGCACTCAAACACTCGATATCGAATGACAAGCATCGATATAATGGCCAAGACGTATCTTCGGGCCTGCAGAATAGCTCAGAGACTTCACAATCTAGCTCCACGTCACACGTAGATACTCGACCTTGTGTACGGACTTCATATTGGTCCAAAAAACACCAACCGAACGTTGTCAACTTCTTATCGACTACCAATCTAGTTAGAGGATCCACTCTGATCTCATAGACGGAAAATCCATGATCCAGCATGTATTGTCCAATCTTCCTAGCCATCATCCAATTGCTGATAGATACACGGTGAAGATTGGGAACAAAACTCGTACCGTATCCATAGATTGACATTTTATTTGCAGGTAAAACCGTAACGGCACACGGATGTCTGGGTTCAGGCACCAACTCAGCAATACTATGAATCACTTCCCGCAGGCGATCAGTATCTGGATGTTCACAGTAAAAATAACTCTGCTGACCAAAAACGTTGACACATATGCTCTGGCCACTCTCCACGACTCCAAAAAACCTAATAACGTTGCCAGAAGGAACAATATGCCTCCGATACCTCGGTGGCACATTCTCGTTAGTCTCGATGGTTAGAACGCTGTCACACTGATCATACGTATGGAAACGGACTTCACCTCGTATTGGAGCCAACGATCCTGCACCGGAGAGACTCGGCCACGCCATATCGTCACACAGAGTATATTTATTATTGTTAAAAAACATAATTGGTTTTCGACTCGTATTCCGCTTAATCAGTCCCGTCTGCCCATCGTACATAACACCCCGTGGTACAATCTGAAGGAAACTGGGATCATTGCTACGTTTCGGCACCCCCGTTCGCCGTCCACCCCCGAGATACGGATTGTAAAACATCTTTCAGACTCAATCTTCAGACACTAGACGGTTATAACCCCTAGAACGATAACGAAGTGCATCCAGAATACCAGTTCCACCTTCCGAACCTTCTTCAGATACCCTTTTCAGATTCCGTCTCTCCTGTTCATCGTACTTCATGAGAGCTTTTAGAATAGCTTTAGCATCTTCTGGACTGTATTTATCATCTTCCTCTGACGAAAGCTGATTTTTAGACGAAGGCTTCGACACATCCGTATAAGGCGGAGGACTATACGGAGGCGGAGCCTCTTTGATCATCTGCGACGTGTAAGGAAACAATACTTCTAACGGTTTTTCGTAAGTGCGTTTCTGCCTCTGATAAATCAAAAATATAACGCCTAAAACCGCTAGTAGGAAAAGTAATACCGTGAACGATCCAAAAGGATTTTTCAAGAACGACCCAATACCTTCCATTACAGAGGCAACGGCGCCACCTACCGCCCCTATGGCAACACCCAAATGTTTCCCAGCTTCCCCTAGACCGCTCATAAAATCATCCAACCCTCGCAGATATGGAGGGATATTATCAGCTACCTTGTCCTCAACGAACCTCATACGTTGTTTATAAGAATTAAATTCTCTCATAATCTCCTCCAGATCAAAGACATTAGCAGATCGAAGTTCATCCTTAGAATATAACTCCAACATCCGAAAATCTGTATTCTCTAAAGGCTCGATGTTTAATCGAATCATAGTGTCTACTATTTCTATACTATCTAGATTGATCAATCCCTTAAAATAATAATCTACATACTTATACCCTACATCACCTACAATGAAGACTTTTACACTAGGATATTCACATAATTCAGTTCTATGCCTGCCTACCAGGACTTCATTATCTTCACCTAACTGACCATACTGCACGTGAGAACTATTGACAAACGTGTATAACAGAACAGGTCTAGCATAACACTGCCCTTTCATCGGACCGTCTAAGACATGCATATCTCGTAAAACCTTAACACTCGTCTGATTAATCAGCACACATTTAGCAATTCCTATGACATCACCCATAAATTTAGCCGCGACAGGTTTGTCATAAATCGCCGACATAATCCTTGTAGGATTTACTTTACTCAACTCGGCAAAAACCTCCAATGTTCGCCGCTGATCTATACACCAAGCCTCCACAAGATGACCTAACGCATTATTAATATAATTCTTCAGTGTATCATATGTAAATTGAACCTGCGAATATAAAAGACTACGCTCTGAATCAGATGAAGACGAATTCGACGAATCCGCAGATCGTTTCCGACGACTCGTGGTGCTGCTGTTAGCTTCGGAGGCATTATTGATCAACCTCTCCAGCGAAGCGATAGACTTCTGCGTAACACCCTGCCAGAATACTATCAATCCCCCTGTAGTTATATGCATCGTCACGTTACCTTTTTTCTCATACGTACTGTTGTACGTCTGATTATATATTCTCTCCAACTTTTGCCTGGCTTCATCCTGAATACATTGATACTCGCTTTTCTGCCCATTTTCTGACACATCATTTTTAGAAGCTACAAACGTCGCTGTCAATTCTTGCGAGGAAAAATGATAAGTATCAGAACCCTCCGTTCTAATGGTTCTATCTGATGAATCCCAAAACTTATACTGACACACAGTCTTGTTTTCATCGGTGATGACCCACGACATGGAAACATCAGACCTTTGAAAAAACGCAACTTTGTCATATGTCTCCCATGGTGCGTTTGAATCACCATAATAAGTAAGTTTCGTGTAATTCCGCCTGATATAAAATTTATCCGCATTCTCTTTAAAAGACTTGCCGTTCGTTCCGTCATAAAACGGCGATATGTCGACAATATCTCCACTGGTGAGAACGAAAAAATCATACGGATATCTAGACCTTGCCATCGTAATAGTCACAACACAGTTTAAACTACACGTTTCCTTATACATCCAAGCAGACCCATACGTCGTCCAGACCTCTTTCACCGTCACATATCTTCGATTATGCGAATTCGAGTAATCATCTTCTACTAACCACATGGTGTCGTTCTGATGATTATCTTGATGATATAAAACATAGGTATTACCATTCATAACGCGTGTATAAGAAGTGTAACACCGACTCGCACGGTCTACATAATGGACCTCCCACATGGGTACAGCAACACGTTCTACAGTGTTTCCTAACAGATATGTACTATACACATATCTGTAACTTCTCTGGAAAGTCATAACTTTCTGATACAAAATTACTTTAAAAGTATGAGTGACAATATTCCTCTTATACACAACCATAATACCCTCCTCGAAATCAGTATTTGGATTAAACGGCGTACACTTAATATTCTTAGCAAATCTTACAATATCAGTTCCCTGTGCCATAGAACAGATACGATACGGATACTTGCTAGTATTAACAGATAACACCTCATTTTCTCTTAAGGTCGTGTTAAAAATGGTTTTGGGAATTGGCGTCGAAGTCACGTTCGCTGCTACACTGGATGACGACGCCGAAACGGAACCGGACGATCTGCTAACTCGACTAGTTCCACTAGTCATAACAGAACTGGTGGAACGATTTGATGATTCTGAAACCGGCGCCGAGGTCGTGTTAGACGACACTCCATATCTAAAGTTAATAAAGACACTTAGGTACAAAAACACCTTCCACATCTTCACGAACTAAATCGAGTAAAAAGGAACCATCACGATGTCTTTTCCTCAAACGTCGTCTTTCACTTGAAGAATACTCGATCGACGATATAGGTCTTTCGGGCTCTCGAAAAATCGTGGGCGTTTCACCAGGCTGTACGAGATGTCGATACAGCAACAAGTAAAGATCTTTAGATTTGTACAGCCGTTCTTCAGATTTTAAGATTAGTGGCCAATCACGGTTATATGTCAGGATAATCCCATCGGTCTCCAATGTACACTCGCGAACCTGAAGAATAGACAAATCTTTTCCAAAGGCTTCATTATATAGTGCGACAGACAACACCAGCTCCCTTACGTGCGCCCACATCTCTTTTTGAAGCGCGTTAAGATCATCGCACTTAGTAAAATTAAAAAAGCACAAATATTTCACCACCATCCACTCGTGAGGATGAACGGTCCCTTCGGCATACTTGACCAGATCATCCTTCACGTGCGGAAGAACACCCGCATTATCACAAGCATAAGCCATGTCCACATTATGAGACATCGGATATCTATCTTGACAGTGAGTAAACAAGGGTCCGTTACACAAGCGATAAATCTGCTGACCCAGCGTAGGTAAAGACTCCACAGGCAACTTTTTGTGAATCAAATTATTGACCACATACAGATGCTCATCGTAAGATAGATCTTCACAGACGTCAATGACAGTGGCATCGTCCTTAAACTTGTTACGATCAATAAATCCATTCATCATTTTGGAAATAAGATCAAGACAGGTAGTCCCGACCAAATTCACATCTATCAGTTTATTAGTTAGCTTCTCCTGATTTTTTATACACCTCATGACTTTATTATATCCTACCTCAGACACCTTCTGCAGATAAGCGCGTTTCCGAAGATTCACTTCCCTGGTGATATTGTGCATGTTGACCCTAGGATCTCCACACTCCAACGCTTGGTTGCACGCAGCCTCCGCCGCGCCCGTGGCGCCGACCGTTTCCACCTCTGACCCCGAACGAACCGGCCTTTCGACCGCCTCGTCCTCTGAAGGGCGTCTGATTTCCTCGAGTAGCGACTTGATCTTGCTGTACATCTCGTTGTTCTCGTGGAGTCTGTTGAAAGCCGGATTCTCCTCGAAAGCCTGAATACTCATCGAAGTGATGAGATCGATGATTCTGTTCGGGGCCGCGAACACGGATCCCACAAACAGACGCTCCTCTCCCGACAGAATTTTTTCTCCGAGCACGAAAATGTCCTCCACCTCCTCCCCGTACATATACCGACTGATCTCGTTCATGAGTAGACGACACAGACTGTGATACACGTTCAACTGGTTTATGGTCGTATCCACCCGTTTGACCAGGATTTCCGAAGTACGGGACCAGTAAGTAAAGTCCGACAAAGAATAGATTCGTTCCGGAATATCCGTAAACAGGTTGTATTCCTTCAAAGTTTCCTCCGCCTCGTGTATGTAACTGTGGGACACCGAAGAAGACGAAAAGAGGGCTTTGATGGTGCTGACGAGACCACCCAACTTGGGGATTCGGTGCACATACTCCGACAGATCCTGCTCCACCGTTTGCATATTGGTACCCGACTGAGTGCACGGGCGGTGCACCGCAATATGGTTGCACAGCAAGCCCTGCAGACGCTTGTTCAACGATCGGCCCTGGTTGGGGACCACCGTCAGCTCCTCGTAGCACTGCGCACACGTTATTCCGTCCGCGTACACCTCTGGACACGCCACCGGAGAGATACCGCATAGGGACCGGAGGAGACGCAGCAGTTGGCAACAGATCTCCAGACCATGATCCGGAGACATCACGGCGTAGACACAATTCATTTTGCACAGAAACCTTTCCACCTCGTTTAAAGTTCCGAGAGGAACGCTGAACTTGACGTCGTCCGTGAACTTGAGCTCCACCACGTGGTGCCGCTCGCACCGATCCAGACGGAGAATGGTTCTGTAGTACTCCATTCGGTCGGGCTTCTGCGAGTACTTCATTAAAGCCTGATCCAGCATTTCCGTATCCTCGTACAAAGCTTTCAGACTCACTTCCATATACAGAGTCAGTAGCGACGTCTGCACATGATTCTGTTTCACCAACTCCGGATAGATCCGACGATACAGTCGCGTGATAGCCAACGCATTCCTCTTGAACGGACTCGACTCCGCCAGCAAAATGCTTGGATCGCAATATTTTAGACACTCCAGTTCCATGGCGTATTCGTTGCATTTCGAACACACCACGCACAGTTTCTGCAACAAATTCATTCCCCGTCGAATCGTAACCAGCGTCAGAAGACTCAGCGTTCCCCGCACCGTACATTGGAATGACTCGCAAATACCTCACTAACAGACCACACGCAGACCCTTGTTCTTAAAAAAAGCTTTACTGATGACGAACGTTAATACAGAGCACGTCACAAAACACATCATTACAATCTACTCCTCTTAGCCGGAACCAAGCCGTCGTCCAACAAAGGTCCCGCAGCCACCTGTTCGCTCGATGACCCACGCGCAGCGTCACGAACATTATTAACGAACACACTCGAGAGATCATGGACCCCCTCCTCGGACACAGATTCCACACCAGTCGAGAAAACTTTCTCCAGACTTTCCAGAGAAAAATCAACCACACCCCGGTCTGAAACCACCGTAAATTTCGACATCATCGAGTCAGCCACAGCTTCCACACCGTCAACAAAAAACAGGACGTCATCACGTTCCGGAAGATCCTCCCGCGAACTCATAATCTCAGCCATCGCCACCAGCTCCGGATCATGTTCCAGATTATCCGAATCCAGAGCCGTCATCACACGATTCTTAATCAAGTCCGCATCGAACAGCACGTTGTCTCTCCGGGGTTTCCGAATCAACACATCGACTAACTTGGTAGCTAACACGCACCGCTGTCTCATAAATTTATAATCTCCACTTCCCATAGCACTAGTGTTGAGACTCCGCTCGACTCCGCTGCCGACAAAATAGCCGATCTGACCAAATTGAAAAATATCTTTGCTGCTATTGCTACCAGTGTATTTCTCGATAGAAAACGCTACCGTGACCAGTGACCTCTGTTCAAAAATAGTTCGCATTAGAGACTCTCGAGCCACCGTAGCGGCTCGGGGAGCCGGCACACCATTCTCACACTTCAAATCCTTGATTCGAGCCATATACTGTACCACCGACTCGAAATCTGGAGTAGCACCCAACAGATAAGGAAACTGAGCATGATTCTGACAGGTAAGTCTCGTGGTAAGGCCGTGCAAAGTAGTTATGTAATCTTTAAAACCATAATAAAATAAAAACTTGTTGTGAAACCGATTCTCTACATAACTCAGAAAGCTATCCGGTTGCACATCAGTGAGGTCGTGCTCACTGTAATCCGAAGTCACTCCCAATAAAAACTTAATAAAATTATTAAACTCCCCCATATCTCCGATCGAAATATTTTTCGGCACTGCGTTAGCACAGACTCGCTGCCAAAATTGTAAACACGATAAAGGGCATTCAGGGAAAAGTCTCTCATGATACTTATACAACAGAAAACCGAGACATCCTTTAGCTGGATTTCTCTTCACTGTTCCATCTCGTCGAAAAAAAACGTGACCGGGCATTCCTTTACTCGCCCGACAGATCGGACGATTCTTCACTCGAAACATGTTTAAAGCATACACCGATAAACGGCAGAGTTTAACCTCCGTAGGAATCACGGTGTAACGACCGTGTCGATAACTGTCAAAATCCATCAAGCGATCGTGATCTACCGTCTTCGAGGATTTGATATCTCTCACAAAAAGAAAACCCTTCCTAGCGGAAGCTGTGGAAAAAGCACCATAAATCGACTGGAAATGTTGATTCACCCACCGAGACACCGAGCTGACGGTCAGAGGATTATCAACAATATACGACGTCGCCGTGATCAGAGCGACGTTCTGAATAATAGCTAGAACAGCTCGATAGTACTCGTACACGAAAATAGGATTAAAAGACAAAGCGTACGGATTCAAGTCTAAATTAAAAGCTTGCGTCGAACCCATGACTTCATCGCGACTGCTCTTCATTCTAACTTCAGAGACGAAACTCATAGCTTGATCATCAATAAACGTGTTCAAAGCCGATACTACCGACACAAAATCAGATTTCGTTTGAATGTTAAAAACATCTTCCCCAGTCACGGGATCCACTAACCTGGCCTTCTTGCAATACTCTAAAATCTTAGTCAGGTAATAGATTCGATCCACACTAGTACTACGGTTTGACACCGTCATAGCATCATCAGACTTACCCTCCCCCGCCGATTCCTTAGCATCCGAAGGATAACGACGACCGAAAGTCCCCAAGATATCGACATCATTCATAAACCTAGAAAACATGGTGACCACATATGGCTCCTTCTTCGGTTGCTTAGGTATGGTAGGGAGACGTGACTGGACACGAATAAAAGCAGTGCCGTAACATGTGTGACAACAGCGCCCTCCACAGGCGGAGCACATTTTCGACGAGCAAGCCACAATATGATTATACAGAGCATCAGCGCCATTCGTACCCGTGTTATACATCGACATGCGATTCAAGTACCACACCACAGCTGAGAACAACTGTGGACACGTACCGCAGACCAGAGCCAAGTGTTTGGGAGTGTACCGGTCCTCTTTACTGATTAGACCTTGACACTTCACTATCCGTCTCGAGTCATTATAAGAATCTTCACATAGCCCAACCAGACCGTTAGAGAACTGAATCGCCCTCAACAGAGCGTCTTGGCTCGATCCACTAGCACCACCTACAGACCCTTTGCTGGGAGCGAAGAATACTAACCGGTTTTGGTACAAAATCGAGTTGCCACTAAAGATCAAAGCACCCACGTGCGTCGAAAAATGCAGCTTTAGATCGATAAGAGATTGCATCAGCTCCTGATGATTTTTGGCATTCATGACCAAAGGCCAATCGGAATAGATCATTGAAGGTGATAAACTATAAGCCGAATCGAAAAACACCGAGGAAAAACTGAACCCCAACTCGCTGATGACAGCATCACTGAGCATCAGATGATCCTTTTCCAGATTGCTTAACTTCTGACTCATGTATCCAAAATATTTTTTATGCGGAGTTAACTTCACGGACTGTTGACTGTCGTGAACAAACTGCTTCAAAGCTGATTCGATCAGAATCGTCGTTTCTGAAAAACGCAGCGCTTGCCCCCAGGATGTGTACAAGTAATAGAACAAGACTTCGCTGACCGAAGGGACATACAATCCACGATCTAACACGAAGGCGTTTGTAGAAATCAGAGACACATCGTTGACATCTTTATCCGTCTCCGAAGCCGTAAACAAGGTCGATGGATACAGTGGAACACGAACACCTTCACAATCACCAATACGTACCGTAACACACTCCTCAGGACATGGAATTAATTGTCCAGCGTACAGGAATTCCTTCAGGCCATGTCCGACAACTACATGGACTGTCACTTCGTTGGCGTCCAGACCCATCAAAGAACATAAAGCGTTAATATCTGTTGAAGTCCGTTCAGCATCCGACTGGAAAGATTCTACTCCGTACCGTTGGCGTGTCTCATGACACAATTCTTCGACGTTCCCATGATCTTCACAGAAACTCCTGATACCTTCGGTATTGTGGAAATAGATCGCAAAAGGACAGAAGGAAGTCACTTTCGTCAAAACACCACCGTCGTACCGAATCACCGGAGTACGTACCGAAGCGGAAAAATCATGGTCGACCGTAAGATCGACCAGTAGAGGCGCAATAACCACTGAAGACGACTTGTTACACAGAGACAACACTGACAGAATCTCATTCACCCTTTCGTCGATCTTCATAAAGTATAGATACGCAGCAGCTCCGACCGGACTAATAGCACTCAGCTCGCTGTCCCCCATGTTGCAGACTTCGCTAAACACGGTCCATACTTAAGTCTCCACACTCAATGCGCTTTACTTATACTATAAAAACCACGTCATAATTGACGTGAGCAAGATCGAAAGCGAACAAGAAAACGAAGACAGCAACAATCTGTGTTGCTGACGCATAACAAAAAATATCAACCAAACCTGACAGCAGCTTAGCAAAAAAACAGAAGTAGTTAACGCGAGTGAAGATAAACCTTTATGTGCCCCCTCACAAATCCCCCCAGTACCAAAAACCAGACCCCCAAAGCCGGTAGTTCAAGTCAACGCAGGCTACATGTGTTGAAAAACCCAGATAAACGGTAAACAAAACGACGCTTTGTAGCGCCGGTGAACGGTGATATTAATGCCGTTTCACGTGTCGGGGTTTGCATACAAGAATTACGGAATGCTCGATATCTGTCACCATTCCGCAGTTCTTATATACGTTCCCCGTAACGCTATCATCAACGTCGTAACGTCGTTTTTCAGGGCGAAGCTGTCCGTGTGAGCCGCGGCTCGCGCGCATGCGCTCGCGCGCGCGCCCGCGCGCGATATGAAGATAGCGTTATCAATAAAGCCCAATCAACAATCGAATGTATAGAATCGGCATTATCAATACCGCTTAATCTATATTTCAATGTATAGAATCTATATGTTGACGTACGTCATCGATTGCCAACTGAATAAAAAGCCCAACTTTACATTGAAACACGATCTAGCTAGGTCGAAAGACGAGAATCATAACATGACGTATCTATTGTCGTTGCTTTCGTAACAAATACGTAACACAACATATACATTAGTCTCTTCTGATTGGTCAGATGTAGATCTATACATTAAGGAACAAGTTTCATTCATACAATGTATAGATTCTATAAGTACTGACACAACAGTTCTCTTCTACTGTATGTTCCTACGTAATCTGTCGGGGAGGGGTTACTCGTATCTAACTGGATTGGCACATGAGTGACGCAAACAGACCACGCCTCTACGGTGTTAATGTATAGAATCTATACATTAAGCCCCCATATACATACTCTTTATATTGCATTCTATTCTAGTATATATATATTTATTACTGATAATGATTATATGTCTAACCCCACCCCCCCAACCCCCCCTCCCCTAAACGCCAAAATTGGCACCGTTTTTGGCACGGACGCGCGCATGCGCACTCGTGATCTGCCCGTTTCCAAGGATCTGGCCGGTGTTTCGGTGACACTTTCCGTTTTGTTGACCGGAATGATCACGCGATCCGTTTCGTCATTGTGGGCGGGGTTTATGTGCTTAAAAGGAGGCGCTCTGCCTCGCTCGGATCACACCGCTCGGCGGTGTCCTCCCGGTCAATTCCCAGTGGGAAGCCGGGCTTGCACGGCGCCCTCGCCGCAGCTTCGATCCGAGGCTGCGCGAGGGGCCCTGGTTCAAAGGTAGACCTCGTTACCCGGAGGGCTCGGGGCTCGGGGCTCCAGGCCTGCCCGGGGAAGCTCTTCTGGGCTTCGGTTAGCGGCCATCTTGGTGCCCAGCAGCGGCTCCAGGAGCGGACGCAACGTTGCTTCAGGAGGTTTCTTCCGGGTAGGCATGCCCTGGTTCCCGGGGTACCGTGGGTTCCCTGCGCTTTGGGCACCCGGGGTACTGCGGGTTCCGGGCCTGAATCTCGGGCACAACCACGTGCCCGCGTGGTTGTGGGCTCGATTCGGGTTTCGGACCTGAGTCGCGGGCACAACCACGTGCTCGCGTGGTTGTGGGCTCGATTCAGGTTCCAGGACAGCAACCTGGAACCTGAATCGAAGCCTCGGCATGTGTCTAAGCATAAACACGTTAGTGGGGTAGATCTGTCCTGGAGCCGCGTATCAGGTTCCAGGGTTGGATGTTCCCCACAACGCAGAAATTGGGGTGTCACCCCATTTTTTGACACACAATATCGGGGCAGTACTCCATTCTCTTGACACACAAACATCAGGATCAGTTAACAATAAAAATGATGTCAGTTTTGTGCCTCGTTCTTTCCGATGAAACCGGTCTAATCAAGCCAGACATTTCATCGGATCGGACGTGTGCTCAAGTCGATGTGTAAAGATGATGCGTCTTGTGCGCACGTCCGCGCGGCACGAATACCTGGAGAACCGACGGTGCGCAGCAGCGTTTAGCTTCATGCAAATACTTCTCTGAAGCTACTGCGAATGAACTTTCGGGTTTTTCCCCTCCGTCGCGGTTTCACGGAAATAAAGACAGGAACGTTTTACGACTGCTTTTTCGACTCTTTATTTAATAAGCAGGTTAATAATCATCTTCCATGTCACTATAGCATAGCATATTATCATAATCGGGTGTGAGGGATTGCATGGTCATAGGGTCAGTGGTACTCAGGTCGGGAACCGTCGTCTCGGAGGTGGTGGTTTGCATCGGAATTTCTGTACTGGACACGTTCCACGTTCGTTCAGGAGCAGCCTCATGTACGGGTTCTGGGGACGGGTTCCAAGTATTAGCTGTGGTGTTGGCGGGAGCCTCGGTATCGGAAAAGGTGGCTGGGGCATCTGGAGCTGTCGGGGTGTCGTTGCATCCTTCTTCTCCATGTTCCGGGATCAAGGGGCTCAAGTCCAGAACGCAATGTTCGTCGAAAGGGCAGAAAGAAAGCATGACGCGGTAGGATTGCAAAGCGATGTGCAGTTTGGTGGCGCACAATTCGTTGTCACACTCGTGTCTTCTGAAAGCGCCGATGGTCAGGTCGGCGATCATGCCGCATCGATACGCTTCGATAGCGTGGTTGTCATCGAATCTGGACAAAAACATCGGGGTGTTCGAATGTTCTGCTCTTCTTTTCAGTAGGGCCACGGATCTGGCGAAGGAGGTCACGAAGGACATAGCCTGGTGAAGAGGATGGGTGAAGTCAGTGACAGGGCGTCTCTGGACATCATAGGTGTTGTCTACGCTGTGGTTGGCTCGAACCGGTTTCCGAGCGAGCTGTTTCAGGAGGCTGCAATTGGGACCCCATTCTTTCTCTTTCATGATGCAGGCGAGGTCGACGTTGTTCAATTTGTTGAAAAGCAGCTGCCTCATGCTGTGGACGGTGGACACGTATGGATCGTAGGGGTTCACGGGGATCTCGTGAACGTAGTGAAATTTCAGATAGGACAGAGTCTCATCAATCATGGCCACTAGCGTGTGCAGGCTAGAGGCATTATTCACGGAGAACTTTCTCTCGATGACCAGCTTTTGCAGAGTGGTGGGCTTCAACCAGTCGAATTGTCTTCGAATATCGAAGATGTAGTCGGTCTGCATGAGCTCGTCGTGAGACAGCAGAATTCGGCCACTGTCATTGTAGTCTGGAAAGGCCACGGGCTTTCTGACATCGTCCCGGTACGGAATCAGACCGAGTGACTCTGCGGTGTATCTCTGGAGGTCGTACGGGGGCGATGTTGAGCTAGGTGCGGTGAGCTCTTCGGCGTCTTTTTTCTGACGCTGAATACGTTTCTGTTGAATCAGTTCGCTCAAGTGGTCTAGCTCTTGTTCGCTCATGGCGCTGAGTTCGGCGTCCAGCACTTGAGAAAACGGGTTTTCTCTCGTCGTGGCCGGAGTACCGGACGCGTGAGGTGTTGTAGCCGAGGTATAGGTTCGCCGTCGCCGGTGATAGTAGGTGTCGACGGCGGGTCGGCTGTGACAGGGGCTTCGACGGGACCGGGGTCGACAGCGGTTGTAGATGACATCGGGATCCACGTCGTATCGCCGGGGTGCCGGCTCTCGTCTCGGACGCTTGTTGTCGAGTTCGTAGTCCAAGGCAAACCGTCGGGCTCGGCGCGCTTTGCGCTCATATTCGTCGAGGGTGGACAGGGATGTGGCGTAGCGAGACCGTGGATAGTCCATGTCGGTTCTGCACTTCGATGGAGTTTGAGATACCGAGCTGCGTGAGCGTCGCGAAGCTTGGTCTGTCTCGTATATACAGAGAACGGACGCTGAATTTATACTTCTCTAAGGTCACATGAACTTCCTTCTCACTGCTCGGTGTCCGTGGGAGGCTTCAGCTTAACGGAAATGTGGACGTTCTTCGCGTTCGAGTGACATTTGTTAGTAAAACACCTGCTCCATAAGGTGGTCCACAGGCTGTAGCAGCGGTCAGGTTTCAGATCGATGAAGACCTGGACAGTTTCCTGAGGGTTTCTGTGGACGCGGTTAAGGCAACGGAAATCTTTGAGGCGATGTCCTTGCTGTTTCTTGACGCTGATGCATTGAAGATTGCTCAGGTCAAAGACGATTTCATCTTGCAAGAATTGCGCACTGATATCCGGAGGATAATGCTGAGTCAAGTGATGAAGTATGGGTGGCCAGACTCGTCGGGAGATCAGGTTTTGAAGCAGGTCTGGTGTGGTTTCGTCCGTTCCGATGTGGTGGGCGATGACTTCGGAAAGGGCTCGGCGGCGGTATCGAGTCACGTCTAGCGATCGAGTGTCGATGAAATTGCTGCCCGGTTTGGGACAGAGTTTGTCACGGACGTCCATCAGAATTCGTGTACCCGTGTTTCGTTGGGGAGACTCTGTGGAGACCTCTTGTCCTGGAAAACGAGGAGGGCAATGGTGCAGCAGATTATGCAGATCGAGTTGTGCGCGGATAAAAATCAGGGGGTCGTAGCGAAATGCTTCAGGTACGATGAAGAGCGGCAAGAGCCGGCATTGCATCAGATACCCCTGATCATCCATCATCTTATACATGTACGGTAGCCGGATCGAACGTCCGTGGTGATAGATCCCAGCGTCTAGGCTGTTTTCTGGATGGGAAATGGTATCTAGGTGTTGATGAAGCGATGGGTCTAAACAGATAGCGTGATTTAAAATTTGACAGATGGCGTGTAAGACAGAAGTTTGAGTGACCACGGTATTCTGGGGGAAAGGAGCGATGATCCTCATGCCTAGCTTTTCTGTACAATGACAATAAACCTGCGAGTTGGGATGCAGATTGTGTTCGTCATGGTTGTCTCGTCCTTCCGAAAACGCGAGGTGGCGGCATGCGCTCTTGAAAAAGTAGATCGGGTAGTTCGCTTCATTGGTTTCTGGAAACAGGGTTTTCCAAACCGTGACGAATACGCGTCGAAGTCCTCGACAGAGGTCAAAGACTTCTGTCTTCGATAGGTTGGTCACGGTTTCCCGTAGACGAAGGTCGAAATCTCCTATGAAGTTGAATACCGGGAGTCGTTCGTTGAAAATCTCGTGTCTCGTGTGGTAGAATTGGACTTCTGGTCGCATATCGGCGATACCATCATCGTGTAGCCAGAGGGCGTCGGTTAGCGCCTCGTCTGAAAGTTGGCAGTTTTTCGGTAGGTGGCGCAGGAAGTCTGGTGGAAACAAGGTTTGGGACCAAGATTCTTGCCTGACCGCGCAAAAAAGATGTTTATTACCCGGAAGTTGGATCCGGTAGACAGGTATGGGATCGTGGCAGGGTAGAGTTGATGAAAAGAGATATTGTTTCTGAAAGGTGTTTTCGGTTTCATTCTGAGTCAAGTAGCGGCATGCTGACCGAGTGGAAGCGCAGATTCTTAAGAGTCCTCCTAGAGATCGCTCGATTGGAGAAAAGACTGATTCGGTCAAGGTGTTGATTTTATCGATCGTTCTGGTTACGGTGGTAATATTCCCGCAGAAACGAACGAAATTCTCACAATCGTTGATCTGATACCCCATGAGATTGAGTTGATGCTTGGTATCTAACGTGTGAACTTCGACGTATTCGTTTAAGAAATTGTCTAGAGAAAAGTATTTATTCATAACGTGTAGGAGATCGTCTACTAGGTGTTGTCCTAAAAAGAGAGGTTGGGAAGTACATTGTGTGCTAGCTTCGGGGTCGTAGGCGACGACTTGCCGATATTTGAGCAGCCGGTTTTTACAGAGGGCAGTGCGGTAAGCTAGGTAAATGTAGTGAACACAGATGGTGTCAGGTAAACGTGCTCTGTCTCGAAAACTGTTGATCTGAGTGTCAACGTTTGTGAGTTCGATATAGTCGCGCTGGTTGCGTTTGATGGCATAGTCCACAAATTGAGGAATGCGAGTTTTAAAATTAGAACTTAAGAGCAGGGTCATGAAGTCATTCATACTCGTGTGGGTCGGAATGATTTGACCGGTGTTGGTAGTAAAGCTCCGAACATATTCTTCGACGGTGGGTATGGTGCTGTACTGTTGCTCAAAAAGATAATAATACATCGTGAGCAGTAACAGACCTTCGGTGTGCCCGAAGATACTGAGAAACCATGACGGGGAGGTGGGGGTCAGGAAGGTTTCGTTCAAGTATCGAAGGATAGCTTGATGGTGAAAATACACTAGATGCTTAAATTCTCGAACTTCTCCTCCAAGGACCGGGGTAGTGATAGTGCGGAACAGATGTTGATAGATCAGCTTCGTCTCTTCTTCGTTCAGATTCTCAATGAGGGTTGACGTGGAGATGGGTGTTCGCGACGTGAGATACGACATGAGATTTAATCTCTCAGCGTTACAGATAAAGACGGTGGCGATTCTTTGGGAGTTGTGGCATTTTTGGGTCTGGAGGCAGAAATGGACCAGCTGAGATGCTTTATGTTTCACTAGTAGTGGATAGACGTAGTGGTTGGAAGAAGCTTTCAGTAGGATGTTGGCGACTATATTAGCGGAGTCGTACTCCGTGGCGAACAGTACTAAGGTCATTCTAGGGGCTAGAACCTCGCGTCGTTTTGTAATCGGCGATCTCTGGAGGTCTATGGAGTGTTTTCGTCGATTCTGTCAGATCTTGTGGTGTGCTCGCAAAGTCGACCCGAGGGCTGATTATGTTCTGTTGAAGCCGTCTGAAGATGTAGAATTGCAGGAGCTGCAAGAGTTCTTGCAGCAACATTTTGATCAGTTAGGAGTGACGAATGGTGACATGTCGAATTACGCTAGAGATAAGAGTGTGGTGGAGCATCTTTTAAAATTAATGCCGATTTACAAACAGTGTCAAACAAAGTGTACTTTTTTAAAGAGTTACCTTTCGGAGCATTGTCGTCCACATATGCGACCTTCTGCCGAGGTGGAATGTCGAAAGTCACAACGAATTATGGAGGCTCTAGATGTGGTCATTTTAAAGTTGATTATCGGCGAGTTTACCATGTCGGAAGATGAAAGTTTGGAGATGTTGTTAGACAAGTTCTCGGCTGATCAAGCGACGCTGTGTGAGGTTCAGAAAGTGATGGGTTTAGTTGATATGGATCGGGAAAAAAGTAGTTCTATGTTGACCACATCTAGTGAAGTGGCTGAGATCGATCTGGGTACTGTCGATGACGCTGTAGTGAGTATGATCAAAAACAGTCCGGAGGTTCCGCTGCAGCCGTTGATGGAGGTGAAGGTCAAGAAGAAGGAGAAAACACTGCTGGCAGTGCCTGGATCCTGATATTTCAGGCGTGAGTTACAAAAAAGTCTCTGGCTCAATCATTTCGGAGATGAGAGTTGCTTTAGGAAGACGGAGTCTGGGGTATGTGTAAAGCCGGTGTCTGAGATAGGTGGCACGATTAACTGCTTGATCGGGTGGGTGTTGACGATTAAGTAAGCGAAGTGGTAGGTGGTGAAGATAATCTTAAAAATAGGAGCATGTACCGTTAGTCGGACCGGTTGATCCGAAATATTCACAATAGAAACAGAAGCTACGGTTCCAGGCAACCAGATCGTAGGTCTGATTAGCACACCGGAACGATTGAAATGACGCGTACCGAAGATCAAAGCGCAAGCGCCGAAAGAGTAGAGGTAGGCTATGTCTAAGAGAATTGTTCGTACCTGTCCTGGGCTCAGAATCAGTGGAGCATGTAGCTTGATCAGGTAAAATTTTTTATCGTTGGGTTGTGGCAGATTCATGACTTGCCATGGCTCTGGTAGAAAGTAAGGAAATACGCAGATGTCACCTTCGATGGCTCCAGGACTTATAGCTTGAAAGTTTTCAGTCAGGTTGACGATCTGGACTCTAGGTGTTTGAAGGCCAGGTTCTACGAGGTCAGCCATGCAGATAAAGTTAAGATCCAAACATTTGTAAAACGTGATTCCGAAATATCCTGCGGGGATATAAACGTCGATCCCCAATGGTAGAGTGGTGCTTCGTTCTTCAGCAAGCCAGACGATGTGTTTGTTGAAGAAAGTTAGTCTGTTCTGGCATTGTTTCACGAAAAAGCTGGAAGGTGTCCATTTATATGGGATTTTCCTTTGGTGCTCGTACAGCATGTTGATCGGAGAATAGTATATCAAGATGTGTTCTTGAGTAGAACGAAGGCAAAAGTTCAGATTGAAATACTTTTCTTCTTCGGTTTTCGTCTCGGCTTCGTCCTTTATTAAAGGACTATCGAAGAATGATTGGAAGCGTGATTCGCGAGGTGGGGATAATACCAGGTGTTGACCGATTCGATCTGTTAGAATCGGAGCCATTGGTGAAGAAGTGAAGTGAAGACGGATATTACGATGTGGACGAAAACAGTTCTTTTTCTTGTGTTTTTGTGGACCGTGGCGCTGGCTCTGGGAAGTACCCCGACTGCTGATACGAATCATAAATCCACATTTTATGACGTCGGGTGCACGTCACATACTTATGAACTCTCAATGCAATCTTTTGCTGCGATTTGGTTGTGTTGTAATATAGTCGTTCTGCTGTGTTCTTTTGGAGTCGTCTTGAAACATTTTTGTTTCCAAACGTTTACGGTGTCCACCACGAAAGGTTACTGAAAAACATGGAGTTCTCAAATCTTGAGTGAACGGTAATATTGTGGTCTATCTGTTTGATGAAAAATAGTGCGTCTAGATATTCTTGTATAAGTTCCGATGAATACTGTTTTTTAAATGTAGTGATATTAGTAGTATTGTAACTGGGTGTATATAATTCTGAAAGGTCTAGGTTTCCATATGGTGTGTAAACGGTTGAGTTAGTCACGATTTGTGCACTGTAGTTCCTTTTAGAGTTGCACCACATTGGAAGTCTGCGGTTTAGGTCTAGATACATCCATGTGGCATATTTTTTAAGATTATTACTGGAAACAGGATTGGTAAACGTGTCGTTGTAGTTGGAGCTGTTGTGTATATTGGTGGATCCAGAGGTTTGTTTTCTTTTGAGTCGACGGAACAACGACCTTGTTCTATTAAAATCATTCGTCCGGAGTCTGAAAAACGTGGTGCTCATAGCGTTTAGGAGATTGAAACTGTTTGAACAGTTAGTCTTAAGGGTGACTTTAGTAATTAGAGTTGTTAGTCCAAAGAAGTATAAAGACTGGCTGTCGGTATGATATGTTATGTTACCGGGTAGACGTATTTTCGAATTCCATCGGGGTATGTTGTATAGCATTGGGTTATAAGTAGTTAAGTTGCAATATTTTTCCCCGGTGTAATTCTTTACAGATACATTGAGTATCTCGTGAAAACATCCACTGGATGGTATGTATCCGCAAGGTTCAGTAGTAAGAGGTTCTAGCATAGTTTTGTTGGACGGTTGTGGGTTGTATTTTATGAAGAGATATTTATTTTTGTATATGGAGAAGTTTTTAGGCAGGTTTTTACGGTTTTGTTGTATCAACTTCATCCAAAAGTATGATGTGTTGTTCAGATGAAACGGGCCTGCTTGTATCGATTCGGGTGGTAGTTTCAGCGGAGGAGTTTGGATATAAATCTGGCTAGCTAACGTCGCAGATACTATAATAATTACAGTAATTATGATTTGTTTTTCCATTTCTGTAGGAAGACCGATACGGCGTTTTTGGAAGTATGCTGGGTCTCCTTCGTGAATGTCTTGGTCTTAATGGCGATATGTCTGCTGATTTATCGTTGCATCGTTGGATTTCAAGATGATATCGTGATTCGTACGTTGGACGTGCTGATTCAATGTCGGAATATTTCGGATTGTAGATCGGTGTAATTCTAATGAATAAAAGACTTCATTGATGTGGTTATTGTGTCTTTTTATTCAGCAGAGACGAAATATTCTGTACAGTAAAAATAGTCCAAACAGAGCGGCGGTAGTATACAGTGTAAGAACTAATAGACTGGTGTCTTTGATATCTAAAACTACGTCTGTCACTTCAATAACTGTGCCGTTTCGTAGAGCCATTATATAGTGGGTTCGGGGATAATTAACGAAGATTTTGTTCTTGTCATCGAGAGTGAATTTCAGATCCTCGGTATCGTGTAGATACATCAGGTTAACAAGACCTGCTTCATCGTGATATTCGATCAGAGCGCTTTCACAAAAGTTGCATTCTGAGGTTAGAGTGATGTTTTTTGCCATTACAATCGGTAGAGTGGTGTGCATCTGGTTACTTCTTTGACACGTTGCATTACTAGGGATGACTGTGATGATGATGTTAACACCAACGATAGTACTCGTGACGGGAAAAGATGTGCCTGCAATGGTGTGTTCGTTGGTAAATAAGAACGTATGTCTAGGTAGAGTAACAGTCGTGAAAGTGTCTTCTGTATTGAGGCATGAGATTTCTGGAAATCTATTAATAGAAGGTCTGAAAAATGTTAGTACACGGAACAAGGTTTGTGTCGATGTGGATTTAGGGGTCATTGCTGGGAATAGTTTTGCTATGCGTTCTAGTGTGTGATCTCGGCGTCCGCCACCCGAACAGGGAGTGTAGAGATCGGCGAGTCCCAAATCGGCACCTTTTGTAACAATGTTAGACCAATGGTTGGCTTCTGGCATAGAACAGAGTCCTGTCAATGTAGCAAAAATCTGCCTTCGTTGTTTGTTATAAGATGACGTTGAGTGAATAATGAAAGCCATTAGACCGAGCTCTCTTCTATCGTGTCGGGAAATAAAAGATGCTATATTCTTTTTGTGGATTTTTAGGCTGCTTTCAGTAAGGGTGTTCATAGCTTTTTCTGTGATTGAAGAGGTTGCGTCTTGTTTGATAGCCACATAGATCAAATGAGTGTTTACATCTACGTTCGATCGCAACCAATGGTCGTTGTTTAGGAGTGTGTGGTATGTAGATGATGCGTTGTACATCAGGTGTTGAGATGACTTCTGATGAGGTATGCAAGTGAATATGTAATTTGTAGCTTCCATTATGCCTGTTAGTTCTTCGATGGTTGTACGTAAATCTCGATGCGTGTTCCTGATGGTAGAAAAAACTAGAGTGGTGTAGGTGAACAGTAGATCGATTGTTTTTTCGTGAATTCCGGTACATGTATTTTCCATCAAATTGTTCACTGCTTGTTGGTTGAAGACTTTGAAGATCTCACTGACGTTTTCGTAATTCGTTTTCAAGACTGAAGGAAAATCTGTTTTTTTTAAAAATGGATACGTTGCCATGGCATCCTTTCTGATTAGAATTATGACATCATGTTGTTGTGTTTGTCGGAAGATAAAGTTGTCTTTTTCGAATGGTGCTTTAAAAGTAATGTTGTTTAAGTCTCCAAATAAGAGTATTAATGAATGGTTGTGTAATTTCATTTTTGTTAAGATGAAGCTTGATGTAAACGTAATGTTTATTTCACTATGTTGGTCGCTTAGAGTTTGTTCGGCACATGATGTGTGAATTGTGAATATGACATCGTGTTTCTCGAATAAAGTGCAAGAAGAGGTGTCAAGGCTGCGAAAGTCTGATATGTTAACATTATAGGAAGAGTCTGATGTTGTGGTTGGAGCTTCTTTGACTAGGATGTGATTGTAATGCAGATAAGGGATGTCAGTGGGAACGGTGGCATAAACGTCGAGTTTTCTTTTGTAAGATTCAAATGACTCGAAGAGATCGACTTTGTCCATCAGCTCTTCAGCAAGTTTACTGGTGAACAAGCATCGCGGAACTTGAAATACTTGCATTTTATTGTTTTCTTTAGCGTTGTAAAAGTTAAACGTAATCGCGTCGTCTCTGATGGTGCTGGTGTTTCGAAATGTTCCATTAGCACATTGTGTGATGTTAGTTTCTCTCAGGTATCGGATGACCGGATATGGTACGTTGACTATGTAATGGGTGGATGAACCCAATTGAAATAAGATCATCATTTTGATTGTGAGGTTGATCCATTTTCTTGTTTTTAATTTGGTGACCATGACGTTAAACCGGTTTCGAATGTTCGATGCGAGTCACGTTCAAAATTGAATTCTGATGTCTATTTAATATGATGTCTTTCGTAGAGATGATAGACTGAGCTGTGAAAGAAGATGGGAGAGCGTTATTCGTCATGTCATCATCCGGTCAGAAGTGTCGTTCTCTCTGTGATTTACCGAAGTATCGCGCGGTAGTCGGAAAAAGGAAACATTTTTTACTCTATCGACAGATTGTTCGAAGTCTGAAATCATTTCAACGTTTTAATTGTACGTTAGGTGGGGTATTCCCACCAGAATTAGCTACGTGTCGGCGCAGTGTTTTTTTTGAAGTGACTTTGCTTCGGAGGATTCCGGACTGTATTGTATTGTTTAATATCGGCAAACTCGATCGGAAGATTGTGTGCTATGTGTTTGAGTTTAAGACTACTCAATCGAGTGCCGACGCCGTTTCAGTCAGAAAGCATTGCACTCATTATCTTCAGTACGTGCAAGGTTTACGACAGTTAAAAGATACTGTGGAGGATCTCAAAGAATTTGCTATCGGAGGAGTCGAGGGGGACATTTGGGAAGTCATACCTGTGATTGCTTTTTACCAGCAAAATGAGATGTCACCTTCGTTCTGCCGGACGTTTCGCGTCACGACATTACGATTTCGTTCGGAGTCTGTAGTGCGTGCTTTGTGTCGTGGGCAAGATGAATCGCTTAGAAACGTTTTATCACTTACCCGTGCCGAAGATCGCGCTCGGTCCCGTGCCAGTAGCCGTGCCCGTGTCCGTCGTCGCCGCCTTCGAGCCGCACGTGGACAACGTGCTGTGGGCACCAGAGCGCGTGCTGCGGCGTCTGCGGGACGCCACCGGAATCGAGTTAAGACAAAGACGGGATGAAGCGGTTATCGATCGAATTAAAAAACGTTACCTGAAAGAGGAGCTTCGACAATTTCGGGATGCGGTGGCGAATCAGTGTCTCGGTCTCGAGGGTCGTTTATCGGAGGCCGAAATGCTCTTGAGACAACAGGTGACAGATTTACCGGTGTCGTCTTCACCTCGTTCGTCTCCGGTCAGGATCGAAGGTGAGGCTGCGCCATCTGAAGGTGCTGTGGACTTGGGGAAGGGCCAAAAAACAGGTGCTGTGACGTGGGCAGCTTTCTGTCATGATGATCGTCATGCTTTGCATGTGGGGATTACTCAGAACGATCCAACGATCTGTTTCCATCGCGATTTCCGAGGTGAATTGATCGGTACGATGTTTGAGAACTCTTCGACTTGGACCTTTTCCTTTGGCGTTTGGTACTATCGTCTTAAACGCAGTTTGTATACGCAACCTCGGTGGAAGCGTGTTTTTCGCTTGATGCAGATGGAGAGTTTTTCGATTTCTCAAGAGCTTTTAGTTGCGACGGTGGGGGCCCTAGAGAATGTGACTGTTTATCCGGCTTACGATTGTGCCTTATCTGACCTGGAAGCTGCTGCCTGTTTGTTAGCGGCGTATGGTCATCAGGTCTGGGAAGGTCGAGATGCTCCTGACTCGGTCATTGGCGTGCTACAGAATCTTCCGTATATCCTCAATCGATTATCTGAAGAGATTCATCGTGAGATGGCGAATTGGAAGGAGTCTGTGACTACCAATTTTTATAGCTATCAAGATTCTCCCGATATGAGATACTATGTCCCGATGAGTGGGGGGCGACGTTATGCTTCCGGAACTTTTGGTCGACATATTCTGGTGCGGATTTTTACTCATCGCAATGTGCTACAGAGATTAGCTGGATCAGAGGCTCAAGTGTCGGCGGTGGTGCAGGAGCGAATATCGGGACAGGCGGTGGATGAAAGTACTCTCACGATGTGGACTCGAAAGCTTCTCTCTCACCGTCTGGGTAGAGAGGTGCCCATTTTTCTTCACGAGCAGCAATATCTTCGGTCGGGTTTAACATGTATCGAGACGTTATTGTTGTTGTGGAAGATTGTCAACTCCGAAAGTGTTTTCGTGTCGAGAAAACGTCGTTTCTCTCTGACGGATATTATCGGTAGCGATCTGGGGGCGCCTAAGGCCACGGTTGATCCCGGTTACACGGGTAGTAACGTGCGGAATTTCGAATATCTGGTGGAGCAGTATATTATTCCGTGGTATCAGTGGGATCCTACCGTGACGGCTTCGCAGTTGTTTCCCGGTGTCGTTTTACTGGCGATTACGGAAAGTGTTCGAAGTGGCTGGGATCCTTTACAACGTGAGGATGTGAAGACGATGGATGGTGGTGCGATTACCGTCCAAGCTACTAAGATCAATCCGATTGCTGATTTTATGTTCGCTCAGTCTTCTAAGCAGTACAGTGCTTTGAAGCGTCTTGAACTGCACGACACTCTCTTGTTTCATTACGAGAACGGTGTAGGCAAAGTTTTGTCAGTCTCTCTGCCCCGACATCGAGTTTTTTGTTTAGGATCCTCTCTCTTTAATGTGAACGATATTTACGAATGTATTTATTTTTTCGTTTTGGGTTTTCTTCCGGCCGTTGCTGTGACTTGATAAGGGTGGTATGCTGCTGACGTGATCAGAAAGCTTAAAAGGCGGTGGACAGCGAGAGACTGGCTCATATCGACGGGTCGTTTGCTGTCTGGACGTGGACTGGAGTAACGATCGTGAGTCAAGATGTTCAGTTTACGCACGGAGATGTTGCTTCACGGAGCGATGATGGGGATGTTTGTGGCGGCAGCGATGCTCATCTTGTTGGCCGTCGCGATGTGCTTTGTGGCGGCGAAGCGCAGATGTGTTCCCTACGCGGTGAACATTTTTGCCGGCAATCTGCTGGTTAGTCAACTTCTTACCATTGTGGCCATGATGTTCAGCCAAGGTTTTATGTACGATCCGCCTTTCAATCCTTCCTACTGTCGAATCAGCATGTTCTTTGAAGATGTCGGCACCTACGCTACATCAGCGCTATTTTTGTTTTTGATCATGGATCGAATGGCTGCGTTGGCGAACGGACGCGCTGAGTGGAAGCATCAGACACAACAGAATGTGTCTACGGCGATCTTTGCTTCGATCTTTGCTTGGGCTTTGTCTGCCGTGGTGTCCTTACCGACGTTTGTGACTTCAGATTCTGCTCATCGATTTCCATTCTCATGCGAAACGCCTTTGGGTTACAGCGCCATGACCATGAGTCTACATGTGTGGTTTGCGTTAGCTGCACCGTTGATCGTGGTGGTGTCCTACGTTCTAGGGGCATGCTACGAAGAGGAGCGCGATAATCTTTGGCCGTACGTCGCTCGGGTGTGGACATTTTACACCACCTGTTTGCTTTTCTTCGTGCCGTATTATGGCATCCGCATCATCCGCAGTTTTTTCGGCCTACCGGGAATGTTTCCTGAGGTGATGGATTATGTGGAGGTCGTATGTCACATGGTCTTTTTGTTCAGGGTCGTGATTCTTCCTCTGTTTGTGTTAAATCTCAGCAGTCCGGCGCCTATGGTTGAAATGGATCACGCATTTGAAAGTATGATGAAAGTGGGCTTTTGCCAAGAAACAATGCTAGCCGTGTGGAAGAAGTTCAGAGAAGTTTGTCGAAGAAATCCATCTGGAGATAAGCTGAAATTGATGGACGATTTCGAAAGAGGACCAGTTTTTGTGGCCGATCTGCCGTCCAAGTCTTAAAACTTGGACCATGACTTTTTATGTATTCTCTTGTTATTCAAACTGAATCTCGGGTACACTTAAGTATTGGTGGGTGTCGGAGATGACTGACGGGGATAGGGGTTGCTCTTGGTAGAGCTGTGTTGTGCCTGTGAAGGTTTTGTAATCATCAATAATAAAGTTGAATATTCCGTATTCGTGCCGTGTTCTTTGGATTTCTAAAGCATTGGGGGTAATTAGCATCTTTCCGGTGGCGATCAGATAGAAATACCACATTTTTTGACAGATGATGCGAATTAGTGGTTCGTGACTGTCTGTTCCCCAATAACGATTGAAGAAAGATGCGAGACGAAATAAACGATGTCCGTAAAGAGTTCCCAGTGAAAAGAGGATATTGCCATTCCTGGCCAGATCTGGGGGCAGTTTCAGCAGGAGCTGGGTGTGTCGCTGGATGAATTTGGTTAACAAGAGGTCGGCGGCCATTGGCTTAATTGTCAAGTGCCGGCTGATTTCAGCGGCTTCATGTTCGTTAAAGATTCGATTGAGGTCGAGTTCCGGAAAGATGTGTTTGAGCTCTTCTGCTAGGTGAAACCAGTAGTCCAAAGGTGCTTTTCGACTCAGAACAGTGTTGTCTGAGATTCCTAAGTTGTTGAGTGTTTCTCGAAGTAAAAGGAGTTCGAGTCCCCGGTGAAACAACATCAGACAGGATAATTTTATAATTTTTAATTCTTCTAACTGGAAAGAGGTCAGAGGCTGCCCGCTAGCTAACTTCGTGGTGATTTGAATTATTAGATTGTGTGTACAAGTAAAGGAGAAACGGCCGGTGCGGACGTGTGTCTCGGTGGATGGTTCCATCGCATGGCCTGAGTAAATGGCTCCGGTGTACGTTGGGGGTTTTCTTGTGCGGTATCAAGAAGCGCCGGAAGAAGATGAGCTGGTTTTACCCCGTCATGTTGTTGAAGAGTGGATGGAGAACGAAAAAGTGGAGGGTATTCCCCTCAACGTCAATCACGACGAAAATGCCGTGGTTGGAACCGTTTTGGGCTTTCAGAATGTTCCGGCTGGGTTATTCTGTCTAGCTTGTGTGGATTCTCCACGTTTTTTGGAAATCGTGGAGAAAACTGCAGAAAAGTCTGAGGTGGTGGCCTCAGGGCCCCGTGGAGAGCTGACACCTGATCCTGTATTAGAGTTTTTGAGTGGCAGTTATTCTGGCTTGTCACTCTCTAGTCTTCGGTGTTCGGTCAACGCGGCGGAGAGTGTTGGTCCTCTATCGTCGGATGATGGGCGTTATTTTAAACACGTGGCTTTGTGTAGCGTAGGTCGTCGTCGTGGGACGCTAGCGATATATGGTCGACAAGTTAATTGGATTCTGTCTCGTTTTCCGGATTTGGATGAAGAAACTTGCCAAGTGATCCGGGATTCTGTGCGAACGTCGTCGGAGAAGCGAAGTCAAGAGGTGGAGGATCGTTTCCACTCGGATTCTTATGGTCTGCTGGCTAATAGCGTGGATGCTCTTTACATTCGTGAACGTCTTTCCAAACTCCGTTACGATAAGAAACTTTTGGGTTTAGAGGGGCAGAGTACTTATATCAAAGCCGGTGAACCGACGTCGGTGCCTGCTGTCTGTGATATTAAAGAACAGGATGCTGAGGAGGAAGCGGAGAGTGATCATCCGGCGTCGGTCATGGCACATGCTCTGCCATCTGCGGGACCGGGCAGTGCAGTGGCCCCTGTCGCTTCCGTCCCTGGAGCTATGTCCTTAGCAAACGATGGGGTATATTTACCGAAGGACGCTTTCATCTCGCTTCTCAATTTGAATGCCGGAACGCATGGAGTTTCGGGGGGTGCGGCGTTAGATTCCTCGATTCCGCGTCGGTTGGCGCAGTCGGTTCCCGCGTCGTATCCTCCATCTTTTCCGTATTCATCTCCGTTATTGCCTACCGGGTACGACGACGTTCGGTACGGTCCGTATCACTACGGACCGATGGTGGGACATCGGCCTTATGATATGCGTCAAGATTATCATCTGGATCGCGACCGATATGGACACATGATGGAGTTGGGTTATCATCCTTATTATCATGCCGCACGCGGCCGCTTTCAGGGTCGTAAGCGGAAAAAGGGGGAAGTCTCGTCTGATGAGGAGGATGAAATGAGTTTTCCTGGTGATTCTGATTACAGTAAGCCTAGGAAGCGCTTGAGACCTGAGAAGGAGCATTCGACTTGCGGTTTTGATTGTGAACAACGGCATGGGCGCTATGAGGAGATTAAAGATGCTTTAAGTGAAATTCGGCGCGATTTGGCAGCTGCTCGCAGTGCTATGCAGATGTCGGCGGCACCTATGTCGACATCTTTGTCACCGACATCGTCGGCCACTTCCAGTTGTCAAGATCAGAATTTAGTGACTGAGAAGAAGAGTGCCGAAAAGGCTCCAGTGGCTTCGACGTCGGCTATGCCGACGGTGAATGCATCCTGTGGACCATTAATCCCCCCAAAAGAACGACCACAAAACATGTTAGATTTGAATCGCCGTTTATTTGTCGCGGCTTTAAACAAAATGGAGTAATCTCAAGGAAACGGGAATAAACAAACCTTGGTAGATTTCTGAATTGTGGTGTGATTGATTAAATCCGAGCCGTACTGCGACTAGTTGGGGCGGTTCGTATGACAGGTGGAGCTTGTGGAGGTTCCGGGATGGTGTCACAAGTACCTCGAATGTCAGCCGCCGTTCTTACGTCGCTGTAGTCGGATTTGAGATATGAGGTGGCTTTTATACCTGGGGCAGAGATACTGCAGGTCATGGGTGGGAGATTAGTGACGGCCATGAACACGTTCCATGAAGGAATTACCACAGTGATGGCTTCGGCGGAAGGTGTCATGGTAGTGCGGGTTATGGAGGATGGTCCTTCTCCAGCGTCTTCCTCCTCTTCTTCGGACTCCGAAGCTGCAAAATACTTAGCCTCTTTGAGGACTGTTGGAGTGGGAAGCGAGTCATCTGATTCTTCTTCTTCAGAGTCTGACTGGGGTTTAAATTCGCTGACCAGTCCGCTGACGACTGTTTGGCGAGGCACTATGCCAGCACGTAAGCGCAGATGGCAAAGGCGAGTTTTGTCTTTACCTGGTAGAGGAAAGAAAAAGCCTCTAGGGAAAAGGTGAATCGTCCCGAGGTCTTGCAGGTAATCGATATGATATTCTGATAAAGTCAGGTTAGTGACTTTGATCTGGATGGCAGTGCGATCGGGAAAGAATCCACCTTCCATCGATAGGCCTGCATAATCTTTGGGGAAAAAAACCGCATCGTAACGGTGATTGCTTTCAAATGCATTGTCTATATGGAGGGTGACCGTTTGCGTGTCAGCGAGGGTGACGTTTTGTGGCGAACGCACGATAAAGCCGTTTTCGGGATGTCGACTGAGAAATGGTTCTGGGTTGTGACGAGTGACGACTTCTCCTTGGTGACTGTAAACAGAAATGTGCAAGAAAAGTTCAGTTGGGGGGTGGGCCGAAAAGTTTTGAAGATAAATCTTCATTAAAGGACCTCGTCCCACCGTTTCGGTTTTTTGGATGTAGGTGGAGTTATCTGAAGTGGCCAAGAGGTCGACAGCGTCGACCAGGGTCAGTGGTATTTGGCCTGTGTTAAAGTAAAAGTTGGTTAAGAACACCTGGCCTCGGGGGAGGCGAGGGCTTTGTCTTCGAGTCCATATGATGTCTTTAAGGTTGATTTTAACGTTCCAAAAAAAAGTGGCGCGCTTGATATGGGCTCTGGTCTGGGCTCGGGTGACAGCGGTGCTTACGTTTTCATCTTGTCTGGTCTTGAAGATGTGAAGGCCGGTGATGGGAACTCTTGCTAACGGTATAGCAAATACGCAGACAGACAAGGGTTGACCCGGTGAAGCTTTTTTCTTCGTGAAGTTATACAGTTCTAAGGAGATCTCGTCAGTGCTGTCTTCTGTGGACGGAGGTTGGCTGATTGTTAGTCCTTTGATATTCAGATCTCGTAATTGGATCGCATCATGTACGGAAGAGATTTCTTGAGCACAACAAAGTACGCAGGCTTTGGGTACGCGGACCATGAGATGCGTATTTACTGATTTGCCTTCATTTGCTGGCAGGTGACAGGGATTCGTAACGATCAGACGTAAAGCTTGGCAGCTGAAATGTTCGAGTGTGTTGAAGTTTCTGGGCGTCCGCCTGGCGGCGGTTGAAACGGTAGCTGTGCTCATGATGGTGGATTCGACACGTTTGACGATGATGGAAGGCAGATGACAGAGAAAAGGTCGGGGGTTTTTGAGAGAGCGGCTGTTATGCGCAAATACATCATCTGCTTTGTGGGTGCTTTTGTTTAGAAGCGGTGTCGTTTTTTACTGGTAGAGGGAACTACGGTCAGCGAGCTTGATTCCGCGGTGGGTCGACGTCGTTTCCCGGAAATCGGTGGGCCCCATTCTCCGGAAAGACCAAAAAAAATCCGATATGTCGGATTTTCACTCCAATAAAAGTCATGTTTTTTTAGATTAGGTCCGTAGGCTCTGGCGATTAAGGGTGGAAGGTGGCAAGTGTAGGTTCCGGCTTTCCAGCAGGGCCAGGTGAGTACGGCGTTTTTGGATGCTCCTGTATCTTCTTCATCGGAGTTGTCTTCATCAGAGTCGTGACGTGGCTTTTCTCCGGTCGTGGCCGACTTGAAGGGATCATCGGATTCATCTCCTGAATCTTCTGGGCCGGTTACGGCGCTGACGGCACTAGTATGGATAGCGTCTTGAATATCGTCCCAAACATGGTCGTATTCTAACTTACATTCGACATCGTATTGACCGGTAAATGTATAGAATTGGTCATTTTTGTGGAGAAAAATATGGCTCTCAAAGAAGTGGAGTGCGGCGATGTCTTCGCCTTTTGGTATCTCGACGGCGGTCTCTCCAGTCGTTTGAATTTCTAGAAAAAGATGCTGACTACTTCGTAAGAAGTTGCTCGAAATGCTGAGGTTCGGAAGCGATTTCGGTACGATTAATCCGATATAGTCTATACCTAGGCATCGGAAAGTCATGTCTAGACATACGTGACTGGTTTTTCCTGGTTTCACTATAATGTTGCGAGGGGCCATGATCACGAAACCGTTTGTGCCGTAGGGTCGGAGAAAGGGTTTGGGGTTTCGGTTCATGATAATGTCAGGGTTTTTGTTCTCGAGTAGCAGATGGCAGAATAATCTGGTGGGCAGTTGGTCTTCTTCTTTGGGACATTCCAGGTAGATGCGAAGTTTCTTTTCAGATGTGAGGGCTTGGACTTTAGTCAAGATGACCGCTTCGTCGGAACAGACGAGATCGGTCACACTGTCAAAGTCTTCGAAAGGAATTCCGTGTGGATCCAAAATAAAGCATGAACTGTGTCTTTGCTCTGTGTCGTCATTCCGGTTGCTTGTCCATATGAGTTGGGTGACTGTCATTCTTACGCTCCAGTGTGAGGCGACACGTTGAACTATGACATCGGCTTCGGGAATAGAGGATCGAGTCTTTTTTTCACTTGAGGGTCGATAAACATGTAGGCCGCTTATAGTGACGACCTTGAGTGGGAGAGCGTAGACGTAAATGGAGAAAGGGTCTGTGTTGGTGGATTGGACTCGGTCGCTGGTATTGGTGACAGCTACTTGGATATTTTGTATCTCTGTGCTGTAAAAGGCCGTATGTTGACTCTTGAGGCCTCGCCAGTCGTGATCACGTTCGGAATCGGCGGTGAAGTGGGTGGCAAATATGATGGCGGGCACGTTAACTCTGACGTGTACACCGGTGCTTAACATTCTGGTTTCTCGAGCTTGTAATTTGGTGTCGGTACCATTGAATATGCATTTTATCACATGTCCGGAAATTGGACCGATCTTATTAACTAGGTCGCCGGCTTGATGCCGTCGACGAGTGAGTCTGGTCTCCATGACGTTGAAGTGGAGCGGAGCCAAAAGTGTCTGTGGTTGTATTGGAAAGAAAGAGGTGTGGTTAGCGGCGTTGGTTGAAAAACGACCCGTAGACAAGAAAGAATGGTTTTTAGTCTGTTTATTAGGAGTAGGAAGGTATTAGAGCGGGTAATAAATAACCGAAGAGAGATCGTGCTGCGACGTTTTCTTGAAGACTTCATGTGTTTTTCAATATCATGGCTAAAGTGGTTTTCGTGTCGGGAGATTGGATGGTTTCGCGGGGACGAATGTTGAGGGAAAGAAGATCTTCTAACCGGATAGAGGTCCCGAGGACGGAGACGCACGAGTGTTTGTTGTTTAAGTGCAGTGATGATTTTACCTGATGAGTGAAAGCTGACGAACAGCCGCGGTTAGTGATGTAGTCTGATGCGATGAAATACAGTTCTCCGATCACTAGATCACGTTGGAGAGAGACGTTTCTCCCGACGATCGTGATTTCCAACCAGGTTTTTGGCAGCCAGATGGTGACGGGCATTTTCACGGGGAGGTTGGGTTTGGGGACGAAAAGTCCCAGGAATGGGCCGTAGAAGCGACGGTACAGTCTTAAGGTGTAGGCTTGTTTCACGGTGAGGTCATAAGGGAGTCTGACATCGAGGTATTCTTCGCGGTTGGGTGTAAAGTATGGTGACGGAGTTCTGGAAAAATATGGTTGTTGGACCGTGTCTTGGAACAGTTGAAGTTCGAAGCTGATCGGAGTATTCATCTCTACGCCTTGAGTGGCGGTCACGTTGAATTTCAGTGTGTTATCTGCGCTGTGGGAGAGGCTAGAGAGGGTGAGAGGGCAGGAGCTGCTCAGGAGGCGGCTGAAGACGGGTTGAGGAAGGGTGGGGAGTTTGGGAAGATGGAGAGCGATGCGGCTGGTGAGGCCTCGGGGGCCGGAGATTCCTCCCTCGATCACATGCCAGCAGAGGATGGTGTCAACAATGCCGATGGTGATCCGATGACATTCGTTCTCGACGCGGATGGTCACTTGTTCTTCCTGCAGGTTAATGCAGTCGTGAAGTGTGGTTGGATTGTAGTGTTCCGAGGGTCGTTTAACGGGAAGTTGTTCCATGAGGGGTCGGACGACGCGGAGCGCGAAGATGTTAAGTGACAGTCGGATGATGGCTAGGCGATCGATGTCTCTGTCGATGATGGAACGGATAATTTTACAACCTGGGTGGCCCGGGAAGATCGAAAAAGCAGCTTTGAGGTCTGAATCGGCGTTGGCTACAGCGCAGATCATGGCTTCTTGTGGTTGTTGGAGAACCGGTTCGATGTGGATCGCTTCGGATAGCAAGATGTTGAAATCCTTATGGAGATCATCAGGACGCAAGTCAAGATTGAGCTGAATGAGCTTGTAGGTTCCTTCTGTCATAGTTTGGGAGAGGCTCCATTTTTCATTTAAAGTCAGGATATTCTCTGTGGAGTGCATGATGGTGGATAATCGGGAAAGTGGCGGATCCTTCCCAAGTTGTTTCTCGGGATGCGACATGGGAATGATCTGGCTGAACAACTGGGGCCTCAGCCTTTAAATATGCAGGTTGCAGATTTGTTATCCGAAGACACGTCACATACTGTGAACATCGGTTGTTCGTTGATGAGGTCACTGAGTTGCCGCAGCATAACGAACAAAGCGGATAGTCGAGAGACTTCGTCCTCGGGGGCGATGTGATGGAGCCGGGATTCGGGGCGGTCTCGTTCTAAACGCATTAATAATTCTTGGCACTTGACCAGTAACATCGAGCTGTCTTCGAGGGCTAGTTTACGAATGTAGGTGTTAAGGAGTTCCGAGGCTAGGTTGGCTACCATCGACATGGAGATGCAAGCATTTTTTATGTCTAGTAATAGGTGGCCGTCAACGACCGGGTCGGGGATGAGGAAGGTGGTGTTTCGGAAAGTGATGGTTCGGAGATGTTGAGTAGCTGCCTTGACCTCGTCATAGGAACGGTCGAGAGAAAATAGTGCTGTGACGAGTAGTCGTTGATTGATTTCAGCTGCTAAGGAGGCTGGGACGATCCAGGGTGTAACTAATTCCCAGTCATGAATCTTGATCGTCAGAGGTGAGGATGAGGTGGTGTTTTGCGCGGTGATGTTTCCATTAAATGGAGGTATGCAGCATAGAGTGTCGCCTTTTTCCCAGAGCACGGGGCCTGTGTTAAGCACAGTGTAACACTGTCCGTGTTTCATGACGTTAAGAGTCAACTGGTTGCCTTCTACGCGTCGGAGAACGGTCGGGGTCATGTTCCGCAGCAGGCTGCGGATTCGTGTATAACCTCTGTTTTTATCGAGGAATTGGTGGAGGCCAAGGTTCTGATGCTTGATCAGGTGGTGGCGGTGTGGAATCGGAATGACGGCTCCGACTAATCGACCGAGTTTGCTAATATCTGTGATCGTGAGTTTGTGTTCGAACGTGCAGAACACCGTCACGTCCATGGTGGTGGCTGCGTCAGTCTCCTCACGGCTGGCGTGGATCGGTACGGATGGCGATAGGGTCGGTCTAATAGACTCGGTTTACGAGTTGTACATGATCTGTAGTTGTAGAGGAATTATTTCACCAATGGCGTAGTTACCGAAATGGGTTTCTGCCGCTTCGTTATAGCTGTTAGGGTTTTTCATTCTGTTTTCTAATAGCCCTTGTGTGGTGGTGGTTAGTAAGGGATAGGCTTCTTGTAAGAAGCGGCAAGGGTTTTCGATTAACTCGTCGGTTCCTTCCATGCAAACGTATTGAATATCGGTATCACCGTGGAGACAGTCTTTGGCTCGGACCATGTATTCATCGATGGTCTTGAAGAGTGTCTTATTGGCGTTGATGATGTCTTCGGTGTTAAAAAATTGTGTGCATGGACTGTAGATGCGTGAATTAAAACCTAGTCGTTCGCGGTGTCTTTGATTGTAAAGAATGTCGTTAATCGATCCGGGGAGAGAACTCCAGGGATTATTGGTCGCCGCAAACGTTTGAGCGTCGGGCTCCTGATGGTTGTAGAGGGTGTGTTGGGCTGCTGTCTCGTCGTAAGGATCGACGCCGAGTGTGCAGGAGGTGCGTCCTCGTGGGGTGTTGGGATTTTTAAAGTAGTTGACGGGGGTAGTGACTGGGGTCAATAACAGTTCGCAGGTGGCACGTTGTCCATGAAGATTGCAGACATCTTGTTTAGTGGGGATTTTTCCAAAGGTGAGGGCGGCCATAGTGTCGGTGTCGAGCATCTGAATGCGCTCGGCGCCGATCGTCTGGCGAATCCATTGGTCAACCTCAGGGTCTCGATGAACGTGCATGGGATAGACTTGAAACAGATCTTGAACAGTAGCACCCATGTCACTTCGGACCTGGTGAAGCCATGCCAGGCAGGTGTTGCATGTATAGCCGAGTCCCATATCGATATTGTTGACGTGCTGTGTGACGTGGTAAGTGGTGCAGATGTCGCGTTCTTCTTTGGTGACTATCGGGTTGTTGATGATTAGTGACGTACTTGATTTCCCGCTGTATAGTAACGTGTCTCCTTGAAAAGTGTCTGTTCGGACTCCGGTTAAGGCAAATCCGGGATGTAATCTGACTTTGCTTTGTAGGATGAAAGAGACCGGAGAGAGTTTATGATGCATCGTACCTAGAGTCATAATAGATTGTAGATTTGGCGGGCAACTGGCTGAGTAAATGCTAAAGGGCGAACGGTGCCAATTATGGTATTCGTGAGCGAAGGCTGTGGGGAGTGGGAAGCCTCCGTCGTTGCGATGATAGTGTGGAAAGTCTCCGATAAAGTTTTTGATATCGTCGCTGACAGCCATGGCGATTCCTGGGTAGGAGTAAAAGCGGTGGAATGGTATGGCGATAGTATACTCAGCTAGAATTTTTGGGGCGGTTGTGGCGCAAAAACCGTTGTAGAGTACGTGTTGATATGAAGTAAAGGTCATGTTTCCGTGGTTTTGTGCTGGGTCGAGTTGTGTTTGAACTTCAAGAACTTTAGCGTTTTCGGGTACAAATTGAAGGGCAAGGAACATTTCTCGACAGGTTTCGAGTATACCCACGTTGTGGTTGGTTGCTACGTCTCTGACTAATTGGATCAGCATTTCTCCTGGGTGAGCTGCTAAGTCTTCACGTTCTTCTCGTGACGCTGGTGGAAAAAATGCATCGCGGTAAAAGAGATCGACGAGGAGAATCTTGAGGTTCAGACCGAGCCCACAGGCTCGGTTATTGGTCAGGGCTGGTATTATACAGAAGTAATAAACTTTATGTAACACACAGTCTTCGTCGGATATTCTGTCTTCGTCGATAAAAAGAGGTTCGTCGGCATCCATGGCGGCGAGACGCGGGACGTCGGAAACTCCATGGTGGCGTATCTCGATGTTAGCGTTTGCTAGTGGTTGTCGATCGGCGATAATGCGGATGTGGTCTCTGGTCTGAGGTAGATGTGTCAAAAAGGGAGGAAAGAGGCGAGGGTCGTGAAGGGCGCTTACATAGGTGTGGAGGGGTTCGTCGGCTAGTTTCACGTTGGGGCTCGAGAGGCTGGTGACACGTGCGACGAATCGGACGATAGCTAAGATGTTTTGATAATGTGTATGGATTTGAGTGGGAATCAGACCATCGGCTAAGTGTTCAGCGATTAATTTAATGATCGGGAAGCTGTGCGCAAAGGCTAAAAGGTGTCTAGTGTTGAAGGTAGTAACGATGCAACGCGCGATCAGGTTCCGTAAGATCAAGAATGCGTCGAGATTGCCGTGGATCAAAAGATCTAAGAGATAAAAGAGTTCGGGGTAATTAGGGTTAGTTAGGGTAACGGTGAGGAGCTGAAGTGTGCCTTCGTAATCGGGGGGTGGTCTGGTCTTCATAATTTCCATGGCTTGACGTGCCCGTGAATCATGAAAACCAGAGGGTGCAGTCCCTTGAGGTAGGTTTCCGACCATAATACGGGGAGTACAAAGAGCAGCCACATCTCCATTCTCCATGTGATGGGTGAAGTCAAAGAAAGGATGTAGTTCCGTGTAGAGTGAGGGGTTACTGGTTTTGAAAAACTCTTCGTTCGAGTGATCTTGTTTGATTTCGTTGGTTGTTCGACAGACTTCTCGTCGAACTCTGTAAAAATGAATCGCTCTTCTGGCGATGCTACCCATGTGTTCGTGTTGAAATTGACATTGACACAGACTACGATCGGCTGGTGGGCCGTTTTCGATAAAGGCTTGCAGGCATGGTGCCGGATCGAAGAACACAGGGTGACAGATGGTTTTTAAGGTATCCGCGTATTCTATTTTTTGGATGTGCCGATCGCGATTGAGGAAATACACGGCGGTGGGTAGGGTGTTCTGCATGGTGTCGGAGAGCTTCAGTTTGCTCTCCACCGTGGTGTAGCTTCGATCGTCTGATACGTAGAGACCCATCGGAAAGAAAAATGTGAGGTTTATGTGTGTTTCGAGCGGATCTCGGGTGTCGGTGTTTTTGTAGACGCGGCGGCAATTTTCTAGAGCCACGTTGTGTTCACCGAGCTTAATGACGTCCATTTGGAGCTGAGTCATCTGTTGGGTGGCGCTGCGACCGAGGGCCGTTTCGGTCAGTTCGTCTTGTTTATCTGTGGCTAGGTGAGCTGTATATTGATTAAAGTCGGCCATAATGGCATGATGTGCAATGGCGGTAACGGCGTTATCACGATTTAGGACAAAGTTGCCGTAAGTGGCGGGGGCCGTTACGTTTTCTTTAGTGATGAGTTGATTCAACATTGAGGTGAGGTTTTGCATGACGTTGGCTGTACTGATCAGCACACCCGAGAGACGTTTTCCGCTGGAGGTCACATAGGTCTGAGGGTTGTCGAGAATACTTTCGGTTGCGGCTTCGACCATTCTCAAGAGGAAACGGGTGATAAAGTCTCTGTCCCTGGTGCGGTTTAACACGAAAGTCGAAGTCACGAGCTTGTTTTTGAAACTGCGTATGATGTTGGCGCGTTGAACGCGGTTCACGGTTTGACGGCAGAGGGTTGCATTTTCCACCAGCGTTTGAACTATAAAGTAGGGCGGTGCTTTTCGGAGCAACGTTTGTAGGAAGTTATGAATCAAACCACGTTCCATCGCGTCTGCGGTGTTTTTCAAAGCTTTTAGCACGGTGTGAATGGCTTCGATGTTCAGGACCTGATCCAGGATGGTTTCTTCAAAAGTCTCCTTGAGATGGGTTAGACAAGCGGCGCTGAGTTCGAAGGGGATGGTAATCGGAGCTTTTTCGCTGTATTTTGTGACCATGATAGTCGTCTGACGGGACGTGGGCATTCCCGCTCCACTGGCCACGCGGGGAACCTGGATGTGGAAGAGCATTTTTCCAGTTGTCATTTTGTTGAGATCATCGAAACGGATAGCGTGAGCTGCCAAGGCTAATGACGTGGATAGAAACTGGACCCATTCGATGCGATTACAAAAAGTGCCAAAGATGGCCTCGAAATTGATGTTGTAGCGGTCGGGATCGTCTCCGTAATACATCCGTAAGCTATCGAACATTTCTTCTCCGGCTGATGTTTTGACATGCATCAAAAAGTCGTTCGAGAGGCCTAATTTGGGAAGTAATTCGAGTGCGGACCAGTTCTCCATGACGGCGTTGGTGAAGTAATGGCGTCATCGGACTCAATCTGTTCCCGTGAAGGCGAATCGGCTCTAATAGTGGAGTCTTTTCGCCAGCGGTATGTTTTGAATGTGCCGGTACATGTAAACTCTTATAACTTAACCCAGGAGCTATCGATGGAAGAGGATGCTCGTTTTGCTCGTTCCGTGCGAGTGGACGTTGAACGGGTGCGTGCCGTTTTTCGCACGTTATGCGAAGCCTGTCCGCTGCACGTGACTACTGAACGAGATCGAGTCCGGATCGTGCTTTGCCGTCTCTTGTTAGGACCGGTGGCCGTTCCGTGTTATTGCGATGAATGGGATACTAATGAATATATGGTAGAATACACTCACTTCTGCTCAGGTCCTCTCCTGTATGTGCATCGACGCTGTCGGTGTCGAACTCCGGCGGGGCAGGGTCTGGCCTTCAGTGTGATGAGGGGACATCAGACGACACATCTTTTTCGCGGTTTATTGTCGTTAGCGGAGTGGAATCAACATCTACCTCGGATGTTTTGTGCTTGTATGACTTTCACGTCTGACCGTTATGTCATGGCGTGTCTTCCGAGTGCTTTGAGTTTACATTTGGATGACTATCCGTATCTGATGGGTGAGATCGGTCATTTTTTAACGATCACTGAGATCGATGAATGTGTGCAAGCTATGGTGCGACACTTGGGTCAGCAGGTGTCTAACCGGGTTCAGATTCATTATAAGCTGCTGTTTGGTGTTCACTTACGTCCTCAAGCGCCTTTGGCGCGGAGCGGTACGGAACATTTTTTTGCTTTGGAGCTTCAAAAATTGTGGTTGAATGTGGAATATCACAATGGCGTCACGTTCGATTTCTTCGGGTGTATTTTTCGGCAATTCTACATCAGGCGGGCTCAGACGATGCTGGCCTTACGCACGCCTGAACAGACGGCGTGCGTATTAAGCGCTTTTTCTTTGAGTCGTTTTAAACAACAAGTGTTGTACTTTAAAATCTCGGTGAATTATGGAAAGCATAAATTGGGATCTGGGCGTAATCTGTTGCGTTATCGTCGTCTCCATATTCTATTTTCCGACGCCGATGCGGTGTGGAGAAATCTGTTTTTTATCTACTATGAACAAGCTAACGCAGATCAGGTGGAGTCCGTCGCGACTGGGAAAGAGGCTGCAGGATCTTCTGCGGCTTCATCGGTACGAGCGGAAACTTCTTCATCGGGAACTTCGCGGTTGTTAAGGCAGACTGTGACAGCGACGGATCTCTGTAGGCGGCGCTATATTCGGATTGTCACTCGTCTATTGTTTGCCAGGTATCGTCGACGTTGCGAAACGGTGATGTCTCACGAAACCCCTCAAGCTATTCTTGACTTCACGGGATCGTTTTGGAGCGTTTCTTATTTAGCTCAAGTTCAAGAAACCCGGCGAGCTACTCAGCGCTATGCCATGCAGCTTCGCAAACTGATCGGGGGACGGGAATTTTCGGAAGTCACCAGTGTGACTTTGGATCGGATAGCTGTCAACGCTTTTAATACCAATCGAGTGATTAATATGAAAGCTACGTTGTCAGCACGACCGCGGTCCCGGGGACATTTTCCACGTAACATGACGCATAGTTTTGTGATGTATAAACATACTTTTAAAGAGCCAGCGTGTACTGTCAGTACGTTTGTGTCTAACGATGCGGTTTATACAAATTCTTTAAATGTGAATATTCGAGGCTCTTATTTAGAGTTTCTCTACGCGTTGGGGGTTTATCGTCTCTATGTCAATATCGATCACTTCTTTCTCCCGGCGGCGGTTTGCAACAGCAACTCGTCACTGGATGTTCATGGCTTGGAAGACCAAGCTGTCATTCGTTCCGAGCGAAGTAAGGTGTACTGGACGACCAATTTTCCTTGTATGATCTCCAATACCGATAATGTGAATGTGGGTTGGTTCAAGGCGGCTACGGCGATTGTGCCTCGAGTTTTTGGTGCTGATCTGGAAGGGATTATGCTTAAAGAACTCACGTGTCTTCGTGGGATGAGTGATATGTGTATTGATTACGGACTTCACCGAGTGTTTACGGAATTGGAGTACAGAAACTCTTACCAGATTCCTTTTTTGTCGAAACAATTGATTCTGTTTATTAGGGGTTGCCTATTAAAACTGCATGGGGGGGATAAAAGACTTTATTTGGACCGATTTATGTTTGAGGTGGTCAAGAGCGGGGTTTTTGATTATAGTAAAAACATTACGGGCCATACCAAGATTAAACATACTTGTGCTTTGATTGGTAGCCGTCTGGCAAATAATATTCCGAAAATCTTGATCCGTAACAAAAAAATTAAGTTGGATTATCTGGGACGTAACGCCAATGTGTTAACGGTGTGTCGTCACGTGGAGCCTGGCCGGACGTCAGTCGGGCGTTTAAAAGTCTTGCTGGAAGTACTGAGAGCGCTTTATGCCGTGAGCAACGCTCCGCACACCAAGAACGTGATTCGTCAGACCGTGGCGCGTCTAGGTGGGCGTTTGGAACACGTGGGTGAATAAGCATGGAAGGGTGGCTAGATGCTGCGCTCGTGTTACCGAAGTCTGGTCTGGTTCTCGATCATATGTTGGAAAATGAGGGCGTGTCTGATTTCGTGCGTCGAATGCTTCCTGCACCGGAGGATGTGAAAGAAAATTGTGTCTTTGCCTCGGAATTGGCTTTTATCGCCAGTGGTCGACATGGTCGGCGGACTTCGATGTTTTCGATTTACTGGCATTTGCACAGCGAGCTGATTTATGCTCTAACTGGGATCACCTATTGTGTGAAGATTGTGATCGAATGTGGTCAGATCCAATATCGTGATGCCAGGGACGCTTATGCGATTCCAGGAATTTATATGATTCGGCCTTCTTTGTCCGATAGTGGAGCTATTTCTTCTCGAAACGTTTCTTGGCCGAGTGCCGGTATACGGTGGCCGGGTGATGTACGCATCTGGTTAGTGCAGCGAAAAGTGGAAACTTTTGAGAAATTTCAAGAACTTCTCAATCGCCTGTCAGAGTCACGGATTGAAAAATGGTGCCCGATGGACCTCGGTGAGAAGATCGATCCGACTTTGGAATCTTTGTCTCTGGGGGGGACCGAGTTTGCGTGTCGAGTCTCGGTGGCTTATGATCACTTACGTGCTGGAGATCTGCCTCGGACTGCACAGCAGTTGTTAGATCACTGTGTGACTTTGGCTGCGGCGAAAATTATGTTGTGGTTAGACGTGCCTCGTCTGGACAATTTTTTTTTATGCCAGGTGTGTCTCTACGAGTTGGGTGAGGATGAGGTGGGGGAGGAGTTGATCGGTCTGTTACACACTAAGAACAAGGTCTCCAATCCAGATTTTAATCTTCATCGTCGAGCTATGAAAAGTGTAGCTTGTCTGGCCTTTTTGCTGAATTGTTTATTACGACATCAGAATATGATTCCTGAGTTAGAAGAGCGACTCAATGAAAACGATCTTTACGTGATTGCTACTCGACGATATTATCGGAGCTCCGGAGGTGTCGAGAGGAGGACTATCGCGGCTGGGAGTCGCTTACTTTCAGAATATGCTGACACGTTGTCGGTTTCCGACAGCTGGAGGCGTCTGAATCTGCCAGTGCCGCTGGATGCTTCTTTTACGCGGGAACAGCTGGTCGGATTGTTGCGGACTTAAATCGGTTTGAAGCGGTAGCTGCGAATTTCGTCGCACATGTAGATGGACATGATGAGAGCGATGATCAAGTCGTCGGCCTGGCGATTTTTTTTGGCCGAATATGTACTGTTGAGTTCTGTTAAAGTGACACGATGGATGTTTCGAATTTGCTCTAAAAGATATTCGATCGGGTCGTATGATAATTTGATAGTGTAGGAGACTAATTCTTGTGAGGCTTTGACGTAGCCAGAATTAAACTTGGTGATGAACTCTTCGACTGCTAGTCGTTTGTCGCGTCCCATTAAGTAAAAGGGTTGTTCAATGTTATTCTGGTCTGGAGTGTGGTAAAAAAGGACGGGGATTCGGTGGTTACATAAGATATTTTGTTTAATCAGGCAAGCGATTCGTACGGCCGCAGCTTGGTTGGAATTTCCTTCTATGGCGATGCGAATTTCTTCCAAAAAAGGGTGAAGACTGATCACGGAGATGAGCATGTGAGCGGCGCATTCGGCAATGGCGACCTCAGAGCTTTCCGAGAGATCTTTTAGAAAGAAATGTTCTAGACCGTAGATTAGATACTGATTGCGATAAGTTCCGATGGCGGCAATGCCTGTGCCGGAGGCGTGTCTATTGGTCGTAAAAGCTGGGTCTAAGTACACATAAAGCTTCGTGCCAAAGTGATTGTAAGCGTTCTTGTTCATGGTACTGTAGCGAAAGATGTCGAATTCTTCGCGACTCTGATCGGTGATTAAAGCTGAGTTTTCTACAATCTTGTTGGTGCCTCCGATGATTTCATCCATAAAGGAACCAGGCATGAACATATTGGCTGTGCGTCGGACTTGAGAGTTCAGACTGATGAAGGTGGGCTTGTGTAAGCGGTAGCAGGGGCAGGCTGTGGCGTCACCTTTTTCGTTGAAACAATGGAGGTGTTCTTCACAGACGTAGGAGACCACATTAAGCATGTCGAAGGGGGCGTTATTTAGTCGTGTGAGGAAACAGGTGGCGTCACTGGTCGTGTTAGTTGAGGAGATGAATATGATTTTTGTCGTATTCTGGGCCAAAAAGCCTAATATGGTGTTAAAGGCTTCCTTTTTGATGAAATGGGCCTCATCGACGAGTAACAGGTTGAAGTTCTGACCTCGGATACTCTGTGGAAAAAAAAGACATGATGAGTCAGCAGAGTGGCGGGGCGATTTTCACGTGGGCGGAAACAGAATGACCTCAAAAACGATGAGCGAGTTTTGTGAATCGCAGATGACGGCTTTCCGGTGATGGGGACGCATGAAGGCTAGACGTGCTGGTCGCGCGTCATTTAGACGAAATGAATTCCTTACTAGCTGAATTGAATCGTTTAGGTGTTCCACATGATAGATCGGAAGATCTGTTGGTTTTTGCCGATACGTTGTTTCAGAAGTTTTCTTTTGTTTTTCAAGATCAAGAGTCGAATCCTCGCAAGGTGGATCTGTTGTCTTCGCTTTTTGAACACTTGACGATTGAATGTGTGAACGAGATGCTGGATCTGTGTGCTAACAACAACGAAGCTGTCGAAAAGTTGTCTGAGTGATTGATGGTCATGGCGGACATGGTTCGTCCGTTAGAGTGTTCTCCGTGTGAAGCGTTAGGAGGGTGCGAGATGCATCAGGTGTGTAACGCGCTAACTGAAGAGATCCAGCTTCGATGCTTCTATGTGTGTGTCAATTGTTACAAGACTCATGTGTGTGATCTCAGTGAAGGTTGTGCTTTGGTTTCTACTTTGGAAGGTTCCGTGTGTTTAAAGACTGGGTTAGTCTATGAGTCTCTATGTCCTGCGACTCGTGTGAATGTGTTGGAACCTACGGGGGAAACTTCGGTTGATGATGTGAATGTGGTGGGGGTGATCATGGCTAGTGTCTATAATTATCTGATGGCTCATGCGACGAGATACGCAGATGTGATCAAAGAGGTGGTGGATGACGGACGTTTAAAAAAGCAGGTGGAGGATGCGGTGTATTTCACATTCAATCGAGTCTTTCGATCGGTTCAGAACGTGCAACGGATCTCTCTACCTGTGATCAGTCAACTGTTTACGCAGTTGATAATCGGAATTCATGCGAAGAATACGAAGTACGACTCTTCAGTTATTAAAGTCAGTCGCCGTAAGAGAGAAGATGCGTTATTGAAACAAATGCGTTTCGAGTATGGAAACGCACCTGTTTTCGGATCTTGACTTTCAATACCGTTTTGATAGTCTCGCCCAGGTGCCGATTCACTTGGTGTTCGATGAGACGGTTTTGACTCTCGAAAAGTTGTCTCAACTGGTCGGGGTGTATTTTAAGACGGAGTGGGGTCAAGATTGGCAAAGAGCACTGTTTACTGTGGTGCCGCGAAGATGGTGTCTTCGCCAGTATTTGGATCAACGCGGTCTGAAAAGTCCAGATGTCAAGATAGTTTGTCAACATGCAGTTTTTACCACTATTGGCGTCTCTTGTGTTGATCGAGTCATATTAGGAGGTCGATTAGTCTACGTACGTTTTGTCTTGAATCATCGACAGTCATCGGTGGCGGCGGAAAATCGGCGCTCCTTTGTCGACTGTGAGTTTTTCGTCAGAGATTTGTTAAAAGGTCGCCACTTTAGGAGTCAAGAGGAGGCTTCGAGCGACCGCTTGGTCTTGCCGGTGAACGATAGGCCTTTTTTTGAAATTCCTCATGGTGATGCTCGGAGTAAAATTGTGGGGCAGCAGTTGCTACTGCGTTCTGGGGTGACTGAACAGTATACGGGTGGCGCTTTAGAACCGCCTTCGAAAATTCGCGGTTATGAATTATCGAAACGACCTGAAGTGGAAAATCCTGATATTCTTTATGCGTTTGGAGAAAATGAAGGGAGAATCATCCCTTGGACTGAGGAATGGGAATCGGGTGGTGTGGTGGGAATTCAGACCGTGTGGGATGTTTCGGCTCAAGTTCGAGTCCATGTGTTGTGGTATCAACGCTCGTTTTGGAACTCTTTGAAGATTGACTATCGAGATGAAGAGGTGGATATTCGACAGTCGTTAGAGACTTATCGTCGTCACTTGGTAGTGGGATCTTCGGTGTTTGAAAACATCTACCGCGAGCTTCGTGTTAATGTAGCAGAGAGACGAGCAGTCAGACAATTATTTGATTGTTTTGTCTCGGCTGATCTAGATCCGTCCTTTTTATGGGAAATGGCGTGTGCTTCTTTAGATCTCTGGATCTACCGAGTCGAGAAAGAGAGCTGCATTATTAAGGCGTTGACGACTTGTTTACAACAGTCTCGCGATGTGCAGGGTTTTCGACAGTATCGAGTCGTCGGTCAGGGTGGGCGACGAGAGGCTTGGGCCGATGTGATTTATAACGCGTCTGGACGTGTCGATTTGGGTCTTCAGGTGTCTTTAGAAGTGTGCTCAAGTAGTGGCTTGTGGCGGACAAAGGATCGTCATGGTTACGTTCTCGATTGGGTAGCCAACCCGGAGGTTTGTGTTATCTACGCCACGAGTCATTTAGATATTTATTGGATTCTACCTGGGGGTTTTGGAACAGTTCTTCCAATTCCTGTCCATGGCGTCGACCTCGGTTTGCTGTACGAGAGATTTAAGACTCCTGAAGTACTTTTTACAACGTGAATGTGTCTGGAGAAGAGTAGGTGCAAGTTCGAAACACCGAGAATATGTGGCTATAGCTTCGAAATCGGCAACTTTTGACATGGATGGTCAAGATAGTCGTTGCTTATTGTGTCGTATCATCGTTCTTTCTAAAGACGGAGTTAACGTTGTGTGCTTGAGCATTAACACGACCTACATGGGATCCTATTCGACTAAATTGCATCGTGTAAAACATGATGTTGGGGGGGTAGAAACGTTTTACAGTTTTAAGATCGATGATGAATTGTGTCCCAAGACGGTACCTTTTGCTCCGACCTTCACACCTGTTCGCAGCACAGTTTCTTTTAATGGGATGTCGGCGGAATTTTTTTACGACGTCTGTAGTCTACCCTCGGCAGAAGAACTAAAAAGTATTATGGTGAAGGGAGGTGAGCAGAGTAACAAGAAAGCTATTCGACTTGGCGGTCCCGGCGCCTGGGCCGTGAAAACGTCGTTGGGTGTAGATCTCTATTTCTATCTTTTAGAATACGATCTGTATACCACGTGTACGGGGAAAGATTTTTTGCCTTCTTTGGCTAGAATTGTTTCAGCTACCACGTGTTGTGGGGAAATGTCTTGTCCATTTTGTAAGGATCACGGAACTCATGTTGATTGTACTGGAAAATATGTGGGTCCCGTGCCGGATAAAGGTATGTGTTTCTGCTATATGTTGTGTAAAATGCCGACAGCCCCCATTACTAATGATAGATATATGCCTTTTTTATGTGACTCGGAGGAAGCGACGCATATTTCTGTTTCTGGGGCTGGAAAGTCAAAGGTGACTTTGGAAGATCCTCTAGAGAGTTATATCACCGTTTACAACAGTGCTGGAAAAGCGTTACCTCTAAAAAGCGGATGTTGGAAACTGGTCAAGTTGAGTCACCCTGCGAGTCCCTTACTTTTGTGTGCCTGTCCTGTTTTAAAGGGCGTGGTGCTTTAAAAAGATGGAGATACTTACATTTGTGTTGTAGCAGCTGGCGAAAAGAGCCGTGCTCTTGGCTGTCTGATGATCGATGCTGATGACATTATCTTTATTCTCCACTGCGTATTCTGTAGCGAACGTGTAGCGGCATCGGAATTCGACTTCTTTGAGCACGAATTGAGAAACATGCTTCTGATGGGCTACGTAACCGATACTAATTCCTATAATATGTTTGAGGAGAAAGGAGATCACTGGAATGATGAACCATGTTTTACCATGTCTTCGTGGGACTAAGAACACTGTCGCTTTTTGTTTAAAAATATCGATGGAGGGTTGGGTTAAAAAGTCAATTTCGAAAGCGTGAATTAGATATTGTAATACACGATTGGCCAGTACGGGAAGTTTGGTGACTGCGATGAAAAAGATCACGTGTATTAATAAATTTTTTTGGAAAGGTTCTAAGTGTATTCGTGTGTGTTCTTGGTCTGCGGGGGTGAAGCCTCCGTCCAGCCACTTCTTGAAGTCTATCATAAAGTTGTTGATCTGAGTGAATTGAGGATCTCGGTAGAGTTCCGTCAGCGCATCTATCTTTTGATAAGCATCGCGTTGATGATCTGGACATGGCCAAAAAGTTACTTGATCGATGGCGTTTTTGAGCGTCTCGCTGAACAACAGATGAGGGCGCTTTTCATCTTCGGGAGAGTTGTAGTCTCGATAGCGACCACAGAACGTCACGAGCGGGAGAAAAGTTTCGTTACACGCATGCGCCAGGCCGAGTTCGGGATGCATCATCTGAAAACGCTTACGATATAGGGCGGCGACATTGGGGAAACACGTGGAGATGTAGGAGGCTGGACTCTTTTTCTTCTTCTTTAATTCCTCATAGCGACGCTGAATTTGTGTCAAAGATTCGCCGCGCAGCATGTCGTCGGAAGCCGGGAGTTCCGGGGCGGTGTCGACAGCTTTGTGTTCGGTGGAACGGTTAGTTGAGCTCTCGGCTCGGAGTGACCCGGTCTTGGGCGTCTCTGAGGTGCTCAAATTTGACGAAGCGGTGGAGATGGCGCTAGTGGCCTGTGAAGCCGCTTCGCCTCACGATCGATATCGTTTGATCGAAACACCTAGCGAGAATTTTCTTCTGGTCACTAATGTGATTCCCAAGGAGATGGCGACGTGCTCGGGTGAATCCGAGGCGGGTGAAAAAAAGGCGGTGAATCAGGATCTCCTAGGTTGTCTGTATGGAGAGGCGTTCTCGCCTCCCGTGGTTTCCAGTCGAGATTACGTTCTAAAGAATTTGCGACATACGGCAAATTACCACGGAGAGCTTCTGTACGGGAGTTATCTGATGTATAACAAAGAACATATCGGATTATCTCTGTCGATCAATAAGGCAAGTCACGTGGAAAGTATTTTACGAGACGTGTTCGCACCCGGTTTATTGGAACATCACAATGTGTGTGATATTGAGGCGTTGCTTTGGTTGTTGTATTCTGGTCCACGTAGCTTTTGTGCTCGTGATGCGTGTTTTGGTCGGGAACAGCTGGGATATCACATGCCTTTTCCGGCACTGCTGCCAACGCTGTTTTACGAGCCGGTCGTGGATTACGTGACGTATATGAATCTCGCTGAACTCTATGTGTACGTCTGGTATCGAGGTTATGAGTTCGCTTCAACTCGAGATGATTTTCGCGTCTCTTTAAACAGTGTGACCTTGGACCGCCTGCAAGAGGTTTTAAAGGCTGTGAGAGCACGCTTCTCTGATCGAGAAGTGCCTTGTTGGCCAGTCTCGTCACGAACTTGCGTTTTCTGCGCTTTGTATAGTCAGAATCGTTTGTGTCTGGACGTGGCTCGGAATGGAATAGGCGCGGTTTTTTACAGTCCGATTCTGCTTCAAGATTGTCCGGCCGTCGTGACTGACGTGACCTTGAGTCACATTCTTCCTGGACAAGGTGCGGTGACTTTGTTTCCGGTGTACCACATCGGCAAATTGCTAGACGCTGTTCGCTACGCCGAAAACGGTGTGGCTCGCCTGGAGCTATAATGACGTCAACTAATAAAGAGCTCTTAAAAGAGGCGATGAGGACACAGTTAGAGAAGACACATCATCAGTTTCTGAAGCGTGCGTATGGTGAAAAACATCACCTTACTCACCATCAAGTTTTACGGGTGATGAGAGCGGCTCTCCAGCAAGAGCAGCGACGAGACGCTCTGGCCGTTCAAGAGATCTCCGCTTGCCTTCTAAGAGATCAGCCGCGTGTTCAGCAAGAATTGGGAAAAGCCAAGGAACTGCAGCGTCTACAGGTAGATGAGCGTTTGGACTCCTTAACTGAGTTGAAAGACACGGTGGAGGATTCATATTCAGCCCTAGTGGATTCTGTTTCTACAGTTTGTGAGATAGACCTCGAAGAAGAGAGGTGCTGAAAAAAAAAGTTGTGTGTGATGTCTTCTGAAGAGATTCCTACGTCGCCCGACTCGGCCGAGTCATCGCCTACTTCGTGCCCTCCAGCACCTAAAAAAACCCGCCGGCGTCGTCGCATCTGTAGAAGAGGCTGCTCCTCTGTTAAACGGACGCTGAAATATCCGAAATTATCAGAGTCGATGACCGGGTCGGATGTGAACGAGATGACGAGTCACAGTACGGCGTCATCGGGATCTGGAAGCCCTACTGAACGTTTCTTGCGTTGTGAAGAAAGAATTGAGAAATCGGGACGTTCGTCATCGGAAAATATGAGCTGTCCGATTTGTCGTCGAAGTGAGGAACTCCCGTTAACGTCGTCAGTGGTGTATAGCGGGTCTGAAGACGAGGCAGTCGAGCGTGAAGAATGTGGACATACTTATTCTAATGAACACCGTATTGTGACTTCGGTTCGTGGTTTAACATGCGATCCCAATGTTTTTTGCCAGTTAACCGCGCCTCAGTTGTATGAAACCACCGGAGCTTCGACTCATGTTGTCGTCTATGCACCGAAAAGCCTGGATTTCTGTGAATCGGTATGTCAGGCGGTCAATTTGGATGACGAGAATCGGCGTCTCGGTCAAGGTTCTTTTGGTGAAATCTGGCCTTTGGATCAAGACCGCGTGGTGAAGATCGCTAAGAGGCACAGTGAAACCATTCTGACGGTGTGGATTTCTGGGATGATACGGTCTAGGGCAGGTGGTGTGTCCGATCAGGGAGACGGAGTGTTTCGAGGTCTTTTAACGTCAGTTGGTTGTTGTCTACTGCATAATGTAACTGTGAGTGCACGTTTTCAGACAGACATGTATCATCATGATGCTTGGGGCTTGGAGTCTCTGAACAGCTATGGCATGGCTTTTAAAGTTTTAGCCGATGCGGTGCGTTTTCTCAATCATGATTGCCACGTCTGTCATTTTGATATTACCCCCATGAATGTGCTGATCGATGTGAATCCGCAGAAACCGAGTGAGATCGTTCGAGTGGCGCTGTGTGACTACAGTCTGTGTGAACCCTACCCCGCGTTGAATCGACGCTGTGCTGTCATCTTTCAAGAGACTCAGAGTGCGCGCATCTTGCCGAGCTGTCGACATCGGCTACGAGAATGTTACCACCCGGCCTTTCGACCGATTCCGTTGCAGAAGTTGGTGACACTCAACGCTCATGCCAGGTTTCCGATTGGCAGTTCGCAACGCTTCTGTGCGGCTGAGATGACGGCGTTAACTAACGTGCTGATGTTCTGTCTTGCCCGGATTTTGGACCGTCGCGGCTTTGAGACTGTTCGTGCTGAATCTGAATTTTTGTTGTTTAAACACGCGTCGGCCGCTTGTCGGGCTCTCGATTTAGGTGACGTGGTGGAATGTTCCAAGGCCTGCCTCCTCATCTTGGCTGCGCAGGCGTCTTATCTGAATTACATATTAGGCGATGTGGCTGTACCAGCCGTCTGCAGACTGCATCGCTTTGTGGAGAGTCGTTTCGACCGACGACAAGTGGCCGTTTTTAAGCGCTATTATGGAGAGTGTGGAAAAGTCATGGATCATGGAAATGTGCGCAAGAATTTGGATCAGATGTTGAATACCAGATGCGGCCTGTATTTATACGACGCGGTACGGAGAGCAGGCCGTTTTACTTCGGTGGAAGATCTCGAGTGTGATTGTCGGATCATCTTTCCGGAGTAGATCAGAGGACTTGAGATTGGCTATGTGGTACACCTTGCTTCTGTGAGCGGCGAGATGGATGTCGACGATCTGGCTTGTGTCGTCACGATCTTGGACGATGAACCTCTCAATCTGTTTCTCATGAACAGTTTTCTCCTGCATCAGGATGGTTTACGTAACATTCCTTTCAACGTGTTACGCTTGGTGTATTTCTATCATATTTTTGTCAAGGTTCGGCGTTTACATGCAATCTCTATCGCGGATGATTTCGTTTCACGAATGAGTTCTCTAGTCAAAGATGATTGGTTGCGAGAGATTCTTAGTAACAGATATCGAGAATCTCGGGACGAGCTCATAGGAGCGCTCGACAGCTTGGTGTCAAACGATTACGAGAATACGGCGTATGTTTGGTTGAGTAGGCTGTTAAGTCTCGTTCCCGATTACAAACAGATTGAACTATATCAGATCTTGGAGAAAGAGTCTAGAGGACAAGCCGAGAGTGTGGTGTGGCATGCTATTCGTACGGACACGGTTTCGGCCACACGCTTCTATGAAGCTTTTGTCAATGGAAACGCGTTCATTCCTGTGGAGGCTCGGAAGCCTTGGAGTTCTCCGGCTATGACTTTCGGCTTTCATCATGAGGGTGTGGTCAAGACGCTTATAGAGTTCCACATCATGTGTGGTCGGGAACCGGTACGTGATGGACTGGGCCTGTTGATCGACCCGACTTCGGGCTTGTTTGGGGCTTCTTTGGATCTCTGTTTCGGTGTCAGCAAACACCCGGAAACCGGTACGCTTGCGATCCATCCAGGGGCTCGTGTTTATGAAATCAAGTGTCGCTATAAATATCTTCGTAAAAAAGAAGATCCTTTCGTGCAGAATGTGTTGAAGCGACATGATCTTCAAGCGGTGGTGCAGTTCATAGTTTCGCATCCTATTCCGGGGGTAGAGTACCGTCCGGACTGTGAGACGCCCTCAGCTAAGGAGTATCTGCTTTCTTATGATGCGATTTTTCGCCACACGTTGAAGCGCCATCGACCGGTAAAAGCCCCTGAAGCTTTACGTTCTCATGTGGATGATCTTTTGTATCTGAATAAAAACCAAACCTCAGAAGTGGTCATCTTTGACGCTAAAATCGTCTCGGATGAAACTTTTAGTGAAAATGGGAAAAAAGACACTTTTTCAAGCACTTCCGTCGATGCTGGATGGGGATCAGAAAATGATGAAAATACACCGGAACTGGTGAATCGTTTAGATGTCTTTGAAATTTCGCGCTTTTCATTGCCAGCTTTTGTTAATCCGAGACACCATTACTATTTTCAGACTCTCATTCAGCAGTATGTGTTGAGTCAATACTATATAAAGAAACATCCCGATCCGGAGCGCATCGATTGTCGCGATCTGCCGACGGTTTTCTTGGTCTCGGCAATTTTTCGTGAACGGGACTCTGAAGAGCTTGGTCGAGAGCTGTGTGTTGGAGGTCGCGTGTTTCATTGTGATCACGTACCGCTTTTCATTATCGTGACGCCAGTCGTGTTGGATCCTCGATTTACTCGGCATGCAGTTTCTACAGTTTTAGACAACTGGAATCGCAGTCTTTCGCGCCAGACGAACCTACCGATATGGGTTCCCAATGCAGCTCAGGAATATGTAGTCAGTTCTGTCCCACGACCGCCAACCCCTTGACGGATGTATTGGGTCGCCGAGTGGATTTGGGAGTTTACGATGTGATCAGCTCCTCGGAGGAAGAGGATGACTTGAAGAATGACGATGGGAGTGATGAAGAAAGACCACCTCCCAAAAAGCCTATCACTGCAGTAGTTCAATTAAAACCTCCACGCACTAAAGATAAGAAAACGCTTCTACGTCCTCCTACTCCTAAGAGTAAGCGAAAAAGTCTCAGACTGATATAAAACAAAACACAAAGAACAGGTACAAGGAATTATATACATCTTTTATTCAGGTGGCTTTTTTTGTACTTAATAAAAATATCTGCACGCTTATCGAGTGTGGTGTGTCTTTCCAAATGATGATGGCTTTAGGCTTCGTCGTCCTCACCCTTCAGGGCGGCGATTTCGTCGATTGAAGTTAGTTCTTTATAGCTGCGAGAAGAACGGCGGAAAAAGCGAATGAACCGACAGAGAGTAAAAATGGCCCAGATTACGAAAAGTATGCCCAGTGAGACATTGATCTCGCGAGCGTAGGCAGATGCATATAAAGTTTCGTACTTGAGTACGGGGTACACCAGGCCGAGAAGACCACATAGGGTACCGAAATGGTAGCCAAAGAGTACTTTCATGTATTTGTGTAAGATACTTTCGATGATCAAATAGCAGAGGATAGATAGCACTGCAAAAAGCGCGAAGACCACCATGACCATGTGTCCGCTGGTCACGAAAAAGTTGTTACCAAAAGCGAGGCAGAGAGAGACTGAAACCACCATGGTGTTGAATCCCAGGTTGGTCTGGACGAGATTGACTACCACGGTTTTCAGTTGCACGGTGCCTCTGAGTTCTGGATGAATCCGACTCAGAAGAAATTTATTGCGTTTGAGTGATTGGTAATGGGTGATCAAGGTAATCGTATAGGTAGTTAGGCAGATATAATGGATGAAAGCCATAAAAGCGATCATGCTGGGGAGGCGGAAAGACATGGTCAGGGTGAACAGTTGAAAAGTATCCATGCACAACACGAATAGAAAACAAGATACGCTGTCGCCCATATAAGAGATGTCCCGCGACCCTTGATTGAGGTTGAGTCCCGGCTCTTTGCGAAGACAGATTTTGAACCAGCAGATGAGATAGTATAGCGTCACGATGAGGAAGATGAACTGGGTGAAGATGACGTAGACAGTGATTTGAATGTTGTCCATGTAGAGTTGGGGGTTGAAGACGTGCATCACGTTGTAGCTGGTAAGATTCAGTTGAGTGAAGTCGATGATGTGATTGTACACACAAGGGTAACCGATATCCGGAAAGTTCATGGCGATTAGGTGAATGGTGACATTCACGAAGGTGAGTAGCAGGCAGAGAACCGAGATGGACCAGGTTCGACTGTTGATGTTGTCAACGTGAGACCCCATGGTGATCGAGGAAGGTTGAGAAGATTGCACAGCGAAGGTGAAACCGGTTACTTGAATTTCAGGTGTCGTCCGCCAGATCCGGTGGATTGATTCGTTAAATACTACTATGGTAGGGTGGTCTAGAAGACGGATGACTCGTTGGTAATTCCGTTGGATGCGATTTTTGGTTCACGGTATCGAGTCGGTAGGGATGTGACTTGTCTTCAAGATATTTAGATGACTCGCGGCAGTTCACTGCAGTTGGCTTCTCGCTTTTGTCGAGATCGAGTCAGCATGGAAACCGACTCTTCTTGTTTGCTTGGAGTGTCCTGTCATTTAGGTGTCTATGGGGTGGTTGGATGCGTACCTGTGTTACGTTGTTTGTTTTTAGAACTGGGAACCTCGGAGCCTCAGTTACGAAGTTTGCTTCTCCGAGGAGAGCGTCTTAGCGATTCTGAGGCGCGGGTGCTTGGACGTTTTACGTATGCGTCTCTGGCGGTCGGAGCGACGGAGGCTGAAGAGCGAAGAGTGGCGTTGAATCGGAGAAGTGCTCTGTTGGCGAAAACGTTCAACAGTTCGTCGGCGGCTCGGATGTTGTCTCGGCTGTTCACGGTGGTCAGAGTCCAGCTGGATGGACAACGTGTTGAGGTGTTAGCCGTCGAAGCTGCATTCTCTAGTGAGAATCGTCGTCGGTTAGAGGAAGTCCTCAGTCTATATCATGTGGCTAAATTGGTGGTTATAGGGTCGTACCCTTCGGAACCATACGGTCCTGGATCTTCTCTGAAGAAGGATCCAGGTGAAGACTCACGAGAAACGTTGGTGGAGTACGGCACGCATGCCAACAAAAAGTTTAAACGCGGTTATTGCGCATCGGATCTGGCCTTGTCGTTTCGGGTGGGGGCTCGCAAGTATGTGTGGGAACAGTCTGATTGTGAAAGTGTTCGTCTGGAAGATCTTTTCCAGGTTAGTGATGTGCGTTTTCTACGGACTGATATGCGATTGGTGACACCTCGGAATTTCGTCGCCGTGGCAGTCACGGACGAGCAGTGTTTTGTCCTTTTGAAGACGGCTTGGCGTTGGATCTACGATTTGTGTTTTTCGGGTTTTCATGGGATGCGGCCGCTTTTTGATTATCTGGGACCTGATCTTTATGATCAAGGCGGGCCGCGCTCGATGTTTTTTCCAGGTTTTCCTGGTCTTTCGGTTTATGCCGTGGAGGGGTTATCAGTGTTACTAAAGGAGACGGCGATTGACGCTATGGGAGAAATCGTCTCCTGTTGTGGACTACCTGACATTGTGGGGACGGTGGGGAAGTTTTCAGTGTGTTTGCGGTCAGATGTACCGGTGCTTGTGCCCCCGGAAGATTTGAGCGTGTTTTCGGGGGAAAATAAGCCGTTGAGGATTAACGGCACGTCTTTTTCGGTGCGATCTCGAGATGATTTTCAATGTTATTTGCATTTGAAACCCGCCCCGCTTCACCGATTTACTTTACAAGGATTGATCGAAGGTGTGCTCGCCCGTTGTGTGCGAGTTGAAGATTTGGATACTGATTTTCCCTATAATCACCGCATTACTCGTGATGAAGTATGTTGTCGTTTCTTAGAAAATTTACGACATCAGGCTTTGGATGCTTTTCTCCACATTCAAAGTTTATTAGGCTACTTATTACAACATTTGACTTCGGCTTGTACGTCGGCTGGCCTCGAATGGGTCATGGTGAAGCATCATCGTGAAGTGTATGCTTATGATAATCTGGCAGCGCATTGTGCTATGGTGTCTGCGGAAGTCTGCGTACGAACAGTGTTGTCCTGCTATTGGAGAAAACTCTTTGGCGATCTTGCAGTTGATGAATTCCGTTGTGTGCATACGGACAGCGCGCCTGGCATCTTGGTGTTACTTGAGGAGCAGCAGCAACGGGTGGTGGGGGCCTTTCATCGATCGGGAGAGATGACGTGGTTGGATGTGGTAGGACAGGTGCTCACTCGGGTGCTGGATCTCACCGTGTCTTCCGATGCATCTCATGTACGGGATCTGTACCGGGAAGTTCTCTTTCGCTTTGTCAGCTACCGTAATGATGTATCTTTTTGGGTTTCTACCTATTATCCTGGCGATGTTGTGCGAGCACACGTTGGAGTTATCGATTGTGCTCCGTTTCCAGGTGTCTTGTCGCTTCAGGGCGAAGTGTTGGTGCAGTCGAGAGACGCTGCGCTCGAAACCGATATTGGATATGGACGGTATCTGAAGCAAGCGTTTAGCATTCTAGGTTTCTGTGTGAACCTCCAGCTAGAGAGGCAAGCGCAGATATCGGGGGGGTCAGCTTTACTCACCGAAGACATGGTGGAAGAAATCGGCTCGACAGTGCTGACTGACGGGCTTCACTTTTTCCAATTAAATAATTGAAACCAACTCACGGTGTGATGTTGTGGGGATGGAGTCCGTTGACAAAGTGTTTGTAGAAGTTGGGATAGCTCTCGTTGAGTACTTCGTGTAGAGCAGTGCTAACGAGCATGTCGTCGTTAGTAGTGCGGTTCATGAGGCAGAGGGAAGCGTTCTCATCTTCTTTCAGACTGGCTAATCGGAGAAAGAGACGAGCAATGGTTTCGACGTAAGACGTTCTGGTTTCGAGATAGAGAACGAAAATTCTCGGAACGTGAGCTTTCAATTCTTCTTCAGGGTGATCAAAAAAGAGGTAGAGAGCTGTACAGATCAATCGGCGGCAACTGTTGAGGAGGAGGACGTCTAAAGGATCGTTGACTGAAATCTCTCGAATGAACAGACGCAAGTCTTGCAAACAGCGTTTAGTGAGTGCCAGGTTTTCTACGCAGCTCAAAACGATACATAAGGTGAATTGCTTGAGATTGCTGGGGCGGATCACGGCACAACGATGTTTAATGCGGATCGCAGAGAGTTTGACTCGCGATAGGGTATCTTCGGTGTCGAGTAGAAAAATGGCCGAATAACCTAACCAAGAACCTCGGCATTGGCATTCTTCGTAATATTCATGCATAGAGATCAATGTTCCATGGTCGGTGTGGACCCAGAGTCGATGGTCACGGTGTGTGATATCGATGATCTCGGGTTGCATACAATAGACTGTCTCGCGGTCTTCGCAGTGGACTTCCATCACGCCGCGAATCATCAGGGCGTCCATTTCCAAAACGCGTTGTGGGGTGTTTGGTGATGGTTTCGGTGAATGTGGAAGTGGGTTTTCTCCACTGCTTTTCTACATGTTCCCACCGAGCTTTTTCTCGGTTGCATACGAATCGTACGTACTGTATCAGCTTACTCTCGTCATAAGCCGCGGCTAATATTTCGTTGAAGGAGAGGTCGAGATAGGCTTCGGGGATGGGTTCTAGGGTAGAAAGAGAGAGGATGTTGAAGAGATATGGAACGACGACCCGTTCGACGGTGTAGTTGGAGTAGAGGATGGCATCTTCGTCACCTTGGGCCGTGACAGTGCGGCGTAGACGAAAAGTGCGAAAGTACTCGTTCTGCCAGAGATCGCTCAGGAGCGCTTCTAGCTGTTCGGTGTGGGGCACGAATTGAGAAAAAAAACTGTTGGCCACGGTGCGGTTATCGTCAACGGAGAAAGGGCAGAAAGATACTTCTTGAGCTTTTTTGACTGCTTCGATAATCGAGAGGTGGTTGAGTTCTGCATCCGGCATCATGGCCGTTTGGGTTCGATGCTGGTGTTCTTGTCGCGATAAGAGCGATTTCAATTCCCGTACGTGCTGCTCCCAAGATTGGTTGATGGTTTTTAAGTCCTGAATCTCATCGATCTGGGACTGGATTTGTTCTTCTAGGCATTTAATCATTTGTTTTTTGAACAGATCGCGGATATCGCGATCTGCGGGTACATTGACGTTTCCGCTGGGTGCGGCTCCTGTCGCTCTGGGGGGGAGAAGACGGGTCTGATCGACTAAAGAAGGGGTTAAGTCTTGGAGAAACGATTCAACACTGTCTTCGATTCCGATGCGTGATTTACTGTCGGAGACGTTTAGCAGAAACTTGATGATGGCTTTCTTGGCATCTCCGGCTCGGTCGTGTTTTTCCATCATGTCGATGATTTTTTTACAGTTCATTTCATGTTGACTAGCTGTAATCGCTTTCACCGGAAAAGTGTTAAGCAGTTGGCAGACTTTTTGATGTCGGCATAAACTGTCGTAACGAATAATTTCTTCGTAGAGGTGAGCTACTGGAGTAGTATAAATTAAACGGTCTCGTTCGTAAGAGAGAGGTTCAGCTACGATCTGAATCTCCAGTGGACGGTTTCTGTCCTTGGCTTCGATTTTCCCGGGATCGCCGCGCTTGTAGATATAGATATCGGACGAGTTGGAGATGGAGACGGCGTTGAGGTTGTGAATGATTCTCAGGAGAAGAGGGAGGTTGTGTTGCAGTAGCTCTCGAGCTAAAGGGTGACTTTCTGTGGCTTTCTGTATGGCTGCGCGGACGAATTGCTCTTGTAACTGTTCGTCTCGCGGATTCTGTTTGACGGTGGCGATGGGCACGATACCGACGGTTACCAACCAATCTATATAGAGGCCATAGTTATCGTCGTCGGCGTAGCGGTAAAGGATGTCTCGAACGGCACCGAGAATCCCAGTACGTACACTCTGTCCGACCGAAGAGGCCCAGAGTTCGAGATACTGATCGAAGTCTTCTGGGTTGACAGCGTGATAGGGAAAGAGTTGGGCGTGATGTTTCCATTCGTCGGCAATATGTTTTACGGTGACTGTGTTGAATATAGTTTTACAGATTCCGTAGAGTAACTGTTTGCGGAGCACGCAAGGGTCCCTGAGAATCTGATGAATGCTTTTACCGCGGCAGGCGCCGACAAAACCGTGAAGAAATTTTATGTAGCTGAGAGTTTTCGGTGTAGGAAAGATGTCGATCACCGGAGATGACGAGGTGGAATTTCGGTCCCGGAAGTACGAGGATTCCTTAATTCTTAACCTTTCGTCAGCTGCTAAGATCGAACGGATTGTTGATAAGGTCAAGTCATTAGCAGGAGAATGTTTTGAGAAAGAGGATTTTCCGTCCCAATGGTATAGGTTCATTAGTCAATCGGTCCGACAGGAAGCGATCGGGGAGGATGGTGAAGAAGAGATCCGAGTTCCTTGTGTGGACAAAATTCCGTTTTTTCCGTTCCGTGTGCTTTTAATTACAGGTACGGCGGGAGCGGGGAAGACGTCCAGTATTCAGGTTCTCGCAGCCAACCTCGACTGTGTCATCACCGGCACTACGGTGATCGCGGCACAGAATCTCAGCTCAGTTTTGAATCGTACACGTTCTGCTCAGATCAAGACGATTTACCGAACTTTTGGCTTTAACAGTAAGCATGTTCATTTATCAGACAGCGTCGGGGCTTGGTCTCAACGGTATCGTGTTTGTGATCCGAGCGACGAGGACACGATTCAAAAACTGCAACTCAATGATTTGGTGATGTATTGGCCGGTGATCGCCGACATCGTGGATCGACACTTAAATATGTTGGACAAGAAAGCTTCTTTAGATGGGGTGTCTGAACTTTGTGATAGTAACATTATTGTGATCGATGAGTGTGGGGTGTTATTGAGGCATATGTTACAGACAGTGGTGTTTTTTTATTATTTTTATAACGCCATTGCAGATACTCGTTTGTATCGAGAGCGGCGTATTCCATGTCTCGTCTGTGTGGGTTCTCCGACGCAAACGGAGGCGCTCGAGAGTTGTTACGATTATCAACGGCAGAATAAGAATGTGCGACGCGGAGTGGATGTACTTTCAGCTCTCATCTGTAATGAGGTTCTGATGAGATACTGTGACATCGCTTCGAATTGGATTATGTTTATCAATAATAAGAGGTGTACTGATTTAGATTTCAGCGATCTTTTGAAATACATGGAATTTGGAATTCCTCTTAAAGAGGAGCATATTAGTTACGCGGATCGTTTCGTGCAACCGCCGAATCTGATTCGCAATCCCTCATATGCGTCGGATATGACCAGATTGTTTTTGTCACATGCGGAGGTCCAAGCGTACTTTAAGAGATTGCATGATCAGATCAGAGTGAGTGAACGTCATCGCTTGTTTGATCTGCCGGTGTATTGTGTGGTCAATAACCGCAATTATGAAGAACTCTGTGAATTGACTGACCCGTTGTCGGTGCCGCCTCGAATCGATGTATGGTTTCGTAACAATTTAGCTCGGATCATTAATTACTCACAGTTTGTAGATCACAATCTGTCGAATGAAATCACGACAGAAGTGCTTCGAGGTTCTACGGCCCGAACGGGGGAGGGAGAAGAGGAGGACGAAGGAGACACGGGGGGAAGTGAGGAGCAGATCGAAACACTGCTTACTCTACGTATAACCTATATCAAGGGTAGTTCGATTGGTGTTAATTCTAAAGTTAAAGCGTGTGTGGTAGGATATCACGGGACATTTGAGAGCTTTGTGGAGATTCTCCGCAAAGACACTTTTATTGAAAGAACGCCTTGTGAACAGGCAGGGCATGCTTACTCTTTGATCTCGGGTTTGTTGTTTTCTGCCATGTATCTGTTTTATACTTCTTCTTTCGCCACTGAAGAGATTCTTCGGGAGATCTCGCGGATTGAGCTGCCGGATATTTCCTCTCTCTGTGGAGGAGTGGAAGAGGTTAGCACGATGCCCGAGAATGTGGTGGAAGATGTGTACGACATCCCATGTCTATCGTCTGAAGATGGGTATCACGATGAGGTGTCGGACACGGATCTTCTGACTAACACTGATTTATACACCGATCCTTTCTTTTTAAAGTATACTAAGCCCCCTGTGACGGGTCTACTCTCTTTTGAGGAGACGGTGCATATCTATACAACGTTCAGACAGATCTTCATTAGACGTTATCAGGTAATGCAGAGGCAAACGGGAGGAGAGTTTGCTAAGTCGACGATGATTGCCTATAATCGTCGGAATGTGGTCACCAAAGGAAATTGCCAAATCGTGTCTCAGACCGGCTCTTTCGTAGGTATGTTGTCGAATGTATCCCCTGCTCAAACGTATACTTTAGAAGGTTATACGAACGATAACGTTTTGAGTTTACCTGGAGAGAGATATAGGCTCCACCCTACTGTCGTGACTCGGGGTTTGTCGCGGCTTGTGGTCAAGGACGTTTTGGGTTTCATCTATATTTTGGATGTGAACGTGTCTCGGTTTGTGGAATCCGCACACGGAAAGAGTTTGCACATCTGTACCACGGTTGATTATGGTATCACGTCTAGGACGGCGATGACCATAGCTAAGAGTCAGGGTTTGTCGTTGGAGAAAGTGGCGATCGATTTTGGGGATCGTCCGAACAATCTGAAAATGAGCCACATCTACGTTGCCATGTCACGGGTGACTGATCCCGAGCATCTAATCATGAATGTGAATCCCATGCGCTTGTCGTACGAGCGGAACGCGTTGATCACGCCGTACATCTGCCGGGCGTTGAAAGATCAGAAGACGATGTTGATCTTTTAGGGACAGCTGCGCCTGGAAAGACAAAAGCCCGAGAAGGAGCGCGACTGTTGTGGGAGGAGTCGCGCCCCGCAATGCCCGTGTTGTTTTTGACATTACTACTACACTGGTGATAATAATGATCCCGTTCTGATCAGGATAAATAAAACATGCGTGATTATCAACAAATTTGCCAACAGCTAAAATTTTTCTCATGTAGCAGAATATAGATACCTTTTTTCGCTAACGTTATTTCCAGAACAAAAAGATAATATCGTGAGAAGTTCACGAACACTCCATATAGTCAAAAATTTAAATCTCATAATAAGTAGTGGTGGTATCGAATAAAAAAATAGTGAGAGGAGAAAGTATACGATGTCTATACGCTAATGAAGAGAATGTAATTGGTATATAATGACAACATAAGTGATAGGTTATGAAATGTAATCATCGTGCGTCCTGTGTTTCTTGCGAGATGGAACACACAACAGTAGATAGGCGTTTGGCTAGCCGAGTAATTCCTATTAGATTTTTCTTCTCGCCTTGTTGTTGTAGGCTTTGGCAGATTGTGTTTTTGAGGAAAGAATGCCGTTGGTATGTGTATAAGATGCGATCTGTCAGTAATGGAGACCAATAATTCGCTACACCCAGCTGTTATTCATAGTTCTTGTTACGGAAGCTTGTGTTTCAATATCGTAAGAAAGGCCTATCGCAAGGACAGAACAGTTACAGTAAATTTAATTTCCTAAGATAAGTACTAAAGTCCTACGGGTCTTGATTTATCCTACTGTTCAGAACAACATTAGATCGGAAGAAACAAACTACTAAAGTAAATTATGTGTACTGAATATGTTTTAAAATTAAGAACGCTGCATTAACGTGGAAATTGTAACCTTAATGTCTAACCGTGATCTTACGTTAAAGATTCTCTAATTACGACCATGAAAAAATAAAAATTAGGCTTATCCATCTATCTACCCTAGGAATTAAACTGATCTACCTATGTATTCTTTAAGCTATGACTTATCACTATGTAGAGTGCCTTATCATCTATGTCTATGTGTCTCTAGATCTCTACGTGTTTCTATATCTATGATGTCCTATGTCCTATACCTTATGTTCTATGTCCTATCGATCTATATACACGCTGGCTTGTCTAACGCTTGGCGGTTACGGTTTACAGTTCATCACGGACCAGCCGTGAGGTACGAGAAGCGTGGTGGTTGCACAAATAGCTCTAGCGCGGTATGCTTGCTGGCTTGTTTGCTGGTGTCTGTGGCAAACGGGTCGTGACGATGATGATGTCGGACGCGTACGCGCGTCTTCTAGTCGCTATGTTACTCTGTTTTTAGGATAATTGAAATGTGATGCTTCTTTAACGTGATGCTTAGACTATGTCTGAGAAGAGAACCGGGAATGCCATAGACTTTTTTCCTAGTCGGCCACTCTCATCAAGTAGCAGTTTTTTATCGATCGGTGCTTCTTCTTTCGCACGTTCGGTTAAGTAACAAGTCTGGCTTTCGTCGGGGGTACATCCTCTGTAAAAATTATCAGTGGTAACAAGATATATATTTCTGTATGAAGAAGATTACGTTTTTGCTGCTAACAAAAGAATCTAGAATAATCAGAATCGCTTCTGCGTCAAAGCAATAATGCATCTTTCTGAAGGATTTGCCATCCCCGATAGGGGGATCTGTAGCCTTTGATATATGCTCATTCATGTACATCCATTTTGTAGTTAACTTTGAGTAGTGTCCTTTATATGCGAATAATATTGGTAATTCCAAGAGAAATCATAGGGGAAGAATGATGATGATGATGATGATCATTGAGACATCTCGCCGAATGCATGTCGTCGATCGTTAGTTAGTATTATCGTCGAGAATTGTACTCAAGGTGACGCTTAGTATCTATCAATCATGAAAATGCAGAAAGAGTAGTGCAACTGCTAATCAGGTATAGTTTTCTTTAAAAAAAAGCTGAAAGGAATCTCTGAAGGTGCTTCGATATCTTCTCTTTGTATACACCAGAATCAATCAATCCAAGCGTTGTGTCTTCTATGCGTGTGGCATGAGTAGTATTCTAACATTTGAAAAGATACGTGCAACTAAATGTAGATCTTCAAACCAGCTAAGATGCTGAGATAGACTTTCCAAAGTAAGATTAGCATTACCTGTGGCGTAACCTCTATCGTTGCGGTGTATTTATTTGCTATTTGCTATTGGTTTTTGCACATATAGTCTTAAGTTTATATCTTATTCTCTGTTTAACCTCGCCTGACCTGGGAGAGCTAAGGTAGTATCGTATAGGGGAACAAAGCTAATGAGCGAACTAATGCTTACTCAAGAAAATTTAATGAAAAAAGTTGCTGGCAACATGTGCCATTGTCGGGTCATGCTGAAAAGACTAACCTACCTGTTTTTCCGTGGTTTCGCAATTATCCGTCTATAAAAGCCGGGGTCGCGGTTGAGGGAGACAGTTGCGGCGTTCACGGGTGACATGTCTGCGCTGCGTAGTTATTGCCTTCTGTGGTGTCTTGTGGTGATCAGCTCGTCGAAAATCAGGAAGAAGGTGGATTGTAGTTTTCGTACCGGCCCTTTCTCAGGAATGTTGCAAAGTTTGCGTCATGATTATTCCAAAGTTAAGACGGTTCTGGTAAGTGGATCTTCATCGGTAGCTGTGAAATGAATGGTGTTGGAGAGGTTTCGAAACTTGAGTCCGGTTTTTTTTTGTGTGTGTAGCACGATCATGACACGGTTCATACGACTTCTTTGCTGACTGGAGATCTGCTCGATGAAATGTTGGGACCTCGAGGTTGTCAAACCACGGTTCAGTTAATGGAAAAATATCTCAGCGAATGGCTTCCGAAGGCAGATCGATTGTATCTCTACGATAACCAGACGATTCGGACGTTGGATCGCCTGGGAGGCACTTTGAACGGCTTGATGAAAGATATGGTTCAATGTGTAAGTTGACAGTTGAAGATTCCGTGCTAGAAGTCAGAATGCCTACCTCACGTTGTCTGATATTATATTTTCGGTTTCGTAGCCGATGTTAATATGTGGCGCGCCGTCTTCAGCCATGATGGGTCTGCAGAGCCGTGAAAATAAGGTGAGGCGGGTAACAATATGGGAGTCGTCAGGGGGGTCGACTTGGGCATCTTACCTGAATCTCGGTTTTCTTCTAGTTACCTGGCAACGCCGGTGTGTACAAAGGTCTGGCTGAAATCGATCTTCTCGGTAATTATTTGGAGCTGTATATGTCGAAATTCAGGCGGTAGCACTTCACTGGCCTTGAAAATCGGCGATGTCTCTTTTCTTCGTGTTTTAATAAACGTATTGTTTAACATTGTAATGACGTGACGTCGTTTGTTCCTGGGCGGGTTTTGGGAGAACTAGTGTATAAATAGGCAGCGTCTTCAGACGTTGGATCTTGGTGGAGTTGTCAACCTGAAGATTGCTGGAGCGGTGAGAAGTTCAGCGGCGAAGATGGAAGCCGACCAAGCGACTTCCATACGAAAATATATCACCTTTAACAGTCCGAACCGAATTTTGCATCAGAATGTCAGCCAGGTGATGGACGTGCGTCAATTCATTTTTGAAAGCGCTAAGATCGTCGATTGTGTCAACGGTGAGGGTCACGTCTCGACGCTGGGTAAAGGTTGGCTGTGCGCTACCATGGTGCAGACTGGTGAGTCGAGCTCATCGTCGAAGAGTCAGCAGGGATTCATGTCGATTGATATCACGGAAGACAATGTGTTACGGGACAGCTTGTTTCTCCGCGGTGGAGTCGTTTTTAATAAGTCTGTGTCCTCTGTGGTGGGAAGCGGCGAGGCTGGTCCGGCGTTGTTGACGATGATTTCAGAGTCCGGCAGTCTTCAATTGACTTATGTAAGACATTTTACTAACAGACCGGCGACCTTGCCGGTCGAACAACATGTCGAGCGAAGGTCGGTTGAAGAAGAACGACGGAAAAAACCATCATCTAGCAGCACTGTCGATGCTAATGGCTTTGCTCTTCGGGATCCTCGGTTATTGAATCGTTCGAAGGAGAGAAAAAGAGAGAGTGAGGGAGGTAAGTGACGGGTCATATGGTTCGAGTTGAATCCGTTCATCCGTATAGGTAGCATGTTAGTAATTTCGTGCGGTGTCTTTGTCCAGGTTCTCCTCGAGGAGATAAACGGCAAAAGACACATCACGAATCTAGAAATGAGTCTGAAGCGAGACCGCCTCCAGAGCCCGGAACGGATGCCGTGGCATTTTTAAATTATACCAACGCTGCGTTGGCGGATGCTGTCGACGGTGCGTTATCATCTTCGATGAACGTTGATGTACCGGGGGATAGTGGTGAGACTCGATCTTCGATTGTCGAAAATCGAGCCACCGAAGATATGGGCGACAGTGGGTTAGGGGAAGCGGCAGAGACACGGAATAGTGATGATGGTGGTGTGGAAGGCTCCTCTAACCCCGTTCCTCCTCCGAATTCGCAGGATCTCGTGCCTCACAGTCCACGTTTTGATGACATCATAAAGTCGCTAAAAAAGCTGTTCAGCGATTGTAAAGACAAAAGACTTTGCCCCACCGTGGCCCGACTCCCCTTAGATTTCAAACCTTCAGATTCAGATGATGAGGTGCCTGGGACTTCATCAGCTACGGCCCCGACACCACCACCCTCTCGCCCCTCACGTCCCGTTTGCGAGATAAAGCCTTCTGTTAGACCGGTGGAAGAAAGAATCGAGCGATCAGATCGTCGCGGTCGTGGTCGGAGCACCAGAAGCGGCAACAACAGAACTCGACAACCCCGGAGGCCCAGGCGCCGAGATCGAGAACCTGACTTGACTTGGAGGCCACCCTCTTTTTTGGAAGATGGACTGGAAATTGTTGATGAAGATGAGGCCGCGATTGCTGCCGCTGCTATTGAAGGGTTGATGTAAATAAATAAACGAGACCATTTATTCTTGTATTCTTGTATTAATAAACAAATCTATAAGTTCCAATCTATGGTGTGTTGACCGTGTTCTTGAAGATAGTTGTTAGTCAGGGTAAAGTGATCGTTACCTACAAAAGACTTCTGGGTGTTGCGCGGAGAGGGATGGCAGGACTTTAACACTAGATGCTTAGTCTTATCGATTAAGTACTCGCGGGTTTGGGCTTCAGCTCCCCAGAGCATAAAGACCAAATGCTCTCTAGTTTCTGAAAGTTGACGGATTATTCTTTCGCTGAGTTGTTGCCAGCCTAAATGACGGTGGGATCCTGGCTTATTGCGCACCACGGTGAACACGGTATTCAGTAGTAGAACGCCTTGTCGGCACCAGGCGTCCAAACAGCCGTGGTTCGGGGGTTGGAAATTCATGATGGTTCGAGAGAGTTCTCGAAATACGTTGATTAAGGAGGCTGGGGTCTGGCGCCCGGGGAAAGTACCGAAAGCCACGCCGCTGGCACTACCGTCGTGATACGGGTCCTGTCCTACAATGATAACGCGTACCGATTGGGGTTCGTTCAAGTGACTCCAACGGTGGACGTGTTCAGGTGCGGGATAAATGGTCTCAGTCTGTCTGGCTAGGCGGACGGTGTCTACCACACTTTTAAGGAGCGCTGTCTCGTGTTCAAAAAGATCTAGAAAAGTGATCCAAGAGGGATGGATGCCAAATAATCTTGATTGTTCGTCAGGACTTAACGATGACGGCTGGTTGTCCGGTATATGTTTGAGCATCCACTGCTTGAGTGCCATGACTTCTAAAGAACAGTACGTTTTTCTTCGGGAGGAGTTTGTACTCGGCGTCGAGGTCTTGGTAATACTTCTCCAAGCGAGCGATTAAAGGGCTTTGGAGCTCGTTTTGAGTGAAAAAACCTTTAATAACATTCCAGATGGCATAAAATAATCCTATTCCGGTTTTAGGAATGGGAATTCGGATAGGGCGGCCCATTTTGCTATCTTCGTTTCTAGCTCCTAGCAAAACCGCGAATTTGAAATGAGGTAGAAGTTCAAAGCCTAGAACGTTCTCGGTAAAAATTGTGTTGACGTACGTTAGTTTTGTCAAATCGTAAGCACGGCAGACATCTGCATAACAAGTGTAAATTGCCGCTTCTTGACCACAAACACCGTAACCACTCATCGCTTTCATCCAGGCCGGAGCTGTATCTGAACGGAGTATGGCCAAGAGGATGCGGAGTTGCTTGGTGTTATTATGTAACAATGCCAGATGATCGATAAAAGTATCGTCGATAGGAATTTTTGAGGTGATCGTTGTAATACCGCTATGATTGTACCGGATGAGTTGAGAGAGCATGGCGTCGTCACTAGGTGGCTTAACCAGTGGTTCCGACGTACCGTTTTGAGTACCGTTTAAGACGCTATCGCCCGCAACACATTGACGAACGAGAGTGACGCAGGTTTCATTATCGGCACTAGCTAAGGTTAGAAGAACGGAAAATAAGAACAGCATTAGGAGATAGGTCTATTGTTTACAGGATATTGTCTGTACCGGTTGAGATGAGCGTTGATGTCTAAAGTCACCTCGTCTAGATGGAGCAGCTTATATAATGTAGTCATGAAGAATGAGCTGGCATAAGGATTGGTGGAAAAGGTGGTGTTGTCGACGTGGAAAACAGCTACTCCGTCTTCACAAGATGTAGGGCTAAAAGTCACACTGTCTACTGATTGCCATGAAAAATTACGTGGTGTGAAAACGCAGCTGATGTTGTCAGTTAGATTTCGTGTACACTCGGTGGCGATATACAGTGGATGAGTATTACGCTGAGTTTCTTCATCTCCACTGCCGATTTCGTCTTCTGAAGTATAATAAAGATTTTCTGAAACACGAAGGCAGTCGTCTGGTGGTGACACAGTGCTAAATGATTCGATGGTGTTTTCAGTCGTATTTGTCAGAACCGTGGTGCTCATGGTGGTGTTAGTTGGAACCCTGGTGCTGTTAACAGTGACGTTTGTGGTGCCGCTGGAACCGGTGGTATTTGTAGATACACTTATGGACTCGGTGGTTGCAGAAACAGTGGTCGACGTCACCGTGGTCGAATTTGATGTGGTGGTAGGTGTACTTGTGGTCGTAGTTATGGTAGAGGATGTTGACGTCATGGGGGCGGAGAGTGTGGTCATATTGGAGGATGTTTTGCCGGTGCTGGAAGCAGTAGTAGTGGTCATGGGTGTGGAAGCGTGGGTTGAACTAGAGTTAGTACCAGTGTTGCTACTTCTAATTTCGCTGACGCTACTAGTGCTCGTGGTATTGGCGGAGATGTGGGTCGTGGCAGTAGCGGTGCTAGCGAACGCTCCATGAGCGACGCAGAGTAGCAGAATGAATGACCTCATACCGCAGAAGTGTTTGTGAATTCGCTATATGTTGACAGATGAAAGCTGGCCAGTGAAGGGTAAGACAGTTTTATGATGTTAACATTAAATATGTTCGGATATTGATCAATTACCGATAGACATAGAGTCATAGCATCCATTAAATCTTTCTTAGTAGCGCCTGATATATACAGTTGGTGAAGACCGCTGTCAGCGTAGCACGCGGATCGTGGAACCACATCGGTCACATTACGGAGTAGGTCCCCGCGGTCTTCGTGGCGTTTGAAATTCGAAATAGTTTGCGAATCGTGAGGCAGACATTGAGAAGCTATCTGCATACCTGCCAGTATGGTGAGGTTATGCAGTTTTACAATGGCAGATTTTAGATACTGAAAAGAGTTACCACATGATGCGTTGACTTGTATCTGTACGTGGGTCGAGTCGTGTGTCTGTAGAAGTTTTCCAAGTTCCTCAAAAACATGTCCGTATTTTGAGACCATGGGGTGGGGTTGCGGGAGGCGCCGTCTTCGAATTAGTGAGGTGCCATATGGATAATTCGAAGTATCGTTTCGCGGACGTGGCGGGGACTTCTGAACGGGAGTAGCGGGCGTCGCGATGATTTTGACCATACTGACATTTTTGTCGTCGGGCGGAATTTTTACGAAACCGTTTTTAGGTGAGATCACCATAGTACGATGTCTTTTCCTTTTATTGGCTGGAGTGAGGGATAATTGAATAGGTTCATTGACGCGGACGATCTCGAGTTTAGAAAACATACCGAAGATATGTGATTTTAAACTTTAATTCCTACTTTTTTAACACATGGGTCAGGTTTTTCCTCTGATAAAAGCCTGTGGTACTTTATGAGGGGGAGGTAGTAGAGACATCTGTAGATGACGTAAGATAACAACGTAAGCATTAATGTGAACAGCAGGGTGACCGTATATATAAGCGCGACATAAGCCGCGTCGTCTTCAGCCCAGACTAGCGTATATGTTACCGTGTAATTAAAATTGGAGGATGTCGCTTTCAACGTGACATGTTTCACGGTGTGGTTGAAGAGGAAACAGAATTCCTTGCCTTCCGTTCGGTTGGAGTCTCCGCAGAAACACGGTTGCATGGTCTGGTCGCCTACCAGAAGTGTGACAGTGAAGTTCACATCAGGAATCATGAGGACGTGGAAGGTGTAATTCTCCTGCGTTCCCTTGATGTATGTGCTCAAGACTGGAGAGCCGTGGAAGATCCACTTCGAAGTGATGTTGCGATTTACCGCGATAAAGTCGCATTCGTACATCGTGGTGTGGTGGGCGTGAGAGTTCAGATGTAGGGCCTGTTCCGTGTTGTTGTAGAAGATCTGTACGTCTAGAGAGATCAATGAAAACAGTCATGTGTGGTATGTTGATGGTAGCGGGTTTTGCTTACCAGACTTGTAAACCAGATGAGTATACGACTTCTGTTGGTAGCTGCTGTCCTGTCTGTCAATCTGGGTATATGGCCACGTCTGAATGCAGCGAGTATACAGGCACGGTGTGTACACCGTGTCGTGTCTGCAACGGATCTGGAATGACGACTATCCAAAATTGTTCTGTCACTCAGAATGCGATATGCATGTGCATGGACGGCTACAATTGCTCTAAAGAGGTTAACAATAGTTGTGTAGAGTGTTTGAGATCATTAGAGACAAGCGGTTCAGATATTAATCACGATCAGAATAATGACATGAGTTTCTCGTCATTGGAAATCCAGTACTTCGCGATACCGTTAATTTTGCTAATGTCCTTAATGATACTTATCATTGCTGTTATTTTCAGATATAGAAATGTTCTCAGATTAATGATTCTCACTTACCTGGATCGGTCGCGTTTCCACCCTTGACATCGACTCTTCCGACCATGCGACGACCATCGTGGGTAGACACGTTCTTTTTAAAACATTCAATCGCCATCAGATCCGGTGCGTCCAGGCTATGGTTATAGTTGACTTTACATGTGCTGTTCATCACATGCTTTTCATAATCGTGATGTTGATGACAAGAAACGGAAAAGTTGCTGTGAGCCAGGCTCAAAGGCAAGATGCATAGTAGCAGAATGCAGGAACGCATTTTGCCCGCTGCCAGTAGAACGAAGACAGACAGCTTTTATGAAGGAAAGTGGCGACGTCATAGACTGGGACGGACAGTTGTTGAGCACACTAGTCTGTAGGTCATTTCCCCTGGAACTTACGTTAATAATAAAGATGCTGTCGGATGTTGACTCTTAGCTACTGAAGTGACGTTCAATCTTAACGTGTCGTGGTTCTAAGAGCTCCATTACGTGGATAGCGTCACGCTGCTGCCTCTTTATACGATCTTCCGTAAAACCCTTTTAACATACCGATCGCCACGATGCTGAGGGTAAAGATAATACCCGTTAGATAAAGATTGAGGATGTTGAGATCTAGTTGACAGATCGGTGCGGCACGGAAGTTTTGGGGGCGTGCTATGCAAAGAGATTCGTTTCTAAAATGATGGTGCTCAGTCAATCGAACATTAAAAGTAATGTTATGCTTGGGAGGGAGAGTTTCTAACCTACTTTGGTATTCTGAGTTTTGGCTGTGAAGATAGATTGTGACCTGTTTGGTGACAAATTCCGTCTGATGAAGTGATAAGGGAAAGTGGTCTTGGTCTATGTTCCAATACACGGACGCTACGTGCGGTTTCACGTCTGATTTACATGTTACTCGTACATCTCCATTAGGGAGTTGGCAGATGTGCATAACCGTACCCCACACTCCCGAAAACCATGACGCTGTAACAAAAAAGACTAGGAGACGCATTGTTCTACAACGTGTATTTATTGAGGATAGTATAATACACTATGAATCAACAGTGATGTAGACTGAAGGGGGGAAGCTATTTACATTCAGTGCATGAACTCAGTTTTGTATTCTGATCATTTATTCTAGGTCTTCAATAGCTTTTTGAACTGCCTGATTCAAGGTGTCCATATCATCATTACCAGTTTGGAACTGGCCCACTACATATGCAGAAGAACAGTCATCATAGATGGGTAGCATGTTTTCCCCCTTGTTTAAATCAGCGGTTCTGATACAGACCTGTCTGGGGTACTTGTGAAGAAGCGGTAAGCAAACTTTGATGGCCTGAAGGTAATCAGCGGGTGTGGCTGCATGGACCATGATGGTTCTGTAGTCAGAAGACCTGGGGCATAACTGGTGAGTGTGGTCCTCTTTCAGATCCCAAACACCTTTGACTCCATCCTCACAGGCCTTTGACACGTTACGGACGGTACTAGGAGAATGAACCATGGGTGCGGTATGTTCAAGGGTAAAGGGTGATGAAATGCTCAGGTTGCATATCATACCAAGTTGTGCTCGGACGTCTTCGATTGCTGATTTCACGTTGTATGTTCTGGTGTAGTGAATCATAAACATGGCCCTGGTGGTGTTCATGGTCTTGCATTTAGCGATAGCGCTCTCGAGGACCTCGTTCATCGGTGTAGGTTTAAAAGGTAAATTTTTATACTCCAATGACCTGGTGGTCGCTCTAAACATTCTAGAGATATCTGACATCTTCACTCTACCTCTTTTCGCGGGACCCGTTGGTTTGTCGAATGCCATCCTGGTTTTTAGGATGCTTCGCACTTTTGCTGGTTCAAATGAAGGTTGTTGTTTTTTGCCGGGTCTCTTTTTCTTGGTCGCAGGTGGTGCAGTCGGGGAGTTTTTGGACTCTGAGGTATCAGAATCTGATTCTGAAGAGCTGGATGACGAAGATGATGACGTGCACGGTGATTGAGGCTTACCAACTACAAGACTTTCTGAGTGACACTCCACACTCTCTGTACAGACAGGAGCGTTAACATCTCCACTATCTTCATGCTCTTCATCAGAGTCGGAGATCACGATACAAGATGAGGTGGGTGTAGTGATGGGTTGTGGGTTGTATTCTACCTTCATAGGTAGCCATTCAGGGGGCATTTTCATAGGGGTAGATTTTCTAGGTCTTTTTCTGGGTGACTGATCCTCCGGAAATGGAGGTGATGGAGTGTAAGGGGCATCTGGGGAAGGGGTGGAATGAATGGGGTTGATGATTGAGGATGATGATTTGATGATACCAGGTGTGTTAGTGGAGGAAGAGTCTAAGATACCCGCCATTGATGCCGCTTCTGCCAGAATGTCAATGCCTCCTAATAAATGATACAAAACAGGATTGATTTTGTAAATGCTGTTTATTGACAGAGTATAGAGTATAACATAGAGTATAAGTCATCAACAATATTGATTACATGATATGCTCAACAATATTGATTACATGATATGCTGATTATATGATTAGCCTGACTGACATTAAAGGCTGGCTTAACATTGCTTGCTTCTGGTGACCATAGGATGGATGTTACGGGGTTTGCCCTCATCTTCAGGTTCTTTCTTCTCCTCAAGGGTCTTCTCTTCAGGACTTTCAGGGGTCTCACTCTTAAGTTCCTCCTCCCTTTTAACCTCTTCCTCATCATCTGATTCTCCCGCCCCATGAACCACTACGGTTTCCATACGCACTGGGGTCTCTACATCACCTGCTATCACTCTGTAAGTATCAACATCTGGTCTGCGTCTGTGGTGAATTACACCACAAGTGATTGCAGCTAGGCAGCTATTGGAGATCCTTCTGAGCTTAGTCTCCATATCTATCAGCTCCTGGTCCAGATTAAAGTTATTTTGCTTAGCATTTATGACTTTAACAGTCTCCTCCAAAATATAGAGACAGAGTGTTTTCAACATCTCCTGTGACTGAGTGATGATATCATAGGCTTTCATCAGCAAGCTATCTAAGATAACTTTAGATTCATCATTTACATTCTTAGCAGTTTCATCAGTGACTTTGACAGCCACAGCATCTAGTTGGGGGAAAATGGTTTCTTGTTCAGATTTCAGAGTCTCAATTAGAATCTTAGCGTTTTCTGTGACCAAGTCTTTGGGTAAGTATTCGGAATTAGTCAGCAAAGACACGGCCTGACTCTGAGTTTCTGTAATTCTGGGCATACACAGAGTTTTCATCATCATTTCAATATGCTTCAGGAAAACAAATTTGCACTTATCCTCTGGTCCTTCAACTAGTTGTTGAACCTTAATCTTTGCTGCCTTAATGCATCTCTCCATATGCAACCCTGCTACATTACAAGTTTGGGCCAGGAATGATTCCCATATCTCCTGCATGCCGGGTGTGATCACATATCTGTCTTTCAAAAGGTAACACATTCTAGTAAGATTATCTGGTTCAGCACTCAACTGCTCTACAGTTTCATTAACTAACTTCATTCCTTTCTTGAGTGCATCCCAAATATCATCTGCATTCTTTATAATGACTCTTTTAGACTCATTGTATCTTGAGATGTTCTGCTCTCCCAATTCTTGACGAGAGATGTGTAGTTGCAGCTTTAATTGTTCTAGAATGCAGGGAACATACTATAAGTACATATCAGATAAAAAAAATAATGTGAAGTACATATGTGATGAGATACACTTACCAAGGCATTCTTTAAATGGATCATCATCTGTGTTGTCTGCAACAGGAAAGAGAGGGTCTCCAAGAGACAGTTGTGTTTTGACCTCTTCATTAAGGGTTTTCTGGATAAATCTTCTGGCAATCGTCACCGGATCCTCAGGCTGGCTGTAATAAAAAAGGAAGCTCTTTAGATGTGTGCTGATTAAGGCTATACAGATGTCACCTGAACCCAACAACAAAAATAAAAAACTTACAATATCTTAGGTTGTTTGGGTGGAGATGGTCCTGAAGAAGTTCCTTCTCCTGGGTCGTCGTCATCATGTGGTCTCTTAGGTGGTGGGTTAGCAGCCATCTTGGTAGCTGTAATGAGATATGGTCTGTTTTACAGGTGGCAATGTCACAGAATGTTCATGTATGGAAGTCTCATGATCATCTCACATGCCATCAATGTGATGGGAAATACCAGTAAGTGAAGATTAGACCAAAGACACAGACACATTTAGTGATCCAAAAATAGATATTAAGACTAATGTCTATTTCCAGATCATTCAGCTGTGAATACTACAAGTGTGACTCTTACCTTCAGTGAATCTACTACATCAGAAGACTCTGGAAGGACTTATTCATCTACCCACAGATGGATGCGCCCATTGAGCACTCTGGGTGCTTTATTGGGAATGTTCGGACTGGTATTCGTGGTGTTGATGTGTAGTTTTTGTTCTACTGATAAGAATTTGGAAGATGTCGTGCAAGAGATCGTGGAGACAACGGACCGGCAGACAAGAGACACCGCCGTCATTGTTATGCCAGAATGTGAGACAAAAAAGCAGATGAAAATCTTTGTATGTACAGATTCTTCCTGTAAATAAAACAATCTAACTCAGTCTCTGAATATAAACAAAGTTTTTGGCAAAATGCCAAAATTGGCACGTTGCCAGCGGCATGGTCTGGTGCCAAAGGTTCAAACCATGTGATTGGCAAACGGCCAAATAGAGAAGGTGATTGGCGTTGGCAAGCGGCCAGGATAGCGTGTCTTGGCATGCAGCCTATTGTGAGATGTGTGTTGTGAGGTGTCACCAGATGTCAACCATCACCTGAATGTATATACATTGATGACGCTAAGTTAACCATTTGTTAAATCAAGAGATACATTATAATTACCAGGGTGTGTGCCAAGATAGAGATCAACACTACATATGGCAGCAATGTACATAATAAAGGCATATGGAACATCAATATATATAAGAAGGCAATATAGGCCATCAGTATATACGTTGTCCACGTCATCAAGGTATATAATGGCGGCCAGCCCCATAGGGGGGAAGATATGGCCCCATATATATATTATATAATATATACCGCCACCAGCCACCAATCAGCATGCAGGCTATACCATCCGGACTCCTTACCTTGACTTGGCAGGCTCTGGCCGCTTTTCAGTGAAGGTTTCTCGGCTACGATGGGCTGGATAGGTCCCGGTAGTAGCTCTGGAGGACGTGTAGCCTTCACGGTGTCTGGATGAAGAATGGCGGTCTGCTAAACGGGAGCTTCTTATATACTCTAAGGCAACAGGGAACCTCCCATTGCCCGCCCAGTTACGCCTTCGGAACGCCCCGTAACGCCCACAGTACCGCCCCGTTACGCCCCTTTTGGCTCATATGCCTGTTATGTAACTTGGAAAGTCCCTGTTATTTTGGTGCCAAAAACATTGAGTAATCCGGAAAGTCCCACGGTATTGTTGCCAGGAATGGGTGGTCTTTATGACTCAATGTTCTTGGCAGTACTCCATTGACGTCAATCAGCATGTGCCAAGAACATTGAGTCATAGGGACCACCTTATTTTATGTGCCAAGTCTGGGTGGGAACCAGGAAATACCTTAATTGACCCCGTGTTCTGTGCCAATAACGGATATAAAACCGTGCCAAGTACATTGAGTCATATGGAAAGTCCCTAGTTGTTTATGCCAAATAGGGTCATGAGAACACGGAAGTACTCTAAGTGACCTTATGTTCTTGGCACGGTGTATATTGAGTCATATGGAAAGTCCCTATGTGCCAAGAACATAGGGTCACTTGGGGGTATGAGAACACGGAAATACCCTATTTGACCCGATATTATGTACCAATATAATTATCGATCACTAATCAAAGACCCTCCCCATTAATAAATTAACTCTATATATGCCATATATTGATACTTATGAATGGAAAGAGTTAAATCATTAAAAGCAGTATATAATTGATATATTTATTGTGATTGGTGATAATTAAATGTATATATAGTATTGATCTATACTGGCTTAGAGCCAAGGTATAGCTGATACATTGATCCCTGCTGACCTAGGGCCAAGATATAGCTGATATATTGATCCCTACTGGCTTAGAGCCAAAATATAGCTGATATATTGATCCCTGCTGGCCTAGGGCCAAGATATAGTTGATATATTGATCCCTACTGGCTTAGAGCCAAGATATAGCTGATATATTGATCCCTACTGACTTAGAGCCAAGATATAGCTGATATATTGATCCCTGCTGGCCTATGGCCAAGGTATAGCTGATACATTGATCCCTGCTGGCCTAGGGCCAAGGTATAGCTGATATATTGATCCCTGCTGGCCTATGGCCAAGGTATAGCTGATACATTGATCCCTGCTGGCCTAGGGCCAAGGTATAGCTGATATATTGATCCCTGCTGGCCTATGGCCAAGGTATAGCTGATACATTGATCCCTGCTGGTCTAGGGCCAAGGTATAGCTGATACATTGAACCCTGCTGGCCTAGGGCCAAGGTATAGCTGATACATTGATCTATGTTGGCATGAGCCATTGTATCGCTGATAGTTGGCATGGTGCCAAGTGTCAGCGACAATGGCGACAGTCCACGACAGTGACGATAGTCCGCGATAGTGGCGACAGTCCACGACATTGGCGATAGTCCGCGATAGTGGCGATAGACCGCGATAGTGGCGATAGTCCGCGATAATCTGCGATATGTTCCCTACTATAAAGTTTGCATAGTGAAACTTAGTTTTCAATTTAACCAGGTTTTATTACACGCCATTTTGGTGTCCATCGTCTTGCTCGTGCTGTTGTATGTATTGTTTAACATAATCAAATATGTATCTAAGTCTAATATCTTAACGTGATAGGACGGAGTCATCCAGGTAGTTTCCAGTCGATCGACCAATCCTATCATTCTGCCTGGTGTATCATCGAAGTCAGTATATAGTGCGCAGCGAAGTTCTCCTACGTTCATGACATGGGCCCTATATCGAAGCAAGATACATCGTTACTACCAGTTATCAGATAGTATCGTTGTTTATAGATAGAAAATTGTATGACTTACGGGTTGTAGTTGCAGTATGGTACATGACGATGAAGAGCAAATTTGGTAATGTTCTGTTTGATAGATAAAATGAGATTATTCATCTTACTGAAGTTTCTAGGTGACATGCAAAGTCGTCCAACGCGGCAGAGAAACCTGAATGGATGGCAGATTACATTGAATCAAGAACGACTTATCACACTTTCTATGTGATTTAGAATGTTTTATTAACATACGTACGATATTGTATACAGATCACATTTCTTGAAGTCATAGCAGTCTTCCAATTGTTCCCTGAGAGCAATGTGAGTGCAGCATGTTTCCTTATAGGTAATCGCGTAACAAGCTGTTGCGAAAACAGTGAATATGAAAAAGTAACGTCTTCGTAAACGAGACATGTTATTTTGTTCGCTTGATAGTTGAGAAATATGGATGAGTACACATCGTAGAGACTACACCTTGGGTAGAATAAGCATGTCTCAGTTCAATTTTAAATTGAAACTGTATATTATTCTCACTTTTCATCAGGACAACTGTTTGAATATGAAATATACAATTTGTCCATCTTGAACCGTCTCTAACTCTATAGCCTAACGGGATTTGTTTAGAAACCGGATGTGGAAAAATACGTTTAGCTAAGGTCTTTTCATCCTGACTTAAGGATAGTGTCATGTTGTTACAGGCGGATATGTTTCGGAGCAGACGGAACATCAGCAGGTCCTTTCCGCTAAAAATCATAAAGAATACATTAGTAACTGTTGATTGACTGGTCAAGAAATTCAACTTGTATAACTAATTGATACGTACTCTATATATGCGATGACTTGACGAGTCCATTTTGAGTCGTTGACGATTAGAGTTTTGTTGTTCAGAGTATGAAGGGCAAACAATTTTTGTGTGCAGTTAATAGCGGTATAGTTAGTGTAAGACACGAACAAGTTGGCGTGCATCAATGGTAAAGGGTGGATAGGGCATCCTTTGAAATAACCGTGGACTAGATGGATCCAGAACATTAATCCTATAGTGGTCTTCATTTTAATCCCACTGTATCTCAAAAATTGCCGATAATATTTTTTTGGCTGGTGTAATGATAGACGAGCCAGTAACGTTAACTTTCGCGGTGCTGTTTAGTTGATATGTCTTATTATATGGTTCTAGCCCAAATGCGTTGGTTAGAAGAATTACTTCTGTTATGTTGATTCTGTCAATTAAAAACAGCGTTCAGTCGCATGTTATGATAATTAAAAAAACTTCTATTACGTTACTTACTTTTGTATAATTCTGGGGTCTTCAGTTCCGAAGTATTGGGAGGCAATATTGAAAATTCGATGCAAATAATTTTCTCGCTGTGTGTAGTTAATTATAGGAGCGGACTTGTCCCAATATCCTATAGCAGTGGATACGTTACATGAGACATAAACGATCTGGACGCACATGCAGATTAAGAGAAAACGACACGAGTTCATCTTGTCATTGTAAAAAGATTTATTATACATAATCACTGGAGAATGTGCTAGTCATGTTCAGGATCTCTCAATTTCACTTCTTCCAAAATCTTTGTACCGTACGAAGAAGATGAGTTTTCATCGTCAGCTAGATCGACATTTATCTTGATTGGCAGAGTAACTTCGTGGGCCCTTTTGAAATCCTCATAAGTTGACATGTAGTACCGTATTGCGCCGTTAGCGGCGTCGATTAACGGTTCGATCTTTGCTACACCAGTTGCTGTCCGTAGCTCTTTTTTCTCAGAGTCGAAATGTTCATAGTTCTCGTTGAAGAGAATTACAGTCGGCGATTCGGGTTCGTGGTCAGAATCATCATCTTTTAAGCGTTGATATTTGGCAGACATAACTGGGGTAGAGCGACTTCTCTGCGGCACTTTGATTAGATTAGCGCATTCTTCATCGAATGGATTTTCAGATAAGTCTGGATCATAGTCTGATCGATTTGTTCGGCAAGAGCTGTATAAAGCTGACGCTGTTACAACGATCAGTGTTAAAAGTGAAAATGCTGTGACACAGTAGATAATAAAAGGTGCTACTTTCAGAACCGCGTCTATTAATGATGTTCCGGTGTTGCAGATCGTGCCGTTGACAGCCGCCGCAGTCACATTAGTGGCCATAGTTGTGTTCATTCTGACTCTGCCGTAGCGGTGTTTATCAGCTGCATATGAATCCACCTACGCGTGACGACATGTATTTTTGTGTCGTTTTCTAAGAAGATTATGATATAAAGATTTCTATCTGTTACGCGGAAGATACTTCATGAACACAAACACTAGCAATACGATGATTAAGGTTATCCATTCACATGTAGTTAGATCGAAGGGAGGGTCTGAATGACTTTCTGCGGTTTTTTGTTCAACGTGAGGAAGCGGCGTGTTAGGTTTTTGTAACGGTTGGCACGTGGCATGTTCATGTGCTCGGTGATGGTCGATGAAATGTAGATTGTATTCCACATGAACGGTCTTAGAATTATCGGCATCGATAATTCTGATTTGAAAAGCCACACCGATAGCGTTTTGGACAGCGATAATAGTGACATCAACACCGGGTATGTCTCCATGGGCTAAGTAAAGACCGTTATGTTCAGGACTTTTCCAAACGATGGTGTAGCGTTTTTCCGGAGGTGATATAGTAACGATAAAAGTTGCCGTCAATTCAGGTTGAAGAGTAACATTGTACGTCATAAAGTGAGCATCCATTTCGGTGCATAGGCATTGCAAAGTAGTGTCAGTTCTTAATATCAGGGCAAATTGCCCAATCATAGATTCTGTATGATAAGAACCATCTTTATTCGGTACTGTTTTCTTCAACTTGAAAAAAGGTGTAAAGTAACCCACGTTATCTGGAATACCAGGCATTTCCAAGGTAAGGTTGCTATAGTAAGTTTCTAAACGGTCATGACAATCTGTAGTATGGGTGATGAGTGGATGATTGTTTTTGCCCCATGCGAGTTCAACGATTTTGTTTGGTAAGCAAGTTGCTGCGGCACATAAGGATTCCTTTTTATCCGGTATTGCGCATTCCTCATCCTCCTTGATTCCAAGGATCCACAGATTAACACAATTATCTAAAGGTCCTGTTCTACAAGCCATCCAACCGACTTTTCTGACTACATAATCGCGAACTGAAATGTTCATGTGAAAAAGAGCGTGACCGCCCGTATAAACATAATCAACTTTCACCGTATCAGCGTAGCTGTTGATAATTTGTTTAGAAATCAGATATAACAGAACGATTCTTACGAGAAGCTTCTGATGTGAAGTTATTACAGTCAGTAGTAGCATCTTACTCGATGTCCAAAAAAGGTATCCACTGGTAAAATGTTAGCTTTTATATGATGGAAGGTCGACTAGAAGATCTTAAGTATCTTCTAAGGGTTTTGCTTCAGTTCAAAGGTGTCTCACGAAGCCTTAATAACACGATGTTGTTCCATCAGAAGCTGAACACGGAATGGGTGTTTTAATGTTCATATCAGTGTGTAGCATTGGAGAACATTTTCAAATGTACTCTGAGAGTAGATGATGACAGAGAAACGTAAGATTTTTCTGTTTTATGTGGTTCACGACTCTCTGATCGTAAGCATCTATGTAAAAACACAATTTATCTTCTTCTATTCTCACGATCAGTGTTGATGTTAGTTCTCGATCTCGAATCTGTCTATTGATTCCGTAAGCCATATTGTTCCAAGACATGGTATAACTTATCACCACGTGAAGTGTTAAGTATCAACAGGATTCTATGGCAAGTTTGAAGGACGAGGTCTTTAAAACAATACGTTGGAAATGCTCCGTAGGTATAACAGTTACTTTGTGTGACATAACGGTTCCGAACTGATGGTAACGTGATAAATTAAATAGGTCTGCTGTGTAGCAGACGGTCTGTACTTCGGACCCCGATGGAGACTCACGTAGAAGAAAAGTTCCAGATGACCATTTCTAACAAATATCTGAACAGCGTGAAGATAAATTGTGAGGTTGATGTTTTGTAGAAGCTGCATAACAAATGTTTTTAGAACACCACATGAACTTTTAAGCATCAGACGAGTAAATCTTCTATTCTTCACGGTCGTACTCGGTCCAAACGGTAAGACGAGGTGCTCCGGCTTCAAGCTAACTTTATATCGTAGTATTCTAGGGCGTGTCGCGTGATGTAAGCTTGAGGAAACTGGTGTTGAAGGGTAAACGTTAGGTCCTGTTTTTGTCATAGATCAAATCCAAAACTGAAACTGTGGAAAACCATACAGAATTGCTTGTGATGACATTTGAAATAAAACGCAACAAGCTAAAAGTGAGTATAAAATTTTATTAACATATGTCGTTTACAAAGCGGGTGCTTACCGGGCTAGAAAAACTGCGTTCGACTAACAATTATAATAAAAAAGATACATAATAACAAGCAAATCCATTCACAGATGGAAGCAAACACAGTCCAGAGAAAAGGCCATGTATAATCTCGAGACTTTATGTTTGGCGAGCATGTTCTAGATTTACATTTTGCCCGACATCTAATCATTAGATTTGCGGCTTCCACATTTTTCTTGAAAAGTTTATAAGTCAACACGGCAACTGTCGGTGTTTCGATGGGATGTGTAACCGTGATGTCCAAAACTATGTGGTTTCCAGAATTTCTGGCTAGAAGATCAATCCTAACGTCGCGTTGATAATATGTTTTGTTCTGCCGATGTTTAAGAGCTGTCCATTCTACCTGATGATTACCATAGGCTGTGGTGTTTAATTGTAGGCGTATTTTAAGTCTTTTGGATAAGGTGATATTTGCAGTTGTTACATTTCCAAGAAACCCGTTGACGCGGCAGGTACCTTCTCCAAAGGTGCTCAGGAACACTGGAAATGATTTGTAAATAGTTTTAAACGGCACTTGGTCATCTTTAAAATCTGTATTTTGAATGATACCGTAGAGTGTATTAAATCCGATGGTGGTTGGAGACGCTGGGAAATGAAGATGGAGATGAGATCTGATATTTTTCTGATGTGGGAGAGAGGCATCTGGATTGACGTAAAGTGATAAGGTTGCCTTTTCTGAGCCGAGTCTAGATTTAATCTCGGTACTCTTCAATCGCGTTTTTACGGCAGGGCATGTTGTTTCAGATATATTCCTGAGAGATAGTCCACGTGCGTCCTCACTGACGAATCTTTCTTTCACTGTGCAGTTTTCCATCGATACGGCATTGCAACGTAGCCATCCCACTTCAAATAAAATCTCTTCTGTTAATACAGTTAGGGAAAAATCTGCGTTTCCTCCTAAGTCATCAAGGTAGTAATGCTGAAACTGACATTCTGCCGATATAATAGTTACGTAACAGAGTAGGTTAAAGCTTACAATGTTAAGAATGTTCGCTTTCAGCATTTTAAGGCCGAATGGTTGTCCCCAATTGTGTTCTGAACTTAACGTTGTTTTTATAATATCGGTGTGACATCACTAAGGGCAGTCGGAAGATGTAATGGTGACGGGAGTGGATAGTACAATTAATATGTGTCGTTATGGTCGACGTCTGGGTAGGTCTTTTGTCTTAGTTTTTATCATGTATAATTTTACAGTAAGTCTATGGTGTAACTTGACTATCCGGTTTATAATTCTTTCATTTCAATCAGTAGTTCAGTAGGTTCTCCCAAGACTTCTGTCAGATAGCGTCTTCTTCGCTTCTTGGGGCAGAATAGGGTTTTTATTTGGTATCGGTATATATATATGACTACCAAAACAATTAAAATCGCCAATAGTAATCCTATGAAGTATCCCGATGCTTTGTTTCTTCTCGCAGCCTTGATGTTAGGGTTTGAATGGTTTTTAAAATCGGTGGTGAAAGTCGTGACTGAAGTAGTCAATGTGGTTACTTTAAATGTGTTTGCAGACGAGTTGATAGCCTGCGTGTTTTTCGTGCTGATTTCGGTAGATGAGTTTGAGCTTTTTTGATGGCTGGTTGAAGATAACGGACTAGTTGGGGTTGAATTCGATAAAACAGTTTGAGAAGTAAATGAAGATGAAATCAGAGAGTTGGTCGAAGTAGATGTGCTGATAGTTGTTTCCGGTATAGTTGTGTTCTGGCTCGCGGTAGTGCTGAGTTTCGTAGTCACGTTTGAAAGTGAAGATGTGGAGATGAGTATGCTTGTAGACATAACATTGGTAGTATTCGGTGAATTAGTTGCCGTGGATGTGTTGGTAGTACTCGATGGATTAGTTGGCGTGGATGTGTTAGTAGTATTCGGTGAATTAGTTGTCGCGGATGTGTTAGTAGTATTCGGTGAATTAATTGTCGTGGATGTGTTGGTAGTATTCGGTGAATTAGTTGTCGTGGATGTGTTAGTAGTATTCGGTGAATTAGTTGTCGTGGATGTGTTAGTAGTATTCGGTGAATTTGTTGGCGTGGACGTGTTGGAAGATGATGTACTGACAGAAGTGGTCGTGGGTGATGCAATGGTAGATGCGTTAGTCGTAGTGATGACTGTAGTGCTTGAGTTTGACTTTGTAATTGAAGATGTTTGGATCGCAGTTGTGACCACAGTTGTGGCGTTAGTCTGTTGACTTGTAGTTGAAATATCTGTATTTGAAGTTGAATTAGTGGTCGGGATTACGGTGGTAATCGAAGGTGTCGTCACGGCGGTGGTGGAAACGACAGATGAGGAGTATGAAGTGTCAGGTGTGCTAGCACTAAGTGTAGTAGAAGTAGAATTTATTTGCAAACTAGTAGGTGATAGCGTAGTATTCGTAGAACCTGATGAAGCCGAAGTGGTTTGATTAGCTTCTGAGATGAAGCATGTGATTATTAAACATACAAAGACGCCTAATGCTGTTTTAGATATTGAAATCATAACCGAGATATGACGTTATCAAATAACGTTGTTTTAGACGAATATGTTACGTGAATTATTCGTATCAGACTGTTATTTCGGAGGTTCTTTTAAAATGACTTGAGAATTTTAATGTAAGGTCAGAACCTTAACCAGGATGTGGTAGTCAGATATAGATAGTGATGACGGCTGCGACATGATTACTGATGTTAACCCGGATATGATGTGTCTGATGATAAGGTTTTGTAGTGTCCATTAGATTGGAATCTATACATAAAAGAAAATGTCGTATATTTAGTAGTTTTGAATATGTGATTCTACGTGAAGCGTTGTAGACGTCAGGGATGACGTCGTTTGATGAAGATAGTGTCTCCATCCTTTGTCAGTTTGTGTCTCATTTTAAAAAGTTGAGGTTCGAGAATGTGATAGTTCAGACAGACTTTATGGTGGTTATCCATAACTGCGATCGCCTCTACTTTAGGACAACCAGCAGTTGGCAGATGTCTAATTATGTATTGTGACTTTAATGGTATTTTTGTCATTAAATTGCCGGTACAGCGACATCGGAGCTCTTGAATCGTGGCTGAAGTAAATGATACGGTAAAAATAACGCATGAGATAGTAATCAAACGTGTGAAGCTGATGTTGTTCATCACGATATGTAAATCGCAAATAGTTTACAGCGCATAGGCTGAGGTATGGAATAGATTTGTAGACGGTTAGATGATTGTAACATCATGACTACGTGGTTTTCGTCGAGGTAATCGTGCAGTATTTAGATCTAAAACTTTTCTTCTGAGAGGTCTTCGTCTTCGTTTAGCTAACATCAGATTCTTATAAATTTCTTGAATACCCCAACCGGGGAAATCAACCTTCGTCTTGTAGACGTCAAGAACCATTTTTTTTTGTATATTGACCTTCAACATGAGCATAAATAAGAGTCTTTTTATGTATACTGCTTCTGGGTCGATGCAGACTTTGGTATTGTTTAATAACGTCGTTATAACCTGTCGGTTTTTACAATGATAATTAGCATTTATTGGTTGTATATATTTAATTTGCGTTTTAATGTGTGTAACATTTTTTATAAGATTGCTAGTACCACAGACGCATCTGTTGGCATTTTTGTGAGCCGAGGTCGTCACGATCATTAACACATTCCATAAACATAACAGTTTGAAATAAGGTATTGATACCCTCATATCTTTATTATATCCGTTTATTTATATATTATTAGGAGAATGAATTATTGTAATCAAGTGTGAAACAGGTATACATTGATAAGATACGTTATTATCTTTTAAACGTTTTCGGTAGTAAGAAGTAACGTGTACTCTTTAACGGATATACGCAGCAACTGGGATCTTTTCTGAGCAACTGCCATTGCAAAACAGTTAGTAAGACCCATATTAGCAACAGAGTTCCTGTATCAATCCATACCCAGATGTGAATAAAAGCAATCCGCTGCTGGATTGAATTTGACGTTGCGTTTTGTGAAGGAAGAAGTGGAAGTACAGGTAGTTTTTTCACGGGGTTCAATCTCTTCATGATGTACGTTTCTAAACATTCTGGTACTTGTCCGCTACGGTCTTCGATTGGTGGGATCCATGTGTTACCTAAAGCGTCTCCACATACACGGTTCTTATTGATTGATAAGAACCCACAACTTGCCGCCATGATGGTCGATGTAGAGTTTTTACATATCTGGTCTGGTCTGCCGTACGGGTAACATGCCAGGGGTCCCTTGTTAGAATATGAGTATTTTTTCCATGTGAATATAGCATACCTTATATCGTTTGAAGAGGCTATATAATAATCTGATATCATCGTTTCAACTTGGATAAATTCATCAGGAGGGTTCTCGTAATAACAGGTATATAGACCGGTCAAGTTGTCATTCATCTTGAATTGTAATGTGATGGTCGTATAGTTACTACGAGTTGTTTTGAATACTTCGATGCCTTTAGCTGCGAATGTCGTCTTACGCATTACAAATCCTGTTTCGTTACTGTATTTATAGTATAAGATGCGATACAGCCGTATTCCGAATTCAGGATCTTTATACAGTCGCAATGCGAATGTGAAGATAAAGTTTTCAGTATCAGGAAATAGACAGGATATTGATACATTCTGACCGGTTTGGAGGTATCTACTTTTCACGTTATTGTTGTAAGCACAGAGTCTAGAGATGTTGTTGCTCGTGGAGCCTGCTGTCAAGGTGAATATTATAAAACTAAATAACAAACACGTAGTGAAACAAGTCATGCTGACCACGGAGTGGTCTGAAGTTATAGATCTTTTTATATTATTCACGATGGATTTCTGATGACGTACTACATGAGGATGTTTCGGGAAACGTGCAAATATATACGCGATCGTCGGGGAACGTTTCGGCGACGATCCAAGCTCCCGGTATCCATTCTGAACCTTTTAATTTAGCTCGGGTCTTCTCGGGAATCAAGCCTTTGTGAAAAGCGGCAAAAGCACCCTCACGTTCTAGCAGGATAAAGCAGTTGTCGCTGCCTGCGACTAGTGTGGCGCTTAGACTTGAGTCTTGAATCAGGGAGACGTGGTCGATGAGTCGTTCCCAACGACCGGGTCCGTCTCTCGGGCGCTTGCAAAGGAGGTCGGTAGTGTTGTGTGGTAAAAGGCGTCTTCTTGTAGTCATGACGCTGTGAGGCGGTCAGGTTAGCGTTGTGATGTATATTTGTCTTATACCGCGTTTTTTTCTTCGGAGGGGAAATGTGTAATTATTCTCACGTAGGTGGTTTTTTCGGTGTGGACGACGATGAAGGTGATCTGCGGAGTGTAGAGGCAACGTCGCCAGTACGCGCGAACCGCGTTTTCAGGTGTAGGTTGCAGACACATTGTTAACAGGTGTATCTTCTTTGGGGTAATCGTTTTTTTAACGTATGTGTCATGTGTAGATTAAATAGGACTGTGCCAAGTGGTGACGTCAGTTCCCTAGAAAGGCATCTATTCGAGTAGGCGGTCAAGCAGCAGTCACAGTTACGGTTTGCTGGCACATAAAAGTAGAGCGTTAAAGAGAAGGAGCTGGTGTCAGCGGTGATCATGTGGTTGCTCTTGCTCCTCAGCATTTTGACTGTTGGTGTAACTACCGATGCTAAGCAACATGATGCTTGGCCGGGTCTTATTCTTGACTGGTTGGAAGCTTGGTTAGGGTGGATACAATCGGCTTCTGTCAGCGTTTCCATAAGCGTTAGTGGAGAGATGATGTCTCATGACTCGGTGTCGGCGGTAACGGAAGCAAGTCATAACGGGAGGTCGCAGACCAGCACTGTGGTAAGCAATACTACCGCCATAACGACGGAACGTTCGAATATTACTACAGTTAGTACGAATATCAGCGCTGTGACGATAAACGCGACCAGTGCGGCGATAAAAAGTACTGCTGTGATAAACAGTACTGTGGTGACGACGCCCAACGTCAGCGTTTTCACGACGGAAGAGTTGAACAACAGCATGACGACTGTAGCTGTTAGTGCGGTTTCCAAAAAACCTCAGTCAGCGGTTCAAATTATAGATGTGAACAAAATCAACTGGACTGCTGTGCAAATAGAAATCAATCTACAATATGTATCCACTTGGGATTCGTATCTGCCAGTGTGTAAGCCGCGGTTTTCTTCTTGTATAGGGGAGAAGACGTGGTTGGTAAACGTCGATCTAGAGAGGTGTGAGACGGTCCGTCCTAAAGTGAAGCATCTCGGAATCCGTGTGGAAAACACCACATCGGGAACGCGGGTTGTAGTGATTGTCGAAGGTGTTTGTTGTAAAGTGAACGATCAATGGAGCTTCGTGATAAAATTTAAGGACATGCTGGCGCGTGTGCGGCACCGAAATGCTGTCAAAGTTGATTATTCCAAGTGCACGTGGCCACGGGTGTGGGCTGAGATTGATCCGGTCATGTCTACGCTAGGATTGTTGATGGACCGATTTGTCGGTGAAGCAGAACGTCGGTCGCGATGTAAGGCTGAGCATATTTACTATTATGGTTTACAGAAGGCACAAGAGCTTGCTTTCGATTCGTTGGGGAATGCGCGACTCAATGTGTTGCCGAACACTTTTGACGTCGATGTATCGAACGGAACGGAGTATCTGATGTATGTTTTGTGCGGAATAGTATCTCTATTGTTTCTGGTGGTGTTGATTCGACTCGGTATCAGACTGTGGAGACGGCGGTCGATGCAAAAACTCAGGAGCAGATTAGAGATTTGGAGTGTGGAGAGTTCTGAAGACGTTCATGAGTAAGTATTGAGGCGGTAGACGCCGGTAAGAGAAGATCTATGAAGGTACTGAAAGTGTTCTTTTCTTTTTTTTTACAGGATTAATGTCTCTGACAAGAAAATCCTCATCTGAGGATGATTCATTCCATGTCGAGCGAAAAATGAAAAGATATGGGTTGAGATGGCTGTGACGCGTAATAAAGAAACAGGACATGGTCAATACGTGTGTTTATTAACGTCTAAGTCGAGGGAGTCAGTGTAGTGCGGCGAAATGCGGGGCGGAGTGCACGTGGCCTGCTTGTTGCAGATGTTAGCGTGTGAGAAACAGAGCACGTGTACCTAGCCCCGCTCTCGCCGGACCACGGAGTGCAGACGAGAGGACAGAGTGCCCTGTCAAGTACACGTGTCTATTAGTTTGGAGACACAGTGTAGAGACAAGGTACTCAGTCCGCGTTGACATGCCAGCGATCGTTCTCATGAAATCTTAATCGACATGTAGGTGAGAATATGGCAAGGGACGTTTCCATCTAAATGTCGATGTAGATGTTATGAGAAGATGCGACGATCAGGGATGATGGAGCTAAGCTGTCTGTTTGGAGTAGCTGCTCGACGCGCGGTCCCTACAGCCCCGTGAGAACGCGCGGCGCTGTGGCTCGTGGCGGTCCCACGTGAGGGTAGAGAAAGCGTGGGGAGCGAGTTCAGCAAGCTGCGAAGGAGTGGTAGGTCAAAACCAAGGATCTAAGGTGACGTCTTTTTCATCGCGATGGTCGGCGACTTGGTAGAAAACGTTTTTTATATAAGCGACAGTTGGTAGCTGTTGTAGGGTAGGAAAATCATGGCGTTTCATGACTGGTGATGTTGTTAATGGACAAGGCTGGATTTCAGGTTCAGCACGTTTGCGCCTTTTGGAAACGCTCTTCGGTTTTTTTTGAAGACGTGATGCGGGAAACTGTTTGGGTCGAACAACGGGTTCGTCAGGAGGCATTGCAGGCTTGCTTGGTAGTTCGAGTTCAGGAGGCAAGTCGGGGAGGTTCGGTATATCTGGAAGGGGGGGAAGTGCTGGTAGAAGAGTCAGATCACACACGTCCGGCATCGTTGAAAGATCGGATGTGTTGGAGTTTTCAGAATCTGCGTGAAATTCATTAGGTGGGAGTTCCGGAGGAGTGCCGTACAGACTGTCTTCCTCCTGCGCTTCTTGAGCAAGTAAGGTTGATAGCTGTAACAGGAGAGGTTGGGGATGAGTAAAGTGGAGGGTTATCCGCGCCTCCGGCCCTCGGATCCTTGCTGCCCTGCTCCCCCAGATCCTCCCGCACGCTCTAGTCCCCCATCCGCACCGCCAGCAAGGTCCTTCGCACCTGGAGGCGAGGCGTCGGCTCCGCGCCTCCTCGGGACCTCGGGGATCCTGGGGACTGCATCGAGGTGCGAAACAGCTCCCGGTGGCGAGTGGTCCTTGCAAGTGTTGTGAGAGCGCTAGTGCAGAGCGGGTGCACCGAGCGAGCGAGGTGCGTTGGGGCGGCGCGAGGCACGACACAGCCAGTGTTTTTCGAGCGCGAGTCGAAGCGAGCGGTGTGAGCGCAGTCCTGCGCGGGCCGATTTAACGTCCCGGCGTTGCCGTCCCTCCCCCCGACAGCGTTGCGCGGCGTGGCGCTTGGCGTTTTGTATGTCGCTTTTCGACGCTCAAAGGATCGCGCGCGCTGCTTCGAGAAAGCTGGCCGAGGCTGCTGAACAGTAGCTCTGTGTCTCCTGAATAACTACCAGCACGATGAGGAAAATGATAACTATGCCCTCTCCAAACAGCGCTCCCCTCCTCCGCGCTCCCCTGACCGCTCCCCTCAGCGCTCCTCACACTCCCGCTCCTCACACCCCCCTCCCGGCTCCCTCCCCGCTCCCTCCCCACTCCCTCCCCACTCCCTCCCCGCTCCCTCCCCGCTCCCTCCCTAGCCGCTCTCTCTCTCGCTCTCTCTCTCGCTCTCTCTCTCGCTCTCTCTCTCGCTCTCTCGGTGTCGGGCCCGCTTTCCGGGGTCTGGCCCGCTTTCGGGCCCGAGGCCCGCTGTCGGCCTCGCTTTCGGGCGGCTTCGCGCTCGCTTTCGGGCCCGAGGCCCGCTGTCGGGCGCGCTTTCGGGCCCGATTCCCGCTTTCGGGCCCGCTTTCGGGCGCGCTTTCGGGCCCGACTTCCGGTTTCGGGCCGGCTCTCAGCGGGCCTTGTGCGGGGGTGAAAACGGAGGCGGACTTTGTCGGTCGGACCGGCCGAGCGAGGTGTGTGGTGGCGGTTGGGCGGGCGAGCGAGGTGTGTGGTGGCGGTTGGGCGGGCGAGCGAGGTGTGTGGTGGCGGCCGGGCGGGCGAGCGAGGTGTGTGGTGACGGCCGGGCGGCCGAGCGCGCTGTGTGGTGGCGGCCGGGCCGGGCGAGCGCGCTGTGTGGTGGCGGCCGGGCCGGGCGAGCGAGCCGCGCCGGGGCGGCCGGCGGGGCCCGGCCGCGGTTTCGCAGCGCGCGTCGGGGCTGGCGGTGCGAGCGCAGGGCCGCGCGGGCCGCTTTAACGCCCCGGGCGCTCGCCGCTCCCCCCCGGAAGCGCGTGGCGCCGCCTCGCCTGGCGTTTTGTGCGTGTGAGGCGGCGCGGCGGGCCTTTCGGCGCTCGGGAGCTCGCGCGCGCCGCCGCCGCCGCTCTCGAGACGGCCGCGAGACGCCGCCGGAGGCCGAGGCGAGCCCGAGGCGCCGTCGACAGCCGCCCGGACAGCCGCCCGGACAGCCGCCCGGGGAGCATGGGCGACGCGGCCCCCGGCTCGCCGGCCTCAGGGGCCTCGGGGGCGTCAGCGCCGCCAGCGCCGCCGGCGCCGCCTCGCGCCGACACCCCCGGGCCCGAAAGCGGCCCCCCCCTGGGGCTCCCGCCGGGCCTGCCGGCGCCGGGCCTCGCCGCGGCCCCCGCCACCGCCGCCAACGCCGCCGCCTGGTGCTCCTGGCTGGGCCTCAAGCCCAGCGACGCCGCCGCGCCCGGCCTCAACGCCGCCCCGCCGCCGCTCGCCCACATCTCGCAGCCGCTGCCCCAGCTCCCGCAGCAGCTCCCGCAGCAGCTCCCGCAGCAGCTCCCGCAGCTCCCGCAGCTCCCCGCGCCCGCCGCGCCCACGCTCATCAAGCTCGTGCAGCTCATTCCCCCCGCCGCCAACGGCGCCAACGGCGCCAGCCTCGCCGCCGGCCACGTCGCCCGCGCCGCCGTCGTCCTCGACCCTCCGCCCGCCGACGCCGAACTCGCCGCGCACGCTCCGGCCGCCCACACCGCTGCCCACGCCGCTCTGGCTGCCGGCCAACTCACGGCTCCACCCGCAACGCCCGCACACCTGGCACTCGGCCAAGCTCTCCCCCCGACAGCCTCCGGCCTCACACCCACCCTGCCCGCCAACACGCCGACCCTCACCCACACCACCACCCACACCTCCCACACCACCCACAACCACACAACCCTACCACAAAGCCCCCCCCTCAAACACACCCCCGGGGGGAAGAAGACACGAGAAAACACCCGGAGGGCAGTCGAGCGCGTGCAATCGTGCGGCCGGGGGAGAAAAGCGTGTCTGCTGCCTCGAGGTCCACCGGCTCTGAGCCAGCTTTCCCCGTTGGCGCAGCTGGCTCAGCTGGCTTCTTCGCTGGATCCTCAGCCTTCCGGCCACGTCTCTCCGTACGTTGGCAGCAGTCCAGCGGCAGGCAGACGCTCCCCTGTGCCTCCCAGTGCGGAGCCTGGCGTCCACCGTCCCGCGCCTCGACTGCCGTCGGCGTTTTCCCCTTTCTCCGCGGGAGCCGACTGTGCGGCCGACTGTGCGGCGGCCTCGGCCCCTGCGCCCTCCGCTGCCGTCCCGGCGCTCCTGCCTCCCTGGCCCGTGTGTGGGCCGTGGTCTCTGGCGCCGCCCTGGTGGTCAGGGTGGTCCGGGTGGTCCGGGTGGTCCGGGTGGCCGTGGTGTTCGAACCCCTGGGTGTTCCCGTGGCCGGCTGCCGGCTGGCCCCTGCCCTGCTGGTGGGCGCCTTGGCCGACAGCCGCGTCCAGGGAACCTGAGTGCGCGAGCTGCGTGTCGCCGTGCGCTGACTCCTCCCCTGAATGCGGCCACCGTTCCGGGCCTTCCGCGCCGCCCTTGCCCTAAGACGTCCACCACCTCCGTGTGCCCTAGGTGCCTGTGACCGGACAGAGCGGGAAGACTCTCGCGAGGGCGCGTGCCGGCGGCGGGGCCTCGTGGTTTATTAGCTGCCTCCCTGTCCCGACTGTGCTACGGCGTGTGTTGCAGCGTGCAGTGCAGACTGCAGTCCCGCGTGGCGGCCATCCGCGCTCTCCGCTGCAGTGCACGTCGCGGCCTGCCGTCGCCGTCGCGGTGAAGATGAGCGGCGGCGCGGAGCCGGGGCGGCTGTCGGCTGGAGCGGCCGCTCCGTCCGCTCCGTCCGCGGCGTCGCTGGTGAGCACGCCGCCGTCCCCGCGTCCCGAGCTGACCGAAGACGAGTTCCGCGCCCTGGCCAGCGCGTGGGCCGGCGCGTTTCTGGCCAACACGACGGCGCGCGCCACGCGGCGCTGGTGCCAGCGCGAGCAGGGCGGCGTGCTGCCCCTGGGCCGGCCTCACGGGTTCTTCGCCGTGGTGACTCCGCGCTCGCAGATGCCCGGCGTGGGCGCCACCGACCTGCGGCAGATGTCGCCGAGCGACGAGTGGATCGTCCTGGTGGCGACGGTGGTGCACGCCGTGCCGTCGGCGGCTCAGGACCGCGCCCACGCCGCCCGGCTGGAGGCGCGCTCGCCGTGGACGTCGGACGGCTGGTGCCGCACGGACGGCCTGTACCTGGGCGTGGGTCCGCGGTTCCGCGTGTTCCTGCTGGACCTGGCGCGACTGACCCTGCACCTGGCGGCCCGCGACGCCGACGAGTTCTTCCGCTTCGGACTGGGCGGCGTGTCGCGGCTGTACGCGTGCGACCTGCTGCCCCGCAGCACGACGGAGCCGGCGCGGCTGAGCGAGGCGCTGGCGGCCGCCAGCCGCGCGGCGCACGCGGCGCACGCGGTGGCGGAGGCGCACGCCGGACACGAACTGCAGCTGGTGACGCCGGGCCGGCCGGCGCAGACGGCGGTGCTGTGGCCGCGCTGGTCTGACCTGCGGAACGTGTGGCCCTTCTGCTCGCACGCGCGGCCGGCCGAGCTGGTGGAGGCGGCCCGGCGCCACGTGACGCAGCGGCTGTGCTGCGCCTGGTACCCGCTGGCCGTGGTGCTGAGCAACCTGCCGAAGGAGTCGATCGCGCGCGTGCCGCTGGTGGCGCTGCTGGACGAGCTGTGCGCCGTGTGGGCGTACTGCACGCTGGACGGGCAGCTGTACCCGCTGGCCGACGACCTGGGGCACCTGCTGCGCGCCGGCACGCTGTCGCTGCTGCACCTGGGCCGCACGGCGTCGTCGTCGGAGACGGAGACGGCGTTCCGCCTGCTGCCGCCGGTGGACCGCGAGTTCTGGGAGACGCCGCGCGCCGACGCGCTGTTCCTGCACCCGCGCGCGCACCAGCAGCTGCGCGACCCGGGCAGCCAGCTGCGCTTCCTGACGCGCAGCGACCGCTTCCAGGGCCTGGCGGCGGGCGCGGGCGCCGTGGGCGGCGGGCGCAGCGGCGAGCGCGACGCCGGGCTGCGGGCCCGCGACGCCGAGCTCCTGGGCCTGCCGGGGCTGTGCCAGCGCTCGCCGCCCCGCAGCCCGGCGGCGGCGCTGTCGCACGCGCTGCGCCACGACCGCGACCGCTGGCGGCCGACGCGGGCGCCGGACCCGCGCACGGCGTTCGCCGACCCCGACCCGCAGGAGTACCCGCGCGGCGCGTCGCGGCCCGAGGACGTGGCCGCCCGGCGGCTGAGCAAGTTCCGCGCGCGCGACTCGCGCGAGCTGCTGCGGCCGCTGCCGCGGCCGCCGCTGGAGACGACGCCGGAGCCCCCCATCGCCGCGGCGCCGTCAACGTCGTCTGCGGCGGCGGCCGCGGAGAGCCCGGCCGGCTCGGGGGCCGAAGCCGGGGACGACGCCGACGACGCCGCGGCCAGCCGCGGAGAGGGCGCCGGCGGCGAGGTCCGCGGCCACGCCGGCGGCCAAGGCGGCCAGGGCGGCGGCGGCGGCGGCCACGGCGCCCAGGACAGCCAGCAGCCGGCCGGCGGCGGCCCCTGCGGCGCGGCCCTGGCCGGGCCCTGCTGCTGCGACTGCAGCTGCCACCCGGCCCGCGGGCCGCCCGCCGCCGTGCAGAGCGCCCGGCAGCTGGGCGCCGCCTGGCGCACGCTGAGCCGCGAGGCGCGCCAGGCGCGAGAGGCGCGCCAGGCGGCGGCGGGCGGGGGCGCGGGAGGGCCGGGAGCGGGTGCGGGTGCGGGTGCGGGCGGCGGCGGCCTCTGCGGCGGCGTCCAGCGCATGGCGCTGAGCCTGCCGGGCCGCGAGTGCCAGACGCGCTGAGGTGGGGGTGGGGCAGGCGCAATAAAGACCACGCTAGCACGCCAGTGTGTTCCGGCTCCTCTTTATTACTGCAGCTCCCCGGGGCGGGCGGGGCGCGGGAGCTGGCGGGAGTGGGAGCGGGAGTGGGAGCGGGACCCGGGAGCTGGCGGGCGGCGGGCGGCTGGAGAGGCAGCAAAGGGCTGGGGAGGGACCCACTCCTCCGGGCGGCGGCGGCTGAAAGGGCAGCAAAGGGCTGGAGAGGGACCCACTCCTCCGGGCGGCGGCGGCTGAAAAGGCAGCAAAGGGCTGGAGAGGGACCCACTCCTCCGGGCGGCGGCGGCTGAAAAGGCAGCAAAGGGCTGGGGAGGGACCCACTCCTCCGGGCGGCGGCGGCTGAAAAGGCAGCAAAGGGCTGGGGAGGGACCCACTCCTCCGGGCGGCGGCGGCTGAAAAGGCAGCAAAGGGCTGGAGAGGGACCCACTCCTCCGGGCGGCTACAGCTCCTCCTGCCGCCGCTGCTGCTGCTGCTGCTGCTGCCAGTCGCCGCGCCGCTCCGGCGCCGTCAGCCGCCCTACCGCTTCTGAGGCGATGACGATGGCGTGGTCGCCGCAGCAGCGGCCGCGGCAGCAGCAGCCGCAGCAGCAGCGGCGGCAGCAGCAGCCGCGGCCGAAGGAGCAGCAGCCGCGGCCGAAGGAGCAGCAGAAGCAGAAGCGGAAGGCGAGGGCGACGTCGAGCGCACGTTCAGAGATGAATCCGCTAACTCTTCTTCGCACTGCTTCGGTTGCTTTTCTTTTTGTTTTTTTGGCGTATCGTCTCCCGAGCCAAACCAGCGTAGCATCAGCACCAGCAGTAGTAGACGCAGCCACATTATCCACACGCGCCAGCCACCGCTACGACGTCGTTGTTTTTTGCTTTCCTGGTCAAATTCATTTTTGGTTTCTGACATATTGGAAGACGTCGCTGTACCCGGGATAATCCGCACGGGACGAGAATATTCGTCTTCTGTGGTTTTCATTGTGTTTTAAACTGCTGTTTCTATTCAGATAAGTAAGGAGTCAGTGGTCACCTGGCTCTTTATTAAGCGAAGCAATCAGACAGATAGCCAATCGTTGACTAATCTCATTTCATACAAAGGACATATAAAAAGGAAGAAAAGCAAGAAAAACACGCCTCCTACAAATAGAACAAAGACCTTACTTCGCCTTAAAAGCCAATCTACAATGTTATACAAATTAGCTAAGACATACGTAAACAGAAGTATTCTGCTTAATAAGAACATGTACGTCCATACATATGCTACATAACGTCCTTCCATCCAAAGACGCAACACGTCCTTCACGTTGTAATCAAAAGGCCACCACGATACTTTTGTAGATAACTGACACTTATACCACTGTTCACAACCGAAACACATTTGAACCTCTATATACACAAATGAAACGGTGATGTCACTTAAGTCTTCTATCACATCGTCCATTTCCAGAACGTACATATCTTCTTGAATTTGTTGTTTCCTCAGCCGTTTACGTAAATCCCTGACATTTCTACCACCTCCCATCTGAATATAGGCACTCGTCACAAAAACATCAGACACCCCTCTAAACCAAAAACGAGCCACCATGTCGTTCCCTGATATAGTGCACTGTGTCTCCATCAAATCTTGTCCACAGCGCCCAAAACACGATGAGCCACAGGTTTGACGAATTTCATTTCGTTGTTCTCTATCTAGTGTATCATCTTCAATACTTAGTCGTGTTAATGCTGAACGTAAGACTTTATCTGATGAAGTGCTGCATATTTGCAGGTACTCTTCATACGTGGGTCGCTGCGGTCCGAAAGCTTCCTTCACTGACGTCGGTAACGGCAGACTCTGAATTCGGTAGATGAGCGCCAAAGTCACCCAAATGGTAATGTCCCTGGAAGTCATTTTCATCTGAATCACCGCTTGGCGTTCAACGTTGATATGAGTTCACGCTGTCTTTCTTACATTTATACATTTTCTGTCTCCTCCTTACTTGATTATAAGCCAATATTGTGTCATCTTTAAAAACTACAACTTTTTCCTTCCTAATCTTTTTCAGCGAAACTACTAGGATCTTTACGGAATCAACCGACGACTCTGACCTTTGTGACCATGCCACCTCCCGAACCCGACGAAAGTCGCCTTTTAAAACGAGAAATGGTGACTACTGGAACTGTGGTGACATGTTTTCTGGTCATCGCTTGGGCTCTGATAGTAACCGCTTTACTTTGGCTGCTATTAAAGCCATCTTAGTTGCACTCCAAGCAATTCGTTCAAAAGCTTTTATTCATAAACGTAAATTGAAAAAACATCTAGATGTATGTCACCTAGACCAAAAATTTGTGTTACACATATACATATTGAGACTATACATGCATAAATTTCCAGAGATCACTAAATCCATGGCAGGATCTGTCTTATCCATTATACATAATAACCAACACACTTCTTGATAAACGAACGCATTCCAAACCATCATCAGCACACATTGGCAGACAGTATACCAGTCACTCGGTAAATGGTTCTGAGCACATATGACGCCGAAATCTACAATACTTATTCCTATAGTCCATCGCCACATAGTGTCTTGATCCATTTTAGGCAAGTCCCGTCTTAGAATTCCACCGAAAGTCTCAAACCCGGTCACGATGAAAAAATATGCTAATATGATCGAGACGCAGATCGGCAAACTTAGTGTATCTATGGAATGACTGTTGAAGTTGACTGATGTCACCTTCAATGTGATCATAGTTCCGAAAAACCACAAGCGGAGCAAAATATTTCTCCAATGTTTTAACCAAATCCAGACGGTAAGGGAAGATACCTCGAGAATCAAACTGAGTCCGATTTCATGGTCTATCTTCTGAGTCCACCATGGTTTTCCAATCCTCAGCCAACTCCACGTAAAACATAACGCAAAACAAGAAAGCAAAGCCAGACACGTCAGGCCGAATACGCGTCTAAGCAGACATAGTTCTCGCCATTCAAAAAGCAAACGCACAGCCCAGCAGGGCCACCCGTCGAACCGTTCTCTGGGTCTATTGGATCTGTTTTCAATTCTAATTGCCACTGACTGTGGTCTGGAGCGTGATGGTCGACATGGTTGTTTGGATCTAGTTTTGATGACAGGCTCGCAACCCATGCTGACGTGTTGCCAATCTCACTGAAAAGGCGACGGTCTGCAATAACTTCTTATATACAACTCACAGTAGCGTAGCGTGACGTCTGAATTAGGCGTTTCAGTTTCGTGTTGAGAAAGGAAAAACTCTAAAAGCAAAAACCGAATAAGCATCCAGACTGACAGATAGTTTTCATTATGCACGAAACGCAAACATATGTATCGACATAGAACATAAACAGATTTGCTACAATCACGAACTCTAGCACAGAATTACTGTTAATCACTGTGGCCAACATGAAACGAGTATCGCTGATGATCAGGTAATATACTATGGCTAGAAGACAACACAGTAGACCTAATCGTAAATTGCTTGGTAGGTCAAACCAAGAGATCCATACGATCAGTAAACTGGTAATTAGTCCGTATCTCCGTTTACTTAAGACCGGATTGTTGGTCAACGTCGACTTGTAAATTATCAGATTGGTGATGATTAATATTTTGATGGTCAGGATTCCCGAATACAAGTTGATGAAGAATCCACTTGATTCCATGCCGGCCGTGACAGAAGTAGCTTTAAAAACAGCTAAGCTACTTAGCAGCAGAATGCTGATATCTGGCCTCTTTTCGCGTTTTATTAAGCACCAAGCGCCTACTGCCATAGCTTCAAAACTCAACGCGACGATCAGATTATCTACAGCCAATGCTCGCCAACATTGAACGTTCGACCACAGAACGCCAAAGATCGCGCAAGATGTGATCAATAAAGCTACTAGGCTGTAAATACGAGACACGAAACTCAAATCACGAAATGAGATGATGAACGGACGAGAATTACCATTGACTGATCCGATGAACCATTTTGAGGTAGTTGTGTGTTTTGTCGGTTCCTTGTTTACCGGTGAGGATTCTTCGGTAATAGGTTTCGAAGATTTCTCCGGATGATTATTAAGACATACGGTAACTGTCATCTTGACAGAAATATCGCTTCTGTGGAGAGCAAACTATAAAGAAACTTCAATCTAGTCCAACTAGATGTTTTTAATCTGGGTGAACATTATATACCATTATCGTGCTAAGACACTCCCGATTTCATATGACGTAAACAAAATCGCCGCTTTCGACTCTGTCGACTGGTGTATGAGATCTAGGGACTCGAAAAACGATGCTTTTTCGAAATTGTTTTTGTCGTTGCTTTATTGTGGAATTGATAACCCCCATATCCAAGACAGGGAAGATATAGTAACAAACCATAAGTAATAAGCGCACAGATATGAATCCATCACGGCCATGTAAAAAGTTCCGACGACAGCACCGACGTTCACTGGCTCTGAGTCCGGTTCTGATGATTTTTTCCAAAGTGCGTAATGATCTTGCATGATGAAAATATTCAACAAGATCGGTGGACAGATGGCTAAAACGACTCGGAGACTTTTGGGTATCAAGTCTAGTCCGAGCGCCACGCTAACCAAGACGCTAAGTGCCGCCACACATGGTCGATTGCTGAACGTAATAGGCCGAATCGAGGGAATCACCCGACTGCAAGGGATCAGCATAATAAAAACTGTCAAAACCATAGTGGCCGGAAAAATGAGCGTGTAGAGTTTAAAATTATTGACAGTTGCGATTACCGACGTTGTTTTGCACACGGTTAATCCTCCTAAAAAAAAGCTGCTCATGGTGCCCGATTTGGCTTGTATCACCAGGAACCAAGAGACTAGAGCTAGAATCTCGTGACTCATAGCTGTGCTCAGATCTCCAAGGACAGTTAGCTGTTCTGAATCCCAATAGATCCATAATGCACCAATAACCAGACTACAGATGATTGATGTGCCGAATAGCAAGTACACATGAGCGACGAGACCCGGACTGCAAGATGGCCACAAAAGGATCAAGCGACGCCACAAATCCTGATCGAGATATGAAAGAGATTGTTCCCACATCGCGACCATCGTGGTTTGATGTTTTCGGATTGTGGCATGGTGTTTTTCGGATGGCTTTTCGGGAGCCGTCTGTATACTTGAAGGCACCGTCATGTTATGAGACGATCTGAATTGGCGAGAGACTAATCTCAAACAGCTTCGAGAGTTTTATAGACCTAAATGTGACGTTGAATACAATTGGTTTTCGTTTTATGATCCGAGACGCTGGTGCTTCTTCAACTTCCTTATATGATCTTTAAATGTAGCTCTTAAGAGGATTATTTTATACACGTGAGAAACGTTAAATGCCTAATTAATTACAGGGAGCGTAAACCTAATTGAACGTCTGTTATGTACAAGTAGAGAGTTGTTGTTATCATAACCTCTTCATTTAGACTTGTTTCTGGCTTTTTTTCATGCAGACACTTGACATCACATATACCGAAGATGGACACCATACCTAATAGAATCATCGTTAGTGCGTGGCTTACGTCGACAGAAATTTGACTAAGACATGTAACAGAAATCGATAAGCTAGAACTCATCAACAGAATGCAGGTTCTTGGAATTGGTGCTAGATTTTCAGAACGTGGTGTAAAACGACTGATGCAGATCACCACGAAACAAACAAGCCCCGTGCCAAGACTGACAATCCCGCTCATCTTTAAGTCGATGTTTTGACTGAAGACCACACATGTATTCTTGCAAGCCACCATTAATACCAGACAGACGTGACTCAGTATGGCATTTCGACACTGGAAAGTGCATAACCAAAAGATGATCCCCAACTGGCTGAGAACTGCAGTTATGCTATAGCGATAGTTGACTTGAACGCTAACTTGTCTCATAAGGAAAGAAACTGCGGGATAGATGAACATAAACAAGAGTAATCTGCTATAAACACGGGGTAGGTATAATTGGCTTCGTTCTTTACACAAGTTCCGATACGCCGTTAGCATCGAGGTTATTCTTTCTTGCCAGATCGTAGTGTTGGACCTGCTTTGTACACTCGTACGCTCTTCAGTCACAGATTTTTCAACTGTTTCTGTTTTCAATACAGTCACCTCAACAGGTATTGTCATCTTGCTGTGGTGTCAAGCAAGTTTTCACCGACGGCTCTGAAGAAGTATCTCTATCGAGAGCTCTGATCAAAAGATCACACTGAGAAAAACTTGAATTTAAAACCTTTAGTTTCATAACAACGTCACCATAAGGAACTGACGATGATGTTAAAAAGTGTCCACGTCAATTTATCAGAGAACCTGCGACCTTTAAGTGTCGACCATGCATTGAGTGAAAAATTCAGCATCTATGGGAAAAACGAACACCAACCAAATAAGCATTGAGTATATCGCAACGAATGCCAGATGGTATATTGAGTAATATACGCGTCCAGGAGATATAGAAAACTACTGACGATGATGTTCAACTGTTCTGTCTCATTCGGCGCAGTAGTCTTTGTCCACACGTCGTAATGCTCCACCATACCACCCATATATGTCATAAGGAGACACAACGACATAATCACTTGCATTATGGAGTTCTTGTCATTGATCGCCGCACAGATAGTTATGGTGAGACTTATAAGCATCAGGTGGCCAGATTTCACTAGGCTAGGTATCCCACTAGACAGGTGATCAAAATAGTAAATGAGAATAACTAGACCTATAATACAGATTCCCAGTCCTAGGATCCACGGTAAAAGTGCTTGCCAACAGATCTCTGTTAAAAGGCTCAACGAAACGATCTTACTTATCGTCAATATGATCACACATCCGATTCTTAAAGGTGTTAAATGACATCTTGTTAAAAAAAGACAATTACTCACAGCTATGACTTCCGAAATTATGATTACAGTCGTCTTGTGAGCAGTGATGACGGTATACTCGTTGTAGTTCAATACTCCAGAACATATAAAAGAAGTCCATACCATAAAACTAATCCCAGTATACATACGTAATAATATGATGACTCCAGGTCGTTGTGACATAAGGCGGTTCCATTGTGATATTAATTTTTCTTGTACATTGATCATCTGAAACTGCAGTCGAGTAGCTCGAACATCATCGGCTTCAGATTTAGAACAGTCCGTATTTTTTGACGGGATGTCGGTAATAATAGACATCACGTCGAGTGGCTTTTCCTGACCGTAACTTTATTTTTTCAAAATGTGTCTACATTTCGTGGCTAACCTGTCGACTGGAGTTTTTTTAAAAATGATCTTCTGGAGCTGGTAAAGTCACCATTTTACAGAAACCGAAGGTACATGGGTTTAAAAACACTACTTGATCCGTCATTGAAATAGCTACATGTAGAGTCATCAAATATAGAAACATCTTAGCGATTAGAAGCCCTTGCTGTAAAAGTTTTAATTGAGAGTGCATTAACAACAACCGGCATTGCTCCCAAAATATTCCGAAGTAGATTGAGAACTCAAAGATGGCCAGAACGACAATCTGTACTTCAGGTGAGAAATAGTCATCCGTAATGCTGTAAATGGTGACTGCTGCACTTATTACCGTAGCACAGGCTACTTCGATAATAGTCAGGTCTTCACGGACGGGTACCCAATTATTACAAATAAATGTTGCCACTAACACGATTCCTACACCCATGTATTCTCCTAATATTAACGGTGATATTCTTGTTAACATAGTGACCGAGAGTATTTTGCTCAGTGTCAACGCACAAAAAGTTAAAGCCATTTGAACTCTGTCATGAGCACGTAACATTAGAAAACAGTTGATGCCAGCTGTAATTTCAAATGTTATAGCTACGCATTTTCTAAAAATGATCGTCTGTCCACTTGCTATGGATTCTTGGTCAATGATCACGTAAACCGCTAACATCATTGTAGTGATATAATAGCTCCGTAAGAATATGATGAAGTCGAATCGTAACCACAACATTCGCTGATAGAGTAGCCATGTCTTAAAAATATCTCGTTGCCAACTGGTTTCTAGACCCATATCGATTTTCAAAGACGACACTGTCATATCGGAAGATTTTTCAACGCTCTGTAACCACTGCGAATACAAAAATAAATGTTATTCGTTTTGGATTACATGATGGACATCTATTATCCTAGGCTTTGACCTTAATATAGCGCTAACTGCCTTCTAACTGTAACTTACCGTTTATTAAATCTTTTTTTCCGCCTCGTTGGTGGTTCCCACGGTTTCTGAGGAGATCTGAAGTTTGACCATATTCCGTTGTACCCAGAAATGGCTTTGAGGATGAGATAGAGGAACAAGGAAGCAAGTCCGCATAAAATTATGAATTCGGTGACGTATACTAATAAGGGTGTATCATCTTTATCTGGCGCTTCAAAAGGACCCGATGTCTGCTTTTTAGGCCAAGGAAACGTAGTCTCTTTGATCCGTAATTCAACGTGTCCTAAGGCATCGAATCCAATTTCATCAGGGTGTTGAAGGCCGTAATAATACACACGTTTTCCTTTACACGGACTGGTGCCTCGATGCTTTCGCATGGTGGCCATATAATTCTCAGCCATGATACTAAAATTGGTTAACATCGGGTAGATCGGCATTAATCTCGTATGCCAAGAGCAATTGTAATCTACCCTCAGAGCGTTGTGATGAGTCATTCCACCGTACCAATGTCGAATTAGAAATACGAAATTAGCTTGTCCTTCAATGACACAGCAAAGTCCTTCATAAGCTAACGGGACTGTTTTTCCGCTTGGAAGTGGACGATCGTCTCTCCCTAGTACCATCCACGGAACGTCATATTTATCGCAATAAGAGATGTGAGGTCTTTCTAACCAAGTTTGGTTCAAAACACAGCCAGTTAGATTGACGGTGGTGTTATACAATAAATCGATCCATTTTTGAGCTTCACACTCATCTGATGAATTGTTTGAACTCGGGGTAGCGGTTTCGTCCCCCGAACCTTCATCCGTGCTGGTAGACGTAAACGGTGTTGTCACGACCGTTGATATGGTCGAATTCACCGTCACGTTAGTGGTGAGGTTTGTGACTGCCACAGGAGTCGTCACATTTGGTGTGACAGTGGAGTTATTTGAGGACGTTGACGTGGTATTAGCAAAAACCGGTAAGAATAAACTAGTAACTAAAGCGCTTAGAAAAATGGTGGGGATCGACATGATCGAAGTACAAATCTCTAATTATCCGGTTTAATGCCAGTAACGTGTAAAAAATTCTGCACAAGATACCGAATGATTTCTGATTAAGCTTTATTGAGATTTTTACATCAGACTGGGGGAGCCCCAAGGAAATTCAAAATAATTCGGAAAAGAGACTTTAGGGACAGGACACTGGTAACGCCACATGAGTTGTGCTCGAATAACTCGGTGTTTCCAAGCCTCCTTCTCGAGAGTGACTTCTTCCCAGTTGGCCGTATCGTGTTTTTGGAGTTCTGGATGGATTTTGCTGGTGGAAGAGATTTCTGAGCTCTCCGACGCTGAGGGTGAAGGTGGTGAGAGAGGCACCTTCTCTGGCGAACGGTGTTCGTCATTCGGTTCGGAGCCAATATCGTGCACGATCGCATCGTGACAACTGTCCTCATCTTCATCTTCTTCGGGTCCGAAACTACGAGGAGCCCTAAAACAGCGTTTACCGTCAAATGCCGTGGTAATGATGTCATCTTCCTGCCAAGCACCATCTTCATTCTCAGGTAGAGTTTGGATAGATCCCACGGGGAAGGTCCAATTTTGATTCTCCATCAGGGTTCCGGTAGGTACCATGTCGGTGCGCCCTAGAACATCGTCGAATTGAAGCTCTTCTCTCATTAAAGTGGGCCGTGTCAGCCAGTCGAAACAGCTCTCCATCTCTTCCTGAGTAATGGGATATTGCTTATAAGCCGGCATGGCGTCTCGACTGCACCAGTGTGAGCAATGAGGTTTGGTCTCCAATAGGGCCTCTCCGCGACATCCGCGATCAAACCGGTAGGAACCTTTGAGTTTCAGATACCCGATTCTGAAAAACATCTGAATATCATCCGCTAATCGGTGTAAATCTCCGTCCTCTGATTTGAGAGCATAGACGGCACCGAAGCGATCCAAAATGACCACAGCCATGGTCGCGAAAGTCCCCACTTTCATGTAATAACCTGTGACTCCCAAGACGTGCCATTGGCAACACAACCGACAAGTGATTCGGCGGCACATTTCTTCAAAGGCCTCGTCGCTCATCGCCACAAACGGCTTGGATTTTCGAAGTTGATTCACATCTCCTAACAAGAGCAAGGGTTCTCTAGTGTTTTCCCCCGGTGTGGTGATGACCAGATTTAACCCTTTCAGATCGAGAGCGATCTCAGCCAGAGCTTTAACATCGCGACAGTCTGCTGAAAGTAGACGATCGACGTGGTATCTGGGCTCCACGGTGCTGTACGGAGTACTCGGATGTTTGTACACCGAATCGCACCACATCAGACCGTTTTCAGCCAGATCTTCCAAATTCTGCGCTACTTGAAATAACGCATCCACTTTCCAGTCGTACACATAGACGGCCCCTGTGGCTCCGAGGAGCATCACACATGTGGTTTCAGACAGAATCTTATCTTCCCCTCCGGAGGCGCGTACGGCCAACACGCCGACAGTCATAAGATTCTCATCACAGCACAGATACTCACGGTCCAAGCGGCGCCCCCGGACTGGAGCGATATCACTTGAATCTCTTAAAACCAGAAACCACGTTCCGGGGTTCCGCAGACAAATGGCGACACCTTGATTTTTTTGGACATAGTCCCGTAGAGCCGAATGATCGTGCATGCGAATGAAAAGACCGTGGAGCATTAACATCATCTGTTGAAACACGCTCCGGCGAGTATAGGCTACGCCAAAGTCACAGCGTACTACATGTTCTGGACGATCGTCATGACTTTTCAAGTACTGGGTCCAGGCCACGCACGTCGATTTCGACGTTAGCGGCATTGTTTTTTCCAGGAGTTTGGGACACCGGGTGCTGTCCGACTGAAGCGTGGAGAAAGTTAGATGAGTGCTTAATATAGGATCGAGTCTCCTCCCATAGTTTCTGCTTTGATGATCTTTTTCTGACGTCAGTCAACACACATCTCCACGCCACTTTATCCTAATCAGACCGTTATTCATAAAATTCTCGGAAATCAAACACCCGTCTAAATTCTGGAGGTTGTGGTTCATCCATCGTGTTGATTCGACGAGCCTCCACTTCAGCCTCGCTGACGGATTCTTCTTTCATGTAGTCATCTGAGATTTTTTTCTGCTGAAACCACCACTCAAGTACTTCGGCGTCCAGATCTCGATCGGCATCTTCGTAGTCCTCAAAGATGATGTCTTCGGTCACGTCGAATCCGAGATCTTCCCACTCATCTTCATCCGAATCCGTTTCATCCTCCTCATCCATGTCATCGGCGTGGCGATTCCGACCGCCTTGACGTCTGGGTGCTTCACCCTCGTCATCGTCATCGTCGCTGCGTTCTTCATTGTTGTTATCACCATAACGTTGTATTGACTGCCGTCTCTCCGGTCGCGGTGAGGCCATGGGCGGTCCATTGGAGATACGATCTTGCCAGAGAGCAAAAGCATCCCACGTATCCCAAGTCATCAGCATCTCCGGTTTAAATCGACCTTCGCGACAAAGCCATCTGAATTGTTTTTCCATATCGTGCCCGAGCCCCAGCTGCAAAAAAGTACGTTGTGGCAACGTGATCACGGGAGTATGGATGCATTTCGGTCGACGTTCCAACTGAGCTACCCGCCTCAGATAGTGTTCGTGGCGACGGCGAAAATAAAGTTTGACAAAACCGGCTTTGAAAAACTCATGTAGATTACCAGCCACACGATACACTTCTCCAGATTGTTTATATGACCACGTGCGGAAAGTTCCGTTGCGGATAGTCACCACATAGACACGGCCAAAACGATCCAGAATGATCAGTTTGGAAACTAGAAACACACCATTGCAGCGATAAGATCCGATGACTCCCAGCAAGTGCCATCGACATTTCAGGCGAAGGGTGATGACAACGTGACACGCTATCAGTCTACACGTGTCGACGGCTTCAAACGGCCAATAATCATGTAACACACCGAAATGCGGTAGCAGCTTTAAAACTTTAGCGCGACGGCCCGGAGTATGGAGGCTCACATCTCGTTCTTGGTGAACACTTACATAAGCGTTCACGGCCTGAGGATCGTGAGCTCGCGCCAACAAACCTTGAACGAGATCATCCGGCACGGCAGTCGCATACGGCATACTGGGTTGACGGTATATCATCTCACAACCGAGTAGACCGAATCGAGCCAACTCATCAGCATTTTCCGCTACCATGTTAATGACTTCATCTTCCTGGTGATATAGGTACAGACGACCTTTATCACCCAATAACATGAAGATACCTGTGTGTTCATATTCTTCCTCTCCTTCTCCTTTAGTGATGATACATTGACCCAAAATCATTAGAGGTTCTTCGCAACATAACACGTCGTCGAAGAATCTGTCATTCAGTTCCGGAAGCACTTCTTCTGGCTGAAGCTGTAAATACCAGTTATGCGGAATCCCCAGTGAAAGTCGTCTATCCACGTTGCTGCGAACAAACTCGCGGATGACCGAAAAGCGTTCCTGATGGATGAAGATGTCTTTGAAATCTTCCATCACCTTCAGGAAAACTGATCTTTTGGTGTGACAATACAAAATCGACTCAGCATGTCCTCGAGGCAAGCCTGAACTTTTGTCCCAGCGAGTTCTCCACATTTCTGAGTTCAACGGTATTCTAAACACCTTGGCTTGGAGAAGAAAAACTTAGAATCCTCAGCTCTCGCTTGAGAGCGTCGGTGAAGTTCAGTTATCAAACTGAAGTGAAGGATCTCTGAGTCCTGCCAACGGTTTCAAAGGAAACGGGTTCGAATAGGTGATGTAACGAGATTGCGACACCAAACCCGGAATGACACGTCGTCGACTGTCACGTGTTGCAAACCGACTGGCGATCAGGCAATGAATCCGAGGTCCGGAGTCCTGAGAACTGGAAGCCTGGCGCTCTGCTTCCGCTAAGCCTGTAACATCCGGATCCACCACGTAAGTATCCGAGTTACAATCAAACCGTTGAATGACCAAAGTGTTCTTGTCCAGTTTTTCCCAGACTCCTTGATGGGGATCAAAACGATCTTTCAAACACATCCATTCATAGTGTTGCCGCAACACACGTCGCTGACGTCGTTGTTGATCATGTGAGTTCAGCTTATTTTTGTTAAATAAGATCTCTCTCATGCGTCGAACCCCACGTTCCTCGTTATGTGGGCAGATGGGTGCAAATTCCAGACGTGTTTTCATGTTATTCTCTTCATCGAAGCGACGATTGTGAAAGACATACTTTAAGAGTCCCATGCGAAACACTTCAGTGAGGCTGTCGGCGATTCTCCGGATATAATGATTGGGATCTTCTATTTGAAGCAAGTACACGGCCCCGAACCAGTCGAGAAAGAGAAGCAGGTCAACGTGAAAAGGTCGACCCGCTCGTGGAGTTCCCACCGCCCCCAGGATGTACCATGGTGTAGCTAGATTGGCTTTCATATTCTGCCACCAGCGTTCGCTCTCTTCATCCGTGAGTGTACAGAAAGGCCACATGTTCCGCAGTCGAGTCACTGTCTTGCAAAGGCGGAGGATAACCGGCCCGTAACCCGGAGTCTGTAGTTTGACATCGTTCCCTTGAAAACGCTCTGCCGTCGCGTAGGTCCCTTCTGTGGTGGTTGAATTCATAAACAGAATGTGCATACTCTTACCACTTTTCGGAGGGCCGTAAGATGTCCCTGTGGCGCGACGAAGAGCTTGATGAACCGTATCGCGATAAGCGATTTCTGATTGAGAAACGCCGTATCTCGCTAATTCGTCAAGATGATGAGCCACCAGCAACAGACATTCCTGGTAAGTATCGTAAGCATAAACTCGAGAACAACTCCCCCAAAAGATTAAAAATTGAGTCACAATATAGTCCTTCGGATCATGGGACGGATTCTCCTCGAGCATCACCACAGCAGACCCTAATAAGCACAGAGGTTCAGCACAGCAGAGTCGTCGCAGAGCGCTGTTTTTTACATCAACGGTACAAGCGTTGCTGTTCAAAATCACATACCATTTGCCCGGACGACCCAAACAGAGGAATTTTCCGTGATTGATCCTGACATATTCCATAACTTCGAGAGGAGTGACTGAGAGAAACAGACCTCGAAAGTCTCTCAACACTTTCTGTTGTAGTTCCAAGGCGAAACGCTCATCGGATTCGCCGAAAACAGACATTTTTCTAAAGCGGAGTATGAAAACTCACCTCTGAAGGCTGAAATGCACCGCTGGTCGTCTTCCACAATTGGATAGGGCTGACAGCTGTCAGCCGCCTTTTGACTTCACAGATAGCCGTTGTGCGTGTGTCGTCATTGATCTCAATCTGTCTACCGCTCGACGGCTCTGACTGGACTGAATATTGCACATACCGCAGTCAGGGTTGTCGAGCGGTTAACAGACAAGAAACCAAACGCGGTGAACTCAACACTTTTACCTAGTACGAGTCATACGGTTTCAAGTCAGACCTGAAACCGTGTCATGATCACATTAAAACTTTCTATAACCACGGAGGTAAATACGATCCGGGTTTAGGGATAGGGGGGTAGACGGGTGATTTTCCGTTTTGGATGATCGTTCGCGCTACACGACGTAAGAGAATATCACGAGGTAGAAGCGGATCTTCATCGACATCGAAAAAAGTCGACGACGCGGTCTCGGTCGTTTTGTGGTAACGTTGCATCTCAGTTTCCAGGGTCTCATCGATCCCGATCGCATAATTTAGAGTCTTCGGGGGGTAAGGCAAGGAGAGTCCGCTACGTGTATAACGTTGCCAGTTATCCAAGGCGACTTTCACTTCGGCTTCTTGTGGTAAATCATAACGATGACGAGGATCCCAACTCCCGTCAGCCGCTCCCACGGCCGCCTCTCCGACGTGGAATTGCCCATTAATCGTTCGATTTTCTTCGAAGCGATCAGGTCTCGTGAGCCAACGATACCGCGGTTGGTAATTGCGTGATCCACTCAGATATTCAATATGTGAGTACCGGTCCCAAAAATGATGCATGGTATGCGGACATTGACCGGGCACTTCCAATTCCTCGGCGTCGCGCCTGGCAGTACTAAAGCGACGTCCTTTAGTATAGAGTTTCATCAAACCGATCCTAAAGAACATGGTGAGGTTATCGGCGAGTTTCCACATCTCGCTGACAAACAGGCTGAAGTAATACACACAGCCGATTTCATCCGCGAGAATCAGATAGTCACCATGAAACACACCAGAAGGTAAACATTCACCGATGACTCCGATCACCACACCGCGACAACACAACTGTTCAGCCAGAATAGTGAATAACTCTTCTAAAGATTCCGCATCCATACAGAGAAATGGCCAAAATGCTTGTATATCGAAGGGAGAACTACAGAGTTGTAAGACTCTCGTCTGTTCTCCCGGAGTGCGTAAAGGTATCATCTGCCATCGGTACTTGGACAATACCCGACGCAACTCGGGGAGTGATTTAGAGGCTTGAATCAATTCGGTTACCATTTGAGAGTGAGATTCCGTAAAAGATGGCATAAAAGGATGGCGATATAAAATGTCTAGGTGAAGAAGACCTTTTCGAGCTAGACTGTCAAAACTGGTAGCGACTAGAAATAGCACCGTATCGACACGGTCGAAGCACCATATGGTCTCATAACGTCCCATTAAGAGGACTGGTGCCGAGGACGTCTCGGTGTCAGAGTTGCTCTCGATAGCTTCGAAATCCTCATCTTCAGAATCCGAACTATTGAAGGTATCAGATACCGGTTTGATATAACGCAAGATGCCCAAGACTTCTAATGGATTATCACAGCACAAGAATGACTCCCAAGGTAAGGGTGAATTATCATCCCCGTTGGTTCCGAAGATGACTTCGAACGGAGTATAGCACAACCTCCATCCTAGAGGGGCTGGAATCGCCGTACTTCTTCGCTCCTCGTAGCGTTCGTATACAAGATTGCGAATTTTGTATCTTGAGTCTTGAGACAGAATAAAGTCTCGGAAGCTTCGAAGTGTGCGTCGGACCGCTTGTGCCGAAACGTAGCGATATGAAGATTGCAAAGCCATGTCTTCACCTGCCATTGGAACAGAAAAAGAACTTCAGTATTTTTATCTGCACTACCACGTGAGGGGAAATGATAAAAACGATGACGCTCAACCTCAACGGCCTTGATATAAGAAGTCTTGAGGTCGTAAGGGCACATTCTCAGACCACACAGGTGAGAAACATGATTCACCGCAAGATTCCTTCGGTGTGGAAATTCTTCTTCTCCTGGATCTTCGTGTGTCTTAACTGCTTCGCCTTTCGCCAAAGATGTGAAGTTCCATGGGAACCTTCATATTCTTGCAACGACTGGACTTACAAAGGACTGTAATATGATTAAGAGGCAGGACAAGAACAGCATGGAAAAATCTTTTATTACCGGGTTTTTTTTTTGATTCGTTGAAGAAACACACCTGAGATCTCAAAATGAACGGAAAATCGGAAGGTCACAAATCTGTATTCAAAGTGTGATTAGAACTCAGGCTCTTCAATATCAATTATGAAATCAGCACAGGCAATCTAACCTACTCTACAAATGACACCTAAATCTCTATCAAGTGGTTCTTTAATAATCAAAATATATCATCATCACAGAAAATAGAGCTGTGCCGGGACCATAAAACCCTCAGAATAGACCCGGTCGAGAGAGGATTTGGGACGACATCACTGTGAGGTCTCCAACCTCCTCAATGTAAACCAAAATAACTCCGAAATGCCAACCGCGAGATGATGATACACTACAAATCTGTTAAGCGGTGCCGTTGGCATTGTCAAAAACAGTGACCACAATGATTCTAATCGCATTTATAGTAGTATCTTTGACCCATTCTAGCAAGATTGCCAGGGCAGGCTATCAGCGTTCTATTATTCAAAAAGTACTAACGTTTATGTCTGACTACGTTCAGGGCTACTTTAACAACTTTCTATATAAGATGAGAGGAAAACTACTTACTTTCTCCCAAGTTCTATAGCGCGGTCATGGAGATAGAGGACGTCGTCTTTCCAATCGTCAGCCACCAGATAATCTCTTCAGGCTACGTCGATAGCTGCAGATCAAGAAGAAGACATCTCAAGTTGCATGCTTTACGAGGGACTAAAAAGTTAGCGTGGTTATATCACGTTACAACATATTGGGTTACAGTGTCGTTGTTCTGAGAATCAGGTCGGTGACCAGATTTTTCCTTGCTAACTACTATCTCTATTTCCGCAGTGTGAGCACTGAATAGACGGTGAGCCGATTCGTCTACAATGTCAGTCTTACCATTATGAAATATGAACAACCGGAAGTGCGAATGAATCTGCGTGATATCTTGAAGTCTATAAAAACGCCCTGATCAGCAGTTCGGTTTTCACCGTTATGGTGGACGTGGTCTAAAACCCAATTGGCAAAATGGAGTATAATTCTAATCTTAATTATCCCGAGGACTCTACTATCATCTGTGCTCGGTGTAAGAAAAAGATCTGTTCAAAATGCGGTCGCGCATGGCCTTTGGTCTCTACCCGGGAGATGGAGGCCACAATCCGCCTGGAACATCTCCATCGCATTATCTGGTTCTTGGGATATCAATTCATATGGATAGTTTTGGTGACAGGACTATTGACATGTATCCCTTCTTGGTACAAACTTGTCTATCAAAACGATGGCATGATCGTACTTTATACCTTATTGAACATCATATTACTATTCAACATGGATCATATGCATGATCATCTTTCCAATTTCATTCTCCTGACTTGGTCAGCTGTTTTAATCGGCATTCTGATTACGGGCGTTACACTGTTCCACAGTTGGACAGAGATCAAGGAGGCGTTCATGTTGACGGTGATCATCGTCATCGCACTGGCGACATACGTTCACCGCAGAGAGCGAGATCTGAATCGTGTCTTAGACTATTTATCTATCGGGTTGTGTGCAATAACTGTTCTGGGCATCATATGGTTACTCCGTCCGTGGGCTAGTGGGAAGTTAATACTGAGTTCCCTATGTGGAATCTTAACATGTTTAATAACCGTCTACGAGCTCCATGTTGAACGGTGGTTTCCGATCGGAAAACAACGTTCGGCTATGTTACGGTCGGCGACTCTTGGAATGCACATTTTTGTTTTTACGTGTAGTATACTTGTCATCCGGCATTTAGTGTTTCGATCTACTTAACTGACGTCATATAGATTTCGGGCAAATTAAATAACATGTACTGACCAGATAGCTATATAAACAACGAAGGGACCAGATACATAATCATTTCAAGGTTATTAGACCGACTCAAGAAATTGTAACTCCAACGTCGTTGATCCAGTTGCGATGAAACTGCAGACTGTAGGAGACACTCTTGTGAAAAGCAAGACCGAAGACACAGAATGTGTAACTGTCGAGATTTCCACCACCATATTGGAAACCGCGAGTGTTCAAACAGAACATCTACCAGCTAAAAATTCGGAACGAACCGAAGAGCAGCGTCCGGAACATCTCCGTCAGATTTATTCACTTCTTATTATTCTTATCTGGGCTACCGTACTCATTATATGTGCACTCTGTAGCCCAGGTGTGTATGAATATCTCACGGGAAGCAAGGTCGCAGTCTACGTTGCCTGTGTCTTGGCGGGATTGTCATATGGCTTTATCGGTGTCTACGAACCACGGTATCCATGGAACAAAATAGCTATATCGGCATGCTTTATCATAACCTCTAATATGAGTATCGTGACGATCAAACTGTTTTGTGGCAGTACTATTAATATCGCGATCATCGTCTCCGGATGTGCTCTCGTCATAGACTTATTGGCATTCTATATCGCATATAGTAAAAAAGACTTTAATGTTACCATTCCTCGAGTCGCTACATACGGCATTCCTCTACTAAGCCTTCTGATCGTCTTGTGGATTCTTCGTGGAATACAGGTCATCCCGCTGATAAGTTTGACGTTTACCATTTTAATCTTTTTGTCGATGACTCACGAGATGTATAATGAACGATATGGACCCATGAAGAAGCAGCGGTCCCCGATGTCGCATGCCTTGACTTTGTATCTCTATGTTCTGGTCACTCATTATTCTGTACTTCTGCTTCCTTATTATTTGGAGTGTATAAATAAAATCTGAATTAAATCAACCGGTCGACTGGGTCGTAAAAACGTTGAGAAAAAAATCAGGCGCGTAAGTTTTTTACGTCGTGTTGTCGTTTCCAACGTATCACACTCTATCGATATAAGAAAAGTGCTGGAAACTCAAACAGCGCATAACGAAGTGCTTTGATGATAAAGCACTCTTCACTCGACATGAAAAATAAAACATCTATCAAACATCAGAAATTCACAGGAGCCGACCATACTCTGTTGGAAAAGCGTCGACAGCGATTGTCTTTTATATATTTATTGTGTGCGATTCAGTTTGGAATCAGCTTCCTTACAGGAGCTTTAATTCGAACTACTTCTATTCTCTACCGCTATCTACAGACAGAAAATTGGATTGTCTACATCGGCGCCGTATGGGCTTGGTGTGTTCATAGTTGGATAGTACATTCAAATCACCAGATTTCGTGGTCGTCCAGTTCGACGTGGCTATACTTTTCACTCGGAATAGACGCTGGATTTCTAACGATTCGTTTTGTACCATACTATGATTTGGGGGATGTCATCTGGTCCTATGTGGCGACAACGATCATGTTTCTACTTTCTTGGTATACGGCCACGAGTAAATCAGACTTAAAACTGTTCGGCTATGTCAGCAGAACGCAACCATGGATTATGGCGCTCTTATACGCTATGGAAGTAGTTTGGGGCTCCCAAGTGATGTTCATCATCGCGACGCTTCTAATATTTTACTTATTTTGTAATATGACTTATGAGCTCTATTTCCAATGGTCTACGGTTCTACCTCCCGATTCACCGGTGAGGCATGCAGCCACCTTGTATTTCCAGCTTTTTTTGACGCAACACTGTTTCTTACTGTCATTGAATTACTTGTAGTTTCTGCTAACGAAAACGGCGATGTATCGACTGCAAGATCTTCCACATCTAGAAACTATTTCCTTCAGAATAGAAAAGCTCCCCACCAGAGGTGATTGTGTCTCAGTATGAAAATAAAGCAGCTAGTAAACACTAGATCATTAGAGAATGGATTTGACTAAGGGACCGCTACTTCAAGACAATAAAAAATATCCAGAAACTGAAGCGGCAGCATTGCATCTGGAAAGCAGAACCGATCCCATGGAGAAAGTCTCGACCGATGAAGAATCACAAAACACACCGCGCAATTCTCGAGAATCCCGTTGTCGTCGACTGCGTTCGATTTATTCGTTAGTGGCCGTTCAATGTCTTCTCGCTTTCATCATCGGATTGATCATATATTACAATAGCAACATCTATTGTTATGTTGAATCATGGGACGAGATTTTTTACATAGGTCCTTCATCGGCCATAATAACTCACGTTGTCATGACTAAACTTCCTCGTCAAAGAGTATGGTCGAATGTAGTGCTGCGATCTGCATTTTTCGCTATCGGGCTGGAGACTAGTTTAGTCATGGTTCGCATTCTGAGTGATTTGACTATGCAATTCGTTATGGTAGCATATATCATTACTCTATCTGTGTTTCTTCTGGCTTTCTGGGTTTCCGTCACCAGATCTCGTTACGTTAAGTTGACAAAATTCATCGCGACGACAGGAGCGCTGATAATCATCGTACTATACTTGTTCAGCTCATGGAACGACTATATCTTGGTGGTTGGTTGCATTTTTTTGATCTACTATGTATTTAATCTGATGGTGAATGAGATTGATTCTCAGTGGTCTCGGAGCGAATTTACGGAGCCTTCTATTCACCATGCGACCAAAGTCTATCTACAGTGGACAGCTCTCTGCTACGCAGTCATAGCCACTATGGTTTGGTTCACGGTGTGGGGAAAAAGTAAATTCGCACGATTTGTTTTTAAAACGAGGACCTAGGCACAGTCGCTGTCTCACCTAGTGAAGAACAACGTCGATCGACGGTGACATTATGCGTCGCCGTGATACATCTGCAGCGGCGACCGGGTCTGCTTTATGCGGCAATATCTTATGCGGAGATCGACTACGATGTCGAAAGTGCCGATACCGGTCAGAAGAACTTTCCACTCCGAATCAACACCGGCATCAGCTCTGTGAGATCTATACACTTGCTCTTCTCGAATTAGGGATAAATGTTTTAACTGGATTTGTTATAGATGTTTCTGGTTTTCATCACTATGTGCAAACGTATAATAACCACTTTCTGTTTTTAGGAACGTTTTTGACCATGGCCGCTTATCTCTCCATTGCGGTCTATGATCCTGTTTATCCATGGTCTACAAAAATGCGTCTGACCTTTTTCTCTATAGGCATGTCCAGTAGTCTCATTTGTATGTCGAAAGTCTATACATCATACGCATTACGAATCATTATGATCGATTATGTACACGCTTTTCTGATTTACTGGTCAACTATCTGGATAGTCAATATTAAAAAATTACATCAAAAATTAATGCTAAAGATCATTTTAACATTAGCAGTAGGGAACGTTATCTTCCTAGTTGTTTGTCTCACCTGGAAACCTATGCTGTACGCGTTTCACGTCATCGCCATAGCTTTTATATATGTAGCCACAGTAAATGAGATGCTGCTACAATGGTCTCAGAGAATGCCTTGTTCTCAAATGTTGCATGCCGCTAACTCATATATACTCTTTGTGGTTTTAAGCGGTCTAGTTCACTCTCTTCGCTATTACTCTTCTCTGTCATGGCTCTTTCTCCAATAAAGCAAGACGCGTTCTGACCTTCATTCAGTCGTCGGACACCAAAAGAGGCCTGTTTCGATAAACACTAGTCAACTGGAAGAAAAGACTGAAGCTGTGAACAAAACGGTTTCGAAGATCGGAAACCAAGATGCGTCCTTGGTTCAACAGTCGTCAAGTCAAATCCCAAACATGTCGATTACTCACCATGAAAGTCGCGATCACTCTCATCACCGGATTTTTGTCATACGCTTTGAACTTGATCGACGATGTAGAATCAGCGAATACGTTTATAACTATTGGAAGCATTCTAACGGCAATCGGATATGTTTTTATCGTACTTTCTAATCCTTCGTATCCATGGTCCCCATGTTCGTTACTATGTTTTTCTATGATTAGTATCGGCATAACGCTAATCACGGTTTCTATGTATGCTTCATATGGCATCGGCTTTAATCTGGCCGGATATCTGTACACATCTCTCCTTAGCATATTAGCTTTTTACATGTCTCCAAAAAAATTTAGCCGAATCTCCGTTATCTTTATTGTAACTATAGGGACATCTTTGCAAGCCACTGTTGTGATGATGATTTACTACGGATCTTGGTTGTCCGTGAACATCTGTAACGTCATCATTTTATATACCGTTCTGATGTACATGTGTTCTTTTCAAAAATCTGAGAGTACTGTGTCTTGCATGACAAAAACCACGCTATTCTACCTGACGTTTAATGGTCTTCTGTATACGGTGAATTCTTTACGTCTGCTTGTGCACTTCTGAAAAAATATAGACAAATTCTAAAACGTTAAAAAAATAGATGAAGTTCGTTTATTTGACCAGGAGGATACCATTCGTAGCGGATGGTTATAAAACCATCATTACGACGAGTTTTTTAGTCAGAATATGTTACAGCAGCTATAGGACAGTTTAAACGCAAACTTCAAAGACCATCTAGTTCAACATCTAGCGAGTAATCCGGGTTCGAGACCACAGCATCGCGTTCATATTAACATCGTCAAACCACCCGCGATGAAGTATCAAACGAAGCCAGGTCTCATGGAAAAAGGTGAAGCACTACTTGTTGAACCAACATCGAAGATACCACGTTTATGGAAATTAATGGCAGACTTGTTTGTCCGGCCCAGTTATGAGGATCCCAACCATCGACGTCAAGATCGTTTGAACATTATCTTAAAATGGTTATTTGTGACGACCTGGATCTCTTTAATCACTATGGAAGTTCTGTACATTCCGGTCATATATGACGCTATTATCATGAGGCATCACTGTATCCTTTTAATCACTAGCATGGTAATCGCGATCCTGATTCATGTAATCTTGGACTGGTATAAAGCTAAATATCCGTGGCCCATGTGGGTGACTATACTCAACACCATGATGAGCATACTCATGGGTTCGGCGATCACGATCCTAACATCTTTTTTTACTATGATGGATGCACTGTTTTCGAGTCTGATGACTATGACTTTATGCACACTACTTTACCGATACGTGGCGGTGACAAAACACAATCTGGGATACGTTAAAATCGCCAATTATGTGTTCATACCTGTATATTTCTTTATCCCGCTGCTGTGGTATCTATACGGCATCCGGATGTTAAAAATCGTCGGTCTAATGATTGCAATGGGAAGCATTTTGATGACCACTTATGAGCTAGATCAACAGCAGCATTTGTTACCGCCGGAATTTGATTCATTACTCAAACATGCTCACAATCTGTATTTTGGAGGAATGTCGATGTACTATGGAATTCTGTTATTAAAATATGGTTGGCAACATCCGGTTAATTAAATGGTCGAATATTGTACGTATGTCGTGTGTCATTTAAAAGACGAAGGTTGACAGCATTAACATGTCGTAGTCGGTTTCACATCCGGGGCGGTTCTTTTCTTAATGCTACTCTACACTTAAAAGTCAATCTGACTGTCAACGAGCCACATTCAGATGAATGCACGTTGAAGTCAAGAAGCGTTAAATCACCATGATGCCTGAGTGTAGTTTGGACGAATGTCAGGCCGTTGTTACAACGAACACCAAATTAGCCGCAGCTCCATCTGAAGAAAGGGTAATGTCACCCCAACTGAGCAAACAACACAAACGACATCTTTGTCTAGTCTACCTTCTTTTTTTAGCCGAGCTCTGGACAACCATTATCACAGTCTGTGTTTGGCAGATTCCGGTATTGCACACGATCATGAGTAAAAGTCTAATTCCGGTTAGCTGTCATTTTGCTTTGACTTTCTTGATGTTTATTGTGATTACTGTACGTAATCCAGAATACCCATGGAGCTTAACAACCTCTGCGATTTTCGTCGGCATGGGGATCGGCATAGGAGGAACAACGGCGTCTTTCATACGAGATTATGCAGATTCACTCAGTGCTATCTACTCTGGAACTGTTCTAATCTGTCTGCTTTCATTCTGCGTCGTGCTACATGTTCAACACAATTTGCTTTACTTCACTTTGCCCGCCATGTTAACGGCAGTACCGGTGATAATCATCATTGGAAGCTTCGCGGAGTTCTGGAACATACCGTCGCTCAGAGGTTTCGCGTGTATGATCGGAGTTATTTCGTTGTGTTTTAGCATCACGTCTGAACTATATATCCAATGGCGTATTCCTGTTCAGAAACAGAAGTCTTCTATGACACAAGCGGCGAGATTCTATCTGACTGTTCACAGTTTGAGCTACGCGATTATGTTCACCGATAAGTATCTTACATTAAAATAAAGTACAGTACTGGCTCCGTTCTTCTTGGGTGGACAGGGGAGAGCGCGATCATGAATCGGAGGGAGGATTTGATCGTTAATGAGATGATGAACACGTTCCTGGTTGGTAGGATAGTATGTATGACGTCGAACTACACATGATAAAAAGCTAACCGGTCATCAGACCAAAGCGGTACGATGCAACAGCGGTACGAGAATATCACACTAACGGTACAATATAGTAGCGGTACAAGAGTATTATCTCGATGACGGTACACCACGGCGGTACGAAGAACGGAGAAACAGAATGCCTACACAGATATGTCGATATGGAGAGATCAAATACGAATCGTGCACAGACCGAAAATTCGTACTTCGAAGTCAATTAAAATGGCACTTAGGGTACTTAATGATTATCGCTTCAAATCTCATCACTATGACAGTGTTAGGTTTTAAGGCTGCTAGAATAGCGTACGATGATCGTAAACAAAGTGATTTAAAACACATCTTAGTAACATGTCCGAAAACGTGGATAGGTTTTGGAAATAAGTGTTTTTACTTCTCTGAAGATACTCGAAACTGGACATTTAGCGAAGTATATTGTGCTGGAATCAATGATACTTTAGCCCAGTTTACTACAATGGAGGAGCTCAATTTTCTTAAAAGATATAAAGGCCCATCGGAACACTGGGTCGGTCTTCGAAGACAATCCTCTAACCACACTTGGAAATGGATAGACGAGACGGAGCATAATAACACCTTCCCTATCAGGGGAGTAGGTGAATACGCTTATTTGAACGACAACGGAGTAGGCAGCGCCAGCGTTTACACTGACCGAAAATGGATATGTAGCCGAATGTTCAACACTACGGTGGCATGTCACACAAGTCAAGATTCTTCAGTTCGTTAGATCTCGAAGATCATTTGACATTTATCCGAAGCATGCACAACGGGAAAATTGCATTTGTTACCATGGACTTTGAAAAGACAGCATCTAAATCTACAATAACTCAAACTTCAAAAGCTTATCGTTGGAAAGATGTTTTACATACGTTGCATGTCCACTATGACACTTCTTCATTTGATTTATTTTTCTGGATCGCTTTTTACGTTGTGTTTACTGTTCTCATAAGTCTAATGGTGCTACATGTTCCGACCTTCAATATGTTGAACAGTTGGAGATATTCAGTATTTTTATTAATAGTTGTTGTGATTCTCTATATTTTATTAGATAACTGGGATCTAGGCTTACTGTGGACCCATGTTTTAATGACAACCTGCTCAACACTCGCAGGCATCACGACAGCTGGTTTACTGCTTTTTGAAACAGAATCTTCCACACACTTCTGTTACATCATGTTACATGTGACGATCACGCTGCAAGTCTACCGCACCGAACAATATCTTTACCCTTTGAACAATCGTCAACGTCTTTGTACTTGTGCTGTTTTCTGTATGGGTCTGATTTGGCTAATACGAAGACCTTGGGCAGTCCAAAAATTAACTTCGACGATGTCTTGTGTGATCACCATGTATGTTAGCATGATGGACGACGCATATTATCGGCAACGAGCCAGATTCCGTACACCATATGTCTTGAGACGTGTGGCAGACTGGTATATCGATCTACTAATGTATGGTTACACTGCAATAATGATTCAGAACATTGAACGAGAATAATAAAATAATTTTTAACTACTGAACGTGTTTGGAAAATGTATTCGAATACGTGGAGCGAGATCAGTCTATAAACGTTTTCGATAAACATGCAGGATGAGAAAAGAAAACAACAAAACACTGAGACTTAATAATGTTATTATTGAGCTAGGGGACCATTTCTTGAAGTATCGCTGAGAAAGTGGGACGTTACATGATGAAGTGCAGTAAGTGCTATTAGATCTTTCGATCGGATTTTGTATCTGACAAGTATAACATCCATCTGTCGTGACGTTTCTGATATAGGATTCATTGCGGCTGATGACAGTCAAATCGTCGGATGAAAGAGAATACCAGGTGTAATTAACAAACGTAGTGTTGTAGGTATTGATACCTGAACAGAACAGACGAACATTGCAGCCCTTTGCTCGCCGAGTGACATTAAAAGTTATATTTGGTGGTTGGAGAATAGGATCGAATACTTGAAGATTAAAAGACCATCGACGCGAGTGTTGAGTTGTATTAGTAATCTGCACGATATACAGATTAGAATCGTTCGGATAAACTCGTGATACATAGAGTATACCAGTTCCGTTTAAGTGAGTTCGATTTTGAAAGCTGCTGTAATATGTAGATCCTGTGCTACCTTCCCATTCGGCGATTTTTTGAGTATCAGTACATAGCCAGGTGATATCATCCAAGGTTTCTGTCACCCGTCCAGGAATGGAAAGAGTTAAATTACGGCCTGAATAGGCATTTACGATATAAATAGATTCGTCGGCTAATGACATGGACAGAACTATCCATGTCCAGATCCAGTTCCACATGAATTTCCGTTTCTTTCTATTAGACATTTAATTACTACGATCGACGTAGCATTCCACGTATTGTCGCTTGAGCAACATTGTAGCGAGCAGATATTCTCCTTCGATAGATTAAAAAAAGAATTATTATAATAATGATTAGGAGCATCATGAAAAAAAAACCTATCCCCCAATGCCACCTAGCAGCTCGAGCTTCGAAAGAGACATTACATGTAGTACAAGGTGTAGAATCTTCTAAGGATGGAAACGGTGTACTTTCTAACGTATCTGTCGGAAGACCAGGTCCAGAGCTAAAATCTTTCGATTTACCCGTAGTTCTTGGATCTCTAGATGTTTTAGTTGTAGGTTTGCTGGTAGGTTTGGTCGTTCTAGATGACCTAGTCACCGACTTAGTTGTAGTCCTAGTAGTGGTCCTAGTAGTGGTTGGTCGTTTCGTTGTCCGAGGTTCCTGGTGTAACGATAATAAGAGGGACGAAGAACTACATGACGAAAGGCAAATGGTACTGTTGCGATGTTGATACGGTGTACTCACATTACACATGTAGCATCTTGTACTGTTCTGTAACGCTATGCTTACAGTTATAGGATTATTTCCGCTCAAAGGACGGTATGTACCATTAGATAAAACATGCCAGCTGCAATTAGTATGCGGTGGGTGACATGACCCGTTGTAACTACAATATCCAGTAAACTCACAACGACCATTGATATTTTTAGCAGTCATGGTCACATTCGGACCAGTCAATAAGTTGAAGTAAACGATTAACACGACAGATCTTGTTTGATCCGAACGGGAGGTCACTGTTCTAACGTAATAAGTACCTGCATCTCGTTTCGTTACGTTGCGAATCATCAAGCTACCAGTCGTTGCGTTCAAACGAAACCTTTGAAGATATGTGCCGTAATATCTCAGCATTACACCATCTCGTTCTACGATTTTATTAGTCACGTTATAAAACGACCACACGATCCTCGTGGGTTTTTCCGTAGGTACTTTAGGAATAGGTAAGGTGACATTTCCACCTTCTCGTGCAAATCTGTAATCATCTGGATCCTGAGATGTGAAAATTGCAAAAACAACTGTACTTAAAAATAGAAGATATAAACATCGCATATTCAAAAATCACGAGTCTCCATAATGCTTTATTGAGACGAAAAATTCGGTTTACAGACCGCCAAAATAGTGAAGCCATCGCTACGGCAACCGCGGCACCCAGCCAACCCACTTGGCACCCAGCCAACCCACTTGGCACCCAGCCAACCCACTTGGCACCCAGCCAACCCACTTGGCACCCAGCCAACCCACTTGGCACCCAGCCAACCCACTTGGCACCCAGCCAACCCACTTGGCACCCAGCCAACCCACTTGGCACCCAGCCAACCCACTTGGCACCCAGCCAACCCACTTGGCACCCAGCCAACCCACTTGGCACCCAGCCAGTTGTGTGTGTTTCTACGTTATGGGTATAGGTAATATTTTATAGGTTTGTAGATCGACCATGAAACAATTGATGTCACTAGGCAAGGGTTAACAACAGCAAGTAAGGGTTAACGGCACCAGGCAAGGGTTAACGGCACCAGGTAAGGGTTAACGGCACCAGGCAAGGGTTAACGGCACCAGGCAAGGGTTAACGACAGCAAGCAAGGGTTAACGGCACCAGGTAAGGGTTAATGGCACCAGGCAAGGGTTAACGACAGCAAGCAAGGGTTAATGGCACCAGGTAAGGGTTAATGGCACCAGGTAAGGGTTAACGACAGCAAGCAAGGGTTAATGGCACCAGATAAGGGTTAACGGCACCAGGTAAGAATTAATAGAAACAACGGTTATATTTCAGAATAAATGAAAGGTTATTGAGAGGTCTGCCAAGTGTTATAAGTTCATGGTTAAGTGCCAAGTGAGTAGGGGTCTTTTGTACTAGGAGTACAGCCAAGGCATTCATAGCACGGAAATAACAAGGTAAAAATAGAATGTTCTGGGACAGAGGATGTCAGTTGAGAACATACTGGGCGTTCTGCCATCAATTGTTAACATTTCCTTTTGGAACAATTGATGGCAAGAAGCCTACCTGGGAAATCAGCCAGGTACTTTCCAAAAACGTCATTTCGGTTTCTAAAACGGAATCATTGATTGGAGGGGACTCGGGCCAACGGAAAACAACGTCAATGGCCAGCCTACTCGGTAAGTACATAAGTCCAGTACGGATAGAGCAGCTCAGACGGCGTTCTGAGCTGCTGAGCACGGTTACAAGAAACTGCTTAACCTTGCAAGCAAAGAAAATGGATCCAAAAATATATCTAATTTTCTCATTGCTTATTATCAGTTGTTCTTCAATGACAATGAAGGAAGAAATGCCGTTCTTTGGAAATGAAGATGACAATAACAGTGATGTGGGATCAGGAACATCGGACGACGTAATTTTTACATCTCCATCGGCCTCGACGAATCTGCAACCAACACCTTCTCAATACAAAGAGCTCTGCGATACCGGTAAGAAACAAGGAATAGACTGGCAAAACAATCCTTTAAGAACTCTTTTATTATCCTCAGAATTATCAGAGACAGATATATATGATATAGAGATATATTGTTCATCTATTTGTGTAGGAGACTGGGAAAACTGTAAAATAACAAATGTCAGCGGGAAATGTAATGTTAAGGATTCAATGTTAAATATTAAGATCGAAGTCAAAGGAATTTTTATGGAAAATTTATTGATTAATTATGTAGCATTACATTATTATAAATCGCCGATAATGAATCTCAGAGACTTAATAGTTTTAACCAGAATTGATAAAAATACATATTGGCTGCAATATGACAATATAACACTATTAGATCCTAAAGCATTACAACTCGTGATGAGTCCTTGTTATCTATGTGAGCGAAAAGATTTTGTTTGTACCATATCTACTGAAGTTACTGTGCTGCCACTCGACTGTTCATTAATAGACTTTGTGCATATATACCTAGAAGAGAGATATTTATTAGCGTTATGGGTTTATATCCTATTATGTGTGAGAATCTTCTTAGTAGCAAGATTGTTAGAATCATATCAGTGTTTTACATTGGAATCTTCAAGTGGTTGGAAGTTGTTTGCTAAGTTGATGGGGGTTATGATAGTGAGTGTAATAACAGTGTGTATAGCAACCGGAGACATATATGCGATATACAAATTCTTGTTACAAAATGGCGTGTCTTAAAAATTTGCGCCGTCATATTTTATAGACTGTGCAAATTCAAAATCCGCGAAGAAAGATCTGAAAAAGGAACTGGAAGAAGAATGGCTAAAGTTGCAACTGGGAGAACACTTCACCAAGGACCCTTTCGATAGTAAATACCCAAATCTGACGTGGTAAAACGACGGTGCAGTAAAAAGTCGGGAACATTCAATGTCGTGTGAAGCAGTCGAAGAGGAGCATTAAATGTCATGTGAAGCACTTTTTTCAAAGGCAGCAACGTTGTATGAAGCAGTCTGTATAATAAATTACCCTTGTACTATGATGTGTTTCTGTCGTTATTACCCGCGACGTTTTGAATAAGTCTCTATACAAAGGGAAAGACTACAAAGTATAGGCTGATACTTATGACTGTTTCATAAGTAGGAAAAAAAGTAGGAAAACATGGATTTGGGATTGGATATGTGATTGGCGAGAACTGCTTACAAAGGGAAACCACGTCAGTGAGATAAATTTTATAAACAGCAGCTAAGTGCCAGCAGTTCAGGTGTTTTCAGGAATCATCATGAAGTGGGCTATAGTTATAATCCACATTCTTTTCGGAGCCTTATGCTGTCGCGGTGTGGTACCTGGTTACTTTTTTCATGAATGGATGCTGGAGTTCTTTAGTCCTGACCAAATCACAAGTACCGAAAAAACGCAATCGTCAGAATCGCCAGGATCCAAACCTCATGCTGAAACCAAATCTGGACCCAAGATACCAACGCCAGAGGAGTTTAAAAAGTTTTGTGATAGCGGTAAGCATAACTTGACAGACTGGTTAACATCCCCTTTAAGGAAATTGTTGCTCACAAGATACGCCACTAACATACACTTTGAAGTAGATGAATATTGTAAACATCCTTGCGTTGGAGGTGATGATGGCTGTTACATTCAGAAAGTAGAAGGAGAATGCAAGCTGAAGGACGGAGATTTTTCAGTGACTGTTGTGTATACAGGGAACTTTTATCTAAATTTGACTATCACATATTTTGTAATGCAAGACTATGTAGGTAATGCAAAAGATTTACAAGATTCAGCATTCTTGGAGAGATTAACCGATAATAAGTATATGCTGACATATGAGAGCCCGGTCAGAATTGTCCATGTTAAAGAGATACACTTGGAAGTCTGTCCGTGCGAAGTCTGTCGTAGACAATATTTCACTTGTATTGTGTCCACTAAAGTAACTATTTCACCTTTTGAGTATTATGGCTTAGGAGATGTGATTCATCTTTGGTTAGAAAGTCGTTACTGGGAATTTGCTTGGGTATATATATTGATAATGATAAGGTTATCCTTGTGTTGTATGTTTTTGGGAGACATCTTTGGGATATTGGATAGGATGCAGGGATGGAGTCCGTTGAAGATTGTTTTGTATATCTGGGGGCAACTAGTGTTTTGGGTAATCTTGCTTTATCTAGTATCAGGGGAGCTGGATGCCCTATGGTATTACATGTTACCGAAAGGGCAATGGTAACCTAACTAGAATCTGTTATACAGGTTCTCTTGAAAGAAAGATTAAATGTGAAGCAGCAATGCGTTGGAATGGAGAGATGCAAATAGCAGAAGCAGAAGCGTTAGCAACACGTGAGGCGGCCAGGTTAGCCAAACAAAGAGTCATCGAATTACGTGCATCTGCAATGATCTGGGTACAAACACAGGTAGAACATATACGTCAAAGACAAGCAGAACTCCGTCTAGATATAGAAGCAGCCACACGAATGGATGTGAAGTCAGTGGCAGAAGAGGAATGGAAAGCTGTCCAAGACGATTTGAAATATGCTAGAGAAGAAGCTCAGATGGCGAGAGAAGACGCAGAGTCAGCAATACAAGAGGCAGAGAACGCGCGGCGACAGCATGAATTTATAGCTAAACGTGTTGACGAATTGTATGAGGAAGCCGTGCGGCTCGGGCGGCTGACGGCGCCGGAGCGGCGCGGCGACTGGCAGCAGCAGCAGCAGCAGCAGCGGCGGCAGGAGGAGCTGTAGCCGCCCGGAGGAGTGGGTCCCTCTCCAGCCCTTTGCTGCCTTTTCAGCCGCCGCCGCCCGGAGGAGTGGGTCCCTCCCCAGCCCTTTGCTGCCTTTTCAGCCGCCGCCGCCCGGAGGAGTGGGTCCCTCCCCAGCCCTTTGCTGCCTTTTCAGCCGCCGCCGCCCGGAGGAGTGGGTCCCTCTCCAGCCCTTTGCTGCCTTTTCAGCCGCCGCCGCCCGGAGGAGTGGGTCCCTCTCCAGCCCTTTGCTGCCCTTTCAGCCGCCGCCGCCCGGAGGAGTGGGTCCCTCCCCAGCCCTTTGCTGCCTCTCCAGCCGCCCGCCGCCCGCCAGCTCCCGGGTCCCGCTCCCACTCCCGCTCCCACTCCCGCCAGCTCCCGCGCCCCGCCCGCCCCGGGGAGCTGCAGTAATAAAGAGGAGCCGGAACACACTGGCGTGCTAGCGTGGTCTTTATTGCGCCTGCCCCACCCCCACCTCAGCGCGTCTGGCACTCGCGGCCCGGCAGGCTCAGCGCCATGCGCTGGACGCCGCCGCAGAGGCCGCCGCCGCCCGCACCCGCACCCGCACCCGCTCCCGGCCCTCCCGCGCCCCCGCCCGCCGCCGCCTGGCGCGCCTCTCGCGCCTGGCGCGCCTCGCGGCTCAGCGTGCGCCAGGCGGCGCCCAGCTGCCGGGCGCTCTGCACGGCGGCGGGCGGCCCGCGGGCCGGGTGGCAGCTGCAGTCGCAGCAGCAGGGCCCGGCCAGGGCCGCGCCGCAGGGGCCGCCGCCGGCCGGCTGCTGGCTGTCCTGGGCGCCGTGGCCGCCGCCGCCGCCGCCCTGGCCGCCTTGGCCGCCGGCGTGGCCGCGGACCTCGCCGCCGGCGCCCTCTCCGCGGCTGGCCGCGGCGTCGTCGGCGTCGTCCCCGGCTTCGGCCCCCGAGCCGGCCGGGCTCTCCGCGGCCGCCGCCGCAGACGACGTTGACGGCGCCGCGGCGATGGGGGGCTCCGGCGTCGTCTCCAGCGGCGGCCGCGGCAGCGGCCGCAGCAGCTCGCGCGAGTCGCGCGCGCGGAACTTGCTCAGCCGCCGGGCGGCCACGTCCTCGGGCCGCGACGCGCCGCGCGGGTACTCCTGCGGGTCGGGGTCGGCGAACGCCGTGCGCGGGTCCGGCGCCCGCGTCGGCCGCCAGCGGTCGCGGTCGTGGCGCAGCGCGTGCGACAGCGCCGCCGCCGGGCTGCGGGGCGGCGAGCGCTGGCACAGCCCCGGCAGGCCCAGGAGCTCGGCGTCGCGGGCCCGCAGCCCGGCGTCGCGCTCGCCGCTGCGCCCGCCGCCCACGGCGCCCGCGCCCGCCGCCAGGCCCTGGAAGCGGTCGCTGCGCGTCAGGAAGCGCAGCTGGCTGCCCGGGTCGCGCAGCTGCTGGTGCGCGCGCGGGTGCAGGAACAGCGCGTCGGCGCGCGGCGTCTCCCAGAACTCGCGGTCCACCGGCGGCAGCAGGCGGAACGCCGTCTCCGTCTCCGACGACGACGCCGTGCGGCCCAGGTGCAGCAGCGACAGCGTGCCGGCGCGCAGCAGGTGCCCCAGGTCGTCGGCCAGCGGGTACAGCTGCCCGTCCAGCGTGCAGTACGCCCACACGGCGCACAGCTCGTCCAGCAGCGCCACCAGCGGCACGCGCGCGATCGACTCCTTCGGCAGGTTGCTCAGCACCACGGCCAGCGGGTACCAGGCGCAGCACAGCCGCTGCGTCACGTGGCGCCGGGCCGCCTCCACCAGCTCGGCCGGCCGCGCGTGCGAGCAGAAGGGCCACACGTTCCGCAGGTCAGACCAGCGCGGCCACAGCACCGCCGTCTGCGCCGGCCGGCCCGGCGTCACCAGCTGCAGTTCGTGTCCGGCGTGCGCCTCCGCCACCGCGTGCGCCGCGTGCGCCGCGCGGCTGGCGGCCGCCAGCGCCTCGCTCAGCCGCGCCGGCTCCGTCGTGCTGCGGGGCAGCAGGTCGCACGCGTACAGCCGCGACACGCCGCCCAGTCCGAAGCGGAAGAACTCGTCGGCGTCGCGGGCCGCCAGGTGCAGGGTCAGTCGCGCCAGGTCCAGCAGGAACACGCGGAACCGCGGACCCACGCCCAGGTACAGGCCGTCCGTGCGGCACCAGCCGTCCGACGTCCACGGCGAGCGCGCCTCCAGCCGGGCGGCGTGGGCGCGGTCCTGAGCCGCCGACGGCACGGCGTGCACCACCGTCGCCACCAGGACGATCCACTCGTCGCTCGGCGACATCTGCCGCAGGTCGGTGGCGCCCACGCCGGGCATCTGCGAGCGCGGAGTCACCACGGCGAAGAACCCGTGAGGCCGGCCCAGGGGCAGCACGCCGCCCTGCTCGCGCTGGCACCAGCGCCGCGTGGCGCGCGCCGTCGTGTTGGCCAGAAACGCGCCGGCCCACGCGCTGGCCAGGGCGCGGAACTCGTCTTCGGTCAGCTCGGGACGCGGGGACGGCGGCGTGCTCACCAGCGACGCCGCGGACGGAGCGGACGGAGCGGCCGCTCCAGCCGACAGCCGCCCCGGCTCCGCGCCGCCGCTCATCTTCACCGCGACGGCGACGGCAGGCCGCGACGTGCACTGCAGCGGAGAGCGCGGATGGCCGCCACGCGGGACTGCAGTCTGCACTGCACGCTGCAACACACGCCGTAGCACAGTCGGGACAGGGAGGCAGCTAATAAACCACGAGGCCCCGCCGCCGGCACGCGCCCTCGCGAGAGTCTTCCCGCTCTGTCCGGTCACAGGCACCTAGGGCACACGGAGGTGGTGGACGTCTTAGGGCAAGGGCGGCGCGGAAGGCCCGGAACGGTGGCCGCATTCAGGGGAGGAGTCAGCGCACGGCGACACGCAGCTCGCGCACTCAGGTTCCCTGGACGCGGCTGTCGGCCAAGGCGCCCACCAGCAGGGCAGGGGCCAGCCGGCAGCCGGCCACGGGAACACCCAGGGGTTCGAACACCACGGCCACCCGGACCACCCGGACCACCCGGACCACCCTGACCACCAGGGCGGCGCCAGAGACCACGGCCCACACACGGGCCAGGGAGGCAGGAGCGCCGGGACGGCAGCGGAGGGCGCAGGGGCCGAGGCCGCCGCACAGTCGGCCGCACAGTCGGCTCCCGCGGAGAAAGGGGAAAACGCCGACGGCAGTCGAGGCGCGGGACGGTGGACGCCAGGCTCCGCACTGGGAGGCACAGGGGAGCGTCTGCCTGCCGCTGGACTGCTGCCAACGTACGGAGAGACGTGGCCGGAAGGCTGAGGATCCAGCGAAGAAGCCAGCTGAGCCAGCTGCGCCAACGGGGAAAGCTGGCTCAGAGCCGGTGGACCTCGAGGCAGCAGACACGCTTTTCTCCCCCGGCCGCACGATTGCACGCGCTCGACTG